ACATTATAAGAGAAAGAGATGAAACATTTTTAGTGGGAACATTATAAGAGAAAGAGATGAAACATTTTTAGTGGGAACATTATAAGAGAAAGAGATGAAACATTTTTAGTGGGAACATTATAAGAGAAAGAGATGAAACATTTTTAGTGGGAACATTATAAGAGAAAGAGATGAAACATTTTTAGTGGGAACATTATAAGAGAAAGAGATGAAACATTTTTAGTGGGAACATTATAAGAGAAAGAGATGAAACATTTTTAGTGGGAACATTATAAGAGAAAGAGATGAAACATTTTTAGTGGGAACATTATAAGAGAAAGAGATGAAACATTTTTAGTGGGAACATTATAAGAGAAAGAGATGAAACATTTTTAGTGGGAACATTATAAGAGAAAGAGATGAAACATTTTTAGTGGGAACATTATAAGAGAAAGAGATGAAACATTTTTAGTGGGAACATTATAAGAGAAAGAGATGAAACATTTTTAGTGGGAACATTATAAGAGAAAGAGATGAAACATTTTTAGTGGGAACATTATAAGAGAAAGAGATGAAACATTTTTAGTGGGAACATTATAAGAGAAAGAGATGAAACATTTTTAGTGGGAACATTATAAGAGAAAGAGATGAAACATTTTTAGTGGGAACATTATAAGAGAAAGAGATGAAACATTTTTAGTGGGAACATTATAAGAGAAAGAGATGAAACATTTTTAGTGGGAACATTATAAGAGAAAGAGATGAAACATTTTTAGTGGGAACATTATAAGAGAAAGAGATGAAACATTTTTAGTGGGAACATTATAAGAGAAAGAGATGAAACATTTTTAGTGGGACAAAAAAATGTTTTATATTAGTTAGAAAAAGAATTGATGATGTGAAAACATTTCAAAATTAAAACCGGAATAAGCGTCCGGTTACACTTCTAATTAAACGTATGCCCGAATCCCACAACTAATCATACTCATTAGATGAGTGATTATAGAATTCAGACACACGATTTAAGTTTTGTTTCATCGACGGAAGTATCGCCACTGGTAGTCACTGATCCGTCTACCAATTTGATTATGTCATTCACAGTAACATCGGATTCCTTACACATGTCACCGATAGTAACACTCAACTCAAAATTCTTGACACACTTGGTATCAACAATTGTAGATCCGATAAGGTCACCGTGTGTTTTCTTGGAATAAGAGAGATTTGATCCGAGTACTGGACCATCGACTACATTACTTTCTTTGTCCTCGTCGCTACATTTGAGATGTAGAGATACATCACAATCTTTGATCATGGATAGAGCTTCTTCATGACTGATTGCTGTAGATGTCGATTCCTTGTTCCAGGGAGCAACGCTTGACAATCTGGTGTAAATGGTATCTCCATCGGAGTATTCTGATACGGATTTGATATGCGGACATCCTGTGAAACCGACTATCGTTTCAAGTCCTCCACCAACGACTGTGTAATAAGTACTATCTCCAGTGACTACATCATCATTTTCATTAGATTCTGTAACAGTAGTTACTGATTGACAAACCTTATCATGGGCTTGAGATTGATCTTTCCGTGTTGCTTTAACGAGGACATCGATTCCCATGTGGTGTTTATCTTCTTCCTTACATGCCTGTTGCTGTTGTGTAAGAGTCGGCAATGACATGCCAGTTAGGCACATGCATGCCAGAATAATAATTTGTTGTTTCATGTTTGCTTTCGTTTAGCTATTCTGTTAGTGTTAACTATATTTCCTTATAGTACTATAATTGGAATATATTTTCTACTTTTATGATACTTGTAATTTATTATTTAAAAAAAGTTGACATGATGATGGCAGACATTGTTAGAAAAATCTCGTATCCTATGGATGCGGAAGTATTTTACGTACGTTACATGAGGCTGGAATGTGACTATCTATATCAAGAGTATTACCCATATTAAACGAGACAGTGTCGGTGTCAAAGTCTAGAGTATTGGTATTACTATACAGTATATATACATTTATTCGAGACAGACAGCTCCCTATTACGGTAACAGTTTCTGAATGAGGTGTGATTAATTGATTAACTTTTTTTGTTAGTTCTATGGAATCTGTTACATCCGTATCTTCGTTATTACATTTAATCTCGATATTCAGTTTACATGTTTTTGATGGGTCCTGATAAATATCATCTCTAGTAAAGAATCCAGACATAGCCACATTATTAAGAACAGAAAAGTATTCTGTGTAAAAGACGGGATCGCAATCGGTATGATGCATGGTAATCGTTAGTTCAGACGTACTAATGGATTCACTGGCGCCTGTAGTGGTGGTATAAACACATGACGAGTCATTGACTGGATACAAATTAATTTCCACATCTATATTATTAAATGTATTTTTGGGTACGGGGTTGCATTTATCTTCTGATGATATCGTGTTCGAATACGTGTTCAAAGCACATTGTGAACAGATGGAGTCACCCTGGTCTGTGTGGCCGGTTACGCCGTATCCAATTCCACACTTTGTTTTAGGAGTACATAGCTTACAACCCGGTCCCGATCCTTTAAACAGACAATAACTTTCTGGAGAACATTTACAGATTCTATTTTGAGTTTTGTTACACGGTTGTATCTCTACCTGATTATTACCACATGCTCCATTACAACTCAGACAAGCGGGTGCATAATTAGGGATGGCCGTATATGTACCATTGTCACACTCTGCACAAATAGTGTTGGTGGAACCATCGCATTGTTTAGAAGCGTATGTTCCCGCTGGACATCTGATACAACATTGATTACCTCGCTTGTATTCGTGTTCTTTACACTTTCCATTAGTTGGTGTGTATGGTTTACCGGTATTTGTGTTACCGTTTACTACACACAATACCGTTAGTATCAAGATATAAGATATCATATTATATGTGTATTCTCACTACAGTTTTCCTCCAATTATAGGATATTATTTTTATAATATTTTTTTAATGATAGTATTTATAATGCTTCTTTCCATATAATATGTTGTTTAGATGATACTCGTTTAACTTTGTTATTATCTCATACACAATTTCAGGAGGTAATTTAGAAAGTCTAGATTCACCATCAATTATCGATTGTACTTTGTGCACGGCGTCATTAATGAGTTTATTCTTATTTCTCATTGATATATAACACTCTTCTACAATGATGTCATACATTGGAAATGAAATGTGTCTATTCAAGTGTATGCTTTCAATGTGTGAGTAATATCTGATATTGTCCGTTCTCAATACTGTATACAGATCAACGTCTCCTAATCGAATATCTTTTAGACGACTTATCTCATTACTACATCTTGTGATTATTGAATCCACTAGATCAAACGATATATTTTTTATAAACGATTCTCTATATTCGGTATTCAGACAATTCTTACGGTATCGTTCCACAAACGTCTCATCCCTTAATACACAGTATGCTATTATCTTTTTTAAGTAGTAATCGTCGTACGAAGCAAAGTCGGATATCTTGTATAATAATGACTTGATGATGGATAGTGATACTTTTAGTCTGTGTTTTATGATATCATTAATACTATCGGCTTTAAATATTATACTACTATTTTCAAACACTAAGTCGATTACTGTTTTGCCGTCTTTAGTAGGAAGATTAATGTCGTGCCCTATATATACGAGGTATGATGCTATAGCGCTGTTACAATTCTGAAAGGCAATATGAAGAGGAGTCATCGTATTATAATATTCATCTGTATGAATATCAAACTTGTCTAGTAGATATATGAGTATATTGAGATTGTGTCCTCGATTATGTTTTATGAATAGATGTAATATATTTTGTCCTTCTTCCTTTTGTATGTTTCCATATTTTCGTTCGTGCCAATTGAGTAACATTATTAGAATATAGCCAGTTGCATAGTCGCATTTAACATATTCCATAATTGGAGTATGACCATATTTGTTACGTATCCTCGTATCCGCTCCTAGAGATAAAAGAGAGTACACCACACGAGGACTATGTTTAGTATACTCTCGAAGATACGTGTGTAACGGTGTATTGCCTATATTTGTAACAGCATTGATGTCTGCACCATATTTTACTATTGTGTTGATGAATCTCTTTTCCGCATTCATCTTTGTGTACGGTGTCGACGTGTAATTATTACGTTCATGAAACATTGATATGTGTCTACAGTAATAATGAAGTGGTGCGAGACCATCATTGTCCACACAGTTAGGATCAGATCCTTCGGTCAATAATTTATATAGGACGTAGTAGTTTAGCTGTTTACCATACTTATATTTAAGGTAACACAGTAATAGATCTTTATGTTTTCTAATACTGACTCCGTCAGTTATCATATCAAAGATCTTATTACCGATTATATCTGCTCTAATCAGGTAGTAATGTAATGGAATGCGATGATTATCATCCTCGCTATCGAAATTCTTCATACCATTATGTAATAATATCTTCAATACTGATGGTCTAAATCGTGGATTTAACAAATAGCAGTGTAATGGAGAGACACCGCATCTTAGCCGCTTATTCAGGTCACAGTGTTTAAGAGTCAGTTTAAACAGACGCGATGATGGCACCACGTCAAAGAATGCAAAATACATATGACAGGCATTATTGATAGTAATACAGTCTGTATTATCACTTAGCAACGTGTAGGGTATATACCACATATTCGCCGTTACCATGTTTACTATATCATCCATTTCATTGTCTATTTACTTTTTCATAATTAGAGAGTACGAATAAAAATCAATCATGATCATGAAGTTAGTTCATTTCAATGTGAGAGAGTAATGTAATATCTTGTATTGTATTTCTATTGGTAATCTCGAAAACGCATTATTGTCATCATTAATGTCATCTACTAGATCGTCTACCCAGTCACTATTCTTTATAGTCTCTGCAATAATGGAAGTAAGTTCTTCTTTATACCATTTGACTTTAGATGCAAAGTTTAAGAATTTTTGATTCTTTGCGTATCGAAGTCTGAAGTATCTGCTTCGTTTAAAGAATATATCAAACATCGAGACACCAGATATATTCTCATTCTTCATTCTATTTATATCTATTTTATAGCGCTTTAGTTCTCTGCGCCGTGTTATATCGTATTGTATTTTAGACGGAAAATCAATGTCTAGTATTAGTGAGTATCTAATACATGCAAGTAACGGAGAAGATCTTAGATAATATATATCCTTACTAAAGGCATTGATCATGGACTCTATAGAAGGATGGTAACTCAGTAATAGATTAATCATATACATCATGTTTTCTTTCTTGAAACTACTATTCTTAATGGCTATATTAATGACGGAGCACGATGTATTATTAATATTGGCTCCATTATCTAACAACCACTTTACCAATTCTATATTGTGATATTCGACGGCATAATATAATATGGTTTTTTTATTTTTATTAATCATATCTATATCATCAATATACTTGATTAGTACACGCATTATATCTATCATAATGTTTTCATACGTGTGATATGAATTATTAAACCTCGATGTCACCATAATATGAATACATGAACTTCCATTATCAGATAATTGATTTATGGCCACATGACCACCGTTTTCTATGATAAATCGTACAATGTTTACATCTTTAAGAGGGCGATCATTAATAAAGTATTCATGTAGTGGATAGTTTTCATTTATCATTACATCCATCTTCGCACCATTATCTAACATATGTTGGAGGATCTGTATACAAATATTATCACTATAGCGTAAGTAATGCATCAACATGGTTTGTATTATTTTATTGTCGTAACTAAATCCCTTTAGTACTCTATTGATAACGTCATAATTATATTCTCTATAATCATACGAAGTTATACTATATACAATATTGACAAGATCATAAGTACTTTCTATAAGAAGACGGACGATATTCATATCCACATTATATGTGGATCCTCTAAATCGCTTGTTTAGATAATCCGCCAGTACTCCCCTAATATATGGCTGACTATTGTCATCTACTACTCTACACGTGTTTACATCCTTTATTAATAATTTGACTATCTCTATATCTATAACCGAGTAAGACCAATAGTATTGTATGGGTAAACATTTATGTTCATCTTCTACATTAGTAGAAATACCATTATATATTAGACATTTAATTATATCTTTGGATAGCGATTTTGTATGAGACAATATATAGTAATGTAGTGCGTTCTTATATTTATAATTCTCGTTTGTACATCTACAAAATAAATAATCAGTATTGTAACTGATTGCGGAAAGAAGCACTCGTAAAACATCCGGTCTAGGATTAGGAATCATTACGTATACATCGACTAACCCTAAATTGTTGATAATCCTTGTGTGAGGACATATCCTCTTATCTATAATAAGATATTTTAGTAGAAATACATCGATACTATCAGACGATATATATGAACACAGATTAAAATCATTTATATTTGATTCGAGTCTATCGCGATCTGTATAGGAAGATATCAATAGATTAACAATCTGAGTTTTGACACATCTATGTTCGCTATATACTCCTAGTGGCGTTACTCCGTTTTTATTCCTACATAGTCTATTGACGCCGTATGATAGTAATAATCTGACGATGCTGACGTCTGTATCACACTTATTGGATACGTAACAATGTAATGCATTGTTTCCGAATTTGTCTGTGTGATCAGAAATGTTAACGCATCCAATAATTGATTCTATTTCTTTCGATGACATATCTTCATTCTGAAGGCGGTGTAGGATACTGTCACAAACTCTTGTATTCATATTCATATGAATTGTCAGTATCGTAGTATTCTTATTAATATTTCAAGAATCTTATCTCAGTACATGATAAGCAAGGCAGGGAAAATAAAAAGCTAGGAGTTTAGAATCTGACAGAATGAATATGATTCAAGATGGTAACATAATCATTTTCATACAGCATCTTACGAAGAACAAGTAGTATGTTAAAACACCTGTCACTGAAGATTCCTTCTTCAGTGAGAATGGCCGCCTGTGTACACAGTCCAATGATTGCACAAATCTCTTTAGTGGTCTTTGCATCATCATTCTTTATTAGAAGTCTTATCATTGTGACACAGTCATCTACATTATCCCATGGAAGTGCATCTGATAAATCTTTCACAGTACCAAATATGTCAGTCGCATCATGCCTGAAAGATATCAAAAGCTTGTAGAGAGATCCTGCACTTTCTCTATGTGTCCATCTATGAGATAGCCACATTATATACTCGCATAAACAATGCTTGACATCACTGATGGTAATTAATTTGTCAATTCTCCCATGACAATGGCAGGGAGAGAACTTATTACAATGAGAGGCCATTATGAAGGTAGACTATTAGTCCGTGCTAATAAAGACCTCATTTTTCTATTTTATTGATATCGATGGAGATGCTTCAGAAAAAAATATACAGTATCTATCTAACAAACTTAGTTTCCAAATAATGTAAGAAGTTATTCGCGTAATCTGCCATCATGTTCCAGTTGAAAATGGGATAACCATCCAGATTATTCTGTGATATAATAGATGCGATTCCGATAACCTTCTTTACGAATGGAACAGGGTCCACTTTGTAACTACCGTTATATGTCCGTTTCATTTTCTTATATAAGTCAATATTATGTAAATCATCAGAATCTTCAGAATCATCAGAATCATCAGAATCATAATAATGAGACTCTTGTATATTTCGTACAGTTTCACATTTCGAACGTATAAAATGATTTCCGTAATGTAAAATAGCGTATTCATCATAAGACATAAACTCTTTAAGGATGGGCCCTGCATCCACAAATCTTATAGTACGAACCATTTTCAAGTATTCCTTAATTAGATTATGGAATCCTCTTACTGGTGTTCTAGATACGATAATCGAAAATGACATATATTTGTTAAACTCCTGAATGAATAATTTAGTCAGTACTTTATTCCTCATGGTTTCACATGTCTTAGTGATAACATCATCTATAGAACTATCGTCTGGTAATTCTAATTCTTCAATGATTTTACTAATATCGTTAGTGTTCATATCATTAATAATGGTAGCTATTACAGCGTCCATGTTAGTATCGTCCATGTTAAATAATTATGTGTAATAATGGTATTAGTATTATGTTTCATTATTTTAGGAGATAATTCTTTTATTGAATGGGACATGTAAATTGTGACGTCCAGTATTAACGATTGTGTGTGTGTGTGTGTGTGTGTGTGTGTGTGTGTGTGTGTGTGTGTGTGTGTGTGTGTGTGTGTGTGTGTTCCGATTGTAGAAAAATGTAATCCATTAATCATAATCATAGTATGGCTTTGTTTACAACTTGTCTACGGTAACCGAGTTGCATTTTATACGGTTATACTAACCTCTGTAATCTGATCTATGATATCTTTATACATTGTCATGCAGCTCCTAATAATTCACAATTTCATTACTGTTTATAGCACAAAAAAGACATGTGCATCTGGAACGTGTTTGCAACTCTGATTTATGTTTAATGATTCATCCATTAGCATTATCGATGCTGGAAAGTAGAACGTTAGCATTAGTGTTCTCATTTTATACGTGAAAGATGACAATTTATGCCTCTTGTACGAAATCATGATTTAACTCTGGTCTCAATGTAATGTTACATGATACACAAGATCCTGCTATATCTATTACATAATATACTGTACATTATCTTTTTGCTGATTGTTCCTGTATCAACACATTTATCATTATTTAGACACGTAATTCTCATATATATTTGCATCGTTTGGTACTGTCACTTATAACTTTATCATCCGAATAACTAGAATATATGAGAACCAATATCGTGTAATATACTCGCATAAATATGTAATATATTTGATATGAAACTAATAAATGTATAAAAAAAAATTATATCATTATTTTACTAGAAAGAAATTTATCGTGAATATTCTAGTAAACAAACTTGTAAAAATTTTTTTAAAAAGATTAGTATAATTGATTATCTATTATTTCCATAGATATAGTCTGTAGACTATCATGATGATCTATTTTGCTTGTCCTATTATCATCTTTCTTTAGCAGTTTATATTTTCGTGTTTTGTATCTAATGATTGCTATATAAACTATCAATATCAAAATAATGACTAGCAGTATCAGAACAGCACCAACTATGACATATATTATATTGTAAATATGCTGCGAATTGTTTAGATAATCATCTTCTTCTTTTATTATAATAGCACTCACATTTTTGTCAAATTCCTTGAACATGTCATTTAATGCTTCTGCTACAGCACTTGTTATTATCTCATTTTCTACAGCATCTTTGGCGTTCTTTGTATCCAAGGAAATTATTGTCATTTCGTAACATGATAGTACAACTACTCCAGATGATTCAAGATAATCATAGCTCATATAAGTGTCGTTTACTAGCACATAAGATTTATTGTCGAAAGAAGTGTATATATAATCATCTAAAGTACCACATAGATAATTATCAATAGGATAATACTTTTCAACGCGTTTGTTCTTAACATCTATTATACAACATCTTTTCTCTTCTTCAGATTCTATAATCTCTTTTATATCTTTATCTGATAGAGTGTGAATGAATAAATCTCTAGTGATATCACTTATTTTGTTCTGTATATCAATCATCTTTTCCTTATCTGCTTGATATGCAATATCTAACAGATTACCATCTATATTAACACTTGCTATTTGTCTACCCTCTGAAGTCAATGCCTTTGCTAATCTGTTTATAGAAGCTGGTAATGATCCATCACTATATTCCATAATTTTCTTGTATTCATTATATAGATCATTCAATTTGTCACTGATTTCTTTATCTATATATTCGTTAGAATTGTCATGTAAGAATTCGAATGTGTAAGGGGGTTGTTGTAATACTTTAGATTCTATCCAGGTATCTCTATACTCTATATGGATATATGACTTACATGGATCATAGTCGGGCCAAGTGTCATGAAAATCACCTATGTGTGAGCAGTAATAATCCATCGATTTTGCCCTATACAACCAATGGTAATGACAGTATCGTTGTTTGGTGGCTTCTACATCATTATAACCATGAGATTTTAACCAATCATTATTCGTTGCACAATGATCTTTAGATGTAGTAATACTAAAGCACATACCTTCATATTTTGATATATTTCTTGGTATACTGAATGCAGGACATGTTACAGTTACTTCCCTGGATATCAAATCTAAAATAGCTTCGCAATCACTATTTGTACTATTTTTGGTTTTAAATATGTATATGGTACCATTTCCATAATCCCGACTAGTAGATTGTAAATATAACATATTAGAAATAATATGTCCAAAGTCTACATTTTTATTTCTCAGTGTACATGGTAGTATTTTTAATGTCATTGCGCTATATGTCCTTTTCTTATTTTTAGCATCTGTCCAAAATGAATCAGGGTTATTATATCCATTTCCTAAATTATCAACATGGAATTTTACAGTTAATGGATTAGGAAAGTGTGTTTTTGACTTTGATATAATTTGTGGATCGATACTATTTGCGTCATATGTTTCCTTGAGCATTATTTCTGAACCGTAATGTAGATTTGTTTCTATACTTTCTTCGTTAAATGGTATTCCTGCATAATGACAACCTGATCGTCTGTTATCGCAATATATTGACCTATACGGCATTCCTCTGTTAAGCATATTGAATAATCTTCTGTTACCATATACGCTTCCTTCATGAATACTTGAGAGTGAAACACTACTACGGCCAAATTTTAGAACTATAATATCTGATTTGAATCGTTTATCGTAGTTGTGTGTACAGAACACAGCTATACTTGACGATTTTGTAGCTGAATATAATTTGGCAGTGCCATAATCACCTACAGGTAGTTCTATGATAATATTGTCATTAGCGGTATTTTTATCTTTGATATACGTCGGTGTTGATCCACTTGGGCAGTTTAGTACAAAACTATTAAAACCTTCGTTGTTAAATAATCCCAGTTTTACATATATTTTTCTAGTTCTAGAATTACATGATGTTACATCTTCCAGTATCATAGGTTCAGACCAAAAACATTGGTTACTACTTCTATTGGTACAAAAGCTAGCATGACCCGCGACGCCATTAGGATCAATTATAGTGTCGTTAAAGTCATATTTGCTAAAAGTAAACAGTTGTTTAAATGTACCTTCTTGTCTAAATGGATTTTGCAATACCCATCTGTTTCTAAACTGATCCCATGTAGATGTTTTTAGTAGAATACTGCATGTAGTATGTACAATAAAAGTTTGAGATGTGTCATATGGACAACCACTTACCAAAAGATAGAATTTCTTTAGAGGATATTTATCACATACGTCAGATGGTATAGACTTAGTTGATTCTGGTTCACCGGGCGTTGCCATTTTTAGCAGTTGCATATCACTGATAGGTACTTCGTACGGTCTAATTACCAATGTTGTTGCTAAACCACATGTCAATCTAATAACAGGATGTTTGGATAGTAAAGTTGCCAATCTTACAAACTTGTATCTCTTAATATTATCTGTAGTATCATATAATATTGTATAAGAAGTGATGTCCACATCCATTGATCTTAATGTTCCTATAGGACAAGCCACCTTTAGTTGATACTCTATAACTAAATTTGATGTGTTTAGATATAGGATCTCAGAGTTGATAACATCTAAGAAGTACAAAGCTGTTTTGTCCATGTTAGGTTTAAAACTGGAATCATTTTTGTATGCCAGGAAAATAATTGTGTCTTCACCAGGTGTCAAACATTTCCGTACACCCATTTTGTTATTATTTGCTACTAAGCCCGAATATGTATTAAATAATTTAACGACAGGATCTTCTGGCTTCTCATATCCTGAAAATAGGTAATATATATCTTTTACCGTATCTATTAAACCTCCTATAGCTGTTATTCCGATTCCTGCAATCATCAGTGCTGGACCACCTACCAAACCTGCAGATGTCAATGTTGACCCTATAGTTGATAAACTCATTGAAACTGCTTCAAATATTTTTTCTTCATTGCTCATCTGGTCTTTTTTACTCAATGCAGTTGATCTAATCTGTTGGTTAATAGCCTGCTGCCCAGTTAGCAACATTGCTGAACCAAATGCCATAGATTTATCAAATGATGATGATATTTTTGACATTGACGATGAATATTTTTTCCTATGTTTATTGTCTATTATAGGAACATTGGTCCTGGGAATACCATTACTACCTATCTCTTCATATTGTGGATCAGTCTTGGGTAGTCGAAGTAGTGAATAGGTTTCATCGTTTGGTCTTGATTGTATTAGACCACATACTACTCCAGAAGTTGATCTTCTACACCGTCTAGGTGATACAAACTTACTAAATCCTTTAACTTGATCTCTAGGTGGAACAGCTGGAGGCGGTCTAGGAGGAGGTAGAGGAGGAGAATTACGTGGCGGAAGAGGAGGAGAATTACGTGGTGGAAGAGGAGGATAGTCACGTGGTGGAGGTATTGGTGGAGGAACATTATCATGTGAAGGTGTGATTTTAGGTCTCCTAGTGGCTCCTCTTCTGGTAAGTGGTGTTACAATAGAGCTGCCAGTATCTACATCTGATAATAGAGAATAACCTGATTGTTTTGTGACTATTTCAGCGCCCGCCGCTAGACCTTTAGGTGTTTTCTTGACAACACTATATAACGGATCAGGTTTAGGAGAAGCACGTCCTTTTGACATAGCATTACCATATTTTTCATTATATTCTCTAACAACAGTATCTATATCTTCAAAATCACTACTCGATGACACGGATGTTGTCGATGCTCTACTACGGCTACCATATCTTTCATTATATTCTCTAACAACAGTATCTATATCTTCGAAATCACTATTACTACTCGATAAACGTGACCTCCTTATAGTGGTGTATACGACATCAGGTTCTGAACTATGATGGATATAACCTCTTCTTGATCTTGGTAGATCGAGTGCAGCATATGTTACATCTCTTACACTAGAAAACTTTTGGTTTATCGTAGACACAATTGCCTCTGTGAACGGAGTACTTTTAACATTCGGAGGCAACTTGACTTGTTTATTTACTACAGCATATAGATCTTGTTCAGTATTAGTAGTATATATTTTGGGCATTATTTTTTCCGCTAGTAGGCTGGCACGTGATTTAACATTTTGAAATGGGGATTCATCGCCTACCACGCCACCATAACTGCCAGATATGCCTACTTGAAAATGAGTCGTACCTCTAGGAACAACGGTGTCTAGTCCTAAATCCTTCTTCGCATGATCGAGTAAATTCATTGGTGGAATTTTATCCTTGTCATCTGATCTTCTATGTCTAGTTGATGCAAAACAATGGCTTACATCATTGTTTACACCATATGATTCATAAAGACAATCTAATTCCTTGGGAGTAGAATATTCAAACTCTATATCCTCCAGATCTCGTCTTTTCCTTTTGTTATTTGTCGTACTACTGCTTATAATATTTGTTAGAGTTATATTATTAATAACGTCATCCAAACTGATTAACTCATCACATGTCTCATTTGTATGTAGTTTACAATTATAATAGTGAGGTGTTGTATTATCATATTTTACACCGATTCTTACCAACGTAGTATTAAATTCTTCGACAATAGGAATAACTGTTGTCATCAAATTCATTGAACATTTATCACAATTAGATGTTACGTTAATATTTTGTGTTATGTTTACATCACTAACATTCGATGCATTATCGATTAATATTTTCAGACATGAGGTGATATTGTCAGAATTTATAAAGATACCAGATGTGCTAGTTCCTCTTAATGTTAGAACAATTTCTTCAGAAGTCTCATTTATCAACACTATTTTAAAACTAGCATTTGATACGGAAATATTGTAGCAATTATTTATTTCCAAAAATCCTATAGTGCCAATCAATGTGTCATTATTAGACGTGATACTAGACATGTTACTAGAGGTAACATTGTTGATCGTATTACCTGTCTCACTGTCGAATGTGTCATTGTGATGATGTGTACTAAGATAATTTGTCAATTCGCTTTCGTTAACACCCAATACTTTACTCAGTATCTGAATAGATACAATGCTTACATTATTACTTCTTGATTCTTGGCTATATGGCAAGGTTGAAGTTGTATATGTTGGTGGAGTAGGTGTCAATGGAGACGTTCGAGTTGGTTGAGACGTTGGTGTCAGCGGAGTTGGAGTTGTTGTAATTGTAGTTACTTCTAGTGCTTCATCCGTAGAATTAATAACCATACTAACAGTAATAGTATAATTATATAGATATGTTCCATTGATGTCGCATTGTTTAATGAACTGATTCTTAACACTGTCAGATATACTTTTCCAATTAAAAGTAGATAACAATCTACTACGTTCTCTTCTATGGACAACTTGTAGATATTTGTATGGCAATGATGCTACACTATCTTGATTGTCTTCTACATGACCCAATGTATTGTCGTGATACAATGCAGATTTTCTCATACATGATTCATAGCACCAAGAATACGTAGCAAGACATATAAGGGATGATAATCTGTATAAATTCATGATTTTATCAGATCATGAATAAATACACTATCAATAATTATAGCTATATATTCACTTTATCTCTAAAAATAATTAAGTACAAAAAGTCCCTACTCCGAAAATGAGTTATATTTATTTTTCATATTACACATACTAAATCATAAAGTGACTGATTTTTCATCTATAAATCAATATCGTAAGTACATTTAGATAGTATTTTCATGTTTTATGAAAATGTTTAAAAATATTCTTTGTAGATGTGAACAAAAAGAGGTAATGATATAACTAACCGATAAATTACACACAAAGAAATGTGGTAAGTAAAAATTCTTATCTAATTACTAAGGTAAGTATAATCGGTTTCACCAGTTTTAGTATTTTTATAAGTCATCGTTACATAAATGGATTTAATACAGTCACCTAGATAATAAGCCAGATCAGGCAATCTAGTAAATACTCGAGTCATTTTACGCACTCTCAAAAAACTAATTAATGTTGATTTCTTCTTACATTCTATAGAAACACCTAGAATACTCATTTTCTTTTGGAATATATCCTCGGATTCTGATTTAAACAATGCATGACCAAGAGTTGGAAACCGTGACCAATAAGTTATATTAGTCAATGGTATCTCCAGGCCGTTCTTTGTAGATTGAACATTTATAATCCAATCGTCGGAATCGATGGTGTAATTATTGAACTGAGAAGTTACAGTATAGTTTTTTTGTGCATCGGCATACAAGGAAACAAGTACCTCTACACTATTGAATGATTTATCTTCTGGAATAGGAGGAGTAGCAACGCCGCTAATTGGATTAGCAATGCTAATCGGAGTAGCAATGGATGAATTTACCAATATAAGACACGCTATGAATCCGTATAGTATCATTTTTTGATAGTACTTATATAATAACGTTTATTTTTTAGTTTATACTATAATTATTTATAATGTTTATTTTTAGTTTACTACTATATTATTTATAATGATTATATCATTATTTTTAAGTTTTAATGTAGTACCACTTTAGTTTAAACTATTAGTAATATTTTAGACATTATATAAAAAGTCTATTATTTATTGTGGATAACAGTATCTCCCTATAAATAGTATACGTCCACTGTTGTCTTTAATCATGTAGATGAATGGATGATTTATGTAGAACTTTATAGTATATACCATTGAAAACTTAACAAATCCAATAGTTGTGGCAGATGTCGCTTCAGAATATTCCTCATTGACATCTATAAAAGACTTATGTAGAAAATTATCTATGGTTATAGTTTCATTACACATATTGCTAAAATCTGAATGCATTCCCAATTTTAGAATATGTAGTAAATTATATGGTTCCGACATCTCCACTTTAAACTTTGGTATATACAAGTCTATACTTTTGGTAGATAACTCATTGCACCATTTTTTAAAATTTTCATTAGTTAGATTTTTTTCTATGTTATATAGACCTTCTATGTCATCGGGTAGTATAATGACCATACTAGAATTTCCTTCGTATGGAATATCAACAATAGAAAATCCACCAAATGATTCAATGTGTGTATGTGGAAGATTATTCTTGGTGCTTACCATCATGTCAACATTGGTAAATAAATCCTTAGAAGTGTAAAACTTGTCTGTATATGTACTGAGTTTACAAAACGGATACTTCCACTTTGCTTTAAAATGTACAACATTAACAACAGTCATACGAGTATTATTTTGTAGTTTGTTAGTAAATAAGTGATCTATTTTACCATCGGTTACTGTCTTAACCCATTCATTGATTGTATCCCTTGTTTCGTCAACATCGTCAAAGTTTACTATTTGAAAATTGTCTCTTATTTTTTGTAGAAATGCGTCGTAGAACTTAATATTATTACTGCCGTATATTTTATTTGCAATAACTAATTTAGCATATTCTGTAACATTGACTTCCATGTCATTATCATACCTACTAATATCGGTATTCTCATTCTCCATGATATATTTTGATATTTGTGCAGCTGTATAACCTGCAGCTCCATGATATAGGATGGAAAGAGTAGATAAAATAGATACAGGGGAAATTAAAATATTGTCATTATTTCTTTTCAAGGTTAGTTCTCTAAATATATCCATAGTATTAAAATATTAATATAATTAAACTTCAGTTTATATTACGTGATTATGGAGTTTTATATTAATATTGAATTATTTTTTGATCTGTATATAAAACCAGTGAGAGTATTAGTTATTTAAATCAAAAACACCGATATGATGTATAAAAGAATTAAGAGAAGCTGCATCAATACAACATGGATTCTAAATAGAATATTGCATCACAATAATCATCATTCTAACATTAACTTGTAAATAATCATTAGCAGCATGTTACTTACTGTACATTATTGTATGGACACTGTAGGCATTGCCATGTTTCTATGTCTATTATTTAATAGAAATCGAATACATGAAGGATACATATTTATAGTTTTATTTGAGAAAAGTAGAAGCCTAGATTTCATATCTATATTGTATACGTCTATACATGTTAGAATGCGCAACATCTGTTCCTCTGTGATAAAGTTATTTTCTAACCATGTCAATAATATCGTCACTTTATACCCCTCTCTATATACATAATCATCTGCATCTGTAGTAGAAAGAATATCAAATAATATTTCGAATATCGTTTGTTTAAAATCGTCTGTGGTTATCAATATTGGCATATTGTGTATCACCATGCGTTTAATATAATTTGTTATTGGAATGTGTGACATCTCATATAATTTGTGATACATATATATACAGTTATCATGACTTGTATAATTTTTTATATGATATTCGCACTCGGCAACCAGATCATCGATTAGAAGATAGTCAGCACATTTAATCACGTCTATTACATTCATGCAACTTATATGCCTATTATATAAGTACTTTATAATATTTTTAATGGTATCTTTGTCAAACATTTGTAGATTTACCCTAATTTCTGATTCTCTTAACATCATAGGTGTCGTAAACATTGTCCTAAAATACTTGGATCCTGCAGCCAATATTGTTTTATGCGCTCTAATTTCCTCACCATCTCCGATAATTATAATTACATCACATAATATACCATCATCTAAAAGATTGCTAATATTATTTATTATTTGCCTATTATGCATATCGTCTCTATCATCGTAGACATCCATGTTGATAGATATCTAAATTACGATTTCAATATTGAGTAATTATTTCATAATTAACTCTATAGTTAGTGTTATAATTTATAAAAACATTTATTATGTCTGAGTGCTGATAGACATTCTATTATCTGTATGATTATCATATAAAATGTCATTATCTATTCCTGTTTTTGACTCTTCTTGAATATATCTTGTATACAGTTTATATAATTCTGATATTTCCAGTCTATGAAGTATATCACGTAATATCTCATTAGGGATACGTGATAGATAAGATGATTGAGATTTTGACATATGATCAATGACTTTATGTACTAAATTATATATCTCTAGTCTACGTTTAATAGTTTGTTCAATAAAATTGTAATATGTATTAGATTTTATGCTATTGATTAAGTTGTTATGGTAAATATATCGTATAGGAAATTCTGACTTATTTATAATAGTGTCGTATAAAGTTGTATGTTTTGTAACATATATAGATTTTAATAATTTTATATCATTAATATATATTTCGATAGTATGTAATACCTTAGTATATTTTTCATTATTACCATAAGGTCGTTGTTTTATTTTACACTCAAGTACATTTCTGAATCTGTGATAGAACGATGGATCTACTAGCAGTAGATATCTATTAATCATTGAACTTTGCCAAATAATTTGTTTACTATCATTAAGAACATAATCTATAATATTGTTAGTCAATGAGTCGACTACACATTTAGGCGGAAGACGACTAATTAGAAAACTAGTCCATCTAAGAGGAATGTAGCTAGATAATGATAAATCAAATACTGTCTTACCATCTTCCGTCTTTAATACTATATCAGCGCCATGATCTAATAGGTACTCGGCAATTTGTGTATAGTTTTTACTTACGGCACAATGGAGTGGTGTATATCCGTTAAAGTAACAATTAATATCGAATCCATCTAGTGATCTAATGATATCTAAACATTCAAAATCGGTATATAAATTAGTTATATAATCGTGCATGACGCGATCCCTAAATAGATTATATGGTGCATGTCTACTAAGATTAAGTAGTTTACGTATTAACTTTATATTATTAGTATTTGTATAACCATGTGTGGAATTTTTATGAATGCAGTAAATTACTGGTATCATATCATCGTCAGTTGTAATAGTTAGATCAGCTCCTAATTCTATAAATGCGTCTATAATCTTTTCATTATAATAACCAACACCGTATTCTATATCATGATATACCATCCTGTGTAAATAGTAATGTAATGGAGTTCTCATGTATGTATCTTCTCCTCGCGCGTTTATATCATTTCCGTTATATACCAATAATTTAATGTAATTAGGTGTTATTAATTTTTTATTAGATGCTAATATATGGAGTGGTGTACCATATATACTATGATAATTAGTAAGACAATGTTTATTGGTTATAACTAACTTCCTAAAGAATGGATAATCGAAATTTCTGTAATTGTTTAGATAGATATGTACTATATACTTCCTTTCATCTATAGTTGTGTAATCATTGATAATATCGATCATGTCTAAATTCATTATTGTTCGTCTAAAATAAACGATAATAGGGTCCTTATGACTTCTGTCATTGATTGTCATGGATGCGCCGTTTGAGAGTAGTTCTTTAACAATATTCATATCCAAATCATTTTTTCTAACCTCATCAGAGAATCCCTTAAAGACAGAGTGTTTACTATATCTGTTACGGCTATATGCTTCCATATATCTATCTAACTCTGATTTCTTTTCCCATGTTTGTGTAGATGCATCTTTAGTCACCTGAATTATATATTCAGAATCAGTAACGTCTGATAAAATATCTATAGCTTCGAATTCACTTTCAGTATTATTATCTTCATATATATTATCTATACATTCCTTGCCGATACTGTATACGCCTTCATGATGACATTTCCATATATCACACCATCTTGTATTTGTATTTCTTCCATATACTACATGTTTTATTGATTTATCTATATAATCATGTATATTGATATTACAATCGTATCCATAGAATTCATTAACGAAATCATTTCCTCCATTTGTGAGTTTAATATTAGAACTTACTAGCTGATTATTTTGATCTTGTGTTTCATCATAGTATTCATAATTTGTTTCAGATGGTTTCTCATTCTCATCATCTGTATCATTATCATCATTGTCTGTTTCAGATGGTTTCTCATTCTCATCATCTGTATCATTATCATCATTGTCTGTATAATCATCACTCATATCTATAGCATGATCATAATTATAGTTATAGTTTTCATAATCTCCTGATGCATAAAATTTATAATAACCATTATATCTATACTTGTATTTTCCCTTGACGGATCTACAATTATAAAGGTACTCATGTAAAGCCGTACATCCTGATCTAAATGAAGAATTAACGTCCGATACTTTACATAAATGTCTAACAGATTCTATATCTATATTTTCCCTATTAGAATAATACAAGTACTCATGTAAACGTATTTTATTATTGTCCATAATGAGTGAAAGTGTAATAATTAGATAATAAAAATTCAATAATGTTAATTATTGTAATTATAAAAATATTCTATGCCGATACCAATGTAGTGGTAAGAGTTTTTTCATTATAAGAATTGAACCCATGACATGTATATGTATTACCTATATATTCTTCAGTGATATTTTCAAGATATAAGCTCGCGTATACGAATTTGTCTTTGCTATCAACAACAGAATATAGATCATAATCTAGTCCTATTATAGATCCAGACGAATCTTCCCACTCCATTAGTATATAACTCTCATCAGAATTTGAAATACCAACACATGTTATATTAGTAGATTGACCTATTGTTACATTGATATAAGGATCTAAAATTAGTGTAAAATCGTGGTCTTTTGCAGATGTTACGGTAAGTACTTTACATCTAGTTGTTGTGATATCATAGGTTTTAGTAGTGTCGTAATATACATAACAGTCATATCTTCCACTATCTTCTAAATCTGGATTATGAATTATTAATCTTGGATCAGATTGTGTATATTTAGTGCCATCTATGTAAAGTTCTTTATTATCTTTATACCATTTTATTTTACGATAATTGTTTGCGTAGAGAATTCCACAGTATAGCTGTATTCCGTATTCATCATAACTACCTAGTTCATAGGTTTCTGGAATACACGAAGGTTTCCGTATATGAGATTTAACTATACCTTGAACACAGTCACCTGTTTTTGTAATTAGAGTGCATACGAACGTGGCATGACTAATTCGAGATGTGTAGTTGGCTATCCATAAATTATTGTTCTTAATATGTCTATTAGAAACTAGACGTTTATTCTTACCTCTCGTCCATGTAACTACATAGTTGGCATATCTATGAGATAGAAGACTATCTTCTACTGGGGGACATGCTGTTAAAAATGGTTCACTTATAGCAGCCATTTTATTTGATGATCCACCAAACGCACATGCTGGATTCAACAATCTTGAGTCTTTAACCAGTAGACTATCTCTCTCTTTCTCAAAAAACTCGTTAATAGAATCATCGATGTTTATGGCACAACTATACAGTATCATTAATGATATCAAATATATACTGAGAGTCATTTTCACAGGTGCTAGTATTGATATATAATATCATTTTTTATAAAAAATATATCAAACTTTGGTGTTTGGATATGCTATATTATAAAGATCATGAACCGTAAACATATATAATATTTCGTAAATAATTTCTAAAGGTAGTAATGATAGTAGACAGCCATTATCCGTAAAAATAGGAAATAGTTTATCTAATACTTTTGTCACATACATATCTTTATAATATACATTGTTGTATCTCTGATTAATAATATTATTGTATATTTTGAATGACTTATCATTATTATATATTTTTAACATGTTAATATATCGTTTTAACTTTCTTGAATTGTTGCATCTTAAAACTGAATATAATGTAGTATCTAGAATAGTGGATAGTTTAAGTAATATTATTTCATCATGACATTTAGTTATTATTTCATCATACTTAAGAAATGACATATACTTTGAAAACATATAGCGATAAGTTTTAGAATCTCTATTATTAACATGACTATCATAGAACGTATCGTCGAATAGTATACAGTACGATATTAATTTCTCAAATGATTTCATATCAAAGATGGGCAAGGATGGAAGTTGAGTCACTAACCATTGTATCACATTCCTATCTACAATATATTTAAGTATATATAGCAAACAATTAATTGTATACGGTGCATTGTCTTTATTATCTATAATGAGTTGCGTAGCATGTTTATTATCGTCGGTTAATGCATTTATATCCCCGTTAATGCGAATGAGATAATCTATCACTTCTATATTATTATATTCACACGCTACGTGTAGTAACGTCTTTCCATTATGTCGTGTATAAATATCTATATTTTTAAACTTATTCAGTAAGTAAGTTATAGAATATAACGGATAATTGGAATACGTTTTTATAAATTCGAAAACAATATTACGGCGCTCGTCGATAGGTATTTCGCCAAAATTTGCCTCGTGGTAATGTATCAACATGACAAGAATATCATGTTGTACATAGCCTGAAGTTATATAACATAATATAGGAGTTAACCCATTATTATTACGTATTTCAAAATTTTGTTGATTAAATGTTAACAACATTTTAGTCATATATGTATTATTACATGTCTCTACATCAAGATACAAATGGAATGGGGTATTACCAAAATTATCTAACGCGTTTATTTCAGCTCCATAACGCATAAACAATGAAATAATTTTCTTAGCATGTTTTATCGGAATTTGTTTTCTACATTCCCCTGGTTTATAGATATATGCAAGACACAAGTAATAATAATGTAATGCAGTATATCCTTCTTGTTTAAAGTTAGGATCTATTCCCCTATCCAATAAAGTTGATACTATTTTCTCATCAACACCCTCTTCCTTCAATAACGTAAATCGAGACTTTACATATTCAAGTAGTAGATTGTTATGTTCTCTATTAGATAATTCGCCTATCATATCAATTACTACATCATGTGAAATGTTGCAACATTTTGTAAGCAATATATAAATAGGTGTGTGACCGCTATTTGTTTTTATTGTTATATCTGCTCCATGCTTCAATAATATCTTTAACACATCAGTATTAAAGTAATTATTGTGTAAATAACAATGTAATGCTGTATATCCGGTAATAGGTTGTTGTTTGTTTAGATCATAGTTTTTAACTATAAAATCTAGTTCTGTAGACGAGTGATCTATATCACAATAACTAAAATATGTATATATCTCATGTTCTTGTATTATATTAGTTGAGTTACGGTTAATATTTAAAACATAAATACGGCGACTCATTTTACACAGTTCTACACAGTAAAACTCCTCCTATACTAGTGTTTAATATTCATTATTATGGAACTGTATCCTTTGAAATATGTAAATATGATCCTATAATAATACTGATTTGTAGGTATGGCTCATAAGTTTATGAATGTGTATGAGTATGATAGAGAACAATATCTCGATGAGTTTATCGAAGATAGATATCATGATAGTTTTATATCGAGTCCAGTATACTATAGTGCGGATAAATACATGTGTAGATACGCAACACTAAATCATAATTGTATAAATGTAAAAAGATGCGCGTTAGATTCTAGGTTATTAGATAATATTATAGCAAGTTATAAAATATATAATAATATAGAGTTAGTTAGAGCAACAAAATTTGTGTATTATCTAGATCTAATAAAATGTAATTGGGTATCTAGAGTAGGCGATTCGATTCTATATCCTATTATATTTATAACTCATACGAGTACTAGGAATTTAGATAAAGTCTCCATAAAGACATACAAGGGAGTTAAAACGAAAAAGATTAATCGATGTGCAAACTATGCTATTGTAGTTAATCCATCTGTTAAATTTAAACTAACTATACCAAACAGTACAAGTCATGCGAAGATATTGGTTACATTTTGTAAATTAATAACCGATGCGATATCTATAGAAGCACCGCTTCCTAATAATGTTTTAGTTTACACATTTTCTGACATTCATAAAAAAATTACTGGATACTTACACATTCATATAGAAGGATGTATTGACGGAACTATTTATATAAATTCTTCGATGTTCATATGTATATTAAAACTACATAGAAATGTTTATAGAACTCCATCATATCCTATTGATATATGTTCTTGTTGCTCACAATTTACTAATGATTTCATAGAAATTCCCATTAATGATTTTAAAAAAGATGTGTCGATATTCAAAAATAAGGAGGGTGTGCGTTATCTAAAATTAAATAATAAAACTATAGCAAGAATTACATACTTTAATAATAGAGAAACTAGCATTACACAAGAACATGATTATGTTAAAATAGCATTAGGTGTATTCTGTAAGTTAATGATTAATAATATGCACAGTATTGTAGGTGTTAATCACAGTAATACGTTCGTAAATTGTTTGTTAGCGGATAATGAATAAAATATTCTTTCTTGATAGATAATATTATTTCATACTAACCGTGACAGTTTTACTGGCGCTATGTATAGCAAACGCTATACATGTAAACGTACTATCTTCTTCCTTAACAGGATTAATAATTAACTTCGATGTAATAACGTGTTTCTTGTCAGTTGTATAAAGTTTATTTATTACACGTATTCTTCCATCATCTTCGTTGGCATCTCCATATTCATAGTATCTATTATCTTTACCCGCCCAAAAGACATCTGCGTCAATAGGTGGTCTTGTAGATACTCTACATGTTATAGTTAACGTACTACCTATTGAAGAACTAACAACTTCTGGTAATCTAATCATAGGAGGTAGTATCCTGTCCTTTACATCCAACTTTACAAATCTAGTTACATCATATGTTTTGCCACCATATGTATATTTAAAAACGCATTTATAATATCCAGCATCGTTTTTTCTAGCATCATCTATAATGATAACAGTTCCTGTCTGATTGAATCTCTTATTTCTAAGACGTCGATGTCCGCTCCATCTTATATCTATAGTATCATCTGAAGAAGTAAATGAATTAATATTAGGACATATCATTTTGCCGGTAGATCTTTCATTTACTATTTGAGGATAGGCTATAAGATCCAAATTTGATTTTATGTCAGAAATAATAGTCAAATTTAAAGACATCATCTCGCAGTATGTCTCATTTTTTGTATTACATATATAGATGCCAGAGTCAGCTTGTGTCGGTTTTAGAATTAACATGTTATTGCCATTATCTATAGATATAATTTGATCGTTATCATCTCCTAGTTTCTCCCATATAATATCGTTTTCATTATCCGATAATGTTTTCGTTTGTGGACATGGTAGAATTACAGGCTCATTTTCTAACTCCATGAATGATAGATACAATCCTTTGTCGATACATTCAATCTCTTTTGTGATATAATCTGATAACGAGAACGAGATTAGAGAATAAAAAAATATAGGAAATAGAATAGTCATTGTAGTCTTTTTATTTTATAGGGATAAAAAAGTATTTGAGAATGGCCAATTGTAGAAAATCCAAGATAAAAATCTAATTCAATCCAATTCAATTCATACGCTGGAATATGGCAGCGTAGTCAGTATAAGTGAGCATCTCAAGCATCACAAACAATGCGTTCAGGCTGTTACTAGTAGGATGGTCTTCACCACCCCAGTAAGTAGCAGCATAAGCACAGAGTCCTATGATGGCTGATATCTCTCTCATGGTTTTTGTAGAATCCGGTACGTAACAACGTACAATCTCTACACAATCTTCAACATTCTCCCACGGCATGTTTTTCACTACATCGCGGACATCGATAAACACTGATTCGGCATCATCTCTAAAAGAGAGGAGTGTCGAATACAATTGTCCACCGCATTGTCTGTTGCGGTATGCATAGGAAGACCAATACATGTACTCAACTAAACATTCTTTAGTTTCATCAATATTGGTGAGTCTATCATACCCACAGTGACGAGGTGAAAATACCTGGGTGCTAGAGATGGTCGACATTATTACCTGTGATAGGAATAACAACGACGTGCGATAATAGACCATACTTTTTCTATTTTTTTAAGCCTAAAATCTTAAACATCTATGATTACATAGAAAAAAGCATCATATGACAGCCCTAAACTAATCAGATGGAGAACAGAATCTACCAACGAATAGAATTGTACCATTTACATGTCTGATCACATAAATGAATGGATGATCGGCACAGAAGTCTTTTGCTATTGATGCGCCATCAGTTACCAATGCACAAGTAGCTGCTGCAGCTTCTGTATATTCCTCATTAACATCTATATATGTTTTGTGAATCATAGCATCAATATTTACATCTGAATAACACATATTGCTATAATCTCCATTTGAACCAAATACGTTCGTCATTCCCAAGTTTACTAGAGGTTCAATCAAGTCATACGAACCAGTTATCTTAAACTTGGGAATATGTACATCCACATAATTACCTGATAGATGATTACACCATTTACTAAATTTGTCATCTGTCAAATTTTGTTCTACTGACTTCAGTCCGTCAATTTTATCTGGAAGAATAATGATCATACTAGTATTTCCTATATATGGAAGTTCTATCATTGAAAAGATGCCGAATGATTCTTTTATAGTTGCATAATTAAATATCTCATCGCATATATACATCATATTTACTGTCACAGTATCAGTATTTGATACGTGAAAGACATATTCCTTAGTAAATTCCTTGTTAAACGGATACAACCACTTTGCTTTAAAATATACCGCACTAATCGCTAGAAGACAGGTATCCGGAGACACTTTATCGGTCAATAATGGATTGATTTTCCCATTGGTGAAGACACTTACCCACTCATTGATAGTATCTGTTATGTTACCCGCATTAAAGTCTACAGTTTGGAACTTATTACCCATATTTTCCAAAAAAGAATATTTAAACTCAGCAGAATATCTACCGTATACTTTACTTATAGATTTAAACGCTCCACACTTTGTATGATCATCCTTTATATATTTTGATAGCTGGTCGGCGGTGGATCCATTGGCACCATGATATAATATATTCAATACTGCTGAAATTGATGCCGGAGAAATGAATATATTTCCTTTCATAGAAGATGCTATTTCCCTAAAGATATCCATAGTAAGAGTTTTTAACGGAGTTGTTTATATAATCAATAATAGAGTCTTCTATATACCCACCACATCAATAAAAATAAATACAATTTCAATTAATATCAATTTTGTATAAATAGTCTACGTAGCCTGGAATAGTCAGGAGTTTGATCATAATCTAAACTATGCACTAATTCCATATATCTAACTAATTCCAGTGGCTCATTTCCTTTAGGAAAACAGTCTTCAAAGAAAGCATCTATATTCTTTTTATATTCTCTTTTCTGTCTATTTAGTTTTATAATGTTTTTCTCATTTTTCCATGGAAGTTTACCACCAAACCATTCGATCATGCAATATCCCAACATTTCCAATTCTCCACGTCTTGAAATAGTTGCTCCTAGATGATTGTCGACACACATATAATTAGCATTTCCATAAGTTATCGTGTCCTCGTTATAATCTATATGTGACTTACCATTGTATAATTTGTTAGTCCTAGAATAGTCTATTAGTGAAATACGATTATTCCTAATCAATATATTTGTTGGTTCTATTTTTCCATGTGTAAATCCTTTAGAGTGTATATACTCCAACGTATCAATCAGGACCACACATGCATCGTATACTGACTCAATATCCTTTGGTGCAAATACTCTTCCCAAATTTTTTAGAATGAAGAATCTATAGTTATTCGATTCTCCAATGCCATAAAGGTAAGGAATGGCTAAATACTTTAGGTTACGTTCTTTCATCCAGTCGCTAACAAACAACGGATCTAATACAGTTATATAAAATCGTATTTCTGACACCAATGGCCTATGTAGTTTATGATCTAGTTTCATTACATAATTGTAGAAGGAACTAGAGAAATTTTTCCTGGACTTATATAGTATTGAATTACCGGAATATAAAGTATTTCCGATAATCCATTTTTTACCATCGTTGTCAATATAATACTTTATGGACTCCATACCCACGTTTAATTAAGAATTGTTTTTATGTTTTGATAATAAAAATCTACCTCTACATCCCTATTAGTGAATACATTCTATAACTTCTTTGTCCATGGACTCACTACTAGTATTAATAAGTGCCTCTTTATACTCGCTACAGCTATAGTTATTCTTGTTTTTATTTTTATTTTTGTTATTTTCCATTTCTATAATTTGTCTAATTTCTTCGAGTTCCCTACATGTTTCATTTATTATATCTTCGATGCACCTATCCATTACTTTTCTTTTTAGAAAGAGATAACAACGTAGATAAGTTAATGACATGATTATATCACATCTTCAATTTCATTTTTCTGAAAACCATGTTTTAATAAGGAGATGTAGAATATGCCTTTATAGCAGGAAGATTATTATGCACTATTTTCCATTCTCCATCGTATTTCTCAACATGACCATCCTGACTGAATATATAGAACATATTGTTTAGTTTACACAATGATGCGTCTCGTCTCTTGTAATTAGTATATGACATATCATACCACTTATTTGTTCTGGGATTGTAACATGATATATTATTACTTTCTATAGTACGATATTGGTCTGTTGCATATAATCCTCCTGCAAAATATAGCATTCCAAATGTTGATTGTATACCATGATACACCTTAGCCATAGGCATATCTATAACATCCCATTGATATTCTTTTCCAATTACAAATTTTTCCATATTGTTAATTACAACTATATCGTTACTATCGTTAACAAACATTCCTCCTGTTACGAAAATAGTATCATTTACTGATATTGCTGCACATTCACTTCGTTTGTAATTCATCGGCACTTCATATCTCCATTTACGTTCTCCTGGTCTCCAACTTTCAACAGTATTTAGATAATTTTGTCCATCACATCCCCCAATAACATAAATGCGCCCATTTACTACGGTTATTGCAGCGCCTATTTTTTTATCATTAAGAGGTGGTTCTATTGTTAATTTTTTTGTGACTATGTCAATACTAAAAACTTGATTCGTTGCCTCTCCGTTACATTTAATACCTCCGATGATATATATTTTTTTATTGAGATATATTGTTTCAAATTTGTTACATATATCTGTCTTAATAGAGAATGTGAATTCTTCTGATTCAAGATTAGGTTGATGTTTGGAAATGACAAGTAATCCTTTATCGTTATTATAATTAACTGTTATGATACTACAATAACATCTTTTTTTGTGCGTTATAGTTCTGTCTATATTTCCCAACTTCCATTCAATATCAGTTAACCATTCTGCAGATAGATAATTCCATCTAACAACTGGTAGTATATCAGAAATATCCTTATACATATCAGATGATATATATTTGTATATTATCTTCACTACGTTATCTTCATTAAAGACATTTAAGTAATCATCAGATAGTAAATCAATAATAACGTATTTAGGCAAGTGTATAAAATCTGGATCTAAGTATATTGTTAGTATATTATCTAACATGAAGTTTCTTACCTCATTGTGTATATGTTTCAATGAATATACATGGATTAATCTATAAATTTCTAAGCAATTGGTTATACGTAACACATTGAGTAAATAAATCTGACATTCGTTTAGCAATGATTCGACTCCTAATTGTTTAGAATGATATATCATATACGCGGCCTCTTTTATACTTTCTAGCTTAATTATATCAGTGTTAATAAACTGTATAACTTTAACTATCGCATCCTCTTGAAAGTCGTATAATGTGATATTATCAGTATTATATCCACATTTTAATATCTCAGCAAAATATGACGATTTATTAATCAATGTGTATGTATTAGAGGAAATGACGGACTGACCAACCGTAATTGTAATAGAATCCATTTAGAAATTTATCCGTACTGATGACCTATCATATCAATTTTTAATGACAAATACGATTCATGATTATTGGTATATAAAAACTTTAATTGTTGATATCCACAATTAAGTTGATTGTTATATATCATAAAAATACTCGTTTAACCAATTAGTTAATGAATGTTATTACTTACAACTCTGTTTTGGAATGAAGTGACTTACTTTTAATCATATGCTTTTTATAGACACTTCTGTCAAATTTTGTATTTGTACAATTTTTAAGATAACTGTCCCTAACTTGAGTACTGATTGCTCCACAAGTGAGTATATCACGTCCATAGTCACTAATCAGTTTCCGACTACATTCATCCATATAACTATAATATACTCCTAGATGCTCAATACATGATGTGTCATATTTAACTCTAAGGTGAAAATGGCTAGATTCGTAATCCAATGAGTGGAAATCTAGTTTTCTAATTTCTTGTTCACAATATACAGTCACTGATACATTTTTAGAGCATTCTGGAAGATCATCTGGATTGCCAATATTACTACTACCAAAATCAATGTATGAATGTGAGATTCCAAAATGAGTTTGTTTCATATCGGTAATAATAAATGGTTTTGTATCATCACATCTATCATGCATAACTGCTTTGAATCCATTACCTTCAGTTATCAATCCTCCGCCTGCTTCTGGGCGATGAACGCTACATTCTGTTCTTTTTGAGTAAAAATCCTTAGCTGTTATACACATACCTATTTTCAATCTCCATGTTGACTCATCATTCTCATTACATCGTTTAATGACCATAGAATAGACAATAGATGGGAACAACAGGAATATAATCAAGGACCTCATTGTTAGACCCGGTTGGTGCTCAATGGCTACAACCCACGTATATACACAATTCTTATTTCATTTATATATTAATTGATAAAAATATGTAAGATATCATATAATAAAAACGATTTTAATATTTATACCAATTGTTAATTAGTAACTAGAACTAACACTTACTTTAGAGTTATAATACACTGTTTCTCGTCACATTAGGTAACTGTTTATATCAATAATACAAATGATTTCTTTAATCAAGCAGATTAGTCTACCATACTAAGTATAGTAGCAACATCACTTGATGTACTTTCGAGATATTTGTTCATATAAGACTGAGTTTGTTTATTAAATTTTCTCCTGATTATCCTAGACATTTTATCTTTGAAGTTTGGTACATCATCTTTGGATCTAATAGCACATGTAAATACATTCTTTTTAGGAGTGATACATACTTCAGAACTCCATGGAGTTTCTTTTTCTAGTGAACTGTCTTCTGTAGAACCCTGTGCAGACACACAGACTTTTTCTGTGGTAGTAAAGTCGATGCTACATCCTGTAGACGTACAATCATAATCATCAATATCATAAGATACCGGTTCTTTAGAATCTCCGAATATAAATCTAGCAGTGTAATACAAGAGTATATCACACGTTTCATCGCGTTTATATATAGGTACTTTCTTACCATCTTTCATGGAATACGGATGAGTAATGAACAAGTTAATGTGGTCATCAAATTCTGTCAACTTTACAGTTGGTGCTCCAATTTTTACTTCTAGACATAGTCCGGAATAATAATGTTCAACTTTATAATCACCCTGCTCGAATTTAATCCAGAAAGATACGAAATCATTTTTTGGATATCCAGTTATATCATATGTTCCTGAAGGAACATTTGTGAACATTGATTCCCAACCAGATCCATAATTTTTAAGAGATACATTATATACTCCATCACCATTCCATTGTATTTTTGAATCAAAATTAATAGATTCAAACTTATAATTAGTTATTGTCGCATTTATACTATTAATAAGCAAGACGGTAAAAATAATACCTTTCATGATGACTCCGAGACTATTGTCAATTAAATAACAATATATTTTAAATTTTTAGAGATCGTATCTGTCATAATGATATTTATTATGCATATCGCTATCAAACATATTAGTAGATCCTATTCCAAGAACAAATTTACTTAATAGTGTATCATCATTCATGGTACTTATCTCACACTTCAACCCTTTATAACAGGTACCCTCTGCTACAATAGAATATTGGTTATCATCACCATCGTATTTGTGAATATACGGTTGGTCATCATAATGGCATGATAATTTGATTGATACTCTACATACATGGTCTTTAAGTTGATATATAGATGGAAAAATAGTATACATATCTATAATTTTATAATTGTTTATAAAATCTATATCTATAGAATCAAAACCGACGTCACATGACTCTACACTCATAGTTACTCTATAGTCTTCAAAGTTTAGCACTAATTCATTATTATCTATATATGAACTTTCTATATTATCAACACCATCTATATAGAGTTTTACACTTAGTCTATTAAACGGGACATAATTAGCATCGTGACGATAGTTACTTGATGTTACTATGACATCTATTACAAATAAAAATGATATTATTTTTTTATACATTTAAAAATCTTAAAATTTTAATCAGTATATATTAAATAATTATTTATTAATAATTTCCTATATACAGCAACAGAGAATAACAAATCCCTCCAGCGATCATACCAATAGTAGTTAGAGAAGCATAGTTGTAAAACTTATTAACTATTGTACTATAACCATCATCTATAAACGTGCTTCTATACCTCATATTTGCTAGAATTATGGATACACTATTAATTATGTCATACATCAGTTGATTATTAATACTATTTCTAGGATTATTTTTATTATAATCGATGAACATTTCCATGAATCGCAATACGTTACCTACACATACAGTAACATCGTATTCGTTAATCAACATACTATTAATGGTATCGATGACCCATTGCTTAATTCGTGATTCATCGGGCATATTACGTATTATATCATCAAATGGTATAACACCACACCTAATAAACAGCTTGTACATATTATGCAATATGTCATTGCTTCTTCCATACACTATAAATTTCTTGTCATGATAATGCCTTAGCATATACGCCCTAGCAGCATCGAATACGTCTATATCTACTGATGTCATTCTGATCAATAGTTTATTACTGTAAATAATTTATTCATTATTCAGTATTTTAAACGCGATGACTTGTTATACCAATCTGTGGAATTTGTATTGATTACTATTTTTTCCACATGAATAAATCAATATTATAATAGATATCAAAAATACAATGCTAATAACAATCAATACTATTATAATAGTATTATATGTTGATTCTAATGATTGTATATCTAGTTCATATTGAACTACGTCCTTGACGATTTTGCTTAAATCTGTTTCATCATCTGGACCATCGTCTATAGGATCAATATGCATAAATTCTATGGAACGAACACATGATGGGAGTTTAGGAGACCATTTACCACTATCTATACAAGTAGATGATGATGATCCAGTTAGTTTAAACCCATTTTTACAACTGAAATTTACAACACTTCCAATAGAAAATGTTGTTGAACCAGAAATTAATCCGTTTGATAGAGACGGTGTATCACATTTTTTCTGACATGAAGGAATAGAACTCCAAGAATTAGCTGTACAACTTATATATGAAGCACCAATAATTTCATACCCATTATTGCATACAACAGATACATAGTCTCCAAATACGTATTTATTTTTAGTGGGTTGATACGTTCCGTGTTCTATCTTAATAGGATCACATTCTTTATTGCATGTAACTGTGTCGTTCCAATTCACATTTCCATCTTTTTCTTCGCATAGAAAAGTTTTTTTTTCATCTCCACAGTCTATAGTTAGTGTAGATAGTGATTTATATAGCGGTCTATTATAAAGTTCGGATATATATTCAGAAACCATACACATTTTAATACATGGATTCTCGTATGTCCATTTACCTTTTATGCAGGTAGCTATTGGATTTGTGGAAAAATAACCAGGATCACACGTAAACGTAACTTTAACGTTTTGTGCATTGTTAAACAATGATTCGGTAGACGTTAATTTAGCGTTAGACATAGTGGGTAAAGTACAAGATGTTGAAAATACAACAGTTGGTAGTAATACGCATAACAACGTAACAACGGAAATCGTTTTCATTTTTATTTATGAGTGTTAAAAAAGCTCAACCTATAGTGTTAAGATTGTGTAGTAGTGTATGTTCATCATACTTAGATTTTAGAATTTATATGATTTTCAGATATGTTACTAGTTCGTTATCGTCCAAGTTTTCTAATATTTTAATCTTTATTTCGCTAGGGAAATTTGCCCATTTATCACCAACATCCAGTTTTTTTGATAATCGATTAATTAGTCGTGAACGATATCTAATAGATGTTAATATATCGAATATATACCTTCCGTATATATCGAGTCTAATATATTTCATAAAAGATGGATGATGACAGTATCGCATCAACGTATTGATATTACTAGTACAAAAAACTAACTGATATACTGTTTTATTTCTTATATGACTTGTCTTCATCTCATCTAGTTCATTGAAGCATTTTAAAATATACAATTCATATTGCTGTAGCTGTTTGACATTTATAATATTATCATAATCTGTTATAGACGCTGTATATTCTATACACTTCTTTAACAAATCTGTATTATATTTTTTACATTTAGTAATTTCTATCATCGATAATATCATTATTTTCAAAGATGGGCGTTTAGACAAAAGTAATTCAAGTATGGCCTTGTTATTATTAACAACAGCTTCCGAAATACATGTACTTCCACTAGTCGTAATTATCTCAAAATTGTCACACCTGTTTAAAAGATAAACTAGGATATTATATGCACCGTAACTAACAGCGTCGTAAATGGACGTTTCATTATCATTTGTACAATAGTTAATATCAATAACTCCTTTTGTCAATAAATAATCCAATGATTCTACAGCATCAAAAATTATTAAATGACGGACCATATATTCATTATCTAATTCTAACTCGTTTACATCTAGATATAGCTCTATAAGTGATATATTATGAATAATTCCACAATAAAATGGTGTAGTTCCAAATTTATTACGAGCATTGACATTAGCACCTTTAGAAATTAACAATTTTACAAAATCATACTTATTACTATGTGATACATAATGAAGAGGTGTATATCCATTAAAATCCGTGGAGTCAATGTTCGCACGATCCAAAAATAGTTCAAATAAGTCTGTATTATATATATCATGTTTACATAATAGGATGAAAGGCGTGTTTCCATGTACGTCTTTCTTATCTACATCAGATCCATTATTTAACAACATCTCAATTAATTCGTTATAAGACTCGTTATAGTTATATATACATCTATGTAATAATGTACGACCGTAAATATCTTCAGCATCTATGTAAAATCCATGATTTATTAAAATACTTATATAGATATTAACTGTTTCTAATATATACGATAAAAAATGTCTTGTTTTATACCCCTTTTCGAGCATAAGTTTTATTCTATTATCTGAATTGCATTTGTCTTCATTGATCAGTCTATCTAAACATTTTTTTGTATCGATGTATGATATCCAATCGGAAATATTTATAAATGGGCCATTGGAATTAATATTTAATACCTTCTCCAGAAAAAAAATTATAATATTTGTATTTTCTATATCTCTAGAATAAATATGAAGGATATTATTATCTTCTCCATATTCTATAATATGGAATATGGACCACCTAGATAAAAAATCAACTATTATTTTATCCACATTATTGTACACACGCAACAGATTATATTCTTGTGTTATATTGGATTTGGAGGAGTATGAATATGATATATAATGAAGTGATAAATATATACACCAGTCAATTATTTCTTTTTTTAAAAAATCCATATTCAATTTATATTCTGTAACACACTCACGTTTCACTGGCAATATAGATTTTTTTACAAAAAAGCATTAATTAAAATTTAGAATTTGATAATGTTTATTAATATTTTATGGTTGAAATTAGATAGTTGTCACTAACTATTTTTGTTTATTATATACTATTTTACAATCCTTAATTATCTAATTAGTCTCATTACTTAATCAATTCTATAGACGATATCCATTCTTCTGGTGTGTATCTCTTAATGTCACTATTTTCTATATACCACGATTCAGGAAAATCGGTGAACACAGCACAACAACATCTCTCCACTTTGATAGCACATACATATGTCGATGTATTCTCATCATCTGGTCTATATACCTTTATGAATTTACATGCGTACTTGATATCCTCTTTTTTCTCACAAAAGTGTACTACATGAAGTCTTTTAATACGCTTTTCTATCTCATAGCCTATCATATCAATGTATTCTTGACTAGCATTGAATCCAATTACTTTATTCGTCTTACCATCCAACCCAATGAACAAATATCCACCATCTGTATTGGCAAAAGATGCTACTGTAGAAGGAAGTTGTTGCTTAAGACGTGTTCTTAGTTGTTTACCTGAACTAGCTGTAACTTTAACATTGACAGATCTAGTAAAGTTGAATGTTTCATTTAACTGAAGTGATGCCCTGTTGAACAATTCATCAGCCAATCTCTCTATCGAATGTTCATCCTCGATTACATCTTTATCTTGATGATAATGTTCTGACAATTCTGGTTTGGGAGATCTACCACCTGTTTCAGATAGATATGTTAGAAATTCCATAGCGGAATGGTAATTCATCTGTATGGAGGAAGTCATGGTCCTAATGAACAAATTAGTTTTTCGAGTACTAGGAAATCTATGTTGTTCTCTATTGGATGAATATACATGTACGTAACAACATTCATTACCATCAACTATTTCAATGTGATCATGAATAGAGATCCATTCACGCATATCTTCCAATCGTTTCATGACGGTATAATGCATACGTCTACATTCTGGAATACGTACCTCAATTGTTCCACCACCTGAATTTAGGAGAGCCGATACGGCAGAAAACAGATTCTCATTGTCATTTTTACCAAGTAGAAGTCTTATCGTATTTGGAATCTGTAGTACGGCTCCTTTTTTGAATCTTACTCTCATTACTTCCTTTCTATTCTCATCTACTGCAGTAATTTGACAAATTGATTCTCCTATCCAGATATGGTAATCAACTATTGGTCCTGATTCGATATACTTCATTTCTTTGGCCAACTCTTTGATGGCATCATAATCACGTTGGACACTTCCATATACAGCTTTTCCTTCTTCAAGTATATGATGATGAATACCTATTCCATCCAAAGATACATCTAGACTCTCGTATCCTATTCCACTTAGAGCATAATATTGTTTATGCCGATATGTGACAATAGAGATTTGTTTTCCTTCTGTGTCGTATATAGGATCTCCAATTTGTAGATATTCATTGCATTCAAACATAGGTAGTAATGCTCCTATATATCTATTTTTCACATAACTGTAACACCACATATATTTGTCCTTTACAATATTAAATTTGGCTTTATACACTGAGATACTAGAATGGTTTCTGACATCATTTGCTACCGTAGATGATAGTCCAGGAAATGAGTGTAGATTTTCATCATATCCACCCAGAAAGTGCGAGTTAAATACTGCCATGATTGATGTTCGCACAGAACAATAAACTAGATTTATTTTTTCTATTTTATGAATAAAATTATTTTATAGTATATTCAAATATCTTACAAACCAAATTGTAATCTAGTATGCACCATATTAAAAGTTACTTATAATATATCTCTTGTAATAGCACGCCTCTGAATGCATCGTAATTTGGTTTCTCAAAATACGTCAATGCGTTTACCATACTAATATACTGCAACAACTCTCTAGGTACATATTGTAAACTTGTCGTTAGTAAATTAACAGTATTATTAATATATTTCTGTTTTGTAGCACTCACCAATGCACAATTCTTTGTTTCAGACATTTTGGTCCAGGGTAATATGCCTCCCAACCATCTAATCATACAATATCCAAGGGTTTCTAGATCACCACGTCTGGATACAACATATCCTTTATGTGAATCAATGGGTGTAAATTCCAGAGTACCATTGTCCATTTTATTTGGATTTCTTATAAATGGAACATGTTCGCCATTAGACATAAATTTAGAAACTAATCCATAATCTATCAGGTATAATTTATTTTTATTCATCTGATCCAAGACTATATTACTGGCTTTAATATCTCCATGAGAATATCCTTGCTCGTGCATAAATTGTATAGTATTTAATATTTCTACACCTATCAACATTACTGATCGTTTTGGTAGTCTGTTATTATTTGCTCTAATTACAGTATCTAGATCTGTTCCCAGTCTATTAATAATTAGGAATCTATAGTCTATATTAATGGATTTGTATATACCAAATGCCTTACAAGTGATAACTCCTACATGGTGTATATTGTGTATTTTTTTCCATTCCTCAATAATAGATGGTTTAAGTACTCTGGTATAAAATGCCTGTTCAGTAAACAATGATCCATTGGACTTGGGTTCTATCTTAACGACATATTTGCTGTCATTAGTAGTATAGATACTACCGAATCCACCTTTTCCTATTATATCGCCTACAACCCATTGGTTTTTATAATTATCGGTCAGAATAAGACCTTGAAAATTCATAATGCTTTTAGTATCGGTCAATGAAATATCATTTTAAATTTTAAGTTTTAATATTTAACTAATACATTAGACGTTGAAATAAACCATATAAAAAACAAATATATCGATATATTCCTAATTAGTGTTAAAATACATTCTAATACGTTCTTGAAGTATTTGGACTAACCTACTATATGCTAAATTCACATCATCTTCAATGATAATAGTGTCGAATAGACCAGCTTCTTCAGCCTCATCCATGTCAGTTTTTGCTAACATTACACGACGATGAATTTCATCATCGGCTTCTGTGTTTCTACGCCTAAGTTTAGTTTCTACCATTTTAATGGATGTAGGTCTTATATAAATAGAGTAAGGCATCAAGTAAGTTGTTTTAAGTTTCCTGACTCCGTTAATGTTTAAATCCATAACACATACATGATTATTAATAGACGCTGTATTCACAGATGTTTTAGAAGTTCCGTAAATATTTCCCAAAAACTCAGTATGTTCTAGAAAGTTTCCAGCGGCTATTCCCTTCCAAATGGCCTCTCTGTTAACGTAATAATAATCGACACCTTCTCGTTCCATAGGACGAGGAAATCTAGTGGTATGTGATACCACAAATCCAAATATATTTCCATAATCTTTTAAAAGTCTTCTAGCCATAGCCGTCTTACCGGAACCGGATGGTCCGCTTAAAATGATAGATTTAACTATTCCAGACATTTATCTGAGTTAAATCTATGCTATATGTGCTCCATATGAACTAGACCGTTTATTGTAGTAATAGTATATAATACAGAAAATTACCATAGACAATAATAGAATTAGAGAAACAACTCCAAATATCTCAACAAAGTCCCTAGTTGTATATTTTTTAGTAGATGGAGTATCACTTGTTATACCACTTTCTACTGTTGGTTTAGAGGATACCAATACCGGGTCATCATACACATCATAAAGATTGTCATCATTTGTGGTAACAGTCGTGGTAGCTGCAACTACTTCTGGTGATGGAGTAATATTATTATTACTAGTGGTTACATTATATTCATGATCTTCTACATTATAGGTAATTGATTCAGATGTCTCTATTGCTTGAGTGTTTGATTCAGAGGTAATATCTCGTGGTTCCTCTGTGAAAGAAATAGTATCTTGTTTAGTGGTAGACTCTGACAGAATTACATCAATAGTTGATACATTATCTGTAGTTACAATCAACTCTATGTAGTGCTCTTCATAATCTACTGCTGTATCAGTATCATTTGTTAATGATATAAAGAATGCACATATGTAAGTACCAGCATCTGCAGATGTCAACGATTTAACTGTAATAGTAGTAACTAGATTATCATATGGTGAATCATACGATACTTTATCGGATGTATAATTATCAAAGTATACAACATCATTTTTTACCGCTAAAAGAATAATAGAGTCTGGTTCCTTGTACCAGGTACTCAAAACAAGATAATCCTCTGTATTATTTCTTTTACATGATAGAGTGGCGTCGTCGCCTAGTTTTTTTGTGATCTTGGTAGTGGGATGCGGAGTCGCATATATTAGCGAGATTAGCAGTAGAACTATTGATAATTGTTTCATATTAGTATAAAAAGGCGATTTATTTTTACAAAATTTTGCTCTATTCTATATACAACCTATAAAACTCTCTAAATACTGCAGAAAATCGTGTGTATATTGTGTGTTTTCCCATGGATATTTATGTTTGATAATTTCGCATTTATACATTATATAATTTTGTGGTAACATGTGATAATTATCTAATATCCAACAATCTTTTTCTTCATCATATGATTCAGACATACCAGTACGAATATCGTCTGATATTCCACCACATACATATATTTTGTTATTAGAAGACCATAGAGCTGGATTAATTCTAGGAATGTTTAATGATGATAATTTAGTCCATTCGTCATAGATCGGATCATAACTAAACACTAAATTAGATTGTCCATTAATGATATTATTGGTATTATCATAACCTCCAGATATATAGATCTTACCCGCGTGAACAGTTGTTGCCATATTCGACATTTTTATTGGAAGGGGTTGATGTATAGTCCATCCATCCTCAGATAAACTCTCTACTGAGTTAGTACATGTATTATCTTTAATGATTCCACCTATTATATATATTAATCCGTTCAACATCACGACTCCCATGTCGCATTTTTTCTCACGCATTTTAGCATACGATTGCCAATAAGGTTTTGATGGTTTCCATCTATCGATATCTGATACAAATGATAGATGGTGACCTCGTATACCACCTATACAGTATATGTATTCATCATCAGTTAATCCTCTACAATTAGAACGGGGATATTTTAGAGATGGAATATCGTATATCCAAGAATTGTTACGTATATCGTACGCTATAACTTGCGACATTCTATACAATGAATCACCATGTCCTCCCATCATATAGACGATATTATCTAAGACAGCAACTGCGAAATTACATCTAAATCTACGTGCAGATATCATATCCCATGTATTTTTTTTATTATTATAGCAGTTTATCGAAATATTATCATGTGAACGACCTATACCGATTGATATTAAGGCGATGCTATTGTATCTAGGAAATGTTTCCTCTAAAAACGATATATTGTTTAAGAATGTTAAACATTCGTCTTGAGATTTAATAAGATGATGATTATATAGAGCTTTTATAATTTGTGGAGAGAGTAATGTTATTCTGAGACATCTAAGTAACTCGACAGAACATGGATTTTGTGTACATTCTAACCATTTAATAAGAATCAGAGGTGAAAAATCCTCATTTTTTATATTTAGTCTATCATCTCTTAGTATTTTAATCATTGATTCCTCGGTTAAGTGTTTAAAGTTTTCATTATTAATCAGTAGTAAAATATTTTGTAGTATGATATCGAAACACGCGGTTTCGATTTTCTTATTATTGTATTCGATAGCATACATGTATACATCAATACAGTTTCTAGAACAAAGATTTCCGAGTATAAACTTCTCACACTCTTTGATAGCAGAACTAATCTGTAAAAAATCAGCCGTTGAAAGAATGTATTTTACGTTATCGTTTGTTAAAGTCAGTGGTACTCCATAAATGTAATTTATCAATTCATTAATACATTGATAATCCAAATGACTTAGATTGACCTCGTAATTATCTGAGTCTATAAAGTTACTTGAAAACAGAATGGAAAAATATTCTGATGCTCCAGATAGTATAATTCTATGAGCATCAATTCTTTCATCGTTAACAACTATAATGACGTCACAAAATCGTCTTTTTTTTCTAAATTCATTAATTATAGAGATCAATGCATCACTATGGTTCATGATGATACAGTGATAGTATTATAAATTATATTATATTTTATTTTTTTACATATATCAATAAATCCTTTTATAAAAAATTAAAAAATGTAACTATACATTAGTTATCATGTTATTGTGTATATAATTTTATTTATTGTTCGCATCACCAATTTTCGAATACTAAGCCATTTTTGCATATTTTATATTTTTATTTTTCAACGACGTGGACGGTAGTATAAGTCTCATCCATTTGATAATAATACCAGATATATTGTATGTATATTTACGTACCACGATCAACAGTATAATATTCATTCAATAATAATATCATAATATTTAATTACACTTTGACAGATTGCATGGAACATAACCTGGTCTATATGAACGTATATGTTCACAATATTCACCTTTGCAACATGATTTGCAAAGAGGATTTCCTAGTTCATCTATACCTCCAAAGTATCCACATGGACATTTCCTTTTTGGTATACACATTGGACATTGCAATGACGCAGAACCAGTCACACAAAACCAACCAGGAAGACACTTACATATCCGGTCATGTGTTGTAGTACACCGTTTTTCATCAAACGCTCCCTCTGGACAATGTCCTCTACATTGATGACATCCGTTAGAATAATTGGGGATCGATGTAAATGTACCAGGTGGACAATTAGCGCATTCTGTGTTATTGTCACTGGTACATCTAACCTTGGCAAATGCTCCCGGAGGACACATTTTACAACAGTTTCCTGACTTTTTATCAAGATATTCTCCGATATCACATGATCCGTTTATAGGAGAGTGTGGTGTTGTAGGTATATCCGTGGCAACTATTGTACCGATGTACAAAATGGTACATATAGCTAGTCGATAATTTATATCCATCATCTAGCGTGTTATATTATTTTATATTAATTATATAATAATATAACATCTTTTTTTAACTTTTTCACATATTATCCTTCTTTCTTCCTTCTCATTATGAGTGAAGACAATGTCACAATTATAGTATTAAAATTATATCATTAAGAATTTATGACGAAGTGATACTACATATTCAATGATAATTAAATCTATGAATAGAAACTGTATTTTAATTAGGAGTATTTCTTATTTATTTTTTTCAAGTTTATTATAAAAATTGTATTGATCACCATCTATGATGAGTAAGATGGTGACGATTATATACAATAGACCAAATGTATCTACGTAATCATGACGAGGATTCCACCACGCTTTACATTCAGAGTAGTTTATCTCCATACCTGATGATTTCAACAAATTATAAATAATACACGCAATTACTTGATTGAAGTTTGTATCATCTGTAGAATATGGTGTAAAACCATTAGTGTCGTTGTGACTGTGATTTTCAATTATATATTCCATAATATGTTGGATTTTATCTAGTACTTTGTGATACATAGCTAATTCTACCAAGAAAGATTGAAAGCGAGTTATTTTATATATAGAGCTTATAATGAATGTAGTGATAATCTTAACATCGTTATTACCTATATTGTTTGCAATATCCGATAACTCCGTTATTGCATCACGAGTACATCTATTATATGTTCTACCATTATAACGAATAAGATGGGTTAAAGACTTTATAAATTTATGTTTGTAGTCATCTGGTATCGATAGTATTGCACGACATCTGATATATATCTGTCCGATATAATCATTCAACATCGTAATATATCACATACAATAATCGGGATTATTATTCAACAATATTTTTAAACCAAATTTGTAGAGAATAATCATCGTTTATTTTTCTAACATGTTATGGACAAAAAATAAAAAATGGGTGACGTACATATTCTTCCTATGACATTTCCACATACACTAGTCTATTCTGTAGTATATTTTTTATTTTTTCAAGCATTGCATTATCGATAAATACTCTGATAGCGTGTACACAATATTTCCATCTAGAAAACTGTCTCTCCTTTCTCCAGACATCTAATACTAGAGAACATAATCCAATCATTGCCATACAATCATAGACAGTAAGTTTGATAATGTCTCGTTTTTGTGTATCCACATATTCTATAAAGTTATTAGCTCCCTCTTCAGAATTTAACATAAGCTTTTCTTTGATTTCCTCTATAAATCCGAATTGTTCTTCAGCATCATTGTCGAACTTACTGATTTCGCTGAATAATCTTCCGTATTTTATTCTACGACCTAAAAGACCTCTATACATAAAATATTCCTCTAGAATAGTAATCATATCGTCTCTGTCTAACAAGTCATCATATTCGAGGTAATCAGTTTTGGTAACATTTTTTCGTTGAGGTAGTATATGTTTTTCTATATCATTATTTATATTTTTATCCTTAGTAGTTACTGTAACTTTATTACCAGAAATATTAATATCTATTTTTATCTCCATGATAACACAATAGTAAACAGTAATAAGTTAGTTTAAAATTATGTTTTTTATTTTTGTACCTAAAAAAATTATTTAGATGCTATGCCATACACATAGTAACTACGACCTCTTCTTCCTGGAATATAGTCTCGATTTTTTATTAGACTAGTAGCAAATACAGAAAGAGCAATTTTGATCATATCTGGTTCATATTTTCCCAATATGCTGGAACCGAATTCACCTATATCAGATAAAGTCATCATAATACAATGTCTATTCATTACACAAGATGATCTATTAATCATCTCTTCTCTATCGAGAATTCTAATCTGTTGTTCATTGTAACAACATCTACACTCATCATTAATATTGCCATTGTCTAACATATGTTTACTAATAGTAGCATGAGTCTTATTATCTGCTTTAGCATACAACACAGATCCATTTACTACCATATATAGGATAGAACAATGATCAGACTTTATGCTTATATAAAACTTGAACCAATTGGAATTTGGAAGCTCGTCATGAAGACGTCTGTGTCTAGATATGATGACATTATTATCATCTATACTTTTTAAGAGAGGGGCTGCGTTAATAGAAAAGTCAAACAGTATAATGATCAATGATGTATTTCCTTTGGTAAAAAAGGAAACACTCATAGGAAGAATTGCAACTTGAAATGATTTTAACTCTACACATGAACATGCGTTATCAGATGAGATTAGTAACTCACAGACATCTTTATCATTTCCTATAGATATAATAACAGGAATGGCATCTGCAGGTTTAAAATAATTATATACTCCGGTAGGAGGTTTGTTAACCTCATCTATCTTTATTAGATTAGCAAATCTAGATATTCTTGATACATTCTTTTTATAAATAGAATTACATACATCAGATACTGCTGTATCCAGATATGGCAAATCAGCTATTACTATATTGCTTTTAGATTGCCCTCCAATATGAACATCTTTGATTTTTTCACAAACTTTTTCACAACATGGTTTAAACATAAAATCATTTTTTATGTGATTTACTTCTTCACCATGATTAACTAACGAGTTAAGACAGTGTACTGTAATACTCTCATCCATGACGCCACACTAAATAGTGTATTTTTAATTTTCAGTTTGTTAGAAAGCATCTTAACGAGCTAATTTTATCAAATCGTTTAGATGGGTAGATTCTTTCCATGTTTTATCGTCTCTAATCCTAGTGAATCTAGGAAATCTAATAGATATTCCATTTGCTGTATGCGACTTGGATGATGTGAACTCAGCTCCTGAAATCTCCCATATAGGAGATTGTTTAGGATCCTCTACTACAAAATCGGGAATATATATTTTATTAACTACTAACCACTCTGGAATTTTTTGGGGGTTCTTATTAATTTTAATCATCTTTAATTGGTCCTGTAAAGCCCTTAAAGTATTATCATCATGTCCAGAACATTTAGTCACAGTTTTCCATTTACCAGAGTCATCGTCATAACAGCCCATCAAAAAGACTGCCATCATTCCACCCTTTGTTCCTTTTCCATAATATGCCCCCAATACTACTAGATCTGCAGAATCCGCCATCGAACCCTCGTTCAAGTAGTCTCTCTTTATTTTAAGCCATCTACGTTTTCCGGGCTCGTACATACCATTAATATCCTTTAAAACCAAACCTTCTAGTTTTCTCGTTAGTACATCTTCCAATACATCTGTTAGATGAGATTCGTTGGTAATATTTGTCGATTCAGAAAATACTATTCTATTAGGTATTTCTGTCATTATGTCTGTTAGAAACGATCGTCTATCAACCAATGGGATATCAGTCATGTCAAATCCATCAAAGTATAAACAATCAAAGACGAACAAACACATATTAGCATTTTTGTACTCTTTCTTTTTGTGTATTCCTAGACTTCCAAACGGAAGTGGAACATTATGTTCATCAACTAGAACAATTTCGGAATCCAAGATAATAGAGGTAGCTTTTTTAAATGCTTTAGGAAGGTATTCCTTGAGATAATCAACTTTATGTGGTAAAACTGGTTTCATGTTTCTGCTAAAGAAGGCAAAATTATTATTGTTTTTATGAACTTGGACTCGTTCACCATCATATTTTACTTCTGCAAACATTCCAGATGGAAATTTTTTAAATGCCTTGTTAACAGAATCACATGATTCTGCTAACATAGGATTTATAGGAATCATAACAGATACAGACACAGACTCGATATTAAGATCTTGTTTAGATGCGTTATCTATTACTTCTTTCAAGTCATTGGATTTTCTAAATATATCATATGCATGAGGACTAATTGCATTGAGAACATATCGAGGACCCGCTTTAATCTTTAGATCTTTAGCGATAAGCATAACAATACATTTTAAATCATTACATGTACAGACGGATGCGATATCTGTCAACAATTTTATCTGGTGAGATTCTTTAGTTACGGATGATAATGATGTTAAGAAACTATCTACTTCTTGTAAAGTTAAAACACTAGAATCTCTAGGACATATTTCTGAGTTCGTTTTAAAAAACGTCCTAATAGTGTCACCGATATATCCATATCCCAAATCTTGTAACATATCTTTATGTGGTTGTTTAAATATTATACTATATAATTTTATAATTTGTTTATCATTCATGTTGTAAATTCTATCATCTAATCCTGGAAGTAATAGCTTAATAATTAGATATGTATCATCTCTATCTGTTATGAAATCTTTGATAATTTTAGATTTTTCTGTATATCCTGACGCATGATATATACTACAGCATAATTTTCTAAAGTCTCTAAACGATGTCATTTAACAAAAAATATTTTTTTTTTATATTTTTCACAAATATCTTTCGCGGATATCTTTAGATAGTTGTACTATATCTTTACGTATTACTTGTTTTATATCTATATCCGCTATTCTGGAACTAATTATCTCTCCATATGTATTTTTAAAATTTTGATTATTCATTATATACTTTAAAGTGATAATCGTTTCAACTATATTCTCTAAGTTTTCCTTATAAAAGCTTATAAACTTACTAACTATACAATCAATGATTTCATGATCGTCTAATGAATTAATTAATTCCATAAGCTGATGTGTATTCTTATTTATAATAACATGTACAGTATCTAGAAAAGAGATAAATGGATTATCTAAGTTTGATTTACGCATGATAAAGTCTATAATGTCCTTGTTTAATACATCATCACTGATGGCATCTAACTTGGCAATAACTAGCCAAGTTGTCGAAGTAAGTTCTTCATCCATATAGGTGATGTATTTACGAAATGATTCTTCGTCGTCCGAGAAATATGCATCATCCATTTCTTTTTGCATGTGTGTGCTACTCATCCATTTATAAAAATGTAATTTCACTTTATAATTACATCCAAAGTCTTCCTACAGATCCAGATACTGTATGAATAGCCTCCATGACTATATTTTTAATCAGTTCATTTTTTACATCTATATCAAATTCGGAAGAAATAATCTGCCAATTGATATCGTCTCCTTCCTTGATTATTTTTTTGTATTCTTGTAATACCCTTTGTTGGAATTCTACATCTTCATATATTTCATCTCCCACATTTCTATCAAGTTCTTTGATTCCAGATTCCAAGAATATAACTAAATCGGGTTTAGGTAATCCAGCTTCATAACTCTTACATAGAGTCATTGATGCCCCTTTGGCTACGGCATATGCTACTCCAGAGAATGAATATCTATCGACTATTATAGTAACTCCCTGTTCTAGTTGTTCATGTATAAAAGACGCAAATTCCCATCTATTGGCACAAAATAGTAGGTTAACTATATGATCATTATATTTTTTCTTACGAGTTAGGAATTCATCTATCATCTTTCCAGTGAATGTAGATCTCTGTGGAAAGTTGAGATATTTTATCATACTAGAAGTCATCGATTCCATAATGTTCATACATTGTGTTGTCTTACCAGACTTATCTAGACCTTCGAAAACGATTAATGCCCCACGAGACATTGTCATAAAACTAACATATTTTTTAAAATTTAGAGTATGTGTATAATAAAACTGAAAATAAATATATAATCATCCGTGACGATTAGGTCTATAATATAGATTTAATCATGGGAAACAATATCAAGCCGTCTAAGGAAAACAGGCAATCCTTGTCTAAGGAAAACAGGCAATCCTTGAAGAAAAATAGACAATCATTCTTGTTTAATGATGGAATGGATACATTTAAAAGAGGTTCTTGGGCAACATCATCTTTTAGAGAAAAATCAGCGTCAACTATTCACAAATTTTCATCTCTTCGGCGTGAACATACAAAAATAGACCAACCAGATAGCAAGTTTATAGAGTTAAAGAGGGAGATATATGAAATAATTAATAAATCATCATCTATAGATATTGATAAAAGAATAATGCTTGTTTACAACATAAAAAAGATGATGGTGAATCCATTCATGATAGAGGGATTAATGAATTCTTTAGAAAAAATGGATCCAGAAGATGTGATAAGTTATTCATCGGTAATGATATTTGGAGAATTTGATATGGTCAATATACATAACAAGTCAGCATTCCAATTTATAAACAGTCTGTTAAAATCGCTTCATGCGTTAAATAATAAACAACTAAAACTATTAGAATATTCAATTAGTAATGATTTGTTATACAATCAAGTAACTGCATTGGAATATGTTATCAAAAATACATTCGATGTTCCAGAACGACAACTAATTCTACGAGGTCAATACTTAACTCCAATTTTTAACGACTTGTTAAAGTATTCTGGTCTAACAATAAAATCCAACATACTCATGTGGAATAAAAAATTCATCAAGCCGATATCCGACCTCTACACAGCTATTAGACTTCTGTATTGTGTAACTGTATAATTATACAATTGGGATTAATAATTAGTTTTTATAAAAATCTATACAGTTATGATGATTAGTTTTATAAAAAATCATACATTAATTATGGGAATTAGTTTTTATAAAAAAATCAATCATACATCTGTCTCGCGATCTGTTGTAATTGCAGACCATGTAGATGAAGATGATGATTCATCATCTGAATAATCAAATTCATCCTCTATAGTGTCAGTGTATCCGTTTAGATACTTACATAAATTATAACGTAGTCTACATAATTCTAAATTCGGAATGATGTCGACTATATATTCTGCCAATGCTACACACCTATATTTTTTATCGGCTATAGCCCAATGTTTAGATACTAAACTAGACAATGCAACGATTACTCTAGCATCTCCAATTATTATATCCTTTATAAACTTGACAAAGTTAAATAACCCTGAATCGGAATCTACATTTAACTTGTCATGGAACAATGAGTCGATATTCCCGTAAATATTAATAGCTATTTCATCAAGAGTTGTTAATGCAGTAAAGATATTACCGGTCATGGTGTTTCTATTTTTTATATAATCTACTAAAACCGTTTTAAACATATGTTTATTATACAAGCAATACATAGTAACAGGCATATTAACATCGCAACTAATATTGGTATTGACAGGCACCACACCTCTAATTTCTATCATGTCATTGATTCTATTATACGAAATTAACGAATCAATGACTTGATCTTTATCGAACTCGATGGTATATGATGTATTATTAACTTCATTTTGTATAACTAATTTATCTTTTTGACTAGAAAAGTAAACTAAAGTATTTATTGTTTTAGATGCGTCAAATAATACATCAAACGCCATGTTAATTAACTATAAGAAAACGCGCTAACTTTTCATTTATGAAAGGATATACCAATTACTCCACAGGCTAACACGTTATCATTTTTTGAAATGGATAAAGATTTTCCAATAATTGTAGATATATTTATATCGATGTCGATATAAATATATGCTACACTATATCTGTTTACAAAGATTGTACCGATAACTCTTTCTATATCACCTATGGATTCACATCCTCTACTAATATCTCCATAGCGATGAACCGTCAAATTATAATTTCCAGATTTTAATCCAATAATAGAACCCAAAACTACATCTCTCCCATATACTTCCTCAATATAAACAACTCCTCTGATATTATTGTGGTCTATAGAGCAAACAGCCATTATTTAGTAAAATAGAATAAATAGTCCAAAACTATGATTGGTAGAAATGGCAGTCTACGCAGTTACCGGAGGTGCCGGATTTCTAGGCAGTTATATAGTTAAACTTTTAATCAATATGGATGATGTACAAGAAATTAGAGTTATAGATGTCGCAGATGCAGAACATCCTCATACTTCAAGAGTTAAGGATATAAAATATATAAAATGTGATATAAACGACTATAGTAAGATGAGGGAGGTATTGGATGGCGTAAATCTTATAATTCATACAGCCGCATTGGTTGATGTATTCGGAAAGTATACGGATGCGGAAATAATGAAAGTAAACTATTATGGAACACAAACGGTGTTAGCAGTTTGTGTAGATCTAGGAATTAAGTATTTTATTTACACTAGTAGCATGGAGGCCGTAGGACCCAATAAAAAGGGGGATCCGTTTATTGGACATGAATATACTCAATATGATATATCTCCAGGACATGCGTATGCAAAAAGTAAACATATGGCTGAACAACTGGTTCTGTCTGCCAATAATTCTGTGATCATGAACGGGGCTAAGATGTTTACTTGTTGCTTGCGACCCACCGGAATTTACGGAGAAGGAGACAATCTAACGAAAACCTTGTACAACCAATGTAAGCAAAATGGAAATATCATGTATCGTACCGTTGATGATGATGTAGTGCATAGTCGAGTTTACGTTGGTAATGTTGCCTGGATGCATGTGCTTGCTGCAAAATATATTCAGTATCCGGGGCTTGATATCAGAGGGAAAGCTTACTTTTGTTATGATTACTCTCCTGTTTGTTCTTATGATACATTCAATTTGTTGTTGATGCACCCGTTGGGAATACGACCAGGATCTAGAATTCCAAAATGGATACTAAGAATGCATGCATATAAAAATGATCTAAAGAGGATACTATTTAAAAGGCATTCTATACTAAACAATTATACATTGAAAATTTCTAACACCACGTTTGAAGTACGTACTAACCTGGCAGAACTGGACTTTAATTATGTGCCCATATTTGACTGCGATATAGCATTTGAACGGACTACAAAATGGTTAGACTCATAATTTTTATAAAAAATAACAATTAGCATGTATCAATTTATTTAATGCGCCATGCTGTTCAGTAATGGCTATGATACAAACTATATAAAAAAGTATGATATAAAAGAGAGTTTTTTGTTTTTGTACAATAATATTATATATAATATTTAATACATTTATTGTGAATTTTCTACATCCATATCATCATCTGTAACATCTATAATCTCTTTAATATCTTTTTCATCTGTTTTTGGAGGATCCTTTTCCTCATCAAGTGTGATAATTTGAACTGGTTCCTTTTTCTTTTTTGGAACAACGTCAATAGTTATTTTTTCCAAACTATAAGATATAGTAATAACATTACTGACTTTTGAGTCAATGGTAATTTTAATTTTATCCATATTTATACAAGATTATTAAGAGTTCATTTTTATTTTATTGATAGTGTATACTAATACTATTAATACGGATGCTGTAAATAGTAGGTATATAGTAAAATCATAAGTATCCAGTAAGTCATCTATTTGATCATCGTTATATTGTATAATAGTATCATATCCCATTACTACAACACATGATGTTAGATGTCGCAAAGAATACTGTCTTCTATCATTTGATGTTAATGCAGTGGACGTATAAGTTATTAAATTTTTAATGAAACATGATATATTCGCCGAGCATCTATCGAGGTTATGTTTTTGTATGTTCCCTGTTACTGTGATAACTAAGCTAGTATTCAATGAACTATATCTATGTTTTAAAAATATACAACGTGTAAAAGATACATGGTCGTTTACTTCATTAACCGTGAATTTACTATTAACAAAAGTGTATCGAAATGGGATATATGATGGAGGATATCTTATATCGATCATATTATGCGACCAATCAACGTATAATTTTCCATAACATAATTCCATTTCATCTTCTGAATATAGTCTAAAAATTGATGACGCATTTACTGATACCAATATTATAAGTAAAGTTACAGCCGTTTTCATCATTTAAAATAAACACTAACAATTGATATTAGTTTTTTCATTTTAATGACCCTTCTGTCGTGCCTTAGTAGCGTAATCTCTACAGGTGTTATATACTTCACGTCTGGATGTAGTAGGCTTACCCATCAAAAAGATGAGAGCTGTATGTGTTCTAGCGACAGCTATTGGACAAACCGGAGCGTATCCAGTAAGAAGTTCCATAGTGTATGTACTCTCATCCATCAGAGAGTTGGTATAAACGATACAAAATTTTCTACCTATACGAGGCTTCAAAATATTACGATTAGTAATGAGAGCTACAACTTCACCAGCTACAATTTGAGAAAAAGTTCTATTAGGAATTGCAGATAGAACATTCTTCCTAGTCTTATAATCGACGATAGCGGCATCCTCGAACTTATTATTTTTTGAAATATCTTCGACGATTTTATGCCATTCAGTCATTGTTATTTATTATATATGTTTTTTTAATAAGACGTCTATTGTAACGACGACGTTATATCGTAAATTCTAGTCGCGAACTATAAAATATAAAATAAAGATTATGAAATTCTAATACTCTAGGAATACACTACAAATAATATACATACAACAAGTACTATAAATAATGAACAACTTATTCATTATTTTGTTGAGTGTTTTGTTAACTCTATCGAGTTCAGAAACAATAGATACTCCTGTATGTAATTCTGATAAAGAATATATGGGAATAGAAGTTTATGTTGAAGCTACACTGTATGGGGCCACAATAGAAACACCATGCGGATCAGAAATCCATAAATATGGAGCATCTGTATCAAACTCAGGATTAAACATTTCTGTTGATTTATTAAACTGTTTTCTTAACTTTCATACTGTTGATGTTCACACCACACGATATACAGTGTATGCAAAGTTTAGTAGTTTGGATCCCTGGACTATGGAACCCATAAATGCTGTAACCCAAGATATGATAGTGAATCTAACTAATGATTGTATAGTAGGTATCAATCTCAAGTGTGAAATTGACAGAAGAATGAAATTAAAATACACCGAAAAATTAACACCAAAAGACTTTAAAAGTGTTTCTCCTTCCAATGTTGGAAGTATGATAGATTTACAGTCTGATTATTGCGTAGAAGATGTGACAACTTACGTAAAAATTTATGATGAATGTGGTAAAATTAAACAGTACTCTATTCCAACAATGAGAGATTATTTTACGACGAAAAATGGTCAACCACGTAAAATACTAAAGAATAATAAGTTTGAATCATGTTAATTTTATATTAGTTGTTATAAAAAATGTAGTTAATACATGAGATCTTTATTTTTGTTTATTCTATGATTTCACAATACCTATTCCTATATCTGCTATAAATAATGGTTTAGATGTTACTAGTACAGAAAATAGTTTTGCTGATTCAACTTTTATTGATTTAAATTGTTTAGTATTTAAATTAAAGCTATATGCATGTTTTTCTTTTATAAAATATATAATATTATCCTTTATATCAAAACTTTTAACTCTAGATGGTCCTTCGAATATAGGCTTATTGGATAAAGGTTTTATGATAGTCTCGATAGTATCATATTTTTCTATGACATCAAATGTACTGTATGTAACAATTTCATCAGGTGGAAGACATTTACCCGGTCTAGGAGAAGGTAATGGTTTAGTATAACCATCTAAGTTTGATTCTGCAAACATGTGTCTTATAGAATTCATCGAATAGGAACATAGTCCAGACGTAGAATATGGACTATCAAATAATACATATAGTATAGTATCATTATCCGTTCGAACAGTTTTAGATTGAACAATCTGTCTATAACTTCTTCCATTAATATCACATTCTAATTCCGCCTTAAGAAGCGTTGACCATCTATGACTGGATAATGAAGACGGCCCTCCATTATCATTTAAACACATTTGCGCAATATAAGGACTTTGTACACTTCTCCTCTTTGTAGTAATAGTGTCTGTAAAAACTATATAAACTTTTTCATATATGTCGTCTTTATCAACAAATGTTCCAGCTATTCCATCTTTAGGTATAGAGTTATCTGCAGTATATAAATCATAACCACATGGTCCATCGAATCGTCTCCATCGTCTAATTCCTTCTTTTGATATGTTTATATCTGATAATACACACTTGTTATGACTAATAATTGTACCTTTACTTTTCTGATAAGGGGCATATCCTCTACCTCTATGTTTTGGATCATCAGAACCATCTATTTTCCAACATTTAGGATTTCCATTATTGGTACCGCATACTAATGTTTCATCTATCTTAATAACAGTAGTGATGTAATTATTATTGTTAAAATTAGTTTTCTTAAACTCATTGTTTGAAAATGTGTACAATGCGCCATTAACACCTATGTATATTATATCATCTAGTAAGTAAGTAGAAACTATTTCTTTTGGAGTTTCGAACTTATGCCACTCTATACCATTGGTAAAATAGAATAAAATAAATAACAAAACAATCATTTTAAATGCATAAAATTACAAATAGTAAGTTATTATTGGTAATATATCTTACATTATTCGATATTGTAACTACAAAAACTATAGAATATACAGCATGTAACAATACTGTTATAATTCCATGTACCATTGATAATCCAACATATGTTAGATGGAGATTGGATAATCATGACATATTAATTTATAATAGGACATCAAAGACTACTATATTAAGTAAATGGCATACAAGTGCCAGACTCCATTCGTTAGCAGATAATGATATTTCGTTGATTATGGAATATAAAGATATATTGCCGGGTAATTATACATGTGATAATAATAAGGGAATAAAATATACTGTAAATTTAATTCAACGTCATACTAATTGGTTCAATGACCATCAGACAATGTTAATGTTTATTTTTACAGGTATTACTTTACTCTTATTGGTGGCACAAATAGCTTATACATCCATATCCGTTATATATTCTACTAATATGGGAATTTTACAAGTTTTCGGTTGTATCGTTGTCATGATCGAGGTATCTGGAGTATTTTTATTCTATCCACCAATGTTTACTCTTAGGCATATTATTGGATTATTGATGATGACTCTACCATCGATATTTCTTATAATAACCAAAGTATTTTCTTTTTGGATATTGAGTAAATTATCATGTGGAGTACATCTTATTATCTATTATCAATTAGCTGGATATATTTTAACTGTCTTGGGCATAGGATTGAGTTTGAAAGAATGCGTGGACGGTACTCTATTATTATCCGGATTAGGAACTATTATGGTATCTGAACATTTTAGCCTGTTATTTTTAGTCTGCTTTCCGTCCACGCAAAGAGACTACTACTAGGCATATGTGGTATAATAATACCACGAGCTAGTTAACGTTGATGAAGTTCCAGGAATTATTTCTATTTTATAATAATCCTGATCATCTACAACAAAGTCTTTATCTTTCTTTCGTCTTTTATCTTTTTTTTCGTTGGTTATACAACATAGTTTCATAAAAAAGTTATAGCATGAGGCCATATCCAATAATAGTATTTAAAATGGCTTTTTTTTCACTTGTAAGCAGCAATCTTATTTTTTGAGGTATCTTATAAATGAGATGATTGAATGTTGTTTATATTCTATTCTATGGATTTTACTCAGCGACAGAGATACTAATGCTCATGTTTATAGTATCCATTCGGCAGTAAAGTATTTGTTCCTTGATAGGTATGGAATTATATACCTGCATTTTTTTATACACTGAATCGAACGGATGATCTATATTACACAAATGAACTAATGTATCTTGCTCAATGCTTGAATTTATATACTTGGCAGATGACATACCGATACAGTTCGATGGTACGGGAAATTGTTTATCATCAATGGTTATAATGGAGTACCACTTATTATTAGCAAATATCTGATCACAGATATGCCTATCCAAAAAGTCTGTGATTCTTCTAATAATAAATATAGACAATGGCATGATATCAATTAGGGATAGGTTATTTGTATAAAGTATATCATTTGCAAACGTTGTAAACAATCGTTTGCTGGGTATATCTGCGTCAACAGTCAATATGGTCGTAGGACCAGTACTAACGACAGCACATTTGCTCAATGGTGATACGATCACAACATGATCCGTTGGAACAGTTAGAATATTTTTACGATTGTTGCCATTATCTATAGAGATGACACATCCACCGGTAGACATAATACAAATTATAATAGTTGATAGACGATGCGGAGCAAGATGAAACATCTCATTATTATTTATGACTTCTACATGTAAAATACTATTAAGTATCACCGATTCATCCATCTGTCTATTAATCTCATCTGTTATAATTTTTTGATGATCACCATCTATATATTCTCTACATTCACTATTACTACTAATAAAACTTCTAATTTTAGAAATGCCGAATATAGGAAATATATCCATATTTGTACTTTGTAACGGCGACGATTAATTATAAATATTTCTTCAATTTTATAAAAATGTATACTAATTAGACCAATGATACAATTGATGACTCTATCTCATAATGTATATTATCCTGTTTATTGTTTAAGCAGTCATCGCTATATGCGCGTCTAAATGGATTAGTCTCGCTAAAATCATTAGTGTTTTCAGCAATAAACGGATTTGACTTAAAATGGTTTTTATTGTAATTAATGAAGGGATTTGATGAATAATTGGTATTTTGTTGTCTACGTTGATAAATTGGGTTATCTTGAAGCTCTGCAATTGTATCTTTTTCACTGATTACTGTAGTATTCTGATATATAACTTGTGCACTATTATTATTATTATTTATCATCAACATACTTCCAGCAACGCTATCATAAATGTGTTCTGTACTTGGTGCAATGATATTGGATTCATTGTCCCATGTTAAACTACCAGCAAAACTATCATCATCGAATTTTGTACTATCTCTAGAAACATTGTCTGGTACATCATTGCTTTTTTCCATGGAGCTACAATGATCTTCCCAGTCTGACTCGCTATCGTTTGATTTGCTAGAATTAGAATTTTTTATTTTTTTCAATTTTGTTGTAATAATCTTATTGTTATTATAAACAGACCGTATCCGTTTTCTACAAATATATAATACATAACAGGCTAATATAGTTCCAGCAATTACGGTTACCGTAATAAGGGGTATTAGCATCATTTCGGATTGCTCAATATATGTACTTACTAGTTCAATATTTATTGTATATTTACTATATGACTTTTATGATAAAAAAATACTATTGCATTTCCCATCAATTATGACCCATCCACAACCATCCGAAATACAAAATGAAGATTTTAGTGACAGTTTCATTTTAAGATCATCAGAAGGATTTATTATCAGATGATAATCTCCAGTAGTATACAGGTTATATGCTTCTATAATAGTAGCGTTGAACACATCTATAGATGGAAATAGATAAAATGGCTGCTGCTTACCTTCTATATCTAGCATAATATCATAGTCGCATGCTATGATGATGGTATCTTTTGATTTGTATGCAGCACAAATGCTATAAATGTTGAATCTGGTCAAATCATTAGAATCCTGAGGAACTATTTTACCTTTGTAACTGAAGTAACATCTTTGCATATCAGAAGATTTTATATCTCTAACATCTATTTGGACAGTTTTTATATTACCTATGATGTATGGTCCTATGAAATCCAATATTGATATTTCTAGATCATCATACAATGTATCTGTCACAGTCAACACACCCATTGGAGTAATAACAAACGCGGCCTCCATGGCGGCGTACGTTAATAGCGCATATTATTTCATTTTTGATTATCACATATAGAATTTTTTAACACATACTACAGATTGTGTACTTTTACAAAGTGTTTTTACGAGTTTTCCAGACTTATATATATAACACGCTTCCTTATCTGTTGTATTGTTCAATTGTTTAAAGTTTGTCAATTTACTAATATCTACATCTTTATCATTATTAAGATCTAACCACTTATCATTATTCTTTTTTAAACTTACCCAATAATCCTTATAAAAAATGCTGTATAGAACTCTAAGATGTCTAGTATCAGGTCTAGGCAACCTGGCTCTTAATTTACGACACTGATAAATCGCATTATCCGTAGACATTTTAATATTGGTATCCAGATAACAATGTTTATCGTATTGTATCCACCCGTTGGCGCAAGCACTAGGCATCAATTCTTCTTTGTAATGTAGAAATGTTCCTATGCCGCTAATAATTGTCGAAAGAAGCATCATTATAGCGGCCGGCACCGACAACTTTTTAAACCTATGCACAGTTTGTCTATTAAGCGATTTCATTTATTTATGTACAAAAATAAATATTAGTTCATCTTTTTATCACAAAAATACTTTCTAACTTCTTGTGTTACGTCAGCATCTTGATAATCAGATCTAGATGATGTGATGGGATTGCCGTCTGATCCCCATGTATCCTCAACATATTCAATAATCCATGTATGTTCAACATCTGATTTATTGGGTAATGAAGATGATTCAGATGTGCAGTTTGCTTTGGCCTCCTCAAACGATTTATGTTCTGAATGGAGTACATAACAATGACCCTGGTAATACAACCCACTACAGATTTCTAATTGCCTATTAGATGATGTGGTATCGATATTTCGCTGTGCAGAAGATGATAATACAGAAGCTACGGGAGATGACATAGAAGTAGTAGACGCACCCTGATTTACAGACATACATTGATTTAGACGCACTATAAGAAATGCAGACATGGTAATCATAGATAGTAGTGAGATAACCATGGATATTCTAATACATAAGCCAATTACGCGTTTTCGTTTATTTTTTCCATGAATTTTATCTCCGTAAACAGTTGCGGAGAATACAGATGTCTGTTCTTCATCATTTTCTGGCGTCATCATGATTATTAATTAGTGTTATATTACTCACGATATTCCTCCTTTGACTGCCTCCCTACTAACGACCTTAGTTTTCCATATTTTGATTTATTATCAAATTAATTTAGTAACTGTAAATATAATTATGAATTGTTTTCAAGAAAAACAATTTTCAAGAGAAAATCTATTGAAAATGCCGTTTAGAATGGTTTTAACAGGAGGCTCAGGATCTGGGAAAACTATCTATTTACTATCTCTGTTTTCTACACTTGTTAAAAAATATAAACATATATTCTTGTTTACACCCGTCTATAATCCCGATTACGATGGATATATTTGGCCTAACCATATCAATTTCGTTAATAGTCAAGAAGCTCTAGAGTATACTCTAATACGAACTAAAAGTAATATAGAAAAATGCATGGCTGTAGCTTACAAAAATAAAAAATCAGCTCACTTTTTACTTATTTTCGATGATGTAGGGGATAAACTATCAAAATGTAATACTCTAATAGAATTCTTAAACTTTGGACGACATTTGAATACATCTATTATTCTACTATGTCAAACTTATAGGCATGTTCCTATATTGGGTCGGGCTAATATTACACATTTTTGTAGTTTTAATATTTCTATCTCCGATGCAGAAAACATGTTACGGTCAATGCCTGTAAAGGGTAAACGAAAAGATATTTTGAACATGTTGAATATGATTCAGACTGCTAGATCCAATAATAGATTGGCTATCATTATAGAGGACTCTGTATTTTGTGAAGGTGAATTACGTATATGTACCGATACAGCCGACAAGGATGTCATAGAACAAAAATTAAACATAGATATTTTAGTAAATCAATATTCGCATATGAAAAAGAATCTAAATACTATACTAGAAAGTAAAAAGATGAAATTGTGTAACGGTGATCAATCATCATCGGAATATGCATAATAATTATTATTATTTGTAGTTGTCCTCGTTAGAGAAAGTCTGTCTATAGACGAACCCAATTTATAAGTTGTTCCGCAACTAGTCACTCCATAATACGATAAATCCATGTAAAATAACAACATTTTGACTTCATTAATAGTTGCCTTTCCCAATACAACCAGATCATTGTGATATATACCTCCACCGGACAAGTATTTAACAACTGTAGAATTCTTAGGCTTATAAAATACAAATGACCATCCTCTGTGTTTAATCTTTATCTTTTCATTAGATATCAAATCAGAGCAATTATAAAATGATGTCTTTTCTAAAAACCTAAGTGTATTTAAAATAGATTCCATGTTAAAAATGTCAACAACAGACTTTATGAGATGTCTGATAAAAGCAGGTGTTTTTATTTATGTTTTACGGACAAAATATCTAATTACATATTTACTGATTAGAAACTATTATATAAAAGATGAATGATACACAAATAAACACAAATGTTTATACAACATTTAAATGGAAGATCTTGACGAGGCAAACTTCTCACATTTATTAATAAATTTATCTAATAATAAAGATATAGATAGTCAATATTCATCTACATTATCGGTAATACATGAATTGATTTCCGCTATCAATTTTAAAATATTTAGTATAAACAAAAAGTCGAAAAAGAATTCCAAAACAAACGAACAGCATCCAGTCCATCATGGAGTATCATCGGGAAGAGAAATCAATCGTCGTTGAACTAGAACCTGCATTGGCTACATTTATTAAACAAGGATTCAATAATCTAGTGAAATGGCCCTTATTAAACATGGGAATAGTTCTTACCAATACATCTACTGCAGTTAATGAGGAATGGCTAACTGCTGTAGAACATATTCCCACTATGAAGATATTTTATAAACATATACATAAGATACTTACTATGGAAAATGGTTTTTTCGTTTATTTAAAGCGATCTCAATCCGAACGTGATAATTTTATAACTTTATACGATTTTGATTATTATGTTATAGATAAGGCTACAAATTCTGTAACTATGATAGATAAACCAGTTGAGTTAAAAGAAACATTATTGCATGTATTTCAAGAATATCGTTTAAAGAGTTCTCAAGCAATAGAACTTATTGCATTTAGCTCGGGTACCGTATTAAACGAAGACATTGTTTCAAAATTAACATTTCTAGATATCGAAGTGTTTAATAAGGAATATAACAATGTCAAAATTATCATAGATCCTGATTTCATATCTAGATCTCCGTTCATAGTCATCTCTCCTATGGGAAAACTAACATTCTTCGTAGAAGTATATTCATGGTTCGATTTCAAATCGTGTTTCAAAGATATTATAGATTTTTTAGAAGGCGCGCTAATCGCAGATATTCATAATCATATGATAAAGGTAGGCAATTGTGACGAAACAGTGTCATCGTATAACCCAGAATCTGGATTGTTATTCGTTAATGACTTAATGACCATGAACATAGTTAACTTCTTTGGATGTAATTCTAGATTGGAATCATATCATCGATTTGATATGACAAAAGTTGATATCGAACTATTTATTACAGCATTGTCTGACGCGTGTAAAAAAATTTTGTCAGCTTCTAATAGGTTATAAATGAACTCTCTATCAATTTTTTTTATAGTTATCGCAACCGCGGCTATATGTTTACTTTTTTTCCAAGGTTACTCAATATATGAAAATTATGACAATATTAAGGAGTTTAATTCAACACATGCAGCATTTGAATATTCAAAATCTATAGGTGGTACACCAGCATTGGATAGAAGAGAACAAGATGTTAATGACACAATAACTGAGGTACGACAAAAGTGGAGATGTGTATCATATAGAGGAAACGGTTTCGTATCAGCATCCATATTTGGGTTTCAGGCAGAAATTGGACCTAATAATACCAGAGCTATTAGAAAATTTAATTCAATTCAAGAATGTATAGACTTTACATTTTCGGATGTTGTTAATGTTGATATTTATAATCCATGTGTTGCACCAGTAAATAATACAGAGTGTCAGTTTCTAAAATCTGTACTTTAAATGGACGGAACTCTTTTTCCGGGTGATGACGATATTGCTATTCCGGCAACTGAATTTTTCGTTAACAGATCTGCTAAAAAACCAGAAGAATCAGTTAAAAGTAAAGTATCTAAACAAAAACGTAAAGCGGTTGTTAAAGCAGATGGAGAGGATGATCCAGATGAAGATGACGACGATGATGAAGAAGAAGAAGATGATGAAACTATCAAAGATCGACTAACGAATTTGGAAAAAAAGATTACGAATGTAACAACAAAATTTGCACAAATCGAGAAATGCTGCAAACGTAATGATGAAGTGCTATTCAGACTGGAAAATCACGCTGAAACTCTAAGAGCGGCTATGTTAGCACTTGCTAAAAAGATAGATGTACAAACTGGTAGGCAGCGATATGAATAATGTTTCTTCAGTTTAATTAAATGTATATTGAAAAAATGAGTTATATAAATGGACGACTATCTGTTAAATGTACGAGGACTCGAACCAGTAGGTCAAACCGTTAATGTTTCTAGCATTACAGCATTCAAGTCTATGATAGACGAGACATGGACTGAACCTATAAAAGCAACAACATGTATCGGAAGAAAATATAGAAATATCATTAATTCAGTTATTAGAGATTTTATGAAAGCATATCCCAAAATGGATCAGAATAAAAAATCTCCAATAGATGCTCCAATGCAATGGTTAACACCATATTATATTTCTAAGAACGAATATTATAAGACGATGTTAGCGTATGACAATGGATTATTGAATACACGATTTAAAACATTAAACGTATATATGATTACTACTGTAGGACAGTATATTTTATATATAGTATTTTGTATAATATCTGGCAAAAATCACGATGGTAGTCCTTATATATATGATACTGAAATAACAAGTAATGATAAACAGCTTATTTACGACCGCATTAAGTTTTCATGTAAGCAGATATTAGAAGATCAATTAATTATAGCTTTACGATTAAAAAATAAATTTATGTTTATTGGTTCACCAATGTATTTGTGGTTTAATGTAAACGGCGCAGAAATATATAACGAAATATATAATAAGAGTGGTGGCAATGCCTATCCGAATAGGGAAATAGGTAGACTAATATACGCATTCATACACTATACTTCTATAAGCGGTAGATTTTTGAACAATTTTGCATTAATAAAGTTTACGTATTTGGGCGAGGCTTGGACGTTTAGTATGAGTATTCCAGAATATATATTTTATGGGTTGGGGTATTCTGTTTTTGACATATTCGAAAAATTTAGTGATGATGCTATACTTGTTTATATCAGAACAAATGATAAAGATGGTTATGATTATGTGGAGTTTAACAACAAGGGGAAACATCAAGTTTTAGAGGATAAACCGGACAATGACGAACTAGTTCATGGAGTACGACTAATTAATGACGATATGGAAACTCGATATATTCATTTTGGATTTAGAAACATGATGATAATTAGCGACAATTGTGCTGATATTCAGTCGAGTGCCGAAAATGCTACTGATATAGGTCATCATAAGGATAGCAAAATAAATATCGAAGAAGAAGATGACGATGATTCTATACCAGAACCAGATGATGGAGCTGATGATTATGATAATACAGACCCTACTCCGATACCAAAACCTAAACCTAGGCCACCATTTCCAAGACCTAATGGATATCCTGGACCTTCTGTACATCCAGAACTTCATAAAATAGAAAAGCCAGATCCTGATAAAAAGGACTCGGATCGTGTAAAACTTGATAATAGTATATTGAATACTTTAGATCATAATCTTAATATCATTGGACAGTATTGTTGTGACACAGATGCGGTTGATAGGTTAGAACATCACATAGAAACATTGGGACAATATGCGGTAATATTATCAAGGAAAATAAACATGCAATCATTAATGTTCCCATGGCCTATGCCAACAGTACATTCCCATGCAATCGATGGTAGTATTCCACCACATTGAATATCCACAATATTATAAATATTAACTCCTTTGTTGTTAAGTTTTGAATAAATTTTTTTTATAATAAATGGAGGTCACGAACCTTATTGAAAAATGTACCCAACACTCCAAAGCTTTTGCGTCTGAGGTAGAAAAACTATGGAATGATGAATTGAATTTTTACTCTGGCCTATCTAGAAAAACACGAAACATAATTCGTAATATTCTTCGAGATATCACAAAATCATTAACTACTAATAAGAAGAAAAAATGTTTCCAAATACTAGAGTCTTCGACAATTAACGGTATATCTATTAAAGATGCATATAAAACCATTTTTAATAAAGGAGTTGATGTAGCATCTAAAGTTGACACTACAGGAAAGTATGTTCTCTTCATGGTTATGACATATGCTGCTGCTGAATTACGTCTCGTTAAACCGAAAGAAATTGTGGCTGTTCTATCGCGACTCTTTAGTACGATATGTGATATTCATAGTAAATATGAATGTGGTAATATGTTCGTAGGTATTCCAGCTGCTCTAATTAACCCATTGGATATCGATCATATTAATCAATTATTTACCGTGTTTAGCAAAAGATATGATGTCAAGGCGCATGTATATAATGAATTTTTTATTTTCCTGAATATGAATTATCATTTTCAGGAAGATGATAACATTATTAATGTAGAATATGGACCCGTATCATTAACCTCATCTATTAGTGTTCCAGACTATGTGATGGAAGCATTGACATTTAAATCATGTGATCGTATCATCAAATCAGAAGATCTAAAATTCGTGTATGTGTTTACTAAAAAGGTCAAAGATCTAAATAACACCACGTCAGATTCTATTTTTAGTTACGTTAGATTAGTTGATACATCATACGATGATGGAGTTTCAGAAGATACTGATGACGAAGATGAGGTTTTTGCGATTCTTAACTGCAATATCAATTCAGTAATGGATAGATACAGGAATAGAGTTCTTCTATTGACCCCAGAAATTGTGGTTCTTAGACAGCACGAAAATCTATCAGATGCATATCCAGATTATAGATATTTGATCGACGAGGAAGTACCTGTATATGACAAGAATTTACCTAAGCCTATTACACATATGGAAAGTTTAAATCAGAATACCGAGGTTGTCAACGAGGAACCAGTAGAACCTAGAATTCTCCAATCTACACAATCTGATACAGACCACATTAATCCATTAGAAGATAAAAATTATGTCCCTATTCTAACAAAAACTGCTCTGGCAATTGCTGATTATCAACTAGTTATTAATAAACTAGTCGAATGGTTGGATAAATGCGAGGAAAAATGTGAGGAGAAATGTGAAAATGGGGGAGATGAATTTAAGACAAAGTTAGAAGAAGCTAAGAAAAAGATCAATGCAATGAATTCAGAGATTAATGATAAAATCAGCAAAATTACATCTTTGGAACGGGATTCCAAGTATAAGACAGAGAGAATCGAGTCACTAACAAAGGAGATTAAACATCTAAGGGATATGCAAAATGGATCCAATGATGGTACAGATCCAGATATTGATAAAAAGACTATTAAAGAATTGAGAGAAACCATTGACAAGGAAAGAGAAATGCGTAGAGAACTGGAGAAGGAACTTGATACAGTTAGAGGTGGAAAAACCGATGGGTCCTGTCAGAGAGAACTTGAACTTAGTCGTATGTGGTTGAGACAACGTGATGATGATCTCCGAGTCGAAATTGATAAACGTCGAAATGTTGAATGGGAACTTTCTAGACTTCGTAGAGATATCAGTGAATGTGAACAATGTACTACTGAACTTAATAATGCAAAGGAAACTATTAACAAGTACACGATTAGAATTAGCACTCTAGAATCAGAAATTTCCAAGTATCAACAAACTAGCGAAACATTATCCAAGGTGCGTAGGGAACTTGAAGATGAAAAGCGCCGTGTTAGAGATCTTGAATCGAGACTCGATGAATGTAAGCGCAGTCAACAAGATACACAAGAAATCGACTACTTGAATTCTCGTATCCGTGAACTTGAGACTAAATTGGCAGATTGCATGGAGAGTAGCGGAGGTGATAGCTCTGAGATTAACAAACTAAGAGCCAAAATCACGGATCTGGAAAGGAGGCTGAATGAGTGTAAACGTAATAATGAAACCAGTCCCGACGAAAAGGAAATGGAACGTCTGAGAAATAGAATCATGGATCTTGATAGACAGCTTAACGAGTGCAAACGTAATGGAGGAGGATCATCTTCTGATGAGGTAGATATGCTAAAGAATAGGATTAAAGATCTTGAACGATCTCTAGAGATTTGTTCAAAGGATGAATCGGAACTCTATTCTGAATATAAGAATGAATTAGAACGCACTAGAAATCAAGTTAGTGAGTTGCGTGAAAGCCTACGTAAAGAACGTGAATCTGACAAAAATGATAGTTACTACAAGAGAGAATTAACTCGTGAAAGAAATAAAATTGTAGAATTGGAAAAGGAACTTAGTAAGTGCTTCGATAATAATCATGACAAATATATAGATGAAATCAATTCTAATAAAATTCAAATCTCTGAGCTCGAAAAACAACTAGAAGATTGCAAATCTAATGGGGGAGGTAATAATGGAAGCATGGATCAATACAAACGGGAGATCGAATATCTGAAACGAGAGCTGGAGGATTGTAGACGCGATAATGGTGGAGGAACTAGTAGTGAGTGTAAGTACTTTGACGAAGAAGCGAGAGAAGAGATTAAGAGACTACGTAAAGAGTTATCTCAATTACATGAGGATCTTAAACGTGCTAGAGAATCAGATAAAAATGATAGTTATTACAAGAGAGAGTTGGAGAGACAGCGAGCTAAAGTAGTTGAGCTAGAAAAAGAGTTGGAACGATATTTTGAAGATCGTAGACTAGAGGAATGTAAGAAACATGGCGATGAGATGATGCGTAAAATCTCTGATTTGGAAAAGAAACTCAGAGATTGTGGAGGAAATAGTAATTCCAACTGTGATAATGGAAGTAGTTCTAACTGTGAATTCGAAAGAAAAAGAATCGCTGTTCTTGAAGCAGAGCTTCGGAGATGTATGGATACAATCAAAGTTCTTGAAAAGTTTATCGAATTCGATCGTCTTCAAAAAGACTATAATGATAAACTCGAGATAGAGAGGGAAAGACGCATGAAAGCTGAAAATGATCTGGAGCGTGAAATAGCACGTAAAAACTGTGGTGGGAATCCATGCGAACGTGAATTGGAATCCGAACGTAATAAATTGAAGAAGATGGAATATCAACTAGATGCCGAGAAAGAAAAAGTTAAATTCTACAAAAGAGAACTAGAACGCGATCGGTATCTCTCCAAGTGTAATCTTTCTTCTGTACCACCAGTGCCAAATAGACCATCTCCCGTAGATCCAAAACCTGATGTGAATACAATACCTCTGGATTTTGATCTTCTGGAAGATCCTGAAGAACCCGCACCTGACACTGAATCACAATTGACAATTGTAAGAGATACAAAACCTGAAGATCCTCAGATTTCGGAACCAGAATCTCAAGTTCCAGTAGTTACTGACAGAGATGTAAAACTTGAACATAGTTCATCTGGATCTCAAGTATTGGTTACACCTCGCCTACCAGAGACTACTTCTAAACCAACTGACGCTAGTCACTCGGAATCATATACAGATCTAGATAATTATCTACTAGATTAGATATATACTTTTATAAAGAAAAAGACGGCTTGAGATCGACTTTATCAAGTTCCTTATAAAATGATGGAGGTCTTCGTTCGAAATCTAATTTCACTTTGACACCTCTAGCATTCATTTGAGTTAGAAATACTTTAGATACGTGAGTAGTATCTATTTTTGTTAAGAGAGGAGAGAGATTAAGTTTTGAACATCTAATACATGTATTAATGCTCTTAATTTGTGCCGCTATATCGCCACAGTTTTCACAAATGTATACATCTTGACTGTCTTCTTCTGAATCTTTCAAAACTTCAGTAATAGTGTTTGCAGCACCATGTGCAATTAAACAATCTCTCTCCATTTCTCCAAACTTGATGCCTCCTCCACGTTTACGTCCCTCATTCGCCTGTCTAATGAGCTTCGTTTTTTTACCTCTACATCTAACGGTTGCCTTGTCCTGAGTTAAATGTCTCAGACGCAAGTAATAAATTGGTCCAAAAAATACTTTGGATGTATATGGTCTATCCGTTTCTGGATCGTAGAGAATCTTTTCACAAAAGATTTTATCCGACAATTCTTCATCTGATAATTGTGGATTTGAATGCTCATAACATTGTCTAGCGAATTGCATATACGTATCTATCGATGTTTCGTTACTACTCGGAAAACATACTGGTCTATTTTCTCCCTTATTGTTATACGGCTTGGAGGAATACGCAGCAGTCAAAATAACCTCTATCAACATGGATATAGTTTTTCTAGAGAAGATAGAAGTAGAATTTATAATGACGTCTGGAGTAATACCATTTTCGTCATATGGAAGTTCCGTTTCATCAGCTATATAAGCAACTGTTCCTTTTTGACTTGTTCTAGTTGTAAATTTATCTCCTAGAATGGGTCTTCTCTCTTTCATGGTTAATACTCTTACCTTAACTTTGTCTGTTAGTTCTACTTGAACTCGTTCAACACGAGATTTGTACATATCTGTATATCTCTCAGATACATCAAAACTAATTTGATTATCGCGTACAAAGTCATCTTCTAGAGTTCTAGATGATATATTTCTAGCCATCGCGTCTCCTGATTCAAGGAATGCGTTCAGTCTAACTAAGCCATTACTTTCTAATTTCGAATAAGCGTTAGACTTAACTCGTTCTTTGTTATTAAAGTTTTCTAACGGAATTTCTACTTGATGTTTCTTGGCTGTAACAATATCGAGTCCACCTCTCTGAACAAATTGTTTCTTAATAATAATACCATCCTCTTGATTTATACCTTTATAGGACATTAATGCTATAGTCACATGCTGTCCAAAGCAATTAGCTGCTATTTTCGACGTTTCTAAGGCCTTACTGATAACTATCGGTCGTTCAGGATACATCAAATGAATACCATTATCAATTTTGTTTCGTATGTCAGAACTCAAACAAGAAATAGCTTGTTTTGCTTGAGCAGATCCTAAAATAGCTCTAGGTCCTGAATTATGATTGATTCCTACCAAAGAAGATGCTACGTATCCATCTCTAAATTCGGCAGGAAAATCACATAAATCATAAAGTTTCTTTTCTTCCTTTGGCATCATTCTAAATTTTTGAACAGATTCACAGACATTGCTAAACGTAAATTGTTCTATATCTACCATTTCAATGACATGTGGAAACTCTTTCTGTATGTCTGAGAATGTCATATCATCTAATCTGCCTTCTAAATCAGGACATGCGTCCATTATTAGTTCTCCATTATCTACAACCAAGAATGGTCTAACTAATCTTCCAGCACCAATATTAATACGAATTTCATTCATATGATCTCTGACTAAAGTAATACCGATCTCCAAGTTGCCAAATAGTCCCATTCGTTTCCTACGTCTAAAGTCTGTTACAAACTCGCATACTATATTAGGATTAAGAGATGCCACGAGAGCATTTTCAATAGTAATAGGATATCCTGTCTCGAAGTAACTAATATCATCTTTATAGTATGATCTGATATACTCACAAATCCTTTTTTCCAAGTCCAAATACTCAGATGTTAAAATATTTGTAATCGAACTCAATACAGACAATTGAGAGACTAAACCTACTTGAGGACCTCTTTCTGGGACATCTGAGGAACAGAAGTATAGATACTGACTTGGATGGTATTTCCTAACAGAAAACATCTTTGATATCTTTACTTGATCTGGATAAAATCCAACGCTTCTAGGAATAGAGATATTCTGCATCCATGAATAATGAGGATGAGTTCGATAGCTCCCATCTGACTTTTTAAACTTTCCACTTAGTAAGCTAGAAAATGCATGATTAAGTCCAGGTGTAGTAAGTACATGAATATTAACTGCGTATGTCCCTCTGTTTTTGTGGTTGTTCATAATATCATTTCTGATATTACCTATATAATTCTCTAATTCATCATGTGCCAATGTTTCGAAGTACTTGCCGTATGTTAAAATTCTATGACATACCATCGAATCTCTATCAGGATACCTAGAAGTATAATAGATACAATATACAAACTTTCTAAGTAAAGATATCATATAAAATCCCTTTAGTTGATCAGGTGTATCGTTCATATGAGGTAAAAAGTTATGTAGCATTTCATATTTGAACTCATTGATAGTTAATTGTGATTTTTGTTTTATGTATTCAGCTTCTACCAAGTCATTAATATATGTATCAATATTAAAGTCGGATATTGACTCAGTTATCCGTTTAGCACTATCTATTACAGCGTTTACTAAATAAACTACTTCTGTAGGCATATCGTACGATAAACTACTTCTAATGAATTCGAGACTCACTCTAGACAAATATTGAGATAGTAAAACAATATTAACGGTGATGAATGTTTTTGTAGATGATATATTTGACGCGTCCAATTGTGATATATCAAGCGATATCTTATAATGACGATATCTTGTAGGTAATACATTAGGAGGGGACACAGAGGAAAACGAGAACGTGAATGAATTTGGCTTAACAACTCTGAATTTAGGCCAAGTAGTAATCTTTTCTACTAGATTAATACCTACTTTTTCTACCGATTGTTTATTGATGAAGACTCCCCCTATGACATTAGGAACCAGATACTTGGCTGTATCAAGTGGGTTTTTGTTACCATATCCTATTAGCAATGGAATCTTAATCAAATGAGAATCTTTTCCCTCATAACTACTTATTTTAGTAATAGATATACCATCTTTAGTCATTACCTCTTTAAAGATATTTACAGTGAATGTAGCTAGTGCATCATAACTCTTGCCTTTGATGCTGGCTATTATAGGTGAGTAATCAGGAGGTGTCACTTTAACATTACTAATCTCTATCATAATTCGTTCCGTATTATTCTTAAACGATAATAGTGGACGTTTAACCGTTAAAATTTCATGTAATCTATGCAAAATAAAATTAGAGTACGACACATATTGGAAATGTAACGGTCTATAAAAAACTCCAGCCTTAGGATCAGGGGCCAAAAACTTATATCCTAGTCGTTGATCCATTTCTGATTCAATGTTTTTTTTCATTTTAGAAGCAATTCTTTTAGACGATCAACTGATTCAGTTTCTATATCTATGCTATTTAAAATAGTCGATCTTTGCTTCATCATTTCTATCATAGCTTCAGATTTAGTAACGTAATTTATACAATCCTCCAAAGAGCGTAATGCTACGATGTTTAGTTTTTTCCCTTTAAAAAACTTTATTTTGCTATCCTCATCTAAAAGAGATGGAAAAACTGTATGATCCAAAGACTTAATAAAAGTCAGATTAAACATTCCTATTTTAAAATTGCTAACTCCGAAGACATCATGTTCTATCATTTTCTTAATTAAGAATAATTTTTCATCTAATGCTGATGCATCGAGTACATGCTTTACGATGTTAGCTACTTCTTTAAAATACTCGTTTTGAATGATATCCTCCAATAGTAGAAATAAATTATAATATACATAAAATAATTTATCAATCATGTTTATACATCCCTTTTCATCCTTGTCCTTAGATAGAATAATGTGCATGGTAGAATCCTTAAATATCTTTACACATGTTCTATTAGTAAAAATAATTTCTATTGTTTGTAAAATCGAACTTTTTCCACGTGTTACTATGGAGTGATTAATGATATCTACACGCATTCTCTTAGAGATGGTTTTGATCCAAGGTTGATTAATATTGGATCTAACTGTGGTGCTTAAATACTCATCAGACTTTTTACCTGAAAAGTAATTGGAATTAGTACCTCCATGTACGGTTTTCTTTATTTCGCCATAATTTACCTTTCTCTTCTTGTTTGTAGTCTTAATATATGATACAAGAGATGACTTTTCCCTCTCAAATATCTCGACAGTACGGGAACTAATGGCGCTATTATCAGAGTTTATATCGAAAAAATGACAACATTTTACTTGAGAAGAATCGTTAAATACGGGATACGTATCTTGATTAATGATATGTTTAGTAAGTTGGATATCGCAATATACTAGTTTCTTAATAGCATGATGAATATCTTTATTATGAACTACATTATCGAACATATCCTCTGATGAAATACGTTCTTTCATAAGACCATATATATCTCCTATGTCATCGCAACTTATAAGATGAAAGTTAAAAATAGTTCTGGCATATCTATCTTCTATTTCATGTAGAAAGATAAATAGATTATCCATAATGGCGTTACTAACGTTATTACATTTTTTTTATGTAATTTCTAGATCTACACCTATTATACGGTGTATAATTAGTATTCCATTTATCTAATACGTATCTCATAGCCAAATTAAAGCTATCAGCCACATCGTCTAATTTGCGTCTATCTGGAACAGAATCTCGTAATCCAAAGGTATCCATCCAATCAAGAAATGTTTCAACAGATCTCTTTTTCCTATCTCTATATGAATTACCTGACATAACAGGAGAAACACAAATAACTTTGGCGGACGATGTATGATACAAAAAGCCTTTAATAAAATAGATAAATTTAACGTATGGAGACCGTCTAGGTTGTCTCTCGAGAAGAACAGTAGTGTATTCATATTGCAATAAATCTTTAGCTATTCGTCTTTCCCAATCAGAACTCCAATCTAATTTTGATATATCTAATACCCTAACAGAGTAATCTCTAACTTCTAAAACAGTTCTAGCAGGATTTTTTGCACCTATATCAAATGCACATATAATCTCACTCGAATAATCTTTTTTTAACATCTGTGATGATGTTGAAGATGGAGACGAACTGGTTGAAGTTTCCATATATAGTTTCAATACTTGGGTTATTTAAACAATTAGTATTTTCGATATTGAAATTTACAACCTTGCAATTTTCTATTTTGAACTGCATATTATTAACTAAGGTTATAAAATCCGTTTCCGGATATCCTAAACATTCTCTACTTAGATCAAATACTGATTGCTTTTTTATTCTTCGTTTTATAGTTCCACACTTTTTAATCTCATCAACTAATTCATCAACTGTTGTACAATCATTAATGCCTAATTTATATGTTAATCGCTTTAAACCAGCACTACTAACCTTAGAGAAATATTTTCCATTAACGTAATAGTCTCGTCCTATAGTATCTATAATCCTTTTTATTACTTCTCCTCTAGTTTCTGTTCCATTCCCTTCATAATCATATAAAATGGAAAATGTGTTTTTCTTTTTTACTTTTGCAAATGTATGTTCTCTAACTTTAGATCTTATTAAATGATCTACATCTTTCACTAATATTCGTTGTCCGGATTTGCTTATGATGCTAGGAATAAAAATATTATCTCCTATGCGATCTACCCTAATGGACTCGATATACATAAATGAAAATTTGAAAAAATCTACAATGTGTCGTTTAGGTTCTCCTAACTTTATATATGATATAGATATTTTTGGAAATTTATCATTAAAAGATCTCTCTATAATAGAATATAACTCATCATCGAATAGTGTCTCTTCCTCTATTTCGATTTTTAAATAATTGGGTATGTTTAGTCCATAATCGTTGGCCAGTTTTAATAGATTAACAGGAGACTGATATTTCGATATTGCATCTTCCATTATCCATCTATTGTTTAATAAGACAAATCTTAGAAAATCTATTCCATTATCGCTATCTAATATTTTATTGCATGCAGTCTGCATCTCACCGGGTATTTGAATAGAATTTCCAGATCCCAGTTCTACCATATTTTTACCCTTCGAATAAATAAATACACTTCCAAAATATACAGGTAAGAAAATATAGTATCCTGGGTCAATATTAAACGGTTTATTGTTTACTGTCTCATAATAATCCGATATTGATGTCTCTATATTAATTACCTTTTGCACTCCTATTTTCCAGTAAGTGGAGGTTCCCCATTCTACCAAAGAATTATACTTGTCTCTAGCGGCAGAATCAGAAAATCTCAAACTTTTGTATAGACTAAGTAATTCTTTTAGGTTAGTTAAATCAGCACTAGAAGTCATGATAACTTTATTTTTAATCCTATGTTATTTCATTCTTATTTTTAATATTATAATACCTTCACTATCTGAAAAAATGAGACGAGAACGATCAGCATTTGTAAATTATAAACGTCTTAACAAGAATTTTATCTGTGTAGATGATAGACTATTCAGTTATAATTTTACAACTTCTGGAATCAAGGCAAAGGTTGCCGTTGATAATAAAAATATTCCTATTCCATGCTCCAAGATAAACGATGTTAATAATAACAAAGATGTTGCCACACTCTATTGTGATAAAGACAGAGAAGATATTCCAGGTTTTGCGAGATCGTGTTATAGGGCATATTCTGACTTATTTTTTACTACATAAATGGATAATACCATTACACATTCCGGAATGAAGAGCCGCAAAAAGAAGCCTAAGACTATGGTTATCGATGATGAAGATTGTATGACATGTTCCGCATGTCAATCTAAATTGGTTAAGATTTCAGACATAACAAAAGTGTCACTGGATTATATTAATACTAATAATAGAGGTACACTTGCATGTTCCGCATGTGGATCTTCACTCAAACTTCTTGACGATTTTGTACGTTAAATATCTTGTTTAATACATGTTCTTCTCTAGAAGACACAAGAGTAGATATAGAAGAGGTTACAGATTCTTGATGTTTCTTGTAACTTTCTTGTTTAAATCCGAGTTTATCTACAGATAGACTAATGATTCTCTGTAAGAAATTTCCTACTGTATATTTTATTTCTTTGATGGAAGTGCTAGGAAATACATATACCGTTCTATCCAATAGTTCTGTTTCTCTACATACTCTACCTAGTAATTGTTCTATCTGCATATTGTTAATTACTGCTGAACAGATGAACAGAGAATCTAAACTAGGAATATCTAGTCCGGTGCCAGAATAAAATAACGTGGAAACGAAAATAAATCTATTTAGTTCCTTGATAGATTTGACAATTTCTGGAGTACGCCTATTTTGAGCATCACCTAGAAATACTATCTCGGATCCAAAAATAGTTAATAATCTTTCATAGAAGAATACCATATGTTCACGTAGTTTAGTGATAACTAAAATTCGATTAATAGATCCTGATTTAAATTCTTCCACCAGAGTATTAAGAATAAGTTGATTTCTAGGCTCATCTACTGATAATAACTTCTCTGTATATATATGATACTTATTAGAAGGACCATCTAGTCGTTTTATCATGTGTCTAATATTATCTGTAGAATATGGTTCAAAAAAGCTATCTACTACATTGATAGTCTTTTTTAGATCTGATAACTTGGCTACATTAATAACACTATTACAATAGATTCTATTAGCTGGTCTAGGTGTAGCAGTTAAGAAATAGCATATCATAGGAGGATAATACGCTAAAAATCTAGTGACTGCAGTATTATTCATTAGATTATACGTATGAGATTCATCTAAAATAAACAAATCATAGTGTTTATTGATATATTTACAAAATGCGTCGTTTGTCAGATGTCTACTAACTACTATCAATACATCTGGACTTTGAGTTCTTAGTTCCTTCAATAGACTACTAACTCCATCTATGGATATCTTATGTTCCAATCCTACAGCTTCTACCTGTGTTTTCCATTGATGTATTAGCATCTTATTGGGTACACAAATGACTGTCTTTCTGCCGTGCGTTGCCATAAGATAACACGTAGTGATAGTCTTACCGAATCCACACGCCAAGTGAAGAGTGATGTATAGAGGACGCTTTAATGAGATCATTTTCCTCATATTAGAGATAACTTCTGTTACAACTTTACGCTGAAGAGGATATAACTTTGGCGCATTGGTTGGATTAATACTGGTAATTTTATTATCGGTAATAGTTAATGTTTCCAATTGTAAATTCGTCTTTATAGACGTAGACGAATAGAATCCTCTAGGTATTAGAAACTTAAATGATGATCCATGTTCAACTTCAACGAAATCTCCATGTTCGTTAAAAAGACTTATGGGTTGTTGTCCCCCAGTCATTTTTTTTAGTTCGGCATAAAGATTATAGTCCATCTTTAATAGTGACATTTTTTAATATATAAATGAGTTATTTAAGATATTACAATATGCTCGATGACTTTACTGCAGGTGCTGGAGTATTGGATAAAGATTTATTTACAGAAGAACAACAGCAATCATTTATGCCTAAAGATGGAGGTATGATGCATAATGATTATGGAGGATTTAATGATTACCTGGGAATCTTCAGAAATAACGATATTAGAACTTTACTTGGATTGATTTTGTTCGTGCTAGCTCTGTATAGTCCTCCTCTAATCTCTATATTGATGATATTTATCTCATCGTTTCTGTTACCACTTACCAGTTTAGTTATTACCTATTGCTTAGTAACACAGATATATAGAGGAGGTAATGGTAACACAGTGGGAATGTCTATCGTGTGTATTGTAGCAGCTATATTTATTATGGCAATCAATGTATTCACTAATTCACAAATATTTAATATTATTTCTTACATTATTTTGTTTATTCTATTCTTTGCCTATGTGATGAACATTGAAAGACAGGATAATAGACATAGTATAAATCTTACCATTCCAGAAAAGTATACAGTATGTAATAAACCATATAATGCGGGAAATAAGGCAGATATTGATATCCCAACATTTAACAGTTTAAATACTGATTATTCTAATTAATTATGGGGGCATCACTTACAATTACTGGTGTCAGAATAGATCGCGGAATCGCTGATATACGCGATAAATATATGGCACTAGAGTTTAATTATCCAAAATATAATAGAGCTGTTAAGTTTGCTGAAGAAAGTTATAAATATTATTATGAAACATCTCCTGGAGAAATAAAACCTAAATTCTGTCTAATAGATGGCATGTCTATAGATCATTGTAGTAGTTTTTTAGTGCCAGAATTCGCTAAACAATATGTATTAATTCATGGAGAACCATGTAGCTCTTTTAAATTTCGTCCTGGATCAATGATATATTATCAGAATGAAGTAACTCCTGAGTATATCCAAAGTTTAGAACATTCTACCGAATATATAGCATCTGGCCGACGCTGTCATTTTATAAAGAAAGATTATCTTTTGGGTGATAGTGATAGCGTCGCAAAATGTTGCTCCAAGACAAATACCAAATACTGTCCAAAAATATTTAATAACAATTATAAGACTGAACACTGTGATGATTTTATGACAGGATTCTGTAAAAATGATCCTGGAAATCCTAATTGTTTAGAATGGGTACGACAAAAAAGAAAACCGGCTTTGTCTACTTATTCAGATATATGTGCCAAACATATGGATGAGCGATATTGTTCTGAGTTTATTAGAATTATTCGTCCAGATTATTTTACTTTTGGTGATACCGCATTACATGTATTTTGCAATGATCATAAAGGAAATATGAATTGTTGGTGTGCAAATTATCCAAAATCTGCCTCAGGTGATAAATATTTAGGGCCTAGAGTATGTTGGTTACATGAATGTACTGATGAGTCGAGGGATAGAAAATGGTTATATTACAATCAAGATGTTCAAAGAACTAGATGTAAATATGTGGGATGTACAATCAATGTTAACTCATTAACATTAAAAAATTCACAAGCAGAACTTAATTCTAATTGTACTAGAAACACAACCGCTATCGGTGACATAGATCCTGGAGAACCAAAAGTAAAAAATAATAAATTAAAGCTACCTACGTGGTTGGGTGCAGCTATAACGGTAGTTGTGATATCTGTTATTTTCTATTTTATATCTATCTATTCGCGTCCTAAAATTAAAACAAATGATATAAATGTTCGTAGACGATAATTCATTGATAATTTATTCTACGTGGCCCGATACATTGTCCAATTCATCGGGTAGACTTATTGTTATGCCGGATAATAGATCATTCACGTTTAAGGAAGGATTTAAGTTAAATGAATCGATAAAATCTATCTTGTTAGTAAATCCATCTTCTATAGATCTATTAAAGATTAGGGTATACAAACATCGGATAAAATGGATGGGTGATATATTCGTAATATTTGAACAAGAAAATATCCCGCCACCTTTTCGCATAGTAAATGATAAGTAATTACGAACCGTTAATTTTGTTAGTTATAACATGCTCTGTAATTCTGTTTAATTTTACTATATCATCGAAAACAAAAATTGATATTATTTTTGCTGTACAAACTATTGTTTTTATATGGTTTATATTCCACTTTGTTCATTCGGCAATTTAAAATTTTTATTAGTTAAATGGACATGATGCTTATGATTGGGAATTATTTTTCTGGCGTATTGATTGCTGGAATTATTCTATTGATTCTTTCATGCATCTTTGCCTTTGTAGACTTTAGTAAGTCTACTAGTCCTACTCGTACATGGAAAGTATTGAGTATTATGGCTTTTGTATTTGGAATTATTATTACTGTCGGAATGCTAATCTATTCCATGTGGGGAAAGCACTGTGCACCTCATAGAGTTAACGGTGTAATTCATACCAACCATAGTGATATTTCAGTACACTAAAAGATAACAAGTAAATCTCTATCACGTTGTAATCCATGTTTAAGTTTAGTTATTATCGTGGTATACTATCATCCGTATATGAGAACAATTGATATATATTACATGCTTGATAGTAGTGAAGTTATTATCAATAAATGATTGGTACTATTATTTTGATCGTTATTTGTGTAACTATTACTGCCGCTATCATATACGCATTGTACAATAGGACCAAGAACCAACAAAAACAAAACACTAACACGCCATCTCCAGAACCAAGAAATACAAAGTTTGTAAATAATCTCAATAAAGATCACATTACTTCTTTGTATAACCTAGTTAAATCTTCTTCATAAATAAAAATATTTTTAGCTTCTAAATGGCGGATAAAAAGAATTTAGCTGTTAGAAGTAGTTACGATGATTATATCGAGACTGTTAATAAGATTACACCACAACTTAAAAATTTACTAGCCCAAATTGGTGGAGATACTGCCGCCAAAGGAAGTACTAATCTTAATTCTCAAACAGATGTGACTGCTGGTGCATGCGATTCGAAGCCTAGGCAGTCGAAGTGTATTACATGCAAACCCAAATCAAAATCATCATCTTCATCTTCGACGTCAAAGAACAAAGGCACTTCTAGTGGAGCTCCTAGACGTAGGCCCAATACATCATTCAATGCAATGGATGGTCAGATTGTTCAAGCTGTTACTAATGCTGGCAAAATAGTTTATGGTACCGTCAGAGACGGACAACTAGAAGTTAGAGGAATGGTGGGGGAGATCAATCATGACCTTCTAGGAATTGAATCAGTTAATGCTGGAAAAAAGAATACATCTAAAAAGATACAAATTAAAAAGATTTCGTCGTCAAAAGGTATGAGACGACAGGATCAGATTGTACCACCAGATGACTGTTGTTTGGATATGGGAATGTATTAAATAATTTTAATTCGTTTAACAAATATCTTGAGTATAAACAATACTATATTAAGAACAGGACTGTTACCTATTCCTAATTTTGATGCTACAGCATCACAATCATCTCCGATCTCAACATCGATAATTTCGGATGTGACATCTGCACTCAGTCCTTTAATCTCTTCAAAACCGAGTTTTAGCAATGCCTGCTCGATAATGTTTATGACAATAATAATCACGTTAGTGACGATTATTTTTCGTTTTCTACTTTCGTGATATTGTTTAATAGTTTTATAGATTCTATCTATCTCATCCTCTGAGCAAACATCCAAGTCCTCTACAGATAATGGAGACCCGTTTAAATTTGCATAATTAACGATAGCTATACGCTTATTCACTTCTGTTGATTTATATGGAGTCTTACCAAAAAGTATTCTGGTAAAATTATCCAAATTATCAGATGATTTTGCATTAGATCGTTGATTTCTAAGATTAACAACTTCGTCTTCCAGCATCTGAATTCGCTTATCCTTATCATACACTACTCCTAACGATGGTGTCTGTGTAGGCATAGAAGTTATCATTGATCTAGATTCCATGATTGCTTCTGCATTTTTCGATACTGTGATATTAAATCTTTTTTCTCGCTGTTGTCGCTGTTCTGATATCAACAACTCTCTACGAAAAGTAGGAGGTTGAATTTCGTCAATAATGGTAGTTTGTGGTTGTTGTACTCTTTCGATAATAGTTGCTGGTGAATCATCGTCTGGAAATAAATCTTCATTAAGTTGTGATGATATTTCCTCCGGCGATGGTGCCGTATTATTCTGCTCTCTATCTACCACGTTATTAACGTGGGTTAGAATGGACATCTGACGAAGAGTTATTTCATAATTTTTGTTAGATGGATAATTATCTTCTGAAAACTCTGTAATTAAGTCGTTTTGTATATCTGTCACTGGTACGGTCGTCATTTAATACTAAATAAATGATGCCTATTAAGTCAATAGTTACTCTTGATCAATTAGAGGACTCTGAATATCTATTTCGTATAGTTTCTACTGTTCTTCCTCACCTATGTCTAGATTATAAAGTATGTGATAAACTCAAAACAACATATGTTCATCCGTTCGATATATTGCTTAATGACTCATTAGGAACCGTAGTTCTACAAGATGAAGTGCCGGCCGCTATATCCAAATTGGGTATCAATTATTTAATTGATACCACTTCGCATGAATTAAATTTGTTCAATGTCAAACTCAATGCTGGAAACATTGATGTTATTAATCACACAATCAATATTAGTTCGGAGACTAATCCTATTATTAATACTCACAGCTTTTATGATCTTCCTCCTTTTACTCAACAACTTCTTAATATTAGATTGACAGATACAGAATACAGGGCTAGATTTATAGGTGGTTATGTTAAGCCAGATGGTTCAGATGCAATGGATGTTCTTGCAGAAAAGAAGTATCCGGATCTTAACTTCGATAATACTTATTTGTTTAATATTCTCTATAAGGATGTTATCAAAACTACTATAGACACAGAGTTCAAGGCAAAAATTATTAATGGTGTGTTGACCAGGACAGATTTTGATAATCTTATAGGTGTTAGACAGTATCTAACTGTTCAAGATAAAGCCATATTCGATAATGTTTATAAGCTTGCAGATTCTGCTGCTCATTATGGAGTTAATCTTAATGCGTTACCATTACCAAATGTCGATCTTACTACTATGCCAACCTATAAACATATTATCATGTATAAGCAATACTTCACTAACTATCGAATTGTGCCTATCTACTACAACGGTAACCAAGTTATCTTCGAGGATGATATTCTAACTTTTGCTATTTCTATGCGATATCAATCTCTTATTCCTAAACTTGTTGAGATCTTTCCTGATGTGAGAGTCAATAATAATATGACAATGCGTACTCGTGATCCTCAGAATAATAGAGTAGATTTTCTTGTAGCAATACCAAATGTTCAATTTATTGATATAAATTCCAATGATCGATTCTTTATCACCTTCATTAATATGTTGGCGAAGGAACAACGATCAACACCTATTAAAGCGAGTAAGTCAATGTTTTGGGACGGTATGAATTATGAGGAGTACAAGTCTAAAAGTCTTCAAGACATGATGTTTATAAACTCTACATGTTATGTATTTGGTCTCTATAATCATAATAATATTACGTATTGCTCTATCCTTTCTGATATTATTGCTGCAGATAAAATACCTATTAGAGTCTGTCTATTACCTAGAGTTGTCGGAGGTAAGACAGTAACAAATCTTATTTCTGAAACTTTGAAGAGTATTTCATCTATGACTATACGAGATTTTCCTAGGAAAGATAAATCTATTATGCATATTGGACTTTCAGAGAATGGATTCATGCGTTTCTTCCAGCTACTTAGACTCATGGCTGATAAACCTCATGAAACAGCAGTCAAAGAGGTTGTTATGGCCTATGCGGGTATAAAGTTGGATGACAAAGGTAGTCCATATTATATTAGGAAGGAGTCATATCAAGATTTTGTATATCTACTGTTCGCATCAATGGGATTCAAGGTAACTACTAGAAGATCCATTATGGGAAGCAGTAATATCTCTATCATTAGTATAAGACCAAGAGTAACTAAACAATATATTATTAGTACATTGATGAAATCTAGTTGTAGCAGAGACGAGGCAGAAAAACTAATCACATCGGCATTCGATCTTCTTCATTTCATGGTATCAGTTAGTGACTTTAAGGATTATCAAAGTTATAGACAATATAGAAACTATTGTCCTAGATATTTCTATGCTGGATCTCCAGAAGGAGAGGAGACAATTATCTGTAACTCGGAACCGATGAGTATTCTAGATAGAATTGATACACGAGGCATCTTTTCGGCAGGTACTATTAATGAAATGATTGATACTGATATCTTTGCTCCAGAAAATAAAGCATTTAAGAATAATCTAAGTAATTTTATAGAGAGTGGAGATATTACTGGAGAAGATATTTTGTGCGCTATGCCATATAATATTTTAGATAGAATTATTACAAATGCTGGTACGTGTACTGTATCAATTGGTGATATGTTAGATAATGTATCTCCTCAATCAGATTGTAATATGACTAATGAAATTACGGAAATCATAAACGCTTCGTTAAAAAATACAATTTCTAAAGATAATACTATACTTGTCAATCAAGCATTAAATTCTGTAGCTAATCGTTCCAAACAAAAGATTAGTGACTTGAGGCAATCATCTTGTAAGATGGCGTTGTTGTTTAAAAATCTTGTTACTTCCATCTACACAATAGAACGTATTTTCAATACTAAAGTAGGAGATGATGTCAAGGCATCGTTGTTGGAGAAATATAAAGTATTTACAGACATTTCCATGTCGCTATATAAAGACTTGATAGCAATGGAGAATCTCAAAGCGATGCTATACATTATTCGACGAAGTGGGTGTAAAATAGATGATGCACAAATTACTACAGATGATCTAGTTAAATCTTATTCACTAATTCGTCCTAGGATTCTAAATATGATAAACTATTATAATGAAATGAGCAAAGGATACTTTGAACACATGAAAAAAAATCTAAATATGGTGGATGGCGACTCTATCTATTTTGATGATGAATAAATGTCATGTTATACAGCTATAATAAAATCGGTAGGAGGTCTTGCTCTATTTCAGGTAGCTAATGGTGCAATAGATTTATGTAGACATTTCTTTATGTATTTTTGTGAACAGAAGCTACGACCAAATTCATTTTGGTTTGTAGTTGTTAGAGCTATTGCAAGCATGATAATGTATTTAGTATTGGGAGTAACACTGTTATATATTTCGGAACAGGATGATAAGAAGAAGAACAAGAATGATAATGAACGAAACTCTTCATCATCTATTAATTCTAACTCTGACTCTTCTTAATCAAAAATACTTCATTAGCGTATCCTTGTCACGTTTGCTTATCTTGAATGAACTAGTCTTTTTTAACTCGTTAATAAATTTGGTAAATAATTCATATCTATCCTTAAGTAATTTTATTGGAAGTTCTGATTCTTTAGCCAATGAACATGTGAATGATGAATCATGTTCCACAAACAGTTGTAGCTTTTCGTATACTGTAATCAATACAGTGTTTACCATTTGGTTAATTACAGCTCCTGTACTAGCACTCCATTGAACAAGATCAGATTTTAGATTAATTAGATAAAATCTATAAGTTATCTCAGATAACGAACTTACAAGATAACTCTCTTGACGTATATTAAAGATACCAGAAGATGCTTCATCTCTGATAGCCAGAGCTACTATAGAGTAATAAGGTTCAAAATCATATGTGTGATAATTTCCAGTCGGATAGCCGAGTTTCTCTTGAATGATGCATACTTGAGAGTTAAATTTGAACTTTTTACTATGTTCATTATATAACTCTGGAAAGAATGCTTCAATCATTGTTTCAGTGAGTTTATATCCTTTTGATGCTATAGTTAAAAGCGCTATATAAGGCGCCACTATAATATTATTTTTTTTAGTAATTGTGACATCTTTTACTGCATCAACGCATCTAAACAAATAATGAATTTCTCTATGATCTAAAAAATAAAGTCTCTGTAAAAAGAATCGCAATGCTAGTTTTCTCTCATCATCTTTAGATCTATGTGCGAAAAGACGTCTACTGCGGGAGATAAAACCGCTATTTTCTTTTATAATAGGAGTAGTTTGATCTACATTCACTTCTCCTAACTCTACGGCTGCCTCTAAATTAAGATCTGGTACTGGTTCGAACATTGTGAGATTTACATCATCGGTAGTAGATTTTCACTTTACCCACGATATAAATATGCGATATATTGTGAGTCCACAATTGGTGTTACAGGTGGGTAAGGGGCAGGAGGTAGAAAGAGCCCTGTATCTTACTCCATATGATTCTATAGATGAAAAATCACCTATATATTATTTCTTACGAAGTCATTTGAATATACAAAATCCAGAAATAGTTAAACGACATATTCTATTGACTCTTCGTATGACACAATTAAAGGGATATTTGGGAAATTTGTTAGATATTAAGGACGATATTATTATCTATTCCCACAAGAATAATTTGGAATACAGTTATGTAGATAATACTATTTTTAATCCCTTCGTATATACACAGAAAAAGACACTAATTAAGACAGATAGTTTTTTATATAATGTCTATCCAGGAGCATGTGACTTTTTGGTTATCTGGGTAGCTAGAGCATGTGATACATCTATTCCAGAATTTGGATCATATGAGGATGTAGATAATAATATTATTAAGTTTGAAACAATGTTGATGGAAGTATTTCCACAACTAGATTTGGACATTACTGTAGAATCAAAGTTTAACAATATATTTCGTACCAATCTAAAGCTAACAGGATTAAAAAAGATTATTCAACGCGTACAAGACTTGGATATTAATTATAAGTCGTTATTATCTAGATCAGATGAACACTTTATTAACATGACTGGTAATCATTTTATTCTAAACGATGAACAGTTAAATCTTTCTATTTGGGACTTGGATGGCACATTAGCATTATCTAGTGATGGTGATACGGTAATGATTAATAATGTAAAACTATTTACGGATCTTGTATCTGATATAGATACACAAATGGAACGTATCAAGGGAGATATTACCTATAGGGTATATTTATCAACCCCTATCACATCTAGAATAAAATTGGACATAGAGACGAGTTTTATTTTTATAGAAACAGCTACTAATAATATTTTGCTATCTGCAGATAAAAAAATATCTATAATCTTGGCAAAAAATCACATATCTATTAAAGTTAAAAATCATATTCCTAACATAGAAAAATATTTCACATTTTTAGTTATTGCTATCAATGCAATGTTTAACAGTGTTCAAAAGTCTGCAGATTTTACAAAAGTGGAAACTGTTTACTGGTCCAGAATATGTCAAAATACAAAAAATAAGAATAGAAAACCCATCATCATTACTTATCTAGATCCGGATATGAAAAAGATCAGTAATAACTTTTATAGATCTGATGAGAAAGAAGTCTTTATTAATGATAACGGTATAATGTTTACGTGTATGGACCCATTGGGAAAATATAATAAGGTAGGATTTCTAAATATCTTTCATGATATGAGAAAATATTGTATCCCTTGTTGCTTTTTACATGATCAATCGCATAGGAGTACATTTTCATCATGTGTACATCAAATAGATGTCGAAAAAAAGGTAGTTAGCCCATATATTCTTAATTTTGGTAAAGTTGTAACAGAATCTAAAATGTCATTCCTTCCTATTATCTTCGACGCATTCTTAAACGATGGAATGTCTGCTAATATGGAACAGGATAATAAACGGCTTAAGGAAACTAGTGGATATCATATAGTTAGATGTTGTGCCGGAGACGATATAGTACGTCTACGAACTACTTCTGATATTATTCAGTTTGTAAACGAAGATAAAAATATCCTTATAGTTAATGATATGATATATTTTCCGATGAATGCATCTGATATAGGAAAGAAAATACACATACTCATTCAAGAAATAGTTCATGAGGTAATGATAGTAAAAAAGAAAGAGGCGAGTGATAAAATAGATTTTTTTCCTCCCAATTATAAGTTGTTAAAGAACCTATTTCCTAAACAAACTATTCAAAATCCTATTCGATCAGATGCAGGGATGATGTTAACGACGGACGGATTTTATATAGATGGAAAACTTTTCAACGATGAACTATCATCAAAATATGTTACATTTACAAAAAATGTTGTTACATCCGACGCTGTAGCTAAATATTTTTCTCCTTTGTTTAAATACGTTATTTCTGAAGCCAAAGATAGATTTATTAAGACGTGGATAATTAATATCATGATACATATGAATGTTGATAATAATAATATAATCCCAACATTAGAAAAATACTATCCTAACTCTGGAAGAGTGTAAATAAATTAAACAACTAAGTTTGTAAATAAATAATGGACAAACTTAGAGTTCTATATAATGAGTTCGTTACCATTAGCAAAGAGAATCTTGAACGTGAGACGGGTATTACTGCATCAGATGTTGATCTGGATTTTGATTTAAATATTCTGATGACTCTTGTTCCAGTTTTGGAAAAAAAGGTATGCCCCATCACTACAAATATAGAAGATGATAAAATTATAACCATGATGAAATATTGTAGTTATCAGAGTTTTTCATTTTGGTTCATAAAATCTGGAGCCGTCGTGAAATCTGTATATAATAAACTAGAAGACAAGGAAAAAGAAAAGTTTGTAAACATATTTAGAGACATATTACTAGATGTTCAAACTCTAATTTCTCTTAACTCTATGTATACTAGATTGCGCCAAGATACTGAAGATATTGTATCCGATTCCAAAAAAATAATGGAAATTGTTTCGCATCTAAGAGCATCTACTACGGAAAATGCTGCATATCAAGTTCTTCAACAAAACCATAGTTTTATCATATCCACACTAAATAAAATTTTGTCGGATGAAAATTATCTTCTGAAAATAATTGCAGTGTTTGATTCTAAACTAATTTCTGAAAAGGAGACACTGAACGAATACAAGCAATTGTATACTATTTCTTCTGAAAGTTTGGTATATGGAATCAAATGTGTTAGTAACCTAGATATATCATCTGTTCAACTGAGTAATAATAAATACGTTCTCTTTGTCAAGAAAATGCTACCTAAAATTATTCTGTTTCAAAATAATAATATTAATTCGCAACAATTTGCAAATGTTATTTCTAAAATTTATACTCTGATTTATAGACAGTTGACATCAAACGCCGAAGTTGGAAGTCTACTAACGGACACGATAGAATCTGCTAAAACTAAAATATCTGTAGAAAAAATTAAACAGACTGGTATTAATAATGTTCAAAGTCTCATTAAATTCATATCAGACAATAAAAGAGAATATAAGACGATAATCTCCGAAGAATATCTATCAAAGGAGGATAGGATCATTACCATCCTACAAAATATCGTTAATGAACATGATATAAAGTATGAAAATAAATTGTTGAACATGCGAGAATTGATCGTGACATTTAGAGAACGATATTCGTACAAATTTTAATATCGTTGTTGGAGTTTCCAAATTTTGATGATATAATCTAGATGGAATTTTAAACCATCCTTGTCGAAGTCATTCACTGATAACAATTCTCCGTTCTTCTCGATGATAATAGGACAAGAACCCTCTTTTATCTCTTGTATGATTACATGTAACATATTTTGCTTCATTGTTTTGTCAGAAAATTCTGAAACTAGAGGTAATCTTCCTCGTTGAAGCAAGTTATAGCTTTCTGCTATTATACCCGCTATCTCGAACAGACTTATGCGTCTAGTATAACGTCGTTTAAGAGCAGATATATGATTTCCTATATGTTTATTGTAATGAGTATCTTCTATATGCGTGGATGCTGAATCCACGATCTTATACGAAGATTTGGGATCTATATCACTAGCTTCTAGCGTCTCTTCCTCCTCCTCGTCATCCTCATATTCTGTGAGCTCTTCGGATTCATAGTCGATAATATCATCTGTGTCTGCCATTTAGTGTTATAATCTCAATTCAATTTTAAAGCCTTAAATGGATCTATTTAACAAGTTCTCAAAGGGATTGTCTGAATCTTCTACTCCAAAATCATCAATCTATTATTCTGAAGAAGCTGATATAGCTACAACTAGAAAGGATGCGGAAGTTGAAATAGGTCTAAAGAATCAGGAGTCGTATTATCAAAGACAGTTGAGAGAACAGCTATCTAGAAGTAATATGCTGGCGACAAATATACCATCTATGAAACCTGTCACACCGTTGCAACCAACTATTCACATAACTAATCCGCAACCTATTATCACACCAACACTGGCACCTGTTCCTTTACCTAAACCAAGACAACAAGTTAATACCAATACTAGCACATCATCTGCTAGTAATGCTGAACTTATTGATTGGCTTTCAATCTCTAATAAAATGCAGAATGATACATCATCTTCTAGTTGTTCACAGACACAACCATCGAGTACTATCCAGAGTATACTCGATAAATTTAATAAAGATCAAAATACAACAACTCCATCATCCACGCAACCTCCTGCAACGTTATTGCCATCCACAACAACTTGTACACAACAATCTGATGGAAGCATATCTTGCTCTAAAACACCAGTGCCACCTCCACCTCCGCTACCTATTGTGGCGACGGTATGTACTCCCACACCTACAGGTGGTACAGTATGTACAACGGCTCAACCGAGCTCATCAGCAGTGAGCACTCAACAAAATCCATCTGGTGCTAGTGCTCAACAGAATCTAGATAATGTTCCATTATCTGATCTCATGCGGGATGTAGAGAAAGACATGCTTCAACTTCAGAAAGAATCAGATGATCTGGTAACTGATGTTAATGACGCGAGGGAGTATACACGTAGGGCGATAGATCAAATTTTAAAACTAGTTAAAGGTCTAGAACGATTCCAAAAGTAATAAATACATGATAGATTGGATAATAAAATCGCGCTTGTGAGTAAAAACTACGAATATAAATAATGGAAGCAATGGTCAACAATAGCGATGTTTTTTTAACATCCAACGCAGGACTAAAATCTAGTTATAATAATCAAACTCTTTCTTTGGTAGATGAACATCATATACATACTTCTGATAAAACGTTATCTTGTAGCGTATGTAATGCATTATCACAGATTGTAGATGACGACTTTATATCCGCGGGGGCTAGAAATCAACGTAATAGACCTAGACGTACAGGAAATGATCAATCTCAACAGACTACCAAAAAGGATTGTATGGTTACCATCGATGAAGTCGCATCTACTCACGATTGGAGTATGAGATTGAGAAATGACGGTAATGCTATTGCCAAATACATAACCACCAATAAGTATGATACAAGTAACTTTACTATTCAGGATATGCTTAATATTATGAATAAATTGAATATCGTTAGAACAAATAGAAACGAACTATTTCAGCTCCTTTCGCATGTAAAGAGTACATTAAACAATGCTAGCGTTTCTGTGAAGTGTACACATCCTCTGGTACTCATTCACTCTCATTCTAGTCCTAGAATAGGTGATCAATTAAAAGAGTTAGATAAAATATATTCTCCCTCTAATCATCATATTCTTCTTTCTACTACACGATTCCAATCTATGCATTTTACCGACATGTCTAGTTCTCAAGATTTGTCGTTTATTTATAGGAAACCAGAAACTAACTACTTTATCCATCCTATTCTAATGGCACTATTCGGCATTAAACTTCCAGCGTTAGAGAATGCATACGTACATGGCGATACATATAGTTTAATTCAGCAACTTTATGAATTTAGAAGAGTAAAGTCTTATAATTATATGCTATTGGTTAATCGTCTTACCGAAGATAATCAGATAGTTATTACTGGTGTATCGGATATAATTTCTACAGAAATTCAGAGAGCAACTATTCACACAATGATTAGAAAAACAATTATGAACATCAGAATGGGAATTTTTTATTGTAGCGACGATGATGCTGTAGATCCTCATCTGATGAAGATTATACATACTGGATGCTCACAAGTTATGACGGATGAGGAACAGATGTTGGCTTCCATTCTATCAATTGTCGGATTCAGACCTACATTGGTTTCAGTGGCTAGACCAACGAATGGTATCAGTTATGATATGAAACTTCAATCTGCTCCATACATTGTAGTTAATCCTATGAAAATGATCACGACATCTGACTCTCCTATTTCTATCAATTCTAAGGAAATTTATTCGATGGCATTTGATGGCAATAGTGGAAGAGTTATATTCGCTCCTCCTAACATAGGCTATGGTAGATGTTCTGGAGTGACTCATATTGATCCATTGGGAGTTAACGTTATGAGTAGTGCTGCACATTCACCTGTTATTGTTAATGGAGTAATGATGTTTTATGTAGAACGGCGACAGAATAAGAATGTCTTTGGAGGAGAATGCTACACTGGTTTCAGGTCTCTTATCGACGATACTCCTATCGATGTGTCGCCAGAAATCATGCTAAATGGTATCATGTATAGGTTGAAATCCGCAGTCTGTTATAAACTCGGAGACCAGTTCTTTGATTGTGGATCATCAGATATCTTCTTGAAGGGACATTACACTATTCTCTTTACAGAAAATGGTCCGTGGATGTACGACCCGCTATCCGTTTTCAATCCCGGAGCTAGAAATGCTAGATTGATGAGAGCACTCAAAAATCAATACAAGAAACTGTCTATGGACTCAGATGATGGTTTTTATGAATGGTTGAATGGAGACGGATCAGTGTTCGCGGCATCAAAACAACAAATGTTGATGAATCACGTTGCTAACTTCGATGATGACCTTCTAACTATGGAAGAGGCGATGTTGATGATTTCAAGACATTGTTGTATCTTAATTTATGCACAAGATTATGATCAATATATCAGTGCTAAACATATTACAGAACTATTTTAAGACATGTAAATGAGTTGGTATGAAAAATATAACATTGTGCTGAATCCTCCTAAAAAATGTTCTTCATGTTCTGATAATTTAACGACGTTATTAGCGGAAGACGGTGATAACATTAGGATGATTCTTTATTCACAACCCAACAAATTAAAAGTATTACAGGATTTTCTGGCAACGTCTAGAAATAAAATGTTTTTATATAAAATATTGGACGACGAAGTACGTAGGGTATTAACATGAATCTAAGATTGTGTAGTGGGTGTAGACACAATGGAGTAGTATCTGAACAAGGATATGAGTATTGTATTTTTTGCGAGTCTGTATTTCAGAAATGTACAAAGGTACAAAAGAAATCAAACTTTCACGTATCTAATAAACTTATTCATTTAAGAAATGTTTTGCGAAGATTATTATCTCATCAATGTTCCGGAGAAATTATCTCAGAACTATTGGATATTATGGAAAAGAATCAAATATCGACTGATGATGTAGATGCTAATTTCGTATCTAGTTTTCTTAAGGCTAATGAGAGAATAAATAAAAAGGATTATAAGTTAGTATTTGAAATAATTAATCAAGTAAAAGATGAGAAACTTAATCTTAGCACTGAAAAGATTAATGAAGTTGTAGAAATATTTAAGCACTTGGTATTCTTTTGCCAAGAAAACACTCCTTCTAAAACCATAAATTACTCATTCTTTTTGGATAAAATTTTTGATATCACATCTGTTACCAAAAATCTAAAACCTCAAACTGTTAAGAATTACACAAAGAATAATAGTAATCAGTTAGTATGGGAAAACTTTCTAGCACATATGAGATCTAAAAAACGCGTAACTATGGTAGAGGATTATGGACATGATTATGTTTTTGTGGATGAGCGTTTTTCAACGTGTTCATTAGAAGTATAAAAAATAGTTACGTAATTAAATGGCTAAGCGAGTAAGTCTTCCAGATGTAGTTATTTCAGCACCTAAAGCAGTGTTTAAACCAGCTAAAGAAGAAGCACTTACTTGTATTTTGCCAAAGTATTATAAATCTATGGCAAACGTATCTATTAAGACTAATAATGTGATCGATAAGTGTTGGTTTTGTGACCAAGATTTAGTTTTTAAACCAATTAGCATTGAGACTTTAAAGGGTGGTGAAGTAGGTTATTTCTGTTCTAAGATATGTAGAGATTCGTTGGCTTCTATGGTCAAGTCACATGTTGCTCTTAGAGAAGAGCCCAAGATTTCTTTATTGCCGTTAGTATTTTACGAAGATAAAGACAATGTTATAAATACAATAAACTCACTAAGAGATAAAGAAGGTATCTACGGCGGGTGTTACTTTAAGGAAAACTCTCAAATTATAGATATTTCTCTACGGAGTTTATTGTAAGCTTTTTTTCTATTTTAAATAGAAAATGAACAATACTATTATTAATTCCTTAATTGGTGGAGATGACTCTATTAAACGGTCTAATGTATTCGCAGTAGATAGTCAAATACCAACATTGTATATGCCACAATATATTTCTCTTTCTGGTGTCATAACAAATGATGGTCCTGATAATCAAGCTATTGCCAGCTTTGAAGTTAGAGATCAGTACATTACTGCTCTCAATCATTTGGTTATGAGTCTAGAACTTCCAGAAGTTAAAGGAATAGGAAGATTCGGTTATGTACCATATGTTGGTTACAAATGCATTAATCATGTATCTATATCTTCATGCAACGGTGTTATTTGGGAGATTGATGGTGAAGAACTATATAATAATTGCAGCAATAATACCATTGCATTAAGACACTCTGGCTATTCTCACGAACTTAATGATATTTCTATCGGTCTAACTCCTAATGACACTATTAAAGAACCATCTACCGTATACATTTATATAAAAACTCCGTTTGATGTGGAAGATACATTCAGTAGTCTTAAACTATCCGATTCAAAGATCACTGTGACTGTGACATTTAATCCAGTATCCGATATCGTTATTCGTGACGCTTCGTTCGACTTTGAAACGTTCAATAAAGAATTTGTGTATGTTCCTGAATTGAGCTTCATTGGATACATGGTTAAGAATGTACAAATTAAACCATCATTCATAGAGAAACCTAGACGCGTAATTGGTCAAATAAACCAACCAACAGCAACTGTAACCGAAGTTCATGCAGCAACATCACTTTCTGTTTATACCAAACCCTATTATGGGAATACAGATAATAAATTTATTTCGTATCCTGGTTACGCTCAAGATGAACAAGATTATATAAATGCGTATGTAAGTAGATTATTGGATGATCTAGTTATTGTTAGTGATGGTCCACCTACTGGGTATCCAGATTCTGCTGAAATTGTCGAGGTTCCTGATGATGGTGTTGTGTCAATTCAAGATGCAGATGTGTATGTAAAAATTGATAATGTTCCTGAGAATATGACCGTTTATCTTCACACTAATTTATTGATGTTTGGAACTAGAAAAAATTCCTTTATCTATAATATTTCTAAAAAGTTTTCTGCCATTACTGGAACATATAGCGAAGCTACCAAGAGGACAGTATTCTCTCAAATCTCACACAATGTTAATATCATTGATACATCTATTCCTGTAAGTCTTTGGACTAGTCAAAGAAATGTATATAATGGAGATAATAGATCAGCAGAGTCAAAATCCAAGGATTTGTTCATTAATGATCCATTTATCAAGGGAATAGATTTTAAGAACAAAACTGATATTATCTCTAGATTAGAAGTTAGATTTGGTAATGATGTTCTGTATTCAGAGAGTGGTCCTATTTCAAAGATTTATAACGAACTATTATCGAAGAGTAATAATGGAACACGAACTCTAACCTTTAACTTTACTCCAAAGATATTCTTTAGACCAACAACCATCACGGCCAATGTATCCAGAGGAAAAGATAAACTATCTGTTAGAGTAGTATATTCTACAATGGATGTCAACCATCCAATATATTATGTGCAGAAACAATTAGTGGTAGTATGTAATGACCTATACAAGGTATCATATGATCAGGGAGTCAGTATTACTAAGATTATGGGAGATAATAACCAATAATAATGAAAACAAACTATAGATTTGTAAATGGATGAAATTGTAAAAAATATTCGTGAGGGTACACACGTGCTTCTTCCATTCTATGAAACATTACCGGAACTTAATTTAACTTTAGGTAAAAGCCCATTGCCTAGTTTAGAATATGGGACCAATTACTTTCTTCAGATTTCCAGGGTAAACGATTTGAATCGAATGCCTACAGATATGTTAAAACTTTTTACACATGATATAATGCTACCAGAAAACGATTTGGATAAAGTCTATAAGATTTTAAACATTAATAGCGTAAAGTATTATGGTCGTAGTACTAAAGCAGATGCTGTAGTTGCTGATCTTAGTGCACGCAATAAACTTTTTAAACGCGAACGAGACGCGATTAAATCTAATAATCATCTAACAGAAAATAATTTGTATATTAGTGATTATAAGATGTTGACCTTTGACGTATTTCGTCCATTATTTGATTTCGTTAATGAAAAATATTGCATTGTTAAACTTCCTACTTTATTCGGTAGATGTATTATTGATACAATGAGAATATATTGTAGTCTCTTTAAAAATGTTAGACTGCTGAAATGTGTAAGCGATAGCTGGCTAAAAGATAGCGCGATTATGGTGGCAAGTGATGTATGTAAAAAAAACATGGATTTGTTTATGTCACATGTTAAATCTGTTACTAAGTCATCATCTTGGAAGGATGTTAATAGTGTTCAATTTAGTATTTTAAACGATCCAGTGGATACAGAATTCATTAATAAATTCCTAGAGTTCTCGAATAGAGTATATGAAGCACTCTATTATGTTCATTCGTTACTCTATTCTAGTATGACATCAGATTCAAAAAGCATAGAAAATGAATATCAGAGAAGATTAGTTAAACTACTATTATGATTTTTAAAACATAGTTATTACTTATCATTATAAATGAGTAAATCGCACGCAGCCTATATAGACTATGCATTGCGTAGAACTACTAATATGCCTATCGAAATGATGGGGTCCGATGTGATACGACTCAAGGATTATCAACATTTTGTAGCACGAGTTTTTTTAGGATTAGATAGTATGCATTCTCTTTTATTGTTCCATGAAACAGGTGTTGGTAAAACCATGACTACTGTATACATTCTCAAACATCTTAAGGATATTTATACTAATTGGACTATTATCTTATTGGTAAAAAAAGCTTTGATAGAAGATCCTTGGATGAACACAATACTTAGATACGCTCCGGAAATAACAAAGGACTGTATTTTTATTAATTACGATGATCAAAATTTTAGAAATAAATTTTTTACCAACATTAAGACCATCAATTCCAAGAGTAGAATTTGTGTCATCATTGACGAATGTCATAACTTTATCTCAAAATCATTAATTAAAGAAGATGGCAAAATTCGTCCTACTCGTTCAGTATACAATTTTTTATCCAAGACTATTGCATTAAAAAATCATAAGATGATTTGTCTATCGGCAACACCTATAGTTAATAGCGTACAAGAATTTACCATGCTAGTTAACTTATTACGACCGGGATCGTTACAACACCAATCATTATTTGAGAATAAACGTCTAGTCGATGAAAAAGAATTAGTAACCAAACTAGGAGGACTATGTTCGTACATCGTTAACAATGAGTTTTCTATTTTCGATGATATAGAAGGTTCTTCATCATTCGCTAAGAAAACAGTATTAATGAGATACGTTAACATGTCAAAAAAACAAGAAGAAATTTATCAAAAGGCTAAGATGGCAGAAATAAAAGCAGGAATTACATCATTTAGAATCCTACGACGTATGGCAACTACATTCACATTTGATACATTTCCAGAAAGACAGAATAGAGATCCTTCTGAATACGTTGAAGAAATAACAACACTATGTAACGATTTTAAAAATTCATTAAGTGATAGACAGTTTTCTAAATCCGCCATAGATACCTTTAAAAAAGGAGAACTATTGTGTGGCGATGCAAATGCTGCGGATATCTCTTTATTTACAGAGTTGAAGGAGAAAAGTGTCAAATTTATGGATGTATGTTTAGGAATTTTAGCATCTCCTGGTAAATGTCTAGTCTTTGAACCATTTGTTAATCAGTCAGGGATAGAAATATTATTAATCTATTTCAAAGTCTTTGGTATTTCACATATAGAGTTCTCTTCTAGAACGAAGGACAGTAGAATTAAGGCCGTTGCTGAATTTAATCTAGAATCTAACACTAATGGAGAATGCATTAAAGTATGTGTGTTCTCGTCTAGTGGAGGAGAAGGTATTAGTTTCTTCTCTATTAATGATATTTTTATTCTAGATATGACTTGGAACGAGGCATCTCTTCGTCAAATAGTAGGAAGAGCAATTCGTCTCAATAGCCATGTTTTAACGCCTCCAGAACGTAGATACGTAAATGTACACTTTATAATGGCTAGATTATCTAATGGTATGTCTACTGTAGACGAGGATTTATTCGAGATTATCCAAAACAAGTCAAAAGAATTTGTTCAATTGTTTAGAGTGTTTAAACATACATCTCTAGAATGGATTCATGCTAACGAAAAAGACTTCTCACCGATAGATAATGAGTCAGGATGGAAAACGTTGATTTCCAGAGCCATTGATCTTACGTCTAAGAAAAATATTACTAATAAACTAATAGAGGGTACCAATATTTGGTATTCTAATTCTACCAGATTAATATCCATAAATAGAGGATTCAAAGGCATTGATGGTCGAGTATACGATGTAGACGGCAACTATCTACATGATATGCCGGACAAACCTGTTATAAAAATACATGATGGTAAGTTAGTTTATATTTTCTAATCAATCATTGATTCCATTAGTTAAATTTTTCAATGATTCATAATAGCAACCTCTATGACCATAACATTTAAGTTTGGCAGTATCTAGAGCATATTTTGCAATTTCATATTGAAGACCGTTTCCTGTATTAGGATCTAAAAATACTATATCCTTTATTTCATGGTTACTTTTGAATTTATCTATTATTTGATCACTTGTTAGTGATATCTTTCCAAAAAAGAATATAACCTCGAAAAATTTATTAATGATGGTATCTTCTATAATACCATGAATAAAAAACCGAGTATCTATGAATATACAAGAATTATCTATATTTACTTCTTCTTTAAGTTCCCTGGATAAGCATTCTGGCACGTTTTCACCTTTTTTAGGGATTCCACCTGGATAAATAGTTTCTGTTCTATCCTTATTATCAGTAGTTACGGGATCTAAAGAAAAAAATGACGATAATATACTTCTTTCCTGTTTGTTCAAATAATCCGAATAATTAAGAAACAGTCGTTTTTTTCTAGACATGTTTCTAGTTCTAATTATCTCAGAATAGAGAAAACTATCTCGTCTATTGCATACAAGTATTTTATTATCAGTAGTTAATAAAATGGCTGATATGGATACTCTTTTATGACACCATAGATATTGGTTCACGAATGCCGTCAATGTAATAATTTGCGAGTCATCTTCGCAAATAATAGATTTAGCTAGTCGCCGATTATACTTAATAATTCGACCTATTACGCTAGATCTATAAAAGTTCATTTACTGTTATCAAGTATTATTATAAATATAAGATAGATATTCATATTTATCATCTGATATACAATCATTTAAAGATTTAATCTTTCTAATTTCTACATTGTAAATACTGTCATGTACTAATTCGTTCAATGATTGATCAATGAAACACGCCATACAATAGCCAACATATACTTTGTTAAATAATTTATCCCGTGTTGTAAGTTTCAAAATTATATTTCCGAATTCTTTTACAGTAATACGTTCATCGCTTTCCTCTTTTAATTCTCGTTTTAAACAATCTTTGATAGATTCCTTTTTATCTAGTTTACCTCCCAATAATATTAACTCTTCAAAGTGAGGATCGATATTGTTGATAGAACCTTTTCTCAACCGTCTGATAATCTCTTTTATTTCGTTGTAATACATAAATCGTAATAGTTTTGTAGATACACGAAAAACAGAATTCGAATCTTGTTGAGATAATATCGCCTGAAATGCGAATGACGTTCTTCTAGCTCCTATTAACGGATGCCCATCACTTGTTATACATGCTGCAAAAACGTGTGTATCTTTTGTTCTAGGTATATCTTTTATTCGTTTAATAGATACTCGTTCTCTAGGAGTTTCAAATATCACTTCCTCTGAGTCACTCATTGTGATTCTCATAATAAGAGCTATTTCTAATCACTATCATTTCATTTTTTAACATGGTCGTCCCTCAACTATCTCCTATTAATATAGAAACTAAAAAGGTAATTTCTGATACGCGATTGCAATCGTTATATATAAAATATGACGATGCTACTCCATTAACCATCCAAAATACTGGAAAAATAGTAAAGATTAATTTTAAGGGAGGACATATTGGCGGAGGGTTTCTAACTAATGACTATAAATTGTCTAAAGTACAAATATATTGGGGAAAGGATGACGATTATGGATCCAATCACTTGATTGATGTATATAAATACTCTGGAGAAATTAATCTAATCCATTGGAATACAAAATATGATTCATATGAAGATGCTAAAGAACATGATGATGGAATTGTTATTATATGTATATTCTTACAAGTATCAGATAATAAAAATTCACATTTTCAAAAAATAGTTAATCATTTGGAGTACATTAGACAACCAAATTCAACTATTCAGTTTGATTCTGTATTTCACATAGATGCTTTTATTCCGAAACAGTTGGACTATTTCACATATCACGGAACCACTATCAATAATCAATCTGTTGAAGCAAAATGGATAATTTTTCCAACACCACTAAAAGTTCATCATGATCAAATATCTAAATTCAGAACTCTATTGTCACCGTCTAATCAAGAGGCTAAACCACATTATATATTAGAGAACTATAAGAATCCGTATACATTGAACAAAGACACTCGTGTATATTATTCTGACGATATGACAGCAGCATTATCATCTGGAGAGAAAGAGAGTTATTTTATTAGCTGGTTATCAGATTTGAGAGAACTATGTTTCTCATATTATCAAACATATATCGCTAATAATAAAATACTTGCAATTGTTGCAGTGATGCTAGTATTTGTACTTACAGCTATTCTCTATTTTATGAGTCGACGATATTCGCGAGAAAGACGAAACTAGATTCTGTACCTTGTTGAGCCTCCATTAGGACTGCAGAAACTTCACTACCATTATCATAAGCGTTACCATTTCGGAAAAAGCAGTACTTTGAATCACTAAAGGATACAGTACCAGATTCTCTACTTAGTTTACAGATCAAATCTCCACATTGAATAGTTACATTGGATTCATCTTCGATATTTAAAGTTCCTCTAACAATATCGCCCACGTGATAATATGCGTACGTTATTATACACGGAACGTTTATGAGTATCGAATTATTAACTATTTCACCGAGTGGTAATTCTACATCTTCTAAAATTTCTATTTTCTTTGCCATCTTACCACTAATTTCTCTATGGAGATACGTCTTGTATACCGCGTTCCTAATATTAGATTTTATATCTAATGTCAACTCATGTGGTTCCAATGTGACGGGTAAATATCCGTTGGTTACAAAGCTCGACATTTATTTCTTTATATATCTCATCAGTTTTATGGAGAAGATACTACGTTATATTCTTTACGAAAGTTGACTCCCCATACAAAGGGTTCATATGAGAGTCTAAATGGTACTGTGATAATATCGTTTTCGTATTTGTATAAAAGAGATTTATCAAATACTTTGTTTGATACAAAGAAGTGCCCATTTACAATATCATTTATGTAATTGTTTGCATCATCTTTGTTTTTTATAACTGACGTGATCATTTTAAGCAACTTGGGGTCATTGGACTTAATACGAGAGTTATTATAAAAAAATTGTCTAACTAACTCACCTAGTAAAACTTTTACAATGGATGGATGAGGTGGAAGAGAATAATTATCAGACATATCTTGAAGAATAGAATATATTCTATTTGTTTCCTTAGTTTTGAATTTTAGATATAAAAGCTTTTTAATATCAAACGGTAACACGTTAATCAATTCATCTTGTGTATAATCGTTTAATGATGTAACATCATCGTTGAAATCGGAATATACAGCAGCTAATAGATATACATTAACGGGTTCCGAAATATCTGCGTATGAAAATTTTCTAATTGATCGTCCTAAAATTTGATTATATTGAGAAAAAGTATCAGGGATAGTCATAAACCATATATGTCTTACTTCTTTCAGCGTATATGACTCAGACATAATATTTGATGAGAATAAAAACATTAATTGACTTCCATCATCGTTTTCGGGAGAGTTATATACATCTAATAGATCCTCTAATGACGATTTCATTTTACTAGTTACTATAGCAAATGTTTTTTGTTTGCCGTTTATCATGTGAGGATTAGTTCCCTGAGATCCATTATATTCAGAATATCCATTACTCAACATTATATATTTGATTACCAATCCACCGTATGTCGAATTAGAGAAATAAATAAAATGTTTTCCAGTGAGAGTCTGTATTCTGTTAATAAAGTACTTAAATTTGGAACTAATGTTTAACGTTACCAATTCTTCACCATACAACACTCCATTATTTATTTTAAGATTTGGATACAATTCCTTATCCTGTTCCTGAAATAGCATATCTAAATTATTCATCAGATTAAGTTGTCCTAATACTGCCATGGAAACATTATACATGTTTTTGTCAAACATTTCATGATAGCATAATTGGCGTCTAGTGATCATATAATCTCTTTCTTGAAGTTTAGACATGTGACAATAGACTACCCTAGTATCTAAGAACTTGCGTCCGTGATATCTAATGGTTGGAAGATCCTTATCTGGCATTTCATAGTACGATATTCTTCCTTTAAGTAGATCCTTAAGCACATTCACACCGTGTTCATTAAGAAGAGTCTGAATTACTTTCTTACCACGACTGATTATTTCTCCGAAGTCTATCGTCTGTTCAGACATCAAATCTATAATGTGACCTAGTGTGTTAGGTGTATTAGTAATAGGAGATCCTGACAATAATAGAAACGGAATCTTGTTTTTATTTTTAATAACTGTCATAAGTTCTCCAGTATTGTTACCAAAGATATTATGTGCCTCATCAACGATAAAAATGGAATTATTGTAGCGAGATAGTCCGTTATAATTAATGACATTATCATTATAATTAAGAGAATAAAAACTGGTTGTGGAATGAATGAAGATATTCTCCGCAATGAAATCATCATTAAACAAATTCATAGCTACTCCCATATTATAATTGAATATTTTCAAGATGTTGATATTTGGCACCAAAATGTAAACTTTTTTAAATCTAGACGCCACCAAGGCGAATAACAAAGCGATAATGGTTTTACCTGATCCCATAATATGAAACAATAATACGCTTCTGTTTTCATCAATGATAGTTCTAACTAGATAGTCTAATGTTGCTAATTGATGAGGTAATATAGTAGGTATGCTATCAACATGATTCTCAAATAAATCTATGATTCCAGTATTCATTTAGATATGTTATATCTTCTATAAATATATGAGTAAATATTTACGGAGATGAAATATCCTCTATGAATATATATTGCAGATATTCATCACTAACATTAGCAAATTTCTTATGTCTATTGATGAAACTCTCTATATCATGACCGAATATTCTAGAATTAAAATATTTAGATATTTTCTGCTGAAATGTAGTTAATGGTAGAGTGACTACATTATCATATAATATATATCCTTTTTTGGAGAGATCAGACATTAATGGAATATGTTTTACAGAGCTAGATACTAGTAGCGTACCTATTTTGAGATAGAATGCAAAGTCCGGAATTTCCTCAGGTGTAGGATATAGTTTCATAATAGGAACATGATATTTTCTGTACCATTTTACCAACAAGTATAGAAAAGCGAATCTATATCTATTATTTTGTATTTTGTTATCCAATCCCTCATCCAATAACTTGACTTTATCGTACGCGTCATTGTTTTCAGCTGCCTCCCTACCAGACGGTTGAGAAAAGTGCGTTCTAAATCTAACAACCGCAATTCTTCTCATTAATGCATTATCTATTCTATCAAATACAGGCTTGTAATTAGTATCGATAATAATTGTTGCGTGATTTCTATTATTGATTTTATTGGAGAAACATGGTCTTCCAATAACACAAGGTTCTGTTAATTTTTTAATGTTATCAGATCTAATTTTCTTAGATCCACTGCATGCAAAATCTGGTAATTCGCTACAGAATACAGATCTTTTTAGATGCATATTAGCAATAAATGGATTAGGCCCTTTATCCAATACATCTGTTAAAATTGTCTGACCGGTTTCTACAAACAGGTCACCTATAGCAGATTTTAACAATCGCTTAGTTGTTGATTTTCCAGTCGCTGTTTCTCCAAAAAAGAATGTTAGACATCCTTTGGTAGCACCACATAAACAACTAGATAATGTTTTCTCATACAACTCTCTATTTTTTTTATTTTCATCCGTCAATGGTTGGATATCATTAATGATATTTACCAACTCTTCCATTTCTGGACTTCCTTCGATAAACTTTACATCATCGAATCTGAATCCAGTAGATACAGTACATGTATATTTTTTAGCTTCGTCTCCAGAATAAAACATTCCATCAACTAAATCCAATACACCATTCTTGAACGGAAGTTTATCTGGATAAGTATCTGTTTCTACAGAATCTACTAACATATCTCGTATATTGGCTTCTACTGTCTTTCTCTTTCTAGGACAAAGCAACTCGCTAGAATACTCTTTAGGCAATTGATGTCTAATAGAAAGAATCAGCTTTGTTATCAGTGGTTCCTCGTTATTAAATTTCCAGGAATTATTTATCCAAACTATATGATCTCCTCTCTCTGTTAGTAATACAGAGTTAGTATCCAATATTCTTTGTGCAATGTTAAATAGTTTGTTTCCATCTAATGGAACAATTTTAACTTTGCAACTATGTGGATTTCCAGTTTTATAAATTCTAATAGCACCATTTTCCAACGATAGTTGGTGTGGATTTTTATGCGATCGTTTTTTACACAATGCACACGGTGTTACATAATCTATAACTAGTGGTACCGTAGTGAAATTATTTTCATCTAGATCGTTAAAGTTTATTATAGAATTAACTAATATTTTCGAAACTCGTTTTATAGCATCCTCGAATGATATAAACCCTGGTTCCCACAATGAATCAGGTACTCTATCCTCTAAACGTCGTAATAGAGAAAAGTAACAACTTGACTCATTCATATCAACATATGTAAATAAGTAATCTTCTATATTTTCATGAGGTGGTTGCATTATATGAATAGTATCACAATTTGGATTTTTTCTAGTACCGACAACACGGAGAGTAGTTTTTCTCCTATATACAGCAGTATCTATAGATCTAGTTAGTGGATTTTCCGAATATCTACTCAATTCTAAAAGTGTTCTTTTCATAGCTATTAATGTATCCATAGTAGTATATGTATCCAAAAATATAATATGGAAACTCGTTTTTTCTCTATTCGTAGACTTAGTTAATGAAAAATTAGATCGCATAGATTTTATTACATTTTCGTGAATGGCACCACATTCTACAAACGCAAATCTAGCTACACAGTTAGAAACTTCAATAATAAAATCCTGTATGGCAGTTAAAAAATCTATTTCGTCTAGGCAGGCGTCTAAATCTACATCCATGAAAAATCTTACTATAGAATACGATTCCTCATCTCGTAAACTCTCGAATAGTGTACATTCTGGATTATTATCAATATATCTTGTTAACTCATCGCATTTGAATGCTTCCACGAATCTAGGATCTTCATTTTGTCTACATGCTGTTGGAACGCCTATAGTCTTGAGAACGAAGATAATATCATTACCTCTAATAGGCGTATCCATTTAGAACACAAGTTAAAATTTCACTAAAGCATTAATAAATAAACCCTTGAGCCCAATTTATTGGCTCCTTGTTGTCTAATTCCAGTAAAACATTAATAATTTCAAATGATCTATCTTTCTCGAATTGACGGTCTCTAGCAGCCGGATGATATCCAACTATAGTAGTTACTGGAGATTCTAACTTTGCACGTATATTTGAGAAATCTGTTTTACCCAAACAATAAAGAACACTGACGTGTTTAGATATGTGTTGTAATAATAGCTTTGAAATCTTATCCCAATAAATTGCGTGACTTTTAGTTTCTCCTAATTTACAACTTAAATAGTAATTCCATGGAATGACACCATCTATTATATTAAGATTATATCCTTTATAATCAACTACTCCTGTAAGTTTAGATATAGACGATGCGATTTCCTTAATTGATTTTTTTGTAAAATTTGGCGACTCGAATGCTACGCCAGTTCCATCTCTAGGATAAGGATCTATACCACATACACAAACTCGTTTATTTCTTAGAGGTTGTTTTAACTGGATAAAGAAGTTATCTGGAATAGGAGATGTATCATCTCTTAATAGCCAGTTTGCGACTTCGTTATAAAACTCTACCAACTGACTAATTATTGGTTCCCAGTCATTATGATAAGTAATAGTATATGGCGCATGTGATACAGACACTGTATTCATTATATCAGATCTGATACCTTTTTATACGTATCTAATACCTTTTCATTTTCCGAAATACCATTAAACCAGGCGAACACGAACGCCTTAAATCTATTTCGATTATAGCATAATCTTGTTAGATTTAATTCCTCAGTATCCTTAAACCTAACAATAGTTATAAATTTAGAAACGCTGTAATGGCTTCTAATCAGATGTTCCAGTAAATATTTTAAAAAGGAATCTTGATCGAAAATCATATCGTTAGTCGTTTGTCTAGCTACCAAGTTACGATAATCAGGAGACAACAGCGGATTAGTCAAATAGTTAGCATTTCCTAAAGGCGGAGGTACCTGCACAAATACCAATCGTTTATTCTTGAAAGAGTCAAATGTATAGATGTCATAAATAACAATCTTATCCGTGTGTATATCGTCAGATATATCTGTTAATTTAGAACACCATCTAACTTGTCTTCCGGCATCTAGAAATTCCTCAACATTGATATATCTACCACCTTGTTGAAAACTCGATTCCTTTAATTCTACACATAAGGATCCATATTTATCTGGAGTTACTAAATATTTAGAAAAAAATACATAGTCCTTTACTTTTGATAATTTTGATCGTATAAAGTTGTTGTGATTTCCCAAAAGTATAAATACTTCGTGATAATCATTATCGATTTTTGGATAATTATTATCTTTGACTATAAAAATGTCCATCAATATTGATATAAAAAAAATAACAGACTTACTCAACAGTAGTATTTTATTTCCAGATGATGTAAAAGAACTTCTGCAAGAAAAATATATAGTTTTGGAAAGAAAATCAAATGGTACGCCTACAGTAGCTCACATCTATAAGAATATGGCTAGATTTGATAACAAGAGTATATATAGAATAGCTAAATTTTTATTTATATCGAGACCAGATGTTATAAAACTTTTGTTCTTAGAAGATGTAGAACCTCTATTGCCAGACAAAAGTATTAATATATCTATGAATAATATAGAATATCAACAGTTAGAAGGTCCTATTGGAACAAAAATCGCTCTATTAGAATTATTTAATGCGTTTAGAACAGGGAGATCTGAACCTATACCATACTATTATTTACCGCTTAGAAAAGACATAAACAACATAGTAACTAAGTAAGTCTTCAACGTCTAAACCTTCGCATTTAATAGCTCCTCTATTTAGTTCAAAAAAGTTTCTTGTAGATGGCCTATCCTCCATTTTTGATGCTCCATTAATGAACTTTTTACTTCTATCAATAATTGTAGCAAAATCAACATTATCTACAAGTACAAATCCGTATTCACTAAACACTCTAACGATATCATTTTTTTTGATGATATATTCGGTCATGGGTGTAGACATTGTAGATGGATTATATACCAATATTCTATCATCTGCTATCTTTTCTACAGACATGTAATTTTCGCTACTTGGTAAATTCTTATGAATTATAAACGTCTTTTTATCGGTTAATTTTGATAACTTGTCACCGTCCATAGTAGTAATCAATACTTTGCCTCCAGACGCTGTTAATTCTGATAAGTTATTCATGACGGTGGAATAATGTCTCGGATGGAAAGAATAATGAATAGCGAATTGCCAGTCTATGATATTAAACTTTCCAAAATAGAATACTTCTCTAACACTAGATACAAATGTTTCTGATCTAATAGTTTCTTGAATGTAATCGAATTTGTAATACTTGGTTTTAATACCAGAGTTTAGTTTATTATACCTTTCGTTTCCTCTAGCTATGGCATCCGCATCAGGATCTGTCGCTACTAACAATGCTATCTCTCCATAAAAGTATTTTTCCAAGTCTGCACCATTTCCAAAATCAATGGCTAATACCTTTCTTTTATTAGAATCATCTAAGAATGTTTTGGAACAATACATAGAAATAAGAAGAGTCTTTACATAGTTTGATAAAATCCCCAACGGCCCTCTAGTTCGTTTATTGGTAAAATAACTAACTTCTGGATTTAGTCTAAATTTATCGTTATTTGCATATTGATGACCTATATCAGACAGTTTATCCTCGTTAAAGACATTTCCAATTTTAATACTTTGATCTCTCAGATGTTCTACTACAATATTATGTTGATTTCCATAATAGTCTTCTGTATTAATGTACTTCATAGTTTTATCTATTCTAGGTTTAAGTATCTCTCCATTTACTAGGAATTCGGCTATAAACTTGATAGGCACAACTATAGACTTGATACCCACATCATTATGAGTATTAGTAAATCTCAAACAATAAATATTATTTAGGTAGTCAATTCCGTTATATAAAATAATCTTACCAGAACCATATTCTTTAGGAAAGCCTTTATCGTTACTAAATTTCTTATACTCTACAAATATAGATGACTCTCCAAATATGATTGGTTCACTAGACATATATCTAAATACTATATTTACAGTTTGGTCCACGGTATTTTCATTTTTTATTTTAAAATCGGTATTGGACTTTGATCCCTTCGAATAGAACAAAATAACGCCTTCTGGCTGCTTTGGTAAATATGTTGATAGCATATCTACGACTTCACTTGATGTAGTAAACGGACCCTCATATTTTTTTGACTTGAATACTATCCTATCACAAATATCTACTAGTTTACAATCAACATAATTACTCTCTTCTAGTCTATCATTGATTACAGGCTCTATTAGCTTAATAAGATATACAGTCCAGATTTTATCCTTGATTGCCTCACCAAAAACTACTACATCTGTATCTATTGCTCGCTTAATAGGATATTTAATAATATAACCTAGATGTGTAAAATAACAATATACCCCCTTTGCAGTAATTCTAATAGTGACAGGAACACCATCAGTCTTAGTTACAGCATATAGATTTTCCAGGTCCAACCCTACTATATCTTGTTTAGGTAACATAAACGTCTTTATAGGAGAGTTAATAGGTGGAAAAAGAATCACATTTTCTGGAGATGCCATGAAGATATGTCGTATTACTGTAGTTAATTCCTTTATTAGATCATCATATGGGTCTTTTTCATCTTCTCTAGGTGTGAATTCTATTTCTAGCGATGTATTAGGTTTTGATTTTGGATGATTAATTGCATGTAATAACGAACTTTTAGACTGTGCACCTGAACCCAGAAAGTATTTTAGTTTAAAGTCTATTGTAAAGTTTTTAGTTTTTGCTTGAATAAGGTTTACCAATTCCAACTTAATAGAGGATCCATATTTCTTGTAATCCAAAAATATATGTCGTTCCTCTGTAGAAAGCCTCAACAAACATTCTTTATGAAGACGAGTTTCCGTTACTAATGTTTTCTTTTCCCAAACTATGTTATCTATAGCATCTACTAACTGTACGTTTTTTACATCTATGCCATGAACTTTAGACAATGGAATCTTGGTTCTAATTTTAACACCTTCCTTATTAGTAACGGTAAATCGAATAAACGATTCCTGAATAGTGGATATATTTACTACATTAGTCAAAGTAATCAATGGAGGCTTAATAAATACTAGTTCCAATTCATTATTTACTTCGTATGCGGTGGAATTCTGCTCTAATTCAGATGCATTCTTTGCTAAAGCTTCTATATACGTAGCAATAGTAGATAATGATATTACTTTCGCATCCATATCGTGTTTTATTATAAACAACTAGTTTTTTTTCATTTACTTAACAAGCGTCTTTTATATATTCGTAATCTATGCCTTTAGCTAGAGCTATTTTAAGCTTTTCTGTATCTCGACTGATACGAGCATCTGATCTATTGCGATATTTTTTTATAAATCGTTTAAGCTTAGGAGAAGTCCTTATATATTCACAAATATCCTCTTTAATAATATCAGCACATGCCAATTGTTCTGCTATACGTGATGCATGAATCTTGCATTCATCTTCCGATATCTGAGTAAGATCCAGATCCAAATATTCAGAAGCTTTATAATTATCATATACAAAATCAATCATAAACTGTCCATCCTTATCAACAGAGAAAATAGTATTTTTAGGATAGTACTTAAATATAGACATTATCAATGCCATAATATCTAACGTGTTTAACTCTCCGAAAAAGGCGGTCATAGCGAGTGACTTCATACGTTTATCCATTTATCGATCGTGTAATTATTTGTGTAAAGATGGATCATATCATCCATCTGTTGAAGATTTAACGTGTTTTACAACTATAGATAGAAATTCATCAAATGTAGTTTTAGATACAACATCTAAAAAATTTTTATCTTTTACCATTTCTAAAATAGTTGTTGCCATATATGCACTTTTTGAAATGGATGGAGTATGACCTACTACCTCCGCCGTTTGCTTAATCGTTAGTGTTATAATTTTTTTTGGTGATGGAAGAGGAGATATAGATTTTACATTAGTCCAAAAATTATATAAAAATGTGTAATTAACTCCATATGTTCTCAGATCCTTGATTCGAATACCAAATTGTTTGATGCATTCATATACCTTTCGTTCACTAAGTTTGTTAAAAAGAAACTCCTCAGGACTGGAATCATCAGTCAATTTCAATAGTGGTTTATATAGCCTATTTGACTTATGAACTACAAATTCATGTGAAACTTTATCTTTTCCTACAAACTTGATAACTATTTCATCGGTATTCGTTTCTATATGTTTGTTTTTTAGTGTTAATAATCCTACTGTCTCATTCTCCTTAAGATACTTCATTTTACCAAATCTAATAAAAAACATAGTTTCCATTAACATGAAAACTGCCAACTGGTAATTGGAATCTGTAGATGATTTTTTTATATTTTTGTTTATAAAACAATTAATCTGTTTCATGACATTATATACTCTAACAAAAATAAGATCTCTTTTAGAGTTACGATTCTGCACGTGCATTTTTCCGTAAAAGTACTGCCTACGTCCTTTTGAATCACTTCCTACAAAAATTAATCTAGTCAATGCATCCTCCCACGTTTGTTCATACACTATTACGTCAGTTAAATGTGCAGGAATCTTAATATGTTGTAAAACATCATACGCTGGATTATCGTCAGATACAGGATTTGAAAATCTATTATCGGTAAACAGTTTACCGTCTTTATAAAAAAGTGCTCGCATTTACTTCTTACAAGTTTTACCTTTTTTACGAACAACTTTGGATTTACCCTCAGTGGCTAGATCAGCCAATATAGTAATAGATTTACTCATAGAAGTGAATTGTCTTGCGATACCAGACGCCTGAACATCCTCCAAAACTGTTGATACTGCAGAGATTCTTGTAATAATATTCTTAAGATCTTTGATAATATTGTCGGTAGCAACCTTTAGATCTGATAGGTCGCTTCTAGCACTATGATTTTTTTTAGCTCCTGCGTTCTCCATATCATCATCAGTATTATCGTCAAGAGCCGCATTCTCTACAGCTTCTACAATGTCTTCAATACATGGAGATGATGAGGGAGGTGGTGAATTCTCTTCAGTTGTTTGATGATATTCTTCCAAATCTTCATCCTTTTTGGCTGATCTTTTAGTAGCTGCTGTCTTACGAGGAGCAGCAGCTCGTTTTGTCTTAGGTTTAGTAGCTGGAATAATTACATCTTCTGGGAAAATATCCTCGTTTTTATCTTTATTCTCGGCGCTATTTTTTAGATGAGCTCTGATTTCTGCCATCTTTGTGAAATTGCCAGTATCTGATTTACTAGTAATTGACCACGCCATAACTTAAACTCGACGGCTATTACACGATCACAATGAAATAATTTATAACTATTGCGTGCTTTCAATTTAACTCTCAAGAATCTTTGTATTTATTTTCATTTTTTAAGTATAGAATAAAGAATCTATAAAAACTAAAAAAAATATGCATCATAAAGCAATTTACTAGTTGTTTGTAACTTTAAATGGACTCTAAAGAGAATATTCTAATCGAGATCATTCCAAAAATAAAATCATATCTACTGGATGCGAATATAAATCCAAAATCATACGATGACTTTATCTCACTCAACAAGAATATTTTTGTTATTAATCTTTATAACGTATCGACGATAACCGAAGAGGATATTAGATTATTATATACTACGATAGAACAAAATATTGACGCGGATGATCAAACACTAGTTGCTATTTTTTCGTATATAGGCTACAAATTCGAACAAACTGTTAAAGAAGAGATTGATACGAGTTTATCATTAAATGATAAGAACACTACAGATGAAATGACTTATAATCTATACGATCTTTTTTTTAACACATTGGATATGTATTTACGGCAAAAGAAGATTAGTATTCTAGTAAATGATGATGTTAGAGGAGACGTAAACGTTAGTTATAAAAATAGTGACTTGGTTTCATCTTTTAATGCCGAATTAGAACCAGAAATCAAGAAGATACCGTTTAACATGAAGAATCTGTTGCCATACTTGGAAAAGAATTTGGACCAACTAAGATTTTCTAAAAAATATTTAGACTTTGCATATCTATGTAGACATATCGGTATTCCAATATCCAAGAAAAAATATAATGTTAGATATGTGTTTCTTTATAAAATAGACGGATTATCAATTCCTATTATAATTAAGGATTTTTTAGATGTCAAGTACGTATATTTGGAAAACACGGGAAAAATTTACAAGAATTCGTTTTCAGAAGATCACAACAATAGTCTTTCTGATTGGGGTAAAGTGATCATACCTCTATTAAAGGATCGTCATCTGTATAGTTATATCTTTCTATCTAGTTATCATCTACATAGTTACTATACCGAGCTTGTTACAAAAGATGAACCAGTGTTTGTGAAGAAGAAGCTAGATATTATAGAGATCGATGAACCAGATTCATGGAAAAGAGATGTTAGAGTGGAATTCACACCATGTGAACATCAAATTAGATTGACAGAAGCCATGAAAGTGGATGCTGACTATTTTACTAAAATTAATAACTTTGCTAATGATTTTATTTTTTATGAAGATGGTGTTGCATATTGTAACGTGTGTGGAATAAATATACCCATATTTAATTTAGATGCGGCAGACGTTATTAAGAATAATGTTATAGTTTCCACTTTTAACAAGACAATATTCTTGAGCGAACCATATAGCTATTTCGTACATAGTCAGCGCTTCATCTTTAACATTATTATGTCATTTGATAATATTATGAAGTCACAAACCTGGGTAATGAAATACAACATCAACAGACTTATTCTTAATTTTCTCATCGATATAAACTCCAGACGACAAGAATATGAAAAAAAGTTTTCTTCTGAAATTAAACGAGGTCTGTTCTTTCTTCGTTTGTCCGCTAACTTGTTTGAGAATCAGGTATCGTCTACAGAGTTATTTTATGTTTCTAAGATGCTTAATCTTAACTATATAGTCGCTCTAGTAATTATTCTTAATAGTAGCGCTGACTTTATAGTTTCTTATATGAAATCTAAGAACAAAACTGTAGAAGAATCAACTCTTAAATACGCAATCTCGGTAGTTATATACGATTTCTTGGTAAAGACTAGAATTTGTGAAAAGGGATCCTTAGACACTATTGTCTTATTTACCGATGTATACACTTCTATAATGCCAGAGGAATTGGAATTACATTTTCAGAGAATCACGTTAGAACTTAGAAAACTTGTCTCAATTCAGCGTTCGGCATTAGAACCAAATTACGACGTAGAAAGTCGAGGAGAAGAGCTTCCGTTATCTGCATTAAAGTTTTTCGACACCAGTACAATTATAGTTAAGACAATGACCCCAGTACGTACATGTATCGAACAGAAAATTGTTTCTCCTACTCCATCTGTAGAACCAACAGACGAATCTCTTAAAAAGTTCAAAGAATTAACATGTGATGAAGATATTAAGATATTGATTAGAGTTCATGATACTAACGCCACAAAATTAGTGATTTTCCCAACACATCTAAAAATAGAAATAGAGAGGAAAAAAATAATTATACCACTTAAGAGTTTGTATATCACTAATACGCTCAAGTATTATTATTCCAATACTTATTTATATGTTTTTAGATTCGGGGATCCAATGCCATTCGAAGACGAACTCATGGATCATGAACATGTACAATATAAGATAAATTGTTACAATATTTTAAGATACAATTTATTACCAGACAGTGATGTGTTCGTATATTTTAGTAATTCATTAAACAGAGAAGCATTAGAATATGCGTTTTATATCTTTCTGTCAAAATATGTCAATGTACAGCAATGGATAGACGAAAACATATCTCGGATTAGAGAGTTGTATATGATTAATTTCAATAACTAAATGGAGGCGAATAAAACTCCCATTATTGTTGTACCAGTTATTGACAGAAAACCATCAGAGACATTTCCCAATGTTCATGAACATATTGACGATAAGAAGTTTAACAATGTGGAAGATGGCGATGTAATCAGACCGGAAAAACTCATAATAGTTGCGAAGGATGATCCTGATCATTATAAGGATTATACGTTTATACAATGGTCAGGAGGAAACATTAGAAATGACGACAAATATACACACTTCTTTTCAGGATTTTGTAACACCATGTGTACAGATGAAACGAAAAGAAATATCGCTAGACATTTAGCACTATGGGATTCTAAATATTTTACCGAACTCGAAAGTAAAAAAGTAGAATATGCAGTTATTGTAGAAAATGACAACGTTATTGAGGATATTACTTTTCTTCGCCCCGTCATAAAGGCAATGGGTGAAAAGAAAATTGATATCCTACAGATGAGAGAACTCATTACAGGTAATAAAGTTAAAACCGAGTTAGTGATGGAAAAAGATCATGCTATATACACATATGCAGGAGGTTATGATGTTAACTTATCTGCTTATATTATTAGAGTAACAACAGCCCTAAACATCGTAGATGAGATAATAAAATCTGGAGGTCTATCTTCTGGATTTTATTTTGAAATAGCCAGAATAGAAAATGAGATGAAGATTAATAGACAAATTATGGATAACTCTGCTAAATATGTAGAACACGATCCTCGACTCGTGGCGGAACAACGCTTTGAAGACATGAAGCCCAATTTCTGGTCTAGAATAGGATTAGCAGCTGCTAAACGCTATCCTGGTGTAATGTATGCATTCACTACACCACTGATTTCATTTTTTGGATTGTTTGATATTAATGTTATAGGCTTGATTGTAATTTTATTTATTATGTTTATGCTCATCTTTAACGTTAGATCTAAACTGTTGTGGTTTCTTACTGGAACATTTGTTACTGGATTTATATAATCTTATTCTATACTACTAAAATTAGAACACCAATGTGGTTCCATAAAATAACCGCTATATCCTAATTCATTTAACATCTCATTACCACAAGTAATTACATTATTAGACTTGTGTTTTATCAAGTACTGACAAAATTGTTGAGCAGAAGGATCGACCTTTGCCGCCTTTTTAACCATCCATGCATCACCTGTACCACGCCTAATAGCTTGTGGTAGATATGTTTTTCTATCCAGTCGCATAGCTATAAAATAGGCGCCGAAATCGATACATCTAAATTCTAATAGATCATCACTTCCAGCGGCTAGAAGTCTACCTCTATCACTTTCTAATTTTGTTTTACTATCCGTTAGTGATTTCCAATCACTAACCGTATTTTTAATTCGCATATATTTAGTTAATTCATTAAAGACTGGATTATCAGATGTCTGAAACCAGAGCAATAGCGCGCTAATAGCCAAGATAATAACAAAGAATATAACTGTTGATTTCTTGGCTGCTTGTACGCCTTTTATAGCCTTTTCTCTAACGTATTCTAAATTGCACGCATTTACGGATAAAGTAGTTTTATCCATTTGTACGTTATAAATGGATAAGAAAAGTTTGTATAAATACTTACTGCTCCGTTCAACTGGGGATATGAGCAGAGCTAAATCTCCTACTATAATGACACGAGTAACCAACAACGTATATTTGGGAAATTATAAAAATGCTATGGAAGCACCATTATCTGAAGTTAAGTTCAAATATATTTTAAATTTGACGATGGACAAGTACTCGTTCACTAACTCTAATATTAATATTATTCATATACCGTTGGTAGATGATACTTCCACTGATATTAGTACATATTTTGATGATATAACCGCGTTTTTATCTAAATGTGATCAACGAAATGAACCAGTTTTGGTTCATTGTGCTGCGGGAGTAAATAGAAGTGGGGCTATGATTTTAGCATATCTAATGTCTAAAAATAAAGAATCGTCTCCTATGTTATATTTTTTATATGTATATCATTCTATGAGAGACTTAAGAGGAGCATTTGTAGAAAATCCATCGTTTAAAAGACAAATAATAGAAAAATATGTAATAGATAAGAATTAAAATTCTTCTGTTTCTTCCATTTCCTTGATTTTTTGAGATGACATCTTATCAGATAGTTTTCTTTCCATTCTCATCAGAAGACCTAAGTTAATAAAGTATTTGTAATATCCAGTTCCTATATTTGGAACCTTGCTAAAGAAGTGGCAGCTACTATTATCACTAATGGGTTCTGACTTTTTATGAAGAGCTGCGTTCAACAAGGCTTTATTGTCTCCGAATGTAGCTCTCTTAAGAGTACTAGCCGCGCCAAACTTAAATTTATTAACTGATTCTGGTTCATAACTAGCGCATAATAAACTAGCGAGAAGATCACAAGGTTGATATAGATAATCGAATCCTTCACCGTATGTGTTTAACATGGCTTCGCACAAATATCCACGCGCGGCCTCAATTCCGAAGATATCGTATGTGTTCCAGACTCCAGGATACACGATGACATTTTCTAAATCGAAGGAACCTAGTTCTTTTAAATTCATAAGTTCTACGGTCATTCTATTGAGCTTTTTTGTTTGATTGAAGTCGTCATATCCCATATAATCAGAGATGGGAATCTTGAATTTACTAATCTTTCCTTTGTTAGCGGCTCCAGGTAGAACCATCATAAACTTACTAAGATTCAATTCCTCAGGTTCTACAAAATTTAGATAGATTGTGAATCTGATATTATTATCGTCATCGATAAATGTCTCCATTCCCCACTCCTTTACAATTACGCTAAAGGATATAAATCTTTCAATCATATATTCAACTACTAATTCGGTAATCTCTGCTCTCTTAATATACAATCTATTGACGACTATGTCCACTACATATCTATCCTTTTCTTTTCGAAGAGTAATATTCGGATTTAGTTCTCCAAGACAAACAAATTCGAAATTAATCTTTACGGATTGAAGTTTAGAAATATCATCAGATACCAGTGTAATGATTTCAGTTTTGTTCTTGCTTAGATTAGTCAAGTTATTGAACTCATTAAAACCCAGTTTTTGTTTCACTGCACCACTCTTTTCAGTAGTATGAAAGCTAGACAATGCCTGTTGTGTAAATTTCTCAGACAGTACTTGGGCAGATATGATTCCTATAGGCGTACCTCCTCCAAGAGTATAATTAAGTTTTTCGTAAAACTTTTCAAAGATAGTAATAGCCGTCTCCTTTGTGATTCTAATTCTAGAAGGATTCAGATGTGTCAAAAAGATATACTCTATAAAATCTATATTGGATACTGTAAAGAAATATTTCTCTCTAACATCGTCGATAACGCTATGAATCATATCATATAGATCTTTAACTTTAATAGCTTTATCCTCTGTAGTGGGTTTAATAAATACTAGAAAATTAAACGGAGCTAATGTTTTCTTTGCAAGCTTTTGTTTCTGAGAGTATACGAAACCCTGTTTTATTTTACTCCACAAGGCACTGATTTCTAAATACCACGTCATGGACTCATCTGGATAGATGAGATCAACCGGTTTACACACAGATCCTAGAATTTTAGTATAATTAGCAGCGTACTTGATAAGCGTATTACCAAGAACTACTTGACCATATCCGTCGACCACCATATCTTCCATCTTTTTAATGATTTTTCTAGCCAGTGTTCCAGTACGAGAAGTTTCACAGACGATGTCCGTAGATTGAGATCTAGCAACTAACATCGAAAAGTAATATTGTGATCCAGTCAATCCCTTCGTTAAAGAATTAAGAATATAACCTCGTCCTTCAGGATCTTTTGAGTCTGGAAGATAGTAAGGTAATACTCGTCCTAATACTCTAGTCTCAGCAGGTTCACCATCTATTCTTTGTTGTCCATAAGTTCCAAGAATATACATTAGTTCTGTGGGATTAACTTTATAGCCCGCTTTTGCCATTTTCAAGAGATTATTGTCTGGATCGTCAATCAATGTCTGTCTCATGTATTCTTCTATTTCTCTGATATTAAGATTTGTGAGATTGGATAACATTGATTCTACATAGTCTGCTTCCAACGTCTTAGATAACGGAATTATCTTTCCATCTCTTACATCTTTAAGATATTTTGTATAGGCTTCTTTGATAAGTTCTATTTTTTCTACGTTAATTGCCTCCAATTTATTAGTAAATGTAGAATTTGGTCTCAGGTCTTTAAATGTTACTCCAAATCCATATATAGTTAAATAACGTTTAAAAACATATGACGACTTAATAATAAAATTAATCCCTTCAACGTTTGACTTATGATCTGATAAGAGACCAGCTAATGATAAATGTCTCATGGCAACAACAAAGTTACTATCTACATCATTGGCTATGATTTCTCCATCCTTTAATAGGCCTGGGTAGTTAATCTTTTCACCTATCAAGTAAGTATAAATATCTCGACCACTAAATTTACATTTACCTTTAGTATCAAAATCCTTTCCATATTTTCCCAAGATGTTTAATACTTCATCTAAACAAAGATCTTCAATTCTAAACAACGAATACGCGGCAACTATTTCATCTTGTATAGATCCATAAACAGGTGCCCCATGAATATCATGTTTTAATAGCGTAGTTGGATACATGAGAATACTTTGCTCAATTACTGCCTTAGGATTTTGTTCTAGAATCATCCATTCTTCATCACCATCGAAATCAGCGTTCTGAGAGTTTGCAATACCCGGGGATATCCTGATAGTGTCTCCGTCAGTAGCTCTGATCGATGAGGCGATTACATTGTATCGATGAAGAGATGGCTGTCTACCAAAAATGATACTTGTATACTCTCTAACTGCAATTTCTACCCAATCTCCGGGTAATAAATGTATTTTATTTTTAATGAACTTTCCTTGGCGAATCCTAGTTAATTGGTTCAATCGTTTATTAAAGTAAAATTTAACTTGATTGGATGACAATAGTTCTTTTACCTTATCAACCGTAAACGCGTTTACAAATATCTTTTCTGTAAGTGTATTTCTAATGTATCCGGGCATGCCTACTTCATTAATAGTAATGGATGTACTGGGACCTATTACAGATCTGGCTGTTTGATCTTTTCTTCTAGCGACGATATAGCTTCTAATCATATTATTTTTGCCAGATGTGATATATGATAAATTAATGCTGGTAGTGTTATTCGAAATAATTTTAATATCATCATATTCGATAACCGCCTTCTGTATAACCTGTTCATCCGCATTCAAGTTACAGTTCTTAACAATCATACCCAATAAGTACGTTAATTCATTCGTCTCCTTTGGAATACTATCTATCCAAAAACTTATAGCGGGTCTAATAATTAACGGAGGGATGGGAAAGTATTCAGTGTAAAATAAGTTAGCTGGATATTGATGAATCTCTAATAATGGCCAAAACTTTTCATGAATCGAAATCAATTTTTGATAGATGAGAGAATTTGGAACGGTAATATCATCCAACTTATTGACAAAACAGACCTTTTTTTTTGAAAATGTGATTTTTTGATACGGTTGCATACATTCACTGTTCCAACATGACTTCTTCTTGGATAATATCTTATCCTTTAATTTCCTAAGGGAGCTACCAGATAACTCTTTTAAGTTAATATCATCTGAATACGGTTCTCGTGAACGCAACAATCCACAATGAATACATATATGATTCAGTAAGCGAATAATTTCTGAGATAAATTCCGGTTTAACTATATGGGTTTTATAAATACTCACTTTACCCCAGTGTCCAAAGCATTCCAATTCTGTTTTTCCACAAGTCTTACATAGTGCCCCATCCATAGCTCCTAGTCTACCATCTTTAACAGTACCGATATCATCATCGTTTCTAACGTGACTAATAACGATATCTGTAGCATTAATCTCTTTTTGATCGTATAAGCTATAAGTAACCTTAGAGATTACAGCCATTTTTATCAAGTCAGTTTCTTTTAATGAAACGAATGTATAACAATCAATTTTCCCTTTTTATTATAACTATAAAAATAATAGTTATATTTACACTTTAAATTTTTATCATGACGGACGAACAAATTTATGCATTTTGCGATGCCAATAAAGATGATATACGATGTAGGTGTATTCACCCGGATAAAAGTATAGTACGAATAGGACTGTATACAAGGCTGCCGTATTATTGCTGGTATGAGCCTTGTAAACGAAGTGATGCATTATTACCAGCGGCGTTTAAAAAAAATATATCCAGATGTAATGTTTCAGATTGTACTATTTCGTTGGGAAATGTTTCCATTATGGATAGCAAAATGGACGTGAACAATGTATGTGGTTCTAAACGTCTGACCACTGAAAATATAGCTATCCGTTATCTGAATCAGGATATTAGATATCCTATTATAGATATAAAATGGCTTCCTATGGGACTTATTGCATTGGCCATTTTAATTTTTGCATTCTTTTAAAAAAAATAATGTAGATAATAATTATTCTGCTACTGGAATGACTGATCTATCCGCTATCTCTATTCCAGTTACCATGTTATTGCGGAAAAATCTAACAATTTTTAACGGCATGTTAGGACGATAGAGAATCTTAACAACTATTTCTGTTTCTAACATTTTAGGAAGACGGAGTGTTTTTTTACCATCACCTGTTTGTAGTACACTGTTGACTACATTGGTTTCAGTCGCATCTAATCTAACAAAACTAGGAAATAAATCAGATATTACCATATCTATGTATAGAAAATTTACCGGAAACCTATTATGACCTTTTTGAAGAAATGATGTTATGATTATGGGCTCTCCATAATCATCATCTATAGGAGTATAATTTACAGATGACTCGTTAAATACCTGAAATACAGTCTTCATAGAATCTATTTTATGCCTAACAGTTATTAACGTAACCAAATCATTATACTCTATTTCAGTAGTATATCTAGATATCACATTTCTACTTATTACCGCGTACGGATCTCTTGCTATTTCTGTTTTTAGGCATAGAATCTTTGCTAGATATTTTACGTTGTACTGGTTCATTACTAACCTTTTCTGTTGATGTTGTTGGAATATTTAAGAAACGAAATATAGACTGTTGTAGAAATAATACCTTTGCCTTAATAGTAGGGAATGTTTTATTACAATATACTGTTCTCAACATAAAGAACATATGAAAATAGTCATATTCCTGATTAGGATAATCAAAGTTTACAACAACTCTGTTGCGGACGATCTTATTAAGGTAGTACATCTTTTTTTCATAATTTATAGCATCTGATCTAGTGACACGAGTGAGTCGCATATTCTCACCCGTGTAAATACTTAACAGCCGCATTTCAGCAGAATATGAAGGAGCAAATGGCTGCAACATTTTATTACCATGTGGTATGTAAAAGTCCTTTATCCATTGATCTGGAAACGGACATCTCCACTTAAGACTAGATGCTACAGGATTTAAAATACTAACCATCATATTTTGTAGCGCGTAATTACTTAGTAGATCAGCCGTACTTGGTTCACTTCCTCCTCGTTTTGACCGTACATCTGAAATCAAAATAATCTTAGAAGGATGCAATTGTTTTTTGATTGTTCTTAGATAATCTTCATCAACAAACCGAGTCACTAGATTCACGTCACGCAACCCATTTAAAACTGGGTCATGATGACGTCCATCAATTAGCATCCATTTGATGATTACTCCTAAATTATAGAAATGATCGCGTAGATAACGTATATGCGTACCCGGAGCCGATCCTATATACACTACCGTGGCACCATCCAATATACCATGACGTTGTAGCTTACTAAGAAAAAATAATTCTCCTAGTAATAGTTTTAATTGTCCCTGATATGGGAGTTTTTTAGCAACTTCGTTAGCACTTTCCGGTTCGTACTCTAATTCATTATCTATTTCCTCAAAATACATAAACGGTTTATCTAGTGATACAACATCCATTTTTAAGTATTATATTAAAATTTAATCAATGTTTATTTTTAGTTTTTTATAGAAAAATATCATTCATCGATGTAGCACTTTCTACATACGGATTGATACATATCTTTACCACCAATTACTTCGATCGCAGTTTCAGATCCCAGACGTTTAGAAAACGATGCCTCTTTAAAACACTTCATACATACTGCTGTCAGTTTTACTACCATTTCAGATAACGGAATAAGATTCGAAATAGTCGTAAACGGCTTGCGTTGAAATGTTCCATCTAATGCTGCCACTATAACTATTTTTCCATTGTTTGCCATGAGTTCACAAAATTCTACTATGTCAGGAAAGAATTGTCCCTCATCTATACCTATCACTGAGAAATTAGCAACTGTGTCGACGATAGTTAGTAAATTAGTGGTTTCCGTTGCAGAGAAATTATTTCTATCGTGCGTCCATAATCCTGTTCCGTATCTATTATCATTAGAATATTTTATGGTTATGCATTTATATTGTGCTATCTGATAACGTCTAACTCTTCTGATCAGTTCTGTACTTTTACCAGAAAACATAGGACCAATTATCAACTGAATATGTCCTCCGTTCATAATGACGATAAACATTAATTATTGTTCACTTTATTAGACTTTAATATATCCATTACGTTAGAAAATACTATATCGCGACGAGGATCAATGTATCTAACAGGATCTATGTTTGGTACGATAGATGACTCTTTTTTAAACCGCATCATACTGACCACAAAGTCGAATAAATATCCTTTATTAAGTTTGACTCGTCCATCTGTAGTAGCAATAGGAACCTTATTAAATAGTTTTTTAAAATCTTGAGTATCTGTGAATTTTGTCAACTGTCTATATTCTTCTGAAAGAGATTCATAACAATGACCTACAGCCTCTAGTTTATTTTTTGATTGTATCAATAACAATAATAGAAAATCTAGATATTGTGTAATTTGCAATATATCAGACAATGAAGCTTCATCGTCTTGACTAGCTAAATACTTAAAAAATGAATCATCATCTGCTAAGAACATCGTCAATAGATACTGGTTGTGATCCATTTATTGATCGCAAAAGTTTTGTACAATCCTTATACACTATTGGTTTACTATTTATAGATAAAGCTGATGATTGAGTTGTCATCCATGGTAATCCATATATCATTAATTTATTATCTTCACATGCAAGAGTGGCGCGTCTTAATCTATCCATGGGATTAGGTATTTCTCGTTTAGGCATGAAGAACATAGTAAATTCAGATCTAAAAAATACAAATATTAGAATGAATACGATGAATACTTCAAATAAAACGATTAATCTGTGTTTATACACACTTAATAAAGAATGTTTAAACGTAGGCTCTATAAACACAGGACTAAAGTGTACATTAGGAACATTCTCCATTTATAAATCAATCCTTTGTCGGAATATCTGTTAGGGGAATATTCTTTTTAACACATTCCAATAGTCCAAGAAAATCGTTTAATCTAATAGGTTCTTGGAGAGGACTAGCACTATATGCTTCTAGTTCCTTATTAGTACTAAGTTTCTCTAGTTTATTTTTATTGGTGAATCCATAAATAGCGTTCAATCGCATAGATGTAGACGGAGAATACACATTTAGGATATTGATGCCTGCATATTTTGCAATCAGAGCCTTGTTATCTCCGATAGGAGTATACTCAGTAGACACTGATTCCATTTTCTCTTTATAAATATTAATCTTTTTACGTGTTTCAAAGATACACAAAATGGGTGATGATCCTTGACGAAAGATAACCATGTTCTTGTTCTTTCGTCTGTTGCTTTTCTTGGGAATAACTGCAGTCATATCTGTATTATTGATGATAAGAGGCATGACTTCATTGTTAGGATCCAAGAAATAGCTTTCAATTCCCTCGATAGTCAGCTTATCATCAGCTAGACCCAAATTGTTTCTTATGTTATACATTGTAGTAAACATTGCTCCTGTAATATTCTCATTAAGAATCAAATCCAATTCGTATTTTGACATAGTTCTAGGTACTATATTAAAGATGGAAAGCATTGATCTTGGAAATTTTGATTTTGCACCGGCAATAACCATTTGTAAATCATCATACTCCATCATGCTTCCTGCAAAAAATATAGTATCTTCTTCGATGAGATTTTCTAGTAGTAGACTCATTTAGAGAAGTTTTTTTTGTGATAAATGAATAGTCGTACCGATCTCACAAACGATAATAATATTGACAAAAATACAATCAAGCAAGATGAAAAGAATATAGGCAGGAATAAAAAAAATAGATTTGGAGATAATATCAAAAACGATAGAAATCTATTCGATGATGAAAACAATAGAAACAGATTCAATGATGTCAATAATAGACATAGACAGCCTAGACAACCTAGACAAGATAATAAATGCAAAGAAGACTCTGGAGATTTTATAAATATCAGGTTGTGTGCATACGAGAAAGAATATTGCAACGATGGATATCTATCTCCAGCGTATTATATGTTAAAACAGGTAGATGATGAAGAAATGAGTTGTTGGTCTGAACTATCCTCGTTAGTTAGATCCAGAAAAGCCGTGGGATTTCCGCTATTAAAGGCTGTTAAACGTATTTCTCATGGATCCATGTTGTATTTTGAACAGTTCAAAAATAGTAAAATTGTGAAACTGACTCCACAGATCAAATGTTTAAATGATACTGTTATTTTTCAAACAGTTGTCGTATTGTATTCTATGTATAAACGTGGAATCTTTTCTAATGAATTTTGTTTTGATTTGGTTTCTATTCCTAGAACTACCATCGTTTTTTCGGTTAATCAATTAATATTTAATATTTGTACAGATGTATTAGTGGTATTGTCTATTTGCGGCAATAGGCTATATAGAACAAATCTACCACAGTCATGTTACTTAAATTTCATACACGGACATGAGACAATTGCCAATAGAGGATATGAGCATACCAATTACTTTTTTGAGTGGTTGATAAAAAATCACCTATCGCTATTAACTAAACAAACATTGGATATTCTCAAGGTTAAGAAAAAGTATGCTTCTGGAGCTCCAGTAAATAGATTGCTAGAACCTGGTACACTGGTATATGTACCCAAAGAAGATTCTTATTTCGTAGGTATATCGCTCACCGACGTATCAATTAGCGATAACGTTAGAGTATTATTTTCCACCGATGGGTCAGTGTTAGAAATAGAAGATTTTAACATTAAGAATTTATTTATGGCAGGTGAGATGTTTGTTAGGACTCAATCTAATACCATCATAATATAACGTAATAAAAAATAGTTAATGCGATAACTAGAACCACAAACGACAATAACATATATATGTTTCTTCGTACTAGACGAACCGAAAAAATATAAATTACTATAAGAAACAATAGTATATCAATCAATAATCTAATCAGTGGTCTGAGTATCACAGGATAGCGATTCTCTAGACCATGTATAACAAAATCCACAAATTTTTCATCTGATATATTTTGTTCAATGATATCATCTAGACGATCTGTAATAACTTCCATGTTAACAATCTGTTAAGTTATTAATCTATTATATATTTTCAATTTTGCATATCAGTGGTAGCAATAACCATAGGAGAAGTTCTAAAAAATGTATCCATGTATGTAGTCCAATGGACATTTTCCTTATTTGCTAAGATGATTTTGATTTTATCATTGGTGGACGTGAATAACATACGCTTAGCGTAGTACATAAACAATGCGGCCAATATCACGACAGCGATAACTATCATATAGAATTGAACTCCAGCGCCAGTTGTTTGTTTAGGGGCTATTTGTGTGGTTGCCTTAGTGGTCAATTGCATCAACGCCTTTATAGCACAATTTCCCTTACTAGATCCGGTATTGATAAATTCCAAATTTGTTGGAGATCCAGGAGCTCCATAGCATTCGTCTATAATTACATTTTGGATCTTTAATTTGTTATCAACGATAGCACTAGAATTACAAGTCTGTTTCACGTAATTTTCAAAATCTCTAACTACAGTATTTACACTCGTTTGAATATTTAACGCCGCAGTAAACATAGCAGGTACATAGGCTTTCTGTTCTGGTGTTAATGAACTATATGTTTCTGTAGCAGCTGATAGAACAGCATCCAGCTGAGCATCAGCATCTGCAGAACACATATTTTTAACACTAAGGTTGCATCCATGATTTTGCCGTATATAAAAATTTCCAATTTCTATATCACATTTTGTTTGAGCGCTAGCATTAGCTTCTTGTTCTAATTTAGACGAGATGCGTTCGCTTAATGTGTTAACAGTTGTTTGGATACTCGCTGCAGCACCCATTTAAATAGCTACAATTAGTATCCATATTACCAAGAGAGATAATAAACTAATCAAATGTAATTTTATATCGAACGAGTGTTTTATATTATGCTGCACTACTTTTGTTCTATTGACTGGAACAGTTGAAAATCTATTACTGCCACTCAATCCACATGATAATCTTAATGAGGAAGTTTTATCCATCTGCAAGTTATTCACGCTCGTATTACATCGTACAATATTGCAAAGTCCTAAATTATTATAATTACGAGTTAGCAAGAAATTAACATTTGCATTGGAACATTCAGGATCCCAGCATTCTCTAGGTTCTGCGTGTTTTAATGCCTCTTCCAACTTAGTTCTATTCGGATAACTACATCTCATATATCGTTGCTTAAATTCAGCCGATTGCTGTCTTAAGATAAAGTCTAGCATATCTTTACTATCCTCTGTATTATGCGCGCGTAAATGGTGCAAAAATGATTCACATATTGGTGTACTAGCATCAGCGATACATAACTGTTGCATCTTATTATACAGATTTATTAACGATTGTTGACCCTCTGCAGTCTTATCGCTTCTATTAAATGCCGATCCTATCCATTGATGACATATGTTTGTGTCAAAAGTATCTCCACGACACCAATCGAATAAATCAACATCACATTTACTAGTATCGTGCATATCTGGCCAACATGATTCTAATACTGCATCATCAACATACTTGTCGAATATTTTTCCATCCTTCTTCCAGTAATGAGTACGATTAAAAGTGCGACAGCAATTGGGAGCAGTGCCATTATATCGTTCCCTCAGCAATGCAGAAAGACCTCCCGGTCCGGTGTTTACTATTCTAAACTCTGGATATGTTTTCTTTACTTTATCTTCTTTATTCTTTGCTAATGGTCCTATGTGTACATATTCTAAAAGTTTAGCAGGTGCTATTACATCATGCATTTTGTCAACATTTAATAACATTTCATCAGTTGGTATTCCTGGAGGAGGATCCCGTTTAGGAAGTGGCGCACTTACTCCACCACCCATATTTATCTCATTGAAAGTATCAATCTAAAAACGCCATAAAGATGTTAATCTTAAATGATTGAACTCTATCTGAAAACAACATTCCTAGAATATTATCATCATTATCCATTACAATCCTAGTTTCAAATACATTAACTCTCTTTTTAAATCCTCTTAGTTTATTAAGAGAAGAAATCGCCATTTTAAATGAAAACTTTTGAAGTTCTTGAGAACATTCTGTCATGGAATATTCTCTAGAGAATGCGTCTGTATTACCAGGAGTCTTCATAATAATATTGTCATCTTTAAACATAATCGCCAAATGTTGATACTGACTGATACACTTGATAAAGCCCAACAGCCATTCTAGATGAATGACTGTTCTTCCACAACACTTTTCTTCATATCTATGAAAGTTAAACACATAAGACTTGTGTTGATCGATACTTAGGGAAATACTGGTATCTGTCCTAATTGGCATCAATTCCTTGTTACAGTCTACGCTTACTATGTGGTAACTAGAAAGTTTTACTAGATTATTTTCCAAATCAGGTTCTATATCTATAATTGCATCATTGTGAAAACTACATAGACATGATTTTACCTTCGATACAGGGAGATTAAAGACAATATTCTCAGCACCCCTGTAGAACACAGATGCACTGAGTGGTATAATTGCCCAAATATTTACTGATCCACCCAAGGCGGCAAAAATATACATTAACTCATCTGTAGAGTCTACATTTATAGATACTTCTTCACTGAATTCTGAAAAATATGCGACAATTTGACGCAGTTTATCGATTTTTATACGGATGCTCATTTTAATTTTTTGTAAATTATTTAAAGTTAAATGGCTGCAGAACAGCGTCGGTCTACTATTTTTGACATAGTTTCAAAATGTATAGTGAATTCAGTATTAAAAGATATATCTATTAATACTGAATTCATAGAGTCGAAAGCTAAACAATTGTGTTACTGTCCAGCATCGAAAAAGGAAGCGGTAATTAACAGTATCTATAATTGTTGCGAATCAAACATACAAATAACAGACAAAGATCATCTATTAAGAGTATTAGACAATCTTAGATGTCATTCAGCTCATGTATGTAATACATCAGATTTTTGGAGACTATATAATTCATTGAAACGGTTCACACATACTATGTCATTCTTTAATACGTGTAAGCCCACTATCTTGGCCGCATTAAACACTTTGATAACATTGATTTTATCTAATAAGTTATTGTATGCCGCCGAAATGGTAGAATATCTAGAGAATCAACTAGATTCATCAAATAAATCAATGTCTCAAGAATTAGCTGAGTTATTGGAAATGAAATATGCACTTATTAATCTGGTACAATATAGGATTTTGCCAATGATTATGGGAGAACATGTAATAGTGGCTGGATTTTCTGGTAAAGAACCTATTTCTGATTATTCTGTTGAAGTAGATAGGTTGATGGAATTACCAGTTAAAACCGATGTGATAAATACAGCATATGACTTTTTAGCCAGAAAAGGTATAGATACTAGCAACAATATAGCAGAATATATAGCTGGATTAAAAATAGAGGAGATAGAAAAAGTAGAAAAATATTTGCCAGAAGTTATTTCTACAATTGCGAACAGTAATGTGTTAAAGGGTAAGAAATCATCAATATTTCCAGCCAATATTAATGACAAACAGATAATGGAATTTTCCAAGATGTTGGACATGGGTAGTCAATACTCTAAAGGATATAAAACCGATGGAGCAGTTACTAGTCCATTGACAGGCAATAATAATATTACAACATTTATACCAATTTCTGGATCTGATATGCAGAAGTTTACGATTTTAGAATATCTTTATATCATGCGAGTAATGGCCAATAATGTCAAGAAAAAGAACGAAGGCAAAAATAATGGAGGTGTGGTTATGCATATTAACTCACCCTTTAAGATAATTAATTTACCAAAATGATAAATTCTCGGAATCATATATTTTTATCCATCTATCATCATCTGTGAAATTTTGGCTTAAAAAAATATCTTTACCCAATAATCTTTTAGACGATATTTCTATACCTGCATTTTTATATGATCCGGCTACCAATTTAAAACAATACATTCTATCATTACCAAATCCGTACGGAATACCTAATGAAGATAATGAATAATCAGCTGCTATTTTCATAACTTGAATATTTTCTAACATATATACTTTTGTGCTAAGATATCCGTCGAAAAAATTGTCTAATGTGACTAAACGAACACCTTTTCTATAAGTAGATTCTATCACAAAGTGTTCTGATAAAATTGTGCCGTAATAAATCCCTGCGTGTTTTTCTATTGACGGATTCAAATGGCTAGTCAATGATATATTATAATTAATAAAAATAATAGAACCTCTAGGAGCGTATCTCTTAATAAAATCAATAGGATGCATTGTTAGTTTATATCCAATAGAGGTTGTACAGTTAGATTACGTTGAGGTTCTATTTGTGTAGATAATTTTAATCTACAACATCCATTTTTTACAGTAATCAGTACATCTTTCAATGATTTTTTTAGTATAATTAACGTATATCGTTCATGTGAAATATCTTTACCGCATGTAGAACATACTAGTTGAAAAACCATTTTTGATCTAGTAACCTATTTTTATTATATTATCACTTTTAATATTGGATATTAACATACTATCATTAAAGTAGAACGAATTATTGCTCAATAGTAGATTATCCTTATATATACCGAATATTATTGTATCACATTTTTCATTAACGTATCCAAAAATCGATGATATAGATTTAATAACATTGATATCTGATTTAGTATTATCAAAATCTATATACGATGACAATGTTTTAACATCATCAACACTTACTTCTCTACGTGGCTCTAATGCGTACATCAATTGACATTGTAATGGTATCGTTTCTAAATAAGATGATGATTTAAACTCGTTCCATTTTTCATCCAATGCAGAAAATATAAATTCTTGAACAGTGCATTGGTGTGGAGTAATATATGAGTAGACATCGTCCAAATTGGCATAATCGTTTATAAAAGTAATAATTTCATGCACGTCCACAGTTGATCTATTCTTCCTATAATAATTTTTAATCGCCAAACTAGTTACTATATTATCAATCGTAAAATCAGTAAACAATTGCATTTTCTTCAAGTTATTAAGCGTTATAGATGCTCCATATAGTCCTGGAAAGAAATCGCAACCATTCACTAATGCTGTTAATTTTGCTAAATAACTATCCTCAGCCGTAGGTATGAATTTAAACAGTTGAGTCAAGTTTTTTATCATCTTAGGATGGTTATCTACTGAAGCAAATAACATAGTATCTTGATCAGTGCTTATTATCAACGGCCATTCTCCTACACTAGATAAATGGTTTTTTGCCTCGATACACATAACAAATTCCGCATCTCGTGAGTCACAATAAAACAATGTAACGTGTTCATTATCGTTGAAATGCGATAAGATATCATTTAGTGATATTTTTATATTATCCGAATCGGATAAAAATATTTGAAATGTGAGTTTATCGATTTTTAATTGCAATTCTGCCTTTATTTCTTCTTCCATAAATCCGGTAGTATCTTGTAATTCGGATTTGCATTTCTCCAATTCTAATATCTTTCTATCCTTTGTTAATCTAGAAGATTCTCGCCTTTTGTCTCTAACAACTTGTTTAATTTTTATAGTACCTCTATCTATAAAGAGTGTTACATGACCTCCTTTTCTTATCCATCCATTTACATATTTTATGAATACAGTAGTTAACTCTTCTAAATTTCTAACACAATTAGCAACAGCTATATAAATACTCATTGTATCCACAAATATTCCATTATATATTTTGTGTGAATCATCCTCTAATAACGTCAGTGATTTATTTTCCAATAGTAACGATTTTAAGTTTTTGATACCCATAAATGAAGAACGTACTAATTATTTTCGGTAAACCTTATTGTAGTATTTGTGAGAATGTGAGTGAGGCAGTTGAAGAATTAAAATCAGAGTATGATATACTCCATATTGATATATTATCATTTTTTTTAAAGGATGGTGATTCAAATATGTTGGGCGATGTTAAGCGTGGAACTCTGATAGGAAACTTTGCAGCACATCTATCTAATTACATTGTTTCCATTTTCAAATACAATCCAGAAACAAAACAAATGGCTTTTGTAGATATCAACAAATCTTTGGATTTCACCAAAACTGATAAATCGCTTGTGAATTTGGAAAGTTTAAAATCGGAAATAGAAAAGGCAACCTATGGAGTTTGGCCACCGGTTACAGAATAAAATATTTTTTTAAGTATTTTGTTTATTGTCCCACTTCCTTTATCAAATAGATTTCGTAATATTTGATAATTTATTGGATCAGTTAGCTCATCTATGCATTTTTTAGTAACAAGTACATCGATCTTTTTGTTTGTTGTTATATGTGTCGTTGTATACGCCATAAATGTTACTTTTGAAAATCCGCAAAGAATTAATTTTGATCCAGTTATGGGAACTCGTTCTGTAGAATATGTATAAATATGAGGAGTATACTCCTTGAGGAGATATTCTATCAATTCATCATTAGCTTCTCGAATATATATATTTGTATCCTTTATAACAACTATACCTTTTAGGTTATCTCCTAATTTATAACATGGTCTTATACATTTAGAATATTTGTATAATCTAAGATAAATTAAATCCCTAAGGGTTGCATCTTGAAATTCCATACTTAATTCGTCTGATAAATCTACGTGTTCAAATACTTTAGAAATATATTGATGATATTTTCTATCTGGAAAGTAACTTATTAAGTCATCATACGAAATTTCAAATCCTCTACATAAGGACGATACTCTTTCCAACGATTCCTTATCTTCTGTAAGTAGGAATTTAGACAAATTGAACAAAATTAGATCTCTAAATGGCATCTTTATTATATTTTATTTTATTTTTGTTATTCGTGTGTATTTCTTATTATTTTACATATTATCCTACCAATAAACTTCAGGCAGCTGTCATGGAGACAGATAGAGAAAATGATATATTTAGAAAGCGAAACGAAGAAATACCTACTAGATCATTGGATGCAGCGATTTTTACTGATGCATCGACTGTTGTAAATGCTCAAATACATCTATATTATAATTCGAATATTGGTAAAATTATAATGTCATATAATGGAAGAAAATACACCTTTAATTTATACGATGATAATGATATACGAACATTACTTCCTATTTTACTCCTTAGTAAATGATAGTCTTACCGAATAAAGCTCGTATTTTTATCAATGATCGAATGAAAAAGGATATCTATTTAGGAATTTCTAATTTCGGATTTGAAAATGATATAGACGAGATCTTAGGAATTGCGCATTTATTGGAACATTTACTTATATCCTTTGATTCTACTAAATTTTTAGCTAATGCTTCAACATCTAGAAGTTATATGAGTTTTTGGTGTAAATCAATTAATTCGGCTACCGAGTTAGATTCAATAAGAACATTAGTTTCGTGGTTCTTTTCTAACGGAAAACTTAAAGATAATTTTTCCCTTTCTAGTATACGATTTCATATTAAAGAATTAGAAAATGAATACTATTTCAGAAACGAAGTATTCCATTGCATGGATATACTTACGTTTCTCAGTGGAGGCGATCTATATAACGGTGGAAGAATAGACATGATAGATAATATTGATATAGTTCGTGATATGCTAATAAAAAGAATGCAAAGGATATCAGGATCTAATATAGTAATTTTTGTAAAAAGATTAGGACATGGAACATTAGATGTCCTTAAACAGACATTTGGTTCATTACCTACGTGCCCGGATATAATTCCTTCATATATTCCAGTAAGTACAAACGGTAAAATAGTTATGACACCATCTCCTTTTTATACAGTTATGATACATATTAATGCTACATTAGATAATATTTTAGGAATAATGTATTTGTATGAAAGTTACCACTTAATTGACTATGAAACAATAGGTAACCAATTATATCTAACAGTATCCTTTATTGACGAAGCTGAATACGAAAGCTTTATTCGTGGAGAATCTATATTACAAATTAATCAATGTCAAAGTATCAATATGAATTATAATGATGATTATATGATGAATATCTATTTGAATTTTCCTTGGATATCACATGATTTATTTGATTACATTACACATATCAATGATGATAGCCAATCAATATTATTATCTCTAAAGAATGAAATATATTCTTCTATAATTAATAGAGATATAATTGTAATTTATCCAAATTTTAGTAAGGCTATGTTTAATAACAGAGACAGCCAACAACATCCGATAGTGGTTCTTAATGCATCAAATGATGGACTAGTTAATAAACCTTATAGAAGTATACCTCTGATGAAGAGGCTGACATCTAATGAAATATTTATACGATATGGTGATTCATCTCTCATGGACATGATAACATTAGCATTATCTAAACGTGACATATCATTAAAACGGAATGCAGAAGGAGTACGCGTAAAACATAGTTTTTCAGCGGATGATATACAGGCCATCATGGAATCTGATTCTTTTTTAAAATACAGTAGATCAAAACCAGCAGCAATGTATCAATATATCTTTCTGTCCTTTTTTGCCAGTGGTAATTCCATAGATGATATATTATCCAATAGAGATTCTACATTAGAATTTTCTAAAAAGACTAAAAGTAAAATTTTATTCGGTAAAAATACTAGGTATGACGTTACTGCAAAGTCTAGTTTTGTATGTGGTATAGTAAGAGGCCAATCGTTAGACAAACCATCTCTAGTTGAAATGATGTGGGATCTGAAGAAAAAAGGATTAATATATTCTATGGAATTTACTAATCTTCTGAGTAAGAATACCTTTTATCTGTTTACATTTACTATTTACACAGAAGATGTATATAATTATCTAAAGAATAATAAACTTTTTTCTGCAAAATGTTTAGTAGTTTCTACAAGAGGAGATATTGAGGATTTTTCATCTCTAAAAAAGGATGTTGTTATTAGAGTCTAATTATGTATCATCTACTGGCACAAACATAGAATCAGAAATCATATTCATGTATCCATTTAGACATCTATGATAATATATAATCGCATTTGTTCCACTATAGACACCAAATAATATTTTACAAAAATGAATGCATGTATTCTCATCTTTATATTTGGAATTTAAAATCTTAATTCGCAAATTTAGAGATAAAATCGCCTCTTTTACAGTATTAGTTAGTTCTCCAGTTCTCTCAAAGTTATCCAACTCTTTTGCTAAATTAGGACTTAATACATAAAGTTTTGCATACTCTATTAGCTTCATATAGTAATTAGATAATAATTTATTCCATGTTTCTGTACTAATATTGAACGATTCTATATATTCTTTTGTATTCCATAGAACATCCAAGTTCGTAGGAATTATAAACAAATCTTCAGGAAGATTTAGATTAAATTTATTAGCGTATAATATATAATTATGTAAAAATTCAGAATCTATACGCAGGATAGATTGCATATAAGACAGATCATAGAAATAAATATATGTCCCAGGATTAACTCTTCCTACTCTTCCCTTTCGTTGATCTCGCATAGATTTGGAGATAAACTTTTGTGATCCTCCGAAGGGAGCAGGAACGAAGACCCTACCTGTATCGTAAATATGTGTAACGTTACGAATGGTAACGCTAGATTCCAAGTAGGGTGTTGAAATAATTATAGACACATCAGGAGACGAATATACTTTTTCCAATATTTCATCTATATCTAAGATTTTACCATGAATAATATAAATATCATATGGTATTCTCTTTTCTAAATATTCTTTATACTCATGACATTGTGACACAGTTGCAACAAATATTATACCAGATGATCCATTAGGAGGAGTATACATTTGTATAGCCGTAACTAAGTTTCTCTTTTCTTCTTCTATGTATGCTACTCTATATGATGGACTTATCTTATTATGAATAAATACCTCATTAATTTTAAACAGTGTCTCTCCAGGAATATGTATAAACACAGGCTTTGGTAAAAAAACTTTTAGTCTTTCACGATCATCTTCTAATGTGGCTGTCATTAAAAACATAGAATCTATCTTCGAAATATGTTTTCTTGCAACAGCTATAATGATATCACCTATTTGATCGTGTTCATGAACTTCGTCTATAATAAGAGTTCCGTAACTAAATAGTTTTGTTAGAGATAACTTATGGGTAGAAAATATAATTCCATACTTTTTTGGACTTTTATTTATAAATTCGTCTGGTATTGATCCATACCGTAAAGACACAGGAGATCCATCTAGTGACTTAAATCCCAATGATTTTAAGATGGTATTGCTATGGAGTCTAACCAAAGCTATTCTAGGAAGAGATAGAATAACAGGTCTTTCATGAAAGTCAGTTATTTTATCAAGATTTGGGAATCCACCAAATAAATAATTAAACCAAAGCAATAACTTGGGTACTTGTGACGTCTTACCCACACCAGTTCCTCCAGTTAAAACTACTGGTCTATGCGAAATCCATGCTGAAAATATCTCTCTTTGTGCGTCAGGAGTCAATGATGCCAACGGAATCTTACTAAATGGATACTTATTCCCTAATACACCCACAGTATCTACTCGTTTACCTACGGCATTAGCGAATATATTTAGACTATTACCTGCTTCCAATAGCCCTCTTAATATATAATCATCAAATGAATTAATGTCTACATTCATTGTACATTTTATAAAACTGTAACACTCGAAGCTTACGGCTACTCCATTTGATAAATATCTCTTAGATGTCAAGTTTACATGGTCTGGCTTTCCTATTAATGGAGGATCTATTTTTTCGCCACATGCCTCCGTACTAACTTTATAAACACCTCGGTGTTTTATAACATGTGCAGTATTCCATCTATGTTTTATCACTGGAAACACTGCCAATGAGAAACTTTCACGTTCCTTTTTTGACATATTACTGAATTCATCTTGTGTATATTTGTAAGAGAATATATTAACACAGTTTGGAAAAAAGAAGATATCTGGCAAATTCTTTCCCATGATAAATGGATAGATATACAGATTTAGTGATTAGTAAAATACCAGAACTAGGCTTTACCAATTTATTATATCACATATATTCTCTGGCAGGATTATGTAGCAATATAGATGTATCTAAATTTTTAACAAATTGTAATGGATATGTGATGGAGAAATATGATAAATCCGCAACCGTAGGTAGAGTATCATGTATTCCTATCGGTATGATGTTGGAATTAGTAGAGTCTGGACACTTGACTAGACCTACAAGTAATGACGAACTCGAACAAAAGAAAGAATTGACCGATGAGTTGAAAACGAGATATCATTCCATATATGACGTTTTTGAGTTGCCGACTAGTGTGCCATTAGCATATTTCTTCAAACCTCGACTGAGAGAAAAGGTGTCTAAGGCCATAGACTTTTCACAAATGGATTTAAAAATAGATGATCTATCACGCAAAGGAATACATACTGGTGAAAATCCCAAGATAGTTAAGATGAAAATAGAACCAGAGAGAGGAGCCTGGATGAGCAATAGAAGTATTAAAAATTTAGTATCCCAGTTTGCATACGGGTCCGATGTAGATTATATAGGACAATTTGATATGCGGTTCCTTAATTCATTAGCTATTCATGAAAAATTTGACGCGTTTATGAATAAACATATTTTGTCGTATATACTTAAGGACAAAATTAAAAGTTCTACCTCTAGATTTGTAATGTTTGGATTTTGTTATTTGTCGCATTGGAAATGTGTAATTTATGATAAAAAACAATGTTTAGTATCATTTTATGATTCTGGAGGTAACATCCCTACGGAATTTCATCACTATAATAATTTTTATTTCTATTCATTTTCTGATGGTTTTAATATAAATCATAAACATTCTACATTAGATAATTCTAATTGTGATATAGATGTTTTATTCAGGTTTTTCGAATATTCGTTTGGTGCAAAAATAGGCTGTATTAACGTGGAAGTTAATCAACTATTGGAATCAGAATGTGGAATGTTTATTAGTTTGTTTATGATACTATGTACTAGAACCCCGCCTAAAAGTTTCAAAACTCTAAAAAAAGTTTATACGTTTTTTAAGTTTTTAGCGGATAAAAAAATGACATTATTTAAGAGTATTCTATTTAATCTAGAAGATCTATCATTGGATGTAATAGAAACAGATAACATGGGATTAAAAGAATATAAACGTATGGAGAAATGGACAAAAAAGTCAATTAATGTGATATGTGATAAATTAACTACAAAATTAAATAGAATAGTTGACGATGAATAATTTTGTTAAACAGGTGGCGTCCAAATCTCTAAAACCTACCAAAAAATTAACTCAGTTAGATAACACAATATCATTAAATGAATGTATAATATCCTTTAACTTGGATAATTTTTATTACTGTAACGATGGATTATTTTCCAAACCAATTAACACTCCGGAAGATGTACTCAAGTCACTCTTGGTAATGGAATCATTCGCATACGAGAAAATGATTATCAAGGGATTAATAAAAATACTAATCACTAAGGCATATATTAATGATATTTATTTTACTCCATTCGGATGGCTAACGGGTTTAGATGAGAATCCTGAAACAGCAGACGTTGTTATAAAACTAATTTTTAACTCATCATTAATATCTATCAAGTCCCAAGTCATAGAATATCTACAACAGTACAACGTTAGTAATCTATCTGTTCTTACCACAGAAAAAGAATTAAATATTAATACATTCAATATTCCTGATTCTATACCTATATCAATCATTTCATTTTTCCCATTTGATACAGATCTCGTAGTTATCATTTTATTTTTCGGAGTATGTAACGATTCTTATTGTGGAATAAGTTATACGAGCCCAAAAGAGAGACTGCCATATGTCATTGAAATACTTAAACCGTTAGTTTCGGAGATTAACATGTTATCAGATGAAATAGGTAGAACATCATCTGTTAGAATTTTTAACTCTAGCAATGTTAAAAAATTTCCAACTACTACATTGACGTCGATCTGTGAAATTGTTTATCCATTTGATGAATCACTATTTCCGATACCGAAAACGTTTACCCCGCTAAACGCTAGCCCATATATTCCTAAAAAGATAATTTCGCTGTTGGATTTACCTTCTAATGTAGAAATACGAGCTATATCAAGAGGTGGAGTAGATTTCATCACTCATATTAACAACAAGCGCTTGAATATAATATTAGTCATTGCAAAAGATAGTTTTTTAAAAAACTCTACATTTTCTGGAACTTTTATCAAGGAGAATATTATCTGGAAAGGTATCTATACTTATAGAATAATTAAGTCTAGTTTTCCAGTTCCTACTATTACGTCAGTTATAACTAATAAAAAAAAAATATGTAAGAAACATTGTTTCGTCAATTCTCAGTATACGACTAGGACTTTATCACATATTCTTTGATCTAATTTTTAGATATAAATGGCGGATGCTATCACTGTACTAACAGCGATTGGAATAACTGTATTGATGCTTTTGATGGTAGTCTCTGGAGCCGCCATGATAGTTAAAGAGTTGAATCCGAATGATATATTCACTATGCAATCATTAAAGTTTAATCGAGCGGTAACGATTCTAAAGTATATAGGACTCTTTATCTATATACCTGGAACTATAATTTTGTATGCGACGTACGTTAAATCCTTATTAATGAAAAATTAAATAATTTCTATTATACCAAACGATGTTCGTTATTAAACGAAATGGATGCAAGGAGAATGTTATATTTGATAAAATCACATCTCGTATTAGAAAATTATGTTATGGATTGAACACTGAGTTTGTAGATCCTGTCAAAATCGCCATGAAAGTTATTCAAGGACTATATAATGGGGTCACAACTATAGAGTTAGATATTTTAGCGGCAGAAATAGCAGCCACTTGTACTACACAACATCCTGATTATGCTATTCTAGCTGCAAGAATAGCTGTATCTAATCTACACAAGGAAACAAAAAAACTATTTAGTGATGTAATGGAAGATTTATTTAACTATGTTAATCCTAAAAATGGTGTACGATCTCCTATTATTTCAACTACTGTCATGGATATTGTTACCAAATACAAAGATAAACTAAATTCTGTTATTATTTACGAGAGAGACTTTTCATACAACTATTTTGGTTTTAAAACTTTGGAAAAATCATACTTGTTGAAAATAAATAATAAGACGGTTGAAAGACCTCAGCATATGTTGATGCGTGTAGCGGTAGGAATTCATCAATGGGACATAGAATCAGCTATTGAAACATACAATCTACTTTCTGAAAAATGGTTTACGCATGCATCTCCGACATTATTTAATGCAGGAACTGTTCATCATCAAATGTCTAGCTGTTTTCTTCTTAACATGATGGATGACAGTATAGAGGGTATCTACGATACATTGAAACGTTGCGCTCTAATATCTAAGATGGCAGGAGGAATAGGGATATCCATTAGTAATATTCGCGCAAGTGGAAGTTATATTTCTGGAACAAATGGAACATCTAACGGTATTATTCCAATGTTGAGAGTTTATAATAACACCGCCAGATATATAGATCAGGGAGGTAATAAACGACCTGGAGTTATGGCAATATATCTAGAACCATGGCATTCTGATATTATGGAGTTTCTCGATCTTAAAAAGAATACAGGAAATGAAGAACATAGAACCCGAGATCTATTTATTGCTCTATGGATACCTGATCTCTTTATGAAACGAGTTAAGGAAGATGGTGACTGGTCATTGATGTGCCCAAATGAATGCCCTGGATTGGATGATGTTTGGGGAGATGAATTTGAACGGCTATATACTCAATATGAAAGAGAGAGGCGATACAAATCTATGATAAAAGCTAGAGTCGTCTGGAAATCTATTATCGAATCACAGATTGAAACCGGGACTCCGTTTATTCTTTATAAGGACTCATGCAATAAAAAGAGCAACCAACAAAATCTGGGCACTATCAAATGTAGTAATCTATGTACCGAGATAATACAATATGCCAACGCTAATGAGGTAGCAGTTTGTAATCTAGCATCTATAGCTTTGAACATGTTTGTTATAGATGGAAGATTTGATTTTCTTAAACTAAAGGACGTGGTTAAAGTAGTTGTTAGAAATCTCAATAAAATTATAGACATTAATTATTATCCTATTCCAGAAGCTAAAATTTCCAATAAGAGACATAGACCTATTGGTATTGGAGTTCAGGGATTAGCAGATGCCTTTATTCTTTTACATTATCCGTTTGATAGTATTGAAGCACAAGATCTCAATAAGAAGATTTTCGAAACAATTTATTACGGAGCATTGGAAGCGAGTTGTGAACTAGCTGAAACAGAAGGACCTTATGAAACATATAATGGATCATATGCTAGTAACGGAATTCTACAATACGATCTTTGGGATGTTGTACCTTCAGATCTTTGGGATTGGAAATATCTAAAAGATAAAATCAGAACACATGGTCTCAGAAATAGTTTATTGGTGGCACCTATGCCAACTGCTTCTACTGCTCAAATTTTGGGAAACAATGAATCTGTGGAACCATATACCAGTAATATTTACACTCGTAGAGTATTGTCTGGAGAATTTCAAATAGTTAATCCTCATCTCCTTAGAGTTTTAACAGAGAGGAAATTGTGGAATGATGATATAAAGAATACAATTATATCAGATGGTGGTTCCATTCAAAATACAAACCTTCCAGATGATATCAAACAAGTTTTCAAAACTATTTGGGAAATTCCTCAAAAGACCATTATAAAAATGGCGGCTGATAGAGGAGCTTTCATCGATCAAAGTCAGTCGATGAATATTCATATAGCCGATCCTAGTTATTCCAAACTGACAAGCATGCATTTCTACGGATGGAGTCTGGGTCTAAAAACTGGTATGTACTATCTACGTACAAAACCCGCATCTTCTCCAATTCAGTTTACATTGGATAAGAATAAAATAAAGTCAGTTGTATGTAACTCTGAAGTCTGTACATCATGTAGCGGATAAAGTCCAATTTTTCTCAAATAAGAAAGTGAAAATATATATCACTATATTACAAATAAATAATCATCGTCTTTGTTCAAAGATGAACAAGGTAATCAAGAAGAGGGAGACATCCGCACCCAGACCTTCTGTATCAAATGATGATCTACAGACTTGTATGGGTGTTATAGAGTATGCTAAGTCAATTAGTAAATCTAATGCAAAATGTATCGAATATGTTACTCTAAATTCTTCGCAATACGCAAATTGCTCATCTATCTCTATAAAACTTACGGATAGTCTAGCTAGTCAGATGACTTCTACTTTTATCATGATGGAAGGCGAAACTAAACTTTACAAAAACAAATCTAAGCAAGATAGAGGAGATGCATATTTTCTAAAAATAAAAGTTACTGCAGCTAGTCCTATGTTGTATCAGCTTCTAGAAGCTGTTTATGGAAACATTAAGAGGAAGGAACGTATCCCGCATTCTTTACAAAGTCTTTCTGTGGAAACAATTATAGAGAGAACATTTAAGGATGAGTCTATCTTCATTAACAAATTAAATGGAGCTATGGTTGAATATATATCAGCAGGAGAACCATCTATTCTCAAATCTATAGAGGGAGAACTAGAATCTCTAAGCAAGCGAGAAAGGCAACTAGCAAAAGTGATCATTACGCCTATAGTTTTCTATAGATCTGGAACAGAAACAAAGATTACATTCGCTCTCAAGAAATTGATTATTGATAGAGAAGTTGTTGCTAATGTTATAGGACTCTCTGGCGATAGTGAACGAGTATCAATGACTGAACATGTTGAAGAAGATTTTGCTCGCAATCTGGGACTAGTGGATATAGATGATGAATATGATGAAGATGACAATAAAGAAAAGCCAATATTTAATGTATAAATGGATAAGTTGTACACCGCTATATTTGGTGTATTTATGGGTTCTCCAGAAGATGATTTAACAGAGTTTATAGAAATCGTTAAATCTGTAATTAGTGATGAGACACCTAATAATAAGTCACGTAGTACAAGTTGGAGTTGGTTAATCATTGGTATTTTTTTTATAGTTATTGTTTTACTATTGATATATTTGTATTTAAAAGTTGTTTAGTGAACTTAAATGGCGGAATTTGACGATCAACTCGTTTTCAATAGTATTAGTGCACGCGCATTGAAGGCGTATTTCACGTCTAAAATTAATGAAATGGTTGACGAGTTGGTTACTAGAAAATGTCCTCAAAAGAAAAAATCACAATCTAAGAAACCAGAAGTACGTATACCAGTAGATCTTGTGAAGTCTAGTTTTGTTAAAAAGTTTGGATTGTGTAATTATGGAGGAATCCTCATCAGTCTTATTAATAGTCTAGTAGAAAATAATTTCTTCACAAAAGATGGAAAATTGGACGATAATGGTAAAAAAGAACTGGTTTTGACAGATGTAGAAAAACGAATCCTTAATACTATTGATCAATCATCTCCTTTGTATATTGATATTAGTGATGTTAAGGTATTAGCTGCTAGACTAAAAAGAAGCGCGACACAATTTAACTTTAAGGGACATACATATCATCTTGAGAATGACAAAATAGAAGATCTTATTAATCAGTTGGTTAAGGATGAAGCTATTCAGCTCGATGAAAAGAGTTCTATCAAAGATAGTATGTATGTAATTCCTGATGAACTGATAGATGTTCTCAAAACTAGGTTGTTTAGATCTCCACAAGTAAAGGATAATATTATTTCACGTACTAGATTGTATGATTATTTTACTAGAGTTACTAAGAGAGACGAAACATCAATCTATGTAATTCTAAAGGATCCTAGAATCGCTAGCATTCTATCACTCGAGACTGTTAAAATGGGTGCCTTTATGTATACAAAACATAGTATGCTAACTAATGCTATTTCGTCTAGAGTTGATAGATATTCTAAAAAGTTTCAGGAATCATTTTACGAAGAAATTGCTGAGTTTGTAAAAGAAAATGAGAGAGTAAATGTTTCAAGAGTAGTTGAATGTTTGACTGTACCTAATATTACTCTATCAAGTAATGCGGAATAAAAATATTTATAAATATGATCGTTGTAGTTATGTTTTTTATAGCGTTCGCATTCTGTAGTTGGCTATCATATAGCTATTTACGACCATATATCTCGACTAAACAGTTGAATCAGTCGAGATAGTTTTATATTACTTAAATATTAAAAATGGCCGAGGAATTTGTACAAGAAAGATTGGAGAATAACAAAGTGACAATTTTTGTCAAGTTTACATGTCCATTTTGTAGAAATGCGTTGGACATTCTTAATAAGTATAGTTTCAAAAGAGGGTCGTATGAAATTGTAGACATTAAAGAGTTTAAACCAGAAAGTGAACTACGCGACTATTTTGAACAACTTACTGGTGATAGAACTGTTCCTAGAATCTTTTTTGGGAAAACTTCTATCGGTGGATATAGTGACCTATTGGAAATAGACAACATGGACGCATTGGGCGATATTCTATTATCTATTGGGGTACTACGAACCAATTAGTGATGAAAATATAAAATCTGAAAAAATAATTACTACTTATGTCGGCAACATGTTCATGTATCCGGAATTCGCGAGGAAAGCTTTATCTAAGCTTATTTCAAAAAAATTAAACATAGAAAAGGTGTCTATTAAACACCAGCTAGTGTTACTGGATTATGGACTACACGGTCTGTTGCCAAAATCGCTGTATCTGGAAGCTATTAATTCTGATATTCTCAATGTTAGGTTCTTTCCTCCTGAAATAATAATTGTGACAGATATTATTAAGGCTTTACAAAATTCTTGCAGAGTCGATGAATACCTTAAATCTATTTCGTTATATCATAAAAATTCTTTAATGGTTTCGGGACTAAATGTTATTAAGCTTATGATAGAATACAATCTTCTTTCACATAGTGACTTGGAATGGCTAATTCGTGAGAATATAGTCAAGGCTACTCATCTTTTAAAAATTAATGCGTACATGATTAACTTTACAATACATCTAACAGTTGATGAAATCTTTGATGTAATTAAAGAGATCCCAGTAGGATCTGTACTCCATATATATAATATATTACACGATATAGATTTGGAAACCATTCTTCGTATATCTGATGAGTATAATGTACCACCTATTCATGATATTCTGTTTAACCTCACCAATGAAGAGAAATGTATCAATTTAGTTAAAAAGTATCCTATAGATAATGTTATTAATTTTATTAGACAAGATATCAAATATAGTCCTAGCTTTATCAATGCAATTAAAGATTTTGTTAATGAACATCTTCCTACCATGTACGATGGATTAAATGATTATCTACATTCTGTTATTCTTGAAGACGATTTGATTGACGAATATAAAATTAAATCTGTAGCCATGTTCAATTTAGAGTATAAAACAGAGATAGAGACGTTGACATTAGAAGAAAGGAAATTTGTAGAGGCAAATATAGCATATTATGATTTTAGATATAGAATATTTGCAGATGAATTTAGGGATTTCATTATGAAGACAGAAAGAAGACAAATCACTATGCAATCAGGTGATAGAATTAGACTATCTAGACGACCCAAGTCATTGAGATCAACAATCATCAAAAAGGATACAGATTCTCTGGACGATATTCTCGAGCATATAGACAATGCAAGACAAAAGAATAAGTTATCAATTGATGATGTCGAAAGAATTATTTCATCTTTCCGTCTTAATCCATGTGCCGTTAGACGTGTCATGTTATCATCTGTAGACATTAAAACAAAGATAATGATATTGAAAATTATTAAAGATTGGAAATCTTGCTCTCTAACTCTGAAAGCTATCAAAGGAATTATGGTAACAGATACCATCAATACAGTGTTCTCAAAAATTCTTCATCATCATAGAAATATCTTCAAATATCTTACATCTGTAGATGATAAAGATATTAATACATGTGAGTGTTCCAGATGTAGTAATCTCTTCTATAGGGAATTGAAAAGTATAGTATGTAATATGGGAACAGATGATGGATTACTGGCTAGGTTATACGATCTGACTAGATACGCAGTTCATGGAAAAATCAATCAAAATTTAATTGGTCAACGATGTTGGGGTCCATTAACAGAAATGATGTTCAACGAGGTCAAAAGGAAAAAACTAAATGATTTAATGGAACATATCAGAATATCCGATATGTTAGTATATGGATACTCAATCAATGAAACTCTTGTTCCATTTACAGATTCTCTATCATTTAAGCTATCGGTCGATACCATGTCTGTATTGAATGACCAATATGCTAAGGTTGTTATATTCTTTAATACTATCATAGAATATATGGTAGCTACCATCTATTATAGATTGTCCGTGTTGAACAATTACGACGGTATAAAACATTTTGTATCCAAAGTATTACATACTGTTATAGAAGCATGTGGTGTATTATTTTCACATATTAAAGTTCATGATAAAATAGAACATGAAATTGAGGAGATGGTTGATAGAGGTACTGTACCTTCTTATCTATATCATTTGTGTATTACCACCATTTCAATAATATTGGATGATATAAATGGAACTTGTTAATATTTTTTTAGAAACTGATGCAGGAAGAGTAAAGTTTTCAATTAAAAATACAGAATCCGTATGTGCATCAGAATTAATAAATAAATTCGTAGAATTACTAAGTGAATACATAGAAATTGAACAATCAGAATTTTATTTGGTGTTAAAGGATAAAGATATTTTTTATTTTAAGTGTGATAGGGGATCAATTTCTATAGTAAATAATGAGTATTACGTATTCGACGAACCCTTATTATTTGTTAATGATTGTTCTAAAGTAACGGGAATTGAATTCATCGTTACAGAATCTATGCCATCTAGAATCATACCAAAAAATAATTATGCGGTTATTTCAGTAGTTACCAATCATAAATTTTATGATGGATTAAGCTTATAGTAAAGGTTTAACCTTCGATACATTAATGGCATACTTTGGATCAGATGTCAAATTATTAAATAATCTAATGAAAAAATAATAAATATAATTTAGATCATTACTAGACATAATGTTATTGTCCTCTATAGCTACACTCGCATGTCGTCTACACGCAGGACATGGAAGAGTACTGATTATAGTATATAGTTTTCGTTTACATGACTCTATATCTCCATCTAGACCCGCTTGAGAAAGTACTATAAAGATGATAGTCCATACTGCTCTTCCCCAATGTTTAGGATTCATTTAAATGAAAATATATTTCTAGATTTTAGAAATGGATGTTCGGTGTATTAATTGGTTCGAATCTCGTGGCGAAAACAGATTTTTATATCTGAAATCTAGAAGCCGAAATGGAGAGACTGTATTTATACGATTTCCTCATTACTTTTATTATGTAGTAACAGATGAAACATATCAGTCGTTAGCTCCTCCTCCCTTGAATGCTAGACATTTGGGAGAGATGAAAACCATAGACATAGATGAAACGATAAGTTATAATCTAGATATCAAAGATAGAAAATGTTCTGTTGCAGATATGTGGCTTATAGAAGAGCCAAAGAAACGCAACATACAGAACGCCACTATGGATGAATTTCTCAATATTAGTTGGTTTTATATTTCTAATAGGATATCTCCAGACGGATGTTATTCGTTGGATGAGCAATATTTGACTAAGATTAATAATGGATGTTATCATTGTGACGATCCACGTAGTTGTTTTGCCAAGGAAATACCTAGATTTGATATTCCTAGATCATATTTATTTCTAGATATTGAATGTCATTTCGATAAAAAGTTTCCTTCTGTATTTATCAATCCGATATCTCATACAAGTTATTGTTATGTTGATTTAAGCGGTAAAAGATTATTGTTTACACTCATCAATGAAGAGATGTTGACGGAAGAGGAAATACAAGAAGCGGTGAATAGAGGATGTTTGAGGATATCATCTGTTATGGAAATGGATTATGAAAGAGAATTAGTTCTATGTTCAGAAATAGTTTTGTTACAAATAGCTAAACAGTTATTGGAACTAACGTTTGATTTTGTAGTTACATTTAACGGACACAATTTTGATCTGAGATATATTACAAATCGTCTCGAATTATTGACCGGTGATAAAATTATCTTTAGATCTCCAGATAAAAAGGAAGCTGTTCATCTATGTATTTATGAGCGAAATCAATCTAGTCACAAGGGAGTAGGAGGTATGGCTAATACTACGTTTCATGTTAATAACAATAATGGAACTATATTTTTTGATCTGTATTCATTCATTCAAAAATCAGAAAAATTGGATTCATACAAATTGGATTCTATATCCAAGAATGCCTTTGGTTGTATGTCCAAAGTGCTAAATAGAGGAATACGACAAATGACGTTTATTGGAGATGATACGACGGATATTAAAGGTAAAGCTGCAGCATTCGCAAAGGTTTTAACTACCGGTAATTATGTAACAGTTGATGATGATACTATATGTAAAGTAATTAGTAAAGATATTTGGGAGAATGGATTTAAAGTCGTATTATCATGTCCCACTTTACCAAATGATACGTATAAATTATCTTTCGGAAAGGATGATGTTGATTTAGCTCAGATGTACAAGGATTATAATCTAAACATAGCTCTGGATATGGCCAGATACTGTATTCACGACGCATGTCTGTGTCAGTATTTGTGGGAGTATTATGGAGTTGAAACAAAGACAGATGCTGGCGCTGCAACATATGTTCTTCCACAATCCATGGTATTCGAATATAGAGCTAGTACAGTTATCAAGGGTCCTTTATTAAAGCTATTGTTAGAAACAAAAACAATCTTAGTTAGATCTGAAACAAAACAAAAGTTTCCGTACGAAGGGGGAAAAGTGTTTGCTCCAAAACAGAAAATGTTTAGTAATAATGTCTTAATCTTTGATTATAATAGTCTATATCCGAATGTGTGCATCTTTGGAAATTTATCTCCAGAAACATTAGTAGGCGTTGTTGTTAGTACCAATAGATTGGAAGAAGAGATAAATAATCAACTCTTACTTCAGAAATATCCATCTCCTAGATATATTACAGTTCGCTGCGAGCCTAGATTACCAAATCTCATATCAGAAATAGCTATTTTCGATAGATCTGTAGAAGGAATTATTCCCAGACTACTGAGAACATTCTTGGCAGAAAGAGCTAGATATAAGAAGATGTTAAAACAGGCAACTAGTTCTACTGAAAAAGCCATATATGATTCAATGCAATATACTTATAAAATAGTAGCGAATTCCGTATACGGACTGATGGGATTTAGAAATAGTGCTCTCTACTCATACGCATCTGCCAAGAGTTGTACATCTATAGGACGTAGAATGATTTTATATTTGGAATCGGTACTTAATGGATCAGTGTTGTCTAATGGCATATTACACTTTGCCAATCCATTAAGCAATCCATTTTACATCGATGATAGAGATGTTAACCCGATAGTAAAAACATCGTTACCAATAGACTACGAGTTTCATTTTCGTAGTGTATATGGAGATACAGACTCTGTATTTACAGAAATAGATAGTCAAGATGTTGATAAGTCCATAGAAATAGCTAAAGAGTTAGAAAGACTAATCAATAGTAGAGTATTGTTTAATAATTTTAAGATAGAGTTCGAGGCAGTGTATAAAAATCTAATTATGCAATCGAAAAAGAAATATACAACTATGAAATATTCGGCATCATCAAATTCAAAATCTATACCCGAAAGAATTAATAAAGGTACTAGTGAAACTAGACGAGATGTTTCAAAGTTTCATAAAAATATGATTAAGATATATAAGACTAGACTATCAGAAATATTGTCTGAAGGAAGTATGAATTCTACTCAGGTATGTATAGATATTCTACGTTCTCTAGAAGTGAATTTACGATCTGAATTTGATAATAGAACATCTCCTCTAGAAATGTTCATGTTAAGTCGAACGCATCACTCAAATTATAAATCCGCCGATAATCCCAATATGTTTTTGGTTACCGAGTATAATAAAAATAATCCAACTACTATAGAACTAGGTGAAAGATATTATTTTGCATACATTTGTCCAGCTAGCGAACCATGGACAAAAAAACTTGTAAACATAAAAACATATGAAACAATTATTGATGGAAGTTTTAAACTTGGTACTGATCAAAGAATATTTTACGAAGTATACTTTAAACGATTGGCATCCGAAATAGTTAATCTACTTGATAATAAAGTTTTATGTATCTCATTCTTTGAACGAATGTTTGGATCTAGACCTACATTTTACGAATGATAGGAAAAATCAGTTGGATTATTGTATTTTTATAACAATTGAATATTATCTTTTGTCATATTTAGTTTATCCATAAGATATTGTACAGCGGGAGTAATTTTTGTAGTAATAGAATATCCTGGTACATAAAATAATAAAAACATTAATACTGGATCATAATTGGTAAAATACAACAATGTACTGAGATTAGCCAATGTCTCATAATCAGACGGATTTCTTGCTCTGCTAAGATTAGGATGATCTATATCTTTAATGCCTATTGGAATAGGACCAGTAAAAATGTAATTCTCTTTGAGACGACTAAATAAAGGTTTATAGTCACCTGTTTGATACATATATCTGGCCAGGTCCAAATGTTTAGCATTATCTGTATATACATATCTAAATAACGTATGTTTAGTAATATCAAACTGTGTGTTTTTAAACCAGAACAAGATATTATATATCGGAATGGAAGTCAATAACAAAAAACTAATAAACTCATTAGTTGGAAGAGCAGAAAACTTTCGTAGATATGACACATATCTACCAGAAAACGATCCATTGGCTATGAATTCAGTGTTTACTTTTTCTTCATATACTGGAATAGGACCATTATATAAAGACATTAAGAATTCAAACTTTTTAAGCAGTCCCAACGAAATGGGATAGTATTCGCTAGCATCTAAGTTAGCGTATCTACTGCTCCAAATAGCAGTTTCTGGTATCCATCCGTATGCGTAATTATCAAACAAATATGTATTTTTCATTAATGGTCTACCTAGACCTCTACTAAAGAACGTTTCTTGATCTAAAATTCTTCTCTGTGAATTATTGTATACATCGTCAAAACGAGGTACAGCAGCCATTTTTATATTCTATCGTTTTATCAACTATTGATGATTATTTATAGTATTTTAAACAATAATTTCCTTACACATGCACACTTTATAAAAAGAATAATGATTATGATTCTAGTTTGTATTTCATTAGATAACTAAAAAATGTATAGAATAGACGAGTAACATTACCTATACTACACGAGTTCCATGTATCAAGATTCTTAAAGTTTATCATTGAGAGTTGTGCTAGCATCCACTCATTGTTTTTACATCCATTATATGTAACCATGTCTCCCATCGACATCATGGGTTTTAATAGTACTTCAAATACCGGAATAAGATATTGTTTGTATATATGTTTAATTATCATCTGTTGAGTTTCTGACGAGCTATTTTCTGCATGATTTTTACATAGTTGTATAAACAACGGATCACTTTTTACAATTAGCGATCTATAGTCTTCATCATCTTGTTCTCTAGTAATATGCATGACCACACGATCAACAAGTTTTTCCAAAATAATTTCTGCATTTTCCTTGTCCATTAATTTGGGAGATAGAATTGTTGCCGCAGTTCCCATTTAATTAAAATGGACGAGTTTAATACGTGATATAAGAATCTATTCGAGAAGGCGACCAATCTATGATCTACCGCTTCGTATTAATTGTAGTATATATTTCTTATCAGTCTTGGTTAGATGTACGCTTTTATCCAAGAATTCTTCTACATGATATAGATTGTCCCTTAAGAACTTTTGAAATAGTACGATGATGGAAACATTGTAACTGGCTAAAATAGTTTTGATTAATGATGGAAGAATACTAGGGTTTTTCTTTGTTGAAAATCTAACAAATGCCGATACATCCTCCACGCATTTAAGATGAGTTAGTATTTTGACTATCAAGTCTCCTTTATAATCGTCTAATACAAGCCCTAAACGAGCCAATTGTCCATCTAAATAATATTTTAAAATATTTTTGCTAAACAAGTTAAGTCGTCTACTCTTTGATTTTATCGATGATAACTTCTTTAGTATCCCATTCTCGATGACCATGGGATCCTCTTCGTTCAAAAATAGATACGTGTTATATTCCTTAATATAATACGACGTATCATCATTAAAGATTTGACACGTTTTCATGTCATTCATTGTTTCCAATGTGATATCGTTAACCTCATAAATTATATTGGATATATAGCTATTATTAATATCTAGTTCATCAAACCGTTTAATATCTGCAGCACTAGTAGAAAATAATAATGTTATTCTTTCATTATCGAAATATTCAGGATCTATTTTAACAACTACTCTGAATAAGTCATCGTTAAATGTTCTATCGCTAATAAATGTGTTACCGTTTATAAAATTAGATTTGTAAAAACTAATAAAATATTTTTTCCAATCTTCGTTCTTGGAATCGATTATAGATAAAATGTCTCCTGGAATGTCGTATATAATTTCTAACAGAAGTTCTCTAATATCTTTTTCTGGTTCAAAAATATAAACTAACTTAAGCATATTTTTATTAACACGTCCTTGCTTTATCTCCGAGTATATGTAACTAAGAATTTTATCATACATTGTAATGGCTGGTCTATTAAGAATCACATCTGCGTCATTCGCTATGTTTTCGTTTAACCATACCCAATAACTAGTCTTATCTCCTGGGAAAATATAATCTCTAAACGTTTCAGTTAAATTGCTATGGACTATCCTACCAGATTGTTGGAATAGGGTATATATATCTTGTTTATCATTGTCTGTAAAATCTATACCTGTATCTTTCTTACTTAAATATGCCCAAATCATCAATCTTATAACACTCAATTTTTTAACAGCTTTAAAGTCCGTTTTCTTAAACAGTTTTAAGAAAATGATTTCCATATCCTTTATTGGATATCCTCCGTGAAATAATGGATTAAGAACCAAGTCATAATTTACTCCTATAAGATCTCCCAATTCTTCCACATATTCAGATACTTCTAAAAATTTTTCATCCTGTGTTAGTTTATGTACAGTCTCCTTATATGATTGTATTGCGTTACTAAACGATAAATAATTCTTAGTTAAGGATTTCACATACAGAGTGGGTGTATCGAATGAGTGCTGTAAGACAACATCGTATACTTTACAACATCTTACCATATGTAGAAAAACAAAAAAATTGGGATTAGCTAATACATCTTTACCGATAACATATTGAGGGAAATTGCTAACTAGATACTTGAGAGCTAATACATGATTGAGATTAAAATTATTTACTTTATTTAATGTATCATCTTTTAGAAAATCTATATTATTCTCTATTGTATATATAAGATATTTTCTGCGAATAAAATCCATTTTTTTGAAGGGTATGTGGAGTTAGAAAAAGCAAAAAATATGAATGATTAAACTATATGCTATTTATCTATCTATACACTTATCATATAAACTTCTATATACTTATAACTATTTATACCTACCATTATTGATAACAATTAATATGGATGAAAAAGAAAACTTAACTTACTGTATAATTATAAAATCTAGCCACGGACAAAGTTAATGCACTCTTGGAGATTCTTTCCAATGATGTGTGATGGATTATCAAAGTATTTATTTACCATTTCTTTACATGGCTCTCTAGCAAGTGATCTATGTACAGACAGACATGGTTCAACTATCTCATGTACAATGTTTAATTTTATTTTATCCAATCCAATGAAACCATTTTTAGCATCATGTCTATATACTTTGTAGTCCCCACTTTTGAACAAATCAGTAAATAGTAACTTTAGCACTTTTTCCAATAATTCCTGAGAAGTTGAGCATTTTTCTGCCATCTGCTTTATAAAGATGGTATCCTCGTCAGAGTCTGTCTTGATTCTATGAATGGGTCTCAGACGATACATTGTATCAACTGTACATTTAGCCGATTCTGCTGCCAACATTTTGTCAACCTGAGATCCAATCACTTTCCATCTACGATATTTGGATTCATTATTGTAGAATTTTTCCTCTACTAATATTCTAATGAGATTGATTTTGAACGGAGAGAAGACCTTATGCTTGATTTTACTAAGAGGTTGAATTCTGTAATGAATAAATCTATTGTCGTCCCCGAAAAAATTAGGAAACATGTAAAGTAGAAGAGCATACACCATCTTGCTTGGGGATGTTGCTACATTGCTGATGGCTGAAATATCAAAGAATAATTTGTAAATTTTCTGAAAATTTGGAATAGATAGTAAACTATCCAAAGTAGTACTCTTGAGCATTTTCTTGAAGACCATGTAACCACGTTTTAATGACACATAATGAATTTGTGCTGCCCTGATGGTCCCATTCACTTCTTTTACTAATTTGGCTCTACTCTGAAACTTTGTTCTCTTCTTTTCGTGTGTTTCCATGATAGACTTCTCACTATTGATATTATGCTTTCTTTTCAAAGTAAAATTGTATTTTTTGAGATAGTTAACACTATCCATCTCCTCAAACTGACCAACGAAACTTCCACTCATTATGAAATTGTAGTCGTAACACCACAACGCTAGTATCTATATAGAGTTTCAATTTTGTTAATATTGACATATTAATGAAAAAATATAAATGAACAAAATTAATACATAAGTGTTATAAATGGAAAATGTATCCATTAGTAGTTACTCATCTAATGAACAGACTTCCATGGCCGCGGCTGCCGCTGATATTAGGGAGTTACTAGTAAAATATGTTGATGATTTTTACCTGGAAGACTTGATAGAATGGGCAACGGAAAAATCATTAAAGTATTATATTCGAAATATAGGTAACACAAAATCTAATATAGAAGAGACAAAATTCGAATCAAAAAATAATATCGGTATAGAATACTCAAAGGATTCCAGAAACAAGCTGTCATATAGAAATAAACCTTCTATTGCTACAAATTTGGAATATAAAGAACTATGCGACATGATCAAGGGCACCAGTGGTACCGAAAAGGAATTTCTACGATATCTATTATTCGGTATAAAATGTATCAAGAAAGGTGTACAATACAATATAGATAAAATCGAGGATATAAATTATAATGATTACTTTAATGTTCTCGACGAGAAATACAATATACCATGTCCTAACTGCAAAAGCAGGAATACCACACCGATGATGATACAAACTAGGGCTGCTGACGAACCACCATTAGTTAGACACGCTTGTAGAGATTGTAAACAACACTTTAAGCCTCCCAGATTTAGAGCATTTCGCAATCTTAATGTTACTATGCAAACAATACATGAAAATAAGGAAATAACAGAGATACTTCCCGATAATAATCCATCTCCTCCAGAATCTCCCGAACCTGCATCACCAATTGATGATGGATTAATAAGACCAACATTTGATAGGAATGATGAACCTCCAGAGGATGATGATTAAAAAATGATAAAATAGGTAAATTTCATCACTATTACTTATTTTACTCAATGCATAAGATATATTGACAATAGAGCTGATATTGAGATTGTATCTGAGACTATCAAGAATATTGGAAGCGAAGGCGTTACTGTTATACAACTAACCGACAACTTAAATATGGAAAAAGGAGAAGTTGATAAACATATGGCATATAGCCCTGATAATGACCCTCCTCGTTGGTATGTAACCGATGAGAATAAACAACAAAATGACGAACCTGGACCATCATCTGCCGAGGCCATAATAGATGATGAATCACGTGAGAAATCGACAGACGAATATGTGTTTAACGATATCATTCCAGCTAAAAAAATCATGGATTGGAAAGATACTCATCCGGTTACAATTATTAATGAGTACTGCCAAATAACTAAAAGAGATTGGAGTTTCCGCATTGAATCAGTGGGACCCAGTAATTCTCCTACATTTTATGCACGCGTAGACATCGATGGAATATTGTTCGATAAAGCGGATGGATCGTCTAAACGGGATGCTAAAAATAAGGCAGCTAAATTGGCAGTTGATAAACTTCTTACATATGTTATTATTAGATTCTAGTATATTATCAGAATATAATAGATTCTAAAATATTCATTTTTTTTCTTAATTAGATAAAAATACAAATTTTAGTGCTTTTTAACGCTACCAAGATTCTGCAACGATGATATCTGTTACAGATATTCGTAGAGCATTTCTAGATAACGAATGTCATACGATTACGAAAGCATTCGGACATCTTCATAAGGATAAAGCTATCTCATTGATAAAGATAGGATTCCATCCGACTTATCTACCAAAAGTTCTTTATAATAATGTTGTAGAATTTGCTCCTGAAAAATTATATCTGTTTAAACCCAGAACTATTTCTCCATTGGATTTGTTATCAACGATAACAAAAATAAAGAACGTAGACAAATTCGCTTCTCATATAAATTATCATAAGAATAGTATTCTGATAACTGGTGATAAGTCTCTGATAGTTAAATGTATACCGTATATGATCATTTCTGATGATGATATACGATTCATAAGAGAACAATTTGTGGGTAAAAACTCTATAGAATATATACTTTCCTTTATCAACAAGGAAAGTATATATAGAATGAGTTACCAATTTTCGGAAAATGAAATAATTACCATGATCAATAGAGATCATTTCATGTATGAGGCGATATATGAACATCAAATCTTAGAACCTGAGTTTCTCAAAACTATGTTAGATAGATACGGAATAGTACCCATTAATTCCGGTATAATAGACGAATTATGTCCAGAAGCTATCATAGAGATTTTAATGTCTGTAGTTCGTCCTAGAGACGCTATCCGTTTCTTAGATATAGTGAATAAGAATCAATTGACCGAAACTAGTGTCAAAAACTATATCATTAATGATATTAGAAGAGGAAAAATAGATTATTATATTCCGTACGCTGAAGATTTTTTGGAAGATAGGGTCGAAGACTTGGGAATATATGCAAATATATTTTTCGAGGATGCTAATGATATAACAAAATTAGACATTACAAAAACAGAGTTAGAACATATATCCAAATATATTAATTATTACACGACCTATATAGATCACATAGTTAATATCATTTTACAAAATAATTATATAGATATTTTAGCATCTATAATAGATTACGTACAAGATGTGTTAACAGAGGAATTATGTATTAGAATAGTGTGTGAATCAACCAAACCAGTCCCTGTTAAATCTCTTCCTATACATTCTACACTAGTGATGGTTATGTGTATCCAAATGAAATATAAAGACATAGTAGAATTTTTAGATGAGATTGATATAGATACATTAATAGAAAAAGGAGCAGATCCCATTACAGAATATACGTTTACAACAAGATGGTACAATAAACATAATGATTTAATTACTCTATATATCAAGAAATATGGATTCTGTACAACGATGATGAAGAAGTTAATGTTTGAATATCCATTAACTAAGGAAGCCAGTGATCATTTGCTTAAAACCATGGATGAAAATAGGGGAGCTATTATGTTTTTTCCACATACTGTTTCTACACTTCCCTATCTATTATGTTGTAACTATAAACTGATTCAAAAACCTATCCCGTTCAAAGAAGAAACTCGTAATATTATCTATAAGAAAAACAATAGGGTATTATGTTTTGACTCATTAGAGAGTCAAGCGTTTAAGAGTCTCATTAAAATAGATTCTATTCCGGGATTAAAAACATATAACATGAAAGACATAACATATGAAAAGGCTAATAATATAATTTGTGTTAAATTTATGCCTCAAGAAGTAATTCATAACGAAGAACAAAAAATCAAATTACAGTTATTTGATATCGCTAGATTAGCATCATATGGACTATTTTATATTCCATCTAGATATCTATCATCATGGGCACCCGTAGTAAATATGATCGAGGGTCGAGAGTATACTCACCCACAAAAGATAGAGTGTTTAGTTATTTTGGATTTATTTTCCGAAGAATTCGTAGAATATCAAAATCTGGGTAATGCGGTATCTAATAAATATGAACTAGAATATACTCTATCTAATTATCAAGCCGCTATAAACTGCCTAATGAGTACGTTATTTGTATATCTAGTTATTGGGGCGATACGCTATTCAACTAAAACTGAAGACTTTGTATCGTCCATATTAACTATATTCTATAAAGGACTGAAAATTAATGAATTACTTTCTGAACCAGTGTCACGAGTATGTATCGAATTAGATAAAATAAAAGATAGAGTAAGCTCTGGAGATAGTAGTTTTATATTTCTTAAGAAAAACGAGTTATCAAAAACTCTGTTGCTCTGTGAAAAAGTTTGTATCGAGACTATATTAGACAATAATCAGAGTTTTAAATCCTCGAAATGAATCCTGTTCCTAATATTACATTAAAGATTATAGAAACATATTTAGGTAGATTACCTAATGTGAATGAATACCACATGTTAAAATCACAAACTAGAAATATTCAGAAAATAACTGTTTTTAACAAAGATATCTTTGTAGCGTTAGTAAAAAAGAATAAAAAAAGATTTTTTTCAGATGTCGACGCGTCCGCATCAGAAATAAGAGATCGTATTCTTAGTTACTTTTCTAAACAGACTCAAACTTATAATATAGGTAAATTATTTACAATTATAGAACTACAATCTGTGTTGGTATCTACATACACCGATATATTAGGTGTGTTGACTATTAAAGCTCCAAATGTAGTATCGTCTAAAATTTCGTATAATTTTACACTAATGGAAGAATTGGCAAGAGATATGCTAAATTCTATGAACATCGCAGTAATTGACAAGGCAAAAGTAATGGGACGTCATAATGTATCTTCCCTAGTTAAAAATGTTAATAAGTTAATGGAAGAATATCTTAGACGCCATAATAAAAGTTGTATATGTTATGGATCATATTCTCTATATCTAATTAATCCGAATATACAATATGGTGATATAGATATTCTTCAGACTAATTCGAGGACTTTTCTTATAGATTTGGCATTTCTAATAAAATTTATTACCGGAAATAATATCATATTGAGCAAAATACCATATCTCCGAAATTATATGGTTGTAAAAGATGAAAACGATAATCATATTATTGATAGTTTTAATATTCGTCAAGATACCATGAATGTAGTTCCTAAAATCTTTATAGATAATATCTACATAGTGGATCCTACATTTCAACTATTAAACATGATAAAAATGTTTTCTCAAATAGATAGATTGGAAGATTTATCGAAGGATCCGGAAAAATTTAATTCGCGTATGGCGACTATGCTTGAATATGTTAGATATACACATGGTATAGTCTTTGATGGCAAGCGTAATAATATGCCGATGAAATGCGACATTGACGAAACAAATCGCATAGTTACGGTTACTACCAAAGACTATTTTAGCTTTAAAAAGTGTCTAGTTTATCTAGATGAAAATGTGTTATCTAGTGATATATTAGATCTCAATGCCGATACATCATGTGATTTTGAAAGCGTTACAAATTCCGTATATCTAATTCATGATAATATCATGTATACATATTTCTCAAATACTGTCCTCCTTAGCGATAAAGGTAAAGTACATGAGATAAGCGTCCGAGGATTATGTGCGCATATATTATTATATCAGATGTTAATATCTGGAGAATACAAACAATGTCTTTCAGATCTCTTAAATTCGATGATGAATAGAGAAAAAGTACCGATATATTCACATACTGAAAGAGATAAAAAACCTGGACGTCACGGGTTTATTAATATAGAAAAAGATATAATTGTATTCTAAGACAATATTCTCGAAGCTACGTTATCACGATTAGCTGCGAACATATTTTGTAGCATATCAGTTCTCATGAATGGTACCTGTTTTCCAGGGTTATTCATTCTCTCACATCTGGTAGGAGATGAGGGTCTTCTCTCACATGTAGGAGATGAGGGCTTATCTACTTTGAGTACGCATGAAGCTTTGCTACTTTCACATTCTACTGTTCTAACATCACATACTTTAACAGCTTTTAGAACCAAATATCTTCCTTCTTTGGTATTAATATAAAATGGAGTATGTGCTGACGCGAAATGAGAATTCATTTATAGAATAGAAAAAAACAAAATGAAATTCTACTATATTTTTACATACATATATTCTAAATATGAAAGTTGTGATAATTACTAGTGTGGCATCACTTTTAGACGCATCTATACAGTTTCAAAAGACGGCTTGTAGGCATTATTGTAACTACCTATCTATGCAGATAGTTAAAGAGATAGAAGAATTTGGTAGCATCACTGATAAAAATTTAGAATCCGACTTGTGGAAAGTTATAACAGAAAGCGATGAAATAGACTCATTAGTATTTTATAGAGTAAAGCAAATTAGTATTTCTATTGGTGTTCTACACGAATATATTATGAGATGTAGAACTAAACCTATTTCAATGTACTTTGTACGTGATTGTCTGGCATTTGATGGAGAACCCCCATCTTTTAGAATGACGTCGTGTAATATAAATGCATATAATCGCAAGAAGGTTAAGGATCTAATAATACTGATGAATATGAAAACATGCAATAAAAAAATTATCAATGAGTTTATAATCGATAACTTTGGAAGCGTTGATGCTTTGCTGTCGATAGTTAATTCTAATGTTTCATGGGTTACATCAGTTATAAATAATACTAGTAGAGGTAACAGTACTAGGAGAATATCTAATAACAAAATATTGACCGTATCAAGTTTTAGACGATTCGTCAACAAACTCAAAATGTATAAAACTACTAAATACACTTCTCAATTGGATAACCTGTGTACTGAAATGTACAAAATGGATATTCTAGACAAAAAATGAAACGTAATGCGAGTAGTATGTGGAGGTTGTATAAATTAAAAATGGAAATTTTTAATGTGGAAGAATTGATAAATCTGAAACCTTTTAAGAATATGAATAAAATAACAATTAATCAAAAAGATAATTGTATATTGGCAAATAGATGTTTTATTAAAATAGATACTCCTAGATATATACCATCAGCATCAATTAACAATTCTAAGACTATTAGAATACGAAATCATAATTTTACATTATCGGACGTACTGTACTCACCGTTTCATTTTCAACAACCTCAGTTTCAATATCTCCTTCCCGGTTTTGTATTAACATGTGTAGATAAAGCTTCTAAAAAAAGAAAAGAATGCAGATATTGTATTTCTAATAAAAATAATAATGACGATAGCTTAAGTATTAATTTGTTTATTCCAACAGTTAAAGAGACAATATATATTATAATTGGTCTACGGATAAAAAATTTTTGGACAGCTACATTCGAAATAGAATAATGTTTTTTTATATCTCCGTTAAGTAAACATGGTTGTCCTCTTTTTAAGTTAAAGCCTAGTATGTTTTTTAAATGGTCATCGGACTAGTAATATTCGTATCCGTAGCAGCCGCCATCGTAGGCGTGTTGTCTAATGTTTTGGATATGATTATGTACGTAGAAGAAACTAACGAAGAGGATACTAGAATCTCCGAGGAGCAAGAACTACTGTTATTATATTGATTGATAATTGAAAATCTACCAAATTAAATACGCAACAAATAGTTTACCATGATAAATAGTGTGTATTCAGAAGGTTTGGGAATTAGTAATGATTTAAGCTCATTACTTAATGACTTACCAACATCATCTATAGATATAGAAATAGATGAAGATGATATCCTAGAACTTCTTGATATTTTGACAGAGTTGGGATGCGATGTTGATTTTGATGAAAGTTTTAGTGATATAGCTGATGATGTTCTAGAATCACTAACGGAACAGGATGTATAAGTTTTTATATTAACTAAATGTGGCCATTTTCATCAGCCCCAGAGGGAGCAAAATGTAGACTAGTAGAAACTCTACCAGAAAATATGGATTTTAGATCTGATAATTTGACAACATTCGAATGCTTTAACGAAATTATTACTCTTGCCAAGAAATATATATATGTCGCATCTTTTTGTTGTAATCCTCTAAGTACAACTAGGGGAGCACTTATTTTTGATAGTCTAAAAGGGGCATCGGAAAAAGGTGTTAAGATAATTATTTTACTAGATGAACGAGGAAAACGAAATCTTGGAGAACTGCAAAGTTATTGTCCGAATATAGATTTTGTAACTGTAAATATAGATAAAACTAATAATGTGGGATTACTTCTCGGCTGTTTTTGGGTTTCTGATGATGAAAGATGTTATGTAGGAAATGCATCATTCACTGGAGGATCCATTCATACTATTAAAACATTAGGTGTATATTCAGATTATCCCCCACTGGCGGTAGATCTTCGTAGAAGATTTGATACTTTTAAAGCCTTTAATAGCGCAAAGACCTCATGGTTTAATTTATGCTCTACGGCTTGTTGTCTGCCAGTTAGCACCGTTTATCATATTAACAATCCTATAGGTGGAGCATTCTTTACGGATTCTCCAGAACACCTATTGGGATATTCCAGAACCCTGGACGCAGATGTAGTTATTAATAAACTTAGTTCAGCCAAGGCGAGTATTGATATTGAACATTTGGCGATTGTTCCCACTACACGTATTGATGGCAATAGCTACTATTGGCCTACCATCTATAACTCTATTATAGAAGCAGCTATTAATAGAGGAGTAAAAATTAGACTCCTAGTAGCTAACTGGGATAAGAATGATGCATATTCTATGGCAACTGCTAGAAGTCTAGACGCGTTATGTTCCAGAAATGATCTAAGTGTGAAGGTTTTCACTATTCAGAATAATACAAAATTATTGATAGTTGATGACGAGTATGTACATATTACTTCGGCAAATTTTGATGGTACACATTATCAAAATCATGGGTTTGTTAGTTTTAATAGTGTAGATAAACATCTTGTAAGCGAGGCTAAAAAAGTATTTGAAAGAGATTGGGTATCTAGTCATAGCAAATCTTTAAAATTTTAAAAATAGAAAATAGAGACACATAGAAGCGCTATCATGTTAAACAGGGTACAAACTTTGTTGAAAACAGCTAATAATTATGAAACAATCGAAATATTGCGTAACTATTTGAGACTATATATGATTTTGGCACGGAATGAAGAAGGACATGGAATAATAATATATAATGATAATATGGATAGTGTCATGTCAATGATAGATATTACAAAATTAGAAGCTATAGGATTAACTCATTGCACAAAATTAAAATCACCACCACCCATTCCCATGTGTAGATTATTTATGGATGAAATAGACCATGAATCACACTATTCTCCGAAAACCTCAGATTATCCTTTGATTGATATTCTAAGAAAGCGTTCACACGAGCAGGGGGATATAGCTCTGGCTTTAGAACGATATGGTATCGAAAATACGGATTCAATATCTGAAATAAATGAATGGTTATCGTCTAAGGGATTATCATGTTATAGATTTGTAAAATTTAATGAATACAGAAAGCAGAAACATCATAAAAAGTTCTCTAGGTATACTATTATCGACAGTATGATCATAGGTCATATAGGCCATCATTATATTTGGATTAAAAATTTGGATACATATTTTCGTCCTGAAATTGATGTGTTACCTTTCGATATTAAGTATATATCTAATGATGAATTATGGTCACATATTCCCTCATTTGATCAAGTTCATATAAAAACTTTCGCTATATCAGTATATGGAGCTATTACAGATGATGGACCTATACCATATATGATTTCCACATACCCGGGTAATACCTTTGTTAACTTTAATAGTGTCAAAGATCTAATATTAGATTTTTTAGATTGGATTAAAGATATAATGACTAATGTACGAACTATTATTTTAGTTGGGTACATGAGTGATCTCTTCGATATACCATTGTTAACAGCATACTGGTCTAATAACTGTGAATGGAAAATATATAATAATACTCTAATATCATCGGATGGTGCTAGAGTTATTTGGATGGATGCGTATAAATTTTCTTGTGGCTTATCTTTACAAAACTATTGTTATCATTGGGGTAGTAAACCTGAGAGCCGACCATTCGATTTAATAAAAAAATCAGACGCTAAACGTAATATTAAATCGTTGATCAAAGAATCTATAGCATCCTTGAAATCCTTATTCGAAGCATTCGAGACACAGTCTGTATCACTAGAAGTTCTAATGAGTCCGTGTAAGATGGTTTCATTTTCCAGAATAGAAGACATGTTTTTTACAAGTGTGATTAATCGAGTAACAGAAAATACACAATTGGGAATGTATTATCCGACTAGTAGTGCACCTTCTCTGTTTATTGAGTCGTCTATATGTTTAGAACATATTATCGTTAATAATCAAGAAGCTAACAAATATCGTATCAAGTCCGTTCTGGATATTATTTCTTCAAAACAGTATCCCGTTGGACGTCCAAGGTATGTTAAAAATGGAACAAAAGGAAAGTTATATATCGCGTTATGTAAAGTCACTGTACCTAGTAACGAATATATTCCCATTATTTATCACGATGATGATAATACGACTACATTTGATACTGTATTGACGTCTGTTGATATCGAAACGGCTATCCGAGGAGGATATTCAATAGTAGAATTAGGGGCTATACAATGGGATGAAAATCTTCCAGAACTTAAAGACTATTTACTAGACAGTATCAAGATGATATATGAACTAAATGCCCCAACTACAAATAAATTATTGGAGCAATTAATAGATAATATTAACTTCAATAATGACTCTATTATTTCCTTGTTCTATACATTTGCTATTAGTTATTGTCGTTCATTCATTTACTCTATCATGGAGACTATGGATAGTTCATATATAGCACAGTACAATTATAAAGAATTATATATTAGTAGATCATATAAAGATGTTAATGAATCAATATCAAGGCAAATGATAAGACTGTAAAATTATAAAAAATGAAAAAAAATATTTTTTTTGTATTGATAGTTGTTACACAATGGGATTCTGTATTCCATTGAGATCAAAGATGTTGAGGAGGGGATCTAGAAAATCATCTTCGATAATATCTAGACGTCCTACTCCTAAAAAACACAACATGGTTACTGAATTGGAAGGCCGTATAAAGAAAAATAGCTATGTGGAAAGTACAAATCATGGAAACGTTTTGTTGGATAGTATTTTCGTGTCTACTATGCAGGTAGATATGTTCGACTCATTAATAAATGACAGTACTGACTATGAAGCTATGGATTTACTTAATGTAACATATAACATTAAACCAGTTACTGTTACTGACATAAAATTAGATTCTATATTAGATAGAGATGGAAATTTTAGACCCACGAACTGTTATATTATTAAACTGAAACATAGAGACGGATTTACCAAAGGAGCTCTTTATCTTGGACACAGTGCCGGATTTACTGCAACAATATGTTTAAAAAATGATGGTGTTTCAGGACTTTATATTCCGGGTACTTCTGTAATTCGGTCAAATATTTGTCAAGGAGATACTATAGTAAGTAGATCGTCTAGAGGAGTGCAATTCTTCCCACAAATAGGAGGAGATGCGATCTATTTAATTGTTTCACTATGTCCAACTAAAAAGTTAATAGACTCTGGATTCAGTATCCCAGAAATATTATCAAATGAAAATGCTAAAATTGCCGCACGCATTCTATCAGAAAAACGCAAAGAGATTATTATGCACATTGACACATTAGTACAATACAGAGTACAATTGGAATCTACATACTATAACTCATGTATGCTATCAGAGTTTCTACATTATTGTAATTCATATTCTAACATCATCAATGAATCACTTCTGAAAGAAACAATTCAAAAGGACATCAATATCACACATACAAATATCACAACTTTATTGAATGAGATAACAAAGATAATCAAGTTAGTAAAATCTCTAGTAGATAAAGAAGATACAGAGTTAGTAAACAAATTCATCACAGACGAAATTAAAAGCTACGGTGGTGTTAAAAACAGAGACGTGATAGTTAATAGTTTGTGTCTAGCAAACCTGGACTTTCATTTGTAAATTGGGGCTTTTTGTACAATAAATGGGTGTTGCAAATGATTCATCTCCTGAATACCAATGGATGTCGCCGCATAAATTATCAGATACTGTTATATTGGGAGACTGTTTATACTTTAACAACATAATGTCGCAATTAGATCTACACCAAAATTGGGCTCCGTCAGTTAGATTGATAAATTATTTTAAAAATTTTAATAGAGAAACGCTACTAAAAATAGAAGAGAATGATTACATTAATTCATCATTTTTTCAACAAAAAGATAAACGGTTTTATCCCATAAACGATGATTTTTATCATATATCTACAGGTGGTTACGGAATAGTTTTTAAGATAGATAACTATGTAGTGAAATTTGTATTTGAGGCGACTAAATTATATAGTCCTATGGAAACTACTGCAGAGTTCACGGTACCCAAATTTCTGTACAACAATCTAAAGGGAGATGAAAAAAAATTAATAGTATGTGCTTGGGCAATGGGATTAAATTATAAATTGACATTTTTACATACACTATATAAAAGAGTTCTTCATATGTTGCTATTATTGATACAAACTATGGATGGTCAAGAACTCTCTTTGAGGTATTCTTCTAAAGTTTTTCTAAAGTCGTTTAATGAACGGAAAGATAATATCAAATTTGTCAAACTATTATCCCATTTTTACCCGGCAGTTATTAACAGTAATATTAATGTTATAAACTATTTTAATCGCATGTTCCACTTTTTTGAACACGAAAAAAGGACTAATTACGAATACGAAAGGGGTAACATTATTATCTTCCCCTTGGCGTTGTATTCAGCTGATAAAGTAGATTCGCAACTAGCTATCAAATTAGGATTTAACTCTTTGGTGCAATATATAAAATTTATATTTTTACAGATGGCGCTTTTGTACATTAAAATTTACGAACTACCTTGCTGTGACAACTTTTTACACGCTGATCTCAAACCAGATAATATATTACTTTTCGATTCTAATGAACAGATAATAATTCACCTAAAAGATAAAAAGTTTGTGTTTAATGAACGAGTTAAATCATCTTTAAACGATTTTGACTTTTCACAGGTCGCTGGAATAATAAACAAGAAAATCAAAAACAATTTCAAAGTAGAACATAATTGGTATTATGATTTTCATTTCTTCGTTCATACGTTATTGAAGACCTATCCAGAGATAGAGAAAGATATAGAATTTAGTACAGCATTAGAAGAATTCATCATGTGTACTAAAACAAACTGTGACAGATATAGATTAAAGGTTTCTATTCTTCACCCAATTAGTTTCTTGGAAAAATTTATCATGAGAGACATTTTCTCAGACTGGATAAATGGCGGAAACTAGAGAGTTTAAAACTTTATATAATCTTTTTATGGACAGTTATTTACAAAAATTAGCTCAACATTCTATCCCTACGAATGTCGCATGTGCTATTCATATAGGAGAGGTTATAGGAAAGTTTAAAAATTGCGCACTCAGAATAACTAACAAATGCGTTACTAATTCTCGACTAAGCTTCACACTAATGATGGAATCATTTATTGAAGTGGTTTCCTTGCTTCCAGAAAAGGATAGAAAAGCTATCGCAGAGGAAATAGGAATAAACCTAGATGATGTGCCTAGTGCTGTCTCTAAGCTAGAAAAGAATTGCAATGCATACGCGGATGTTAATAACATTATAGACATACAGAAATTGGATATTGGAGAATGTATGGCTCCACCTGGTCAACATATTCTTCTACAAATAGTTAACACAGGATCTGCAGAAGCAAATTGTGGTTTACAGACAATTATTAAGTCATTAAATAAGGTACATGTACCACCTATTATTGAAAACAGACTACCATATTATGAACCGTGGTTTCTAATAGGTGCTACTATTATTCTTGTTATTTTTACAATAGCCATCTGTTCTATTAGACGAAATTTAGCTCTTAAATACAGATACGGAACGTTCTTATACGTTTAAGTTTATTGTTTATTATTAATTAATAAAAAATTTAATTACAAGGTATAATAAGTACCCCGTCTACACAATCACGATAATGGATGGATCTAAGCGTAAACCCGAAGGTCGGAGACCACAGGAACAGCGCCCGCGTACACCACCATCGTATGAGGAAATTGCAAAATTCGGCCACTCTCTACATGTAAAAAAAGTTACTAATGAAGAAGTTCGTCTTAAGAATGATTATCCACGGATTATATTATACGATCCTCCGCCAAAATAACAAAAATCATCACAAAAATCATCACATATATCATATATTTGTATTACGGTAGACAATCATAGTACAAAATATGATAGATTTTATCACTAATTCACTTTTCTTACCGGTTTTATGAAGATTATTTATTTATTTGGTTATTGTTATTATTGTTATTGTTAACGTTTAATAATTGAAAATGGATTGTTTAATAAGTTAGTCGACATGGGAGCCTGTTGTGGTAAATCCCGTGACGATAAGAAGAATACGGATGATGCCGACAACGACGGTAATAATTATAGAAATATTAATGATTTGGTAGATTACGATGATGACGCACGGATAGAATTTGGACCATTATATATGTTTAATGAAGAAAAATCAGATATAAATACATTAGATATAAAGAGGAGATATAGACACAATATAGAATCCGTATATTTTTAAATTTTTATTAAAATGAGTAAACTTATTAAATTTATTAAAAATAAGATTATTGACTTAATTAGCAATGACCAAATTAAATATTCTATTGTTAGCACAGAGGAGGAATCAACTAATCTATTACTAGTTGATAGTTCGTATGCCAACCATGGCTTTGACTGTATGGATATGATGAGTGATACAGACGATACTGGATTTGATAATGATAACGATAAAAACGATTCTTTTTTTGTAATAAATTGAAAATCAAACCATTTATTAGACCTCTCAAGATGGGTACGAGTAGAGTATTAATTATTTTGTCATTGATGTGGGTTTGTGGATGTGTAGAATATAATGTAGAAGAGAATGTACATATTTGTATCCATGCTGATGTATCACAGATTAATTATACTGTCTGGTATTATAATAATAATGTTATAGCACTAGCCACTGAGGATAAAACTTCTGGATATATATCATCTTTCATAAAACGTATCAACATCTCATCAACTTGTCTTAACATATCTAGTGTTCGACATAAAGATTCAGGAGAATATACAGGAATAGCCTACCTAAAAAATGGTTATACATCAACTACTACTATGAATTTATCTGTAAAAGCAAATATCGTTAACTTAAAGGGTATAATACGTTATATAACTACAAATTATTGTGAAGTTAAAATAACATGCAAAATAGAATCATTAATAAACAGTTATACAAATTCGCCAGTTATGATGTTAGGAACCCTTGATAGATGGAAGTATATTACATTTCCTACAGATAATTATAGATATGATTCTGGTCTGAAAAAATATATAACTGGAAATCCATATCCATTAGAGTCGCTAGCGTTAGAAATTACCGCAACATTTAATCGTTTCAATGTTATTAAAAATTTAAACGATGACGAGTTTTCATGTTATATGTTTTTACAAAATAATAGTTTTCATAAAATGTTAAACGTACGTCATATTTGTGAGTCAGAATGGGAAACAATTAATAATATATCCATGTCCAGCAGCAATAACCTCACAAACGATTTATCTAATATAATGTCACAAATACATGATAGTGAAAATGATGATACAGACATCAACTCTGATTATTCAATGGATACCAATTCATTAATTATGGTATTGCTAATAACAATGATATCAGTAATAATTTTAATCATTGTAGTAATAGCCGCAATTACTATATATAAAAAGTCAACTTATAGACATATCAACGATAACTGAAAAAAAATTATTAATCTTATTTAGTCATGGAACCTATCCTTGCAAAAAATCCAAATAGATTTGTTATTTTCCCAATCCAATACAGTGATATATGGAATATGTATAAAAAAGCAGAGGCATCATTTTGGACAGCTGAAGAAGTAGATATATCAAAAGATATCAATGACTGGAATAAACTGACTTCCAACGAAAAATATTTTATTAAACATGTATTAGCATTTTTTGCTGCTAGTGATGGAATAGTAAATGAGAATTTGGCTGAACGATTTTGTACGGAGGTACAGATCACAGAAGCGAGATGTTTTTACGGATTTCAGATGGCAATTGAAAATATTCACTCCGAAATGTATAGTCTTTTAATAGATACTTACGTTAAAGATAGCAATGAAAAAAACTTTCTCTTTAATGCTATAGAAACAATGCCTTGTGTAAAGAAGAAGGCTGATTGGGCACAACGGTGGATACACAACGAAGCCAGTTACGGAGAGAGACTTACCGCATTTGCGGCCGTAGAAGGCATATTCTTTTCTGGATCTTTCGCGGCAATATTTTGGCTCAAAAAACGTGGACTAATGCCCGGTCTCACATTTTCTAACGAATTAATTAGTAGAGATGAAGGTCTTCATTGTGATTTTGCATGTTTAATGTTTAAACATTTGTTGTATCCACCAAGTGAGGAAACGGTAACATCGATAATAGTGGATGCTGTCACTATCGAACAAGAGTTTCTTACGGAGGCTCTACCAGTTAAACTTATAGGAATGAATTGTGAAATGATGAAAAGATATATAGAATTCGTTGCAGATAGACTGATTTCAGAATTAGGATTTAAAAAAATTTATAATGCAGTTAATCCATTTGATTTTATGGAAAATATATCATTGGAAGGCAAAACTAATTTTTTCGAGAAACGTGTGGGTGAATATCAAAAAATGGGAGTTATGTCTCAAGAAGATAATCATTTTTCTTTAGATGTTGACTTTTAAAGAACCATAAATGCCAACATTCGTTAATACGGTATATTGTAGGAATATATTGGCGTCTGCAACTACCACAAAATATAAAGTAACTATTGCAGCAATAGGAGGAGAAATAATAGTCAATTCTACGATATTGAAAAAGTTATCTCCGTATTTTAGTTCTCATTTACGTCATAAATACACAAAAAATAAAGACTCAGTTATGAGAGTATGTCTTGCTATAGACATTAGTAGCCTAACATCTATAGTTATTTACGCATATACTGGAAAGGTCTATATAGATAGTCATAACGTTGTCAAGTTATTGCGTACCGCTATAGCAACTTCTGTAGAGTTTATCATACATACGTGTATAAACTTTATCATACGGGATTTTAAAAAAGAATATTGCTTAGAATGCTATTCAATGGGTATCGAATATGGAATATCAAATCTTCTGTATTATACTAAAGAGTTTATTGCCATACACTTTTTGGAAATGGAAAATGATATAATCGACAATTTTGATTGTATTTCTATTAAACTTATCTTAGAAAGTGATGACTTAAACGTGCCGGATGAGGACTATGTTGTTAATTTTATTATTCGTTGGTATATGAAAAGAAAAAATAATTTAGGAAACCTACTACTATTAATTAAAAATATTATCAGATTCAACTATCTTTCTCCAAGTGGTATGGATAATATAAGATGGATACTAGATGATGATAAAGTATGTGAGAGTTATAAGAGACCAAGAATATCCTATATGTATCCATTTATGAAGGATTATGATATTAAGAATATGGATTGTATTATTGAGGCATTTGATATATGTACAAGCACACATATTGGAAAGCTAGTATATCTAATCGGTGGATGGATCAACAATGAAATACATAACAAAGTTATAGCAATAGACTATTTGTCAAATAAGTGGATTCCTGTTCCTCCGATGAATAGTCCTAGACTTTATGCTAGTGGCGTATCTTGTAACAATAAACTATATGTGTTAGGTGGATTACCTAATCCCTCATCGGTTGAGTGTTGGTCGCATGGCACAGCTGGTTGGATTAATATGCCAAGTCTTCTAAAACCTAGATGTAGTCCAGCAACAACAACTTTAAACAATGTCATATACGTTATTGGGGGACATTCTGAAACTGATACAACAACTGAATATTTGCTTCCAGATCATCATCGTTGGCATTTTGGACCATTAACTCATTACCCACATCATAAATCTTGTGCTATAACATTTAACAAAAAGTTATTTGTAGTTGGAAGACATACTGAAATTTACAATAGTGTATGTAACGTATGGAATATAGCCGGTAATCCTATTTATCCTCGGGATCACCCAGAATTGATTATAATAGGTAATAAACTGCTATTGATGGGAGGATTTTATAATGGTGAATATGTAGGTCATGTAGAAATATTTAATCCTCGTAATGATTCTTGGAATATATGGAATGGAAAATTGTGAAAAATAAAATATTTATTTTTCGTTCAACATGGATATTAATTCTTCTACAGTTAAATTTGTTAAAGAAACTAACAGAGCTAAAACTCCTACTAGACAATCACATCATGCAGCAGGATATGATTTATACAGTGCGTACGACTATACTATCCCTCCTGGAGAAAGGAGATTGATTAAAACAGATATTCGGATGTCTATGCCCAAATTCTGTTATGGAAGAATAGCTCCTAGATCTGGACTGTCTCTAAAAGGTATCGATGTGGGAGGGGGAGTAATAGATGAAGATTATAGAGGGACAATTGGAGTCATTCTGATCAATAATGGAAAAGATATATTTGAAATAAATACGGGTGATAGAATAGCTCAACTAATCTATCAACGTATATATTATCCTGATCTGAAGGAAGTGCAATCTCTAGATGGTACTGAAAGAGACGCTCAAGGATTTGGATCCACTGGACTGAGATGATGGAAGATAATTTACTATCTATGGATCAAAATATCTCGTATAGATATAGAGAAGATGATGGCAACAATGATAATGAGTACAATGAATATCAACGTTTAGAAAATGTTTATCTATTTGATGACTCTGTTGATTTAGGCGATTATCTATCGACAGAAAAGGACCATGTAATGATGGCAGTTCAATACTATTTGTATAAACAACGTATAGACCATCTTTATAGAGATTTACCCACTAAAACTAAGAAATATATAGATATTATCAATACGTACTGTGATAAAGTTAATAATGATTATATTGGTGAAATGGATACAATGACTAATATTGTTGCTACTAGATCATTTACAGTTTATGATATAAATAACGAAATTAATTCTATACTGATACGCAACAATGGCTTGGGTATACGAATAGCAACCATTTCATTTATATCCTCATTGGGTAGACGATGCATTAACAATCTAGAAACAATAAAAATGTTTACTCTATTATCTCATACTATATGTGATGATTATTTCGTAGATTATATAACAGATATAGTAAAATGTAATAATGCTTCCAACAATCATACATATTCATCTTTGAAACTCGTAGGAATTACAGTATTCATGTTTGTTACATATAAGACTTTAAAATATATAATGAGTTAATATAGCTTTTTAACAAAATATACGTGTTTATTAACACTTTTATAAAAATGTATATCACACTGCCGCTAATTTTTTTTCTAAAAAAATAATCAACGTATTTATGTTGTCGTCGGTCATTAAATCTGTAATATTTCCCAATGATTGGAATCTAGATTCTGAAAGATTTTTATAACCCCAATTTTCAGTGATTTTGGCACATATACCGATGGTAGCTAGCAGACTATCCCGGTCACGGACTGTTGTAAGATTAATATATCTATCTTCTCCGTTCATGATATTAATAATTTCGTTAACTTTATCGATCCCATAGTATTTAACAGCAATATCATCAAATTTTATCAACTCCTTGTATAGTTTTCCGCATTTAGTAATATCTTTACCGAATACGATAATATAATTTCTCCATGTAATGTATTCATCTATTAGATCTATAATATGTGCACGACTACACATTTCATCGTCATCTACAAAGTAAAAAACAGCATTCTCGTAATCTGATTTACTTTCCATGGTTCTAGATAGAAATATAATCCGATTGATTTAATTGTATGTTTTTATAATCATAAAAACATAAAAATAATATAAGAACTTCCCGAACTGTTATATTTTAACGGTTAGAGATGGCATCATCAGTAGCAAACTGTATGTTCAATCTGGACAATGATTACATTTACTGTAAATATTGGAAACCCATTACATATCCCAAGGCTTTGGTATTCATCTGTCATGGAGCTGGAGAACATTCTGGACGTTATGAAGAGTTAGCGGAGAATATATCCTCATTAGGAATTTTAGTATTTTCTCATGATCATATAGGACATGGGAGAAGTAATGGTGAAAAAATGATGATCTCTGACTTTAGTATATATATCAGAGATGTGATACAACATGTGGTGAATACCAAATCATTATATCCTGGAGTACCAGTATTCCTATTGGGTCATTCTATGGGGGCAACAGTTTCTATACTGGCCGCGTATGAGAATCCAGATCTGTTCAGAGGAATGATTCTAATGTCTCCTCTTGTGAATACAGATGCAGCTCCAAAACTAAATATTGTAGCTGCTAAAGTTATGGGAGCTATCACACCAAATGCCGCAGTGGGGAAACTGTGTCCAGAATCGGTATCTAGAGACATGGATGAGGTGTACAAGTACCAATACGATCCATTAGTAAATCATGAAAAAATTAAGGCAGGATTTGCCAGTCAAGTTTTGAAGGCCACCAATAAGGTCAGAAAAATAATTCCAAAGATTATTACACCCAGTCTAATTCTTCAAGGAACCAACAATGAGATAAGCGACGTTTCAGGCGCATACTATTTCATGCAAAATGCAAATTGTGATAGAGAAATAAAAATTTATGAAGGTGCTAAACATCATCTCCATAAGGAAACCAATGAAGTTAAAAAATCAGTTATGAAAGAAATAGAGACTTGGATTTTTAATAGAGTGAATTAGAACTATTTTTTGTTTTTTTACAAATAAAATGAATCAGGATAATACTATAGCAGTTATTACAGAGACTATTCCTATAGGCATGCAGTATGATAAAATATGCTTATCTACGTTTAACGTATGGATGGAAATTCTTTCTAATACCACAAAAACGTTAGATATATCATCGTTTTATTGGAGTTTGTCAGATGAGGTAGGGACAAATTTAGGTACCATAATACTAAACGATATCATACAATTGCCTAAACGAGGTGTACGAGTTAGAGTAGCCGTGAATAAATCTAATAAACCATTAAAGGATATTGGTACACTTCAGATGGCCGGAGTAGAAGTGAGATATGTGGATATTGCAAATATTCTAGGTGGAGTTCTTCATACTAAATTTTGGATATCAGATAATAGACATATTTATTTAGGAAGTGCTAACATGGATTGGCGATCTCTAACACAGGTCAAGGAATTGGGAATTGCCATCTTCAATAATACTAATTTGGCAGTTGATCTCACTCAAATTTTTGAAGTATATTGGTATCTTGGACTCAATAACCTACCATATAATTGGAAAAACTTTTATCCTGCGTGTTATAATACAGATCATCCTCTTAGCATAAATATAAGTGGTGTTCCACACTCTGTATTTCTTGCTTCTGCACCCGGACAATTATGTACCATGTCAAGAACTAATGATTTAACTGCTTTATTATCATGTATTAGAAATGCCAATAAATTCGTTTATGTATCGGTTATGAACTTTATTCCAATTATTTATTCGAAAGCTGGAAATATTCTATTTTGGCCCTATATTGATGATGAATTAAGAAGAGCCTCTATCGATAGACGTGTATCCGTTAAGCTATTGATTAGTTGCTGGCAACGATCTTCGTTCATAATGAGAAACTTTTTAAGATCGACTGCTATGATAAAATCTAAAAATATAGATATAGAGATAAAACTGTTCATTGTTCCGGATACAGATCCTCCAATTCCGTATTCCCGAGTAAATCACGCAAAATATATGGTAACCGATAAAACGGCGTATATAGGCACATCAAATTGGACAGGAAATTACTTTACCGATACATGTGGATCGTCTATCAATATTACTCCAGATGATGGATTAGGTCTTCGTCAACAGTTGGAGGAAATTTTTATACGTGATTGGACTTCACAATATAGTTATGAATTGTACGATAATAGTCCAACTAAAAGATGTAGACTATTAAAAAATGGCAAACAATGCACAAATGACGTATATCATGATGAAATACATCTTGAAAAAGAAATTCCTGAATATTCTCTAGAATAAAATAACATAAATTTTAATCATAATTGGAGATCTCTATCGAGATGTTGACATTTTGTTATTCGTTGCCCGATGAGGGCGATGTGGTAAAGGGAAAAATATTTGAAAAACATAATGCTGTAGCTCTATACGTAGATTTGCCAGAATATCATACAGAAGGTCTATTGATAGAAAGTATTCGTATGAATTTACAAAGATATAATAAATATAGGGATAAACTTCTTGGGAAAACTGTAAATGTGACAGTTGTCAGAGTTGATTACGCAAAAGGATTCATCGATGTTAGATATCTTCCTTAATTTTTATAACAAACATAAAAATAAGGTAGATTACTAATACTAGAAAAAATCATGGTCATTATCCCACTACTATTATCACTGCTATACACCACTTACTCTTATCGACTACAAGGGTTTACTAATGCTGGCATACTAGCATATAAAAATATTCAAGATGTAGATGAAAATGTTATCTTCTCGCCATTTGGATATTCTTTCGCTATGCTTATGTCTATATTACCATCATCAGAAAATACTAGACTAGAATTATTGAAGACGATGGATATACGAAAAAAGGATGTTGGACCAGCATTTACTGAATTGATATCTGGATTAGCAAAATTGAGAACGTCCAAATATGCATATACTAATATATCATATCAGAGTTTCGTCGATAAAAGTGTATGTATTAGACCGTCATATTATCAACAATATCATAGATTTGGATTATATAGTATAGACTTTAGAAACGATGCGATTAATAAAATCAATGCCATCGTAGAACATAGATCTGGAATACCTAATGTAATCGACTCTACTATGATTGACTATAATACTCTATGGGTAATCATCAATACTATCTATTTTAAAGGTAGTTGGCAATATCCATTCAATATTGCTAGAACTCATAATGCCAGTTTTACCAATAATAAGGGTACAAAAATGGTTCCCATGATGAATATAATTACTAAATTGCACGGAAATACAATTACTATAGATGATTATGAATATGACATGGTAAGACTTCCGTATAAAGATAGTAATATTAGCATGTACCTAGCAATTGGAGACAACATTACACATTTTGTGGACTCAATTACTACTACAAAATTAGACTACTGGGCATCTCAATTAATAGATAAAATGTATGATATTAGTCTTCCTAGATTTTCTATCGAAAATAAGAGAGATATTAAATCGATAGCCGAAATGATGGCTCCTAGCATGTTCAATCCAGATAAGGCATCATTTAAACGCATGACAAAGAATCCATTATACATCTATAAAATGTTTCAGAATGCTAAAATCGATGTTGATGAACAAGGAACAGTAGCCGAGGCATCTACTATAATGTTAGCTACAGAAAGATCCGCACCTGAAGAACTAGAATTTAATAAACCATTTGTCTTTATCATCAGACATGATATTACGGAATTTGTATTGTTTATTGGTAAGGTGGAATCACCTTAATGAAAAATATTATTTTTATTAAATGTGTTTGTGTTGTTTTATAATAGCTATTTATCTAGTAATCACCTCAATCAGAGATATTGTTAGCTCTGGAGGATTATTGTAATGTGAAAAATGAAAAAATATACCATATTAAGCGTCTCGTGCCAGTCATGGATCTGTCACGAATTAATACTTGGAAGTCTAAGCAGTTGAAGAGCTTTATCTATAGCAAGGATGTATTTAAGGCTGATATTCATGGACATACTGCATTGTATTATGCAATTGAGAATAACAACGTACGACTTGTATGCAACTTAATCAATGCTGGGGCATTGAAGAATCTTCTCGAGAATCAGTTTCCACTACATCAGGCAGCAAAGTTAGAGGATGCTAAAATATCAAAGATTCTGTTATTCAGTGGGATGGATGCTTCACAGCTTGATAACAGTGGCAATACGCCATTGTACTACGCTGTTGAGGTTGGCAACATGCAAACTATAAAACTCTTCATTAGGAAAAAATGGAAAATGATGTTCTATGGGAAAACTGGATGGAAAACCCCATTTTATAAGGCTGTTATGCTTAATGATGTTAGTATTGTTGAATACTTTATTTCAGAGGTAAGATCTGGCTTTGATTTGGCTATTCTCTATAGTTGCATTCATGATACAATTAAAAATGGACATGTTGATATGATGATTCTGTTACTCGACTATATGATGTTAACAAATACCAATAACTCTCTTCTCTTCATCCCAGATATTCAATTGGCTATAGACAACAAAGACTTGGAAATCTTACATACTCTGTTCAAATATGACATTAATATCTATTCTATTGATCTAGAAAATGTATTGGATGATTCAGAGATAGCTAGAATGATTATAGAAAAACACGTTGATTATAAGACTGATGCATTGATAAAAGATCTTGATATTGTCAAGAATAATAAATTGGATGATCTAATTAGCAAAAATAAGGAACTTAGACGCATGTATGTGGATTGTGAAAAGATATTTACACTCTAACTTTTTTTAATAACATGATTTGGCTAAAATTGATATAATAATTGTGATTTACAGATCATTATTGCCATTGTACAACTACTACTCTCTATAGATTAAAAATTAAAGATGGTTAGTAAACTATTCTTGATCTTATGTGTACTATCTCTTGGTTATTCAGAATATACAGACGTGCAATGTCCATCTAGGAATGATTATCGGTATTGGTACTTTGCTGCCGAACTCACTATTGGTGTAAACTATGATATTAAAACCATTATCGGCGAGTGTCACATCTATGAAAATTACACTGATAGAGATGCAAACATAGGTTTGACAGGTTATGGACTAGAAATAAATATGACTATCCATGATACTGATCAGAGATTTGTTGCAGCCGCAGAAGGAGTAGGAGAAGACAATAAACTATCCGTTCTGTTGTTTACTACCCAACGAATAGATAAACTTCAACATAATATTAGCGTAACTATAACATGTACTGAAATGAATTGCGGAACCATGAAATACAATTCAGAACTTACAGAAGCGATGAATCATGAAACAGAATGTGATATAACTATTTATGGATCGTGTGTCAAATGCGTCAACATCAATATGGATCCTACTAAAATTAATCAAAAGTTTATTCATCCCAAAGATAAATTTCTCTATAAAAATTCCGATCATGCCAAGCAAGGTAGTTACGGTGTAACATTCAAAGATGAACTAAATAGTTGCATTCTTAATATAAAAGATGTCCGCTATGACATTTGTTATAGAGAGTAAAAAAATAAAGTAGAAATTAGAATATCATTTTTATGAAACAATGGAGACTACCATGCCGGATGCCGAGTATTATCTAACTATTTATGCCAAATCCAAACGTAAAAATTTAGATGTGTTTAGAAACATATTGCAATCAGTAGAACCATCTGGAAATAATAGTGTTTTGCATGTATATTGCGGAATTAAAGGAATAGATAAATGTTTCGTAGAAGAACTTATTCATAAGGGGTACTCTCCAAACGAGACAAATGAGGAAGGTGAATATCCGTTACATATAGCATCTAGATTAAATAATAATCAAATTATTACAACGCTACTGGCACATGGTGCTGATCCAAATGTACGCGATAAAAACAACAGGACTCCGTTATACTATTTAACCGGAAACGATGATGAGGTTATTGAGAAAATAAATTTATTGGTGGAATATGGAGCTAGGATTAATAACTCAGTTGATATAGAAGGATGTGGACCGTTACTGGCATGCACTGATCCGTCGGAAAAAGTGTTCAAAAAAATAATGTCTGTCGGATTCGAGGCTAAGATAGTAGATAAACATGGTAGGAATCATATTCATAGACATCTTATGTCTGAAAATCCAAAGGCTTCCACCATCTCGTGGATGATGAATCTCGGTATCAGTCCAACAAGAACAGATTATGATGGAAATACACCTCTCCATATTGCATGTTCTAAAGCAGTAAAGAATGTAGACATAATAAATCTTTTGCTTCCATCCACTGATGTTAATAAACAAAACAGATTCGGAGATAGTCCTCTCACAATTCTAATTAAAACATTAACTCCGATATCTATATTTAATGCATTGCTTTCTACTATTGATTTTATTACAGATCAGCTAGTTAATCTTTGTATCTTTTACGATAGATATGATATTCTAGAAAGTATTAATAACAAAGGAAAGCAACTGGATTCTAATGATTTTAAAACAGCAGTCAAAGCGGGATCTATAAAATGTGTCAAATATCTATTGGAAAATGATATAATATGTGAAGATGCTATGTACTACGCTGTTCTATTCGAATACGAAACAATGATAGACTATCTATTGTTTAATCATTTTAGTGTAGACTCAGTAGTTGATGGACATACGTGTATAAGTGAATGTGTTAGGCTAAATAATCCAGTTATATTATCGAAACTGATGTTGCACAATCCTACTTCTGAAACTATGTATATAACAATGAAAGTAATAGAAAAAGATAAACTAGATAAATCTATTATTATTCCATTCCTGGCGTACTTTGTTCTTATGCGTCCTGATGTTTGTAAAAATTATAGATACTTTACTACATATAAACATTTCGTAACCAATTATGTTCATGAGGGTGTATCATACGAAGTTTTCGACGATCTTTAAAAAAATAACATAAAAAATAATATGTACAGTATTAAGTCATCGGTAGTAATGGATGGCGAGTCTTCAAAAGTGATACTAGAAACTATTGGGAAAATGGATAATAATAAAATTACCCAGATGATTGAAATGCTAAACGATACAGCATCAAAAGATAGTTCTATTGGAGATGTTGGAATAATATGTGATAATGATGTTGCATCTCAATATATTAATAATTATATAAACAAATGTATGAAACAGATTAATAATCAACAAAGTGTTGATATATTTGGAATTGTGGATAGATTCTTATCAATGACAAGTGATGAACTACGTGATAATACATGTGCCATAATAAGAGAGCTCATGACTTATAGACAATTGGCTATTGATCATTATGGTAGCTATGTAGAATACATCGTAAAAGAAATACATAGAAATCCTAATTACAATGTTAATCTATTCAGGAAAATAAAACGGACTAGAGAAGATACATTTAAAATAAATCCCGTTGAATATGTTAAAAAGGTTATCGGATTTGTTTCTATATTGACTAGATACAATCCAGTATATATTCATGTACTTTACGACAATGTCACTTATGATTATATAGAGTGTTTTACCGATTACTTGAGAAGCAAGTATTTCCAAAATTAATTTTTATTATTGAGATTTGTTTAAAAAACTTGCTATTAATATAAATTCTTTGTAACACAATAATAGTTTTTATAACTAAATACAATTCGTAGATATGCGAAAACTCCTATTTCGATACATTATTTGGAGAAACGATACGGATTCATCATATTACAGTGATGATTTTAAAAAGCTTATGGAGTTCGATAAATTAGTCGACGATGATATATGCACATTGGTTAAGAAAATGAGATTGACGTTATCTGATGGACCATTGGTAGATAGACTGGATCAGCAGGTTAATAATCTAGAAGATGCAAAGAAAATGATTGCTATTAGTGCCAAGATCGCGGAATACATTGGTGATCGTCCTGAAATTAGATGGGAAGACTCATTCACATCTCTCTTTGGAATGATTGAGAAATATTTTAAAGAATTGAGAATGAATTTGTTTGATGATTATAATTAATATATAATATAGAAAAATAATTTCGCCACTTACTAGACAAATAATGGCTAATAAAAATAGATTAGTAAGCTATCTTAAAAATCTTACAGATGATGAATTTAAATGTATTATTTATCGCTCATCTGATTTTATTTACTTATCAGATAGCGATCATGATACCATAACCAAAGAAAAATTGGTTAAGGAGATCATAGAAGAATATCCAGATGATTGTAATAAAATATTGGCTATTATATTTTTGGTATTGGATAAAGATATAGATATAGATATAGAAACTAAATTAAAGCCTAAACCAGCTGTTAGATTCTCCATTCTAGATAAGATGACTGAGGATATTAAAATTACTGATCTTATTAGGCATTATTTTAGATATATAGAACAAGATATTCCACTGAGTCCATTATTTAGACAAATAGATTCGTATAGAAAACGAGCTATCGATAAATATTCGAAAGAGTTAGAAATGGCTACTGGTTACTTTAACACATATGGTCATTTAATGTTTTACAATCTTCCTATACAACACAATAGATTCTTTTGTAGAAATTCGATTGGCTTTTTAGCTGCCCTATCATCTACGATAGGGCACACAAAAGCGTTTCATAAATTTGTAGAATCTGTTTCTATAGATGATAGACGCAGATTTAAAAAGGAATTATTATCAAAATAATTTTTTTATAAAAATATTGAATATATAGACGTCTAGTATACATACTATAATTGTGCTTAGAGCATCATTAAAATGGAAAATATCATATTTTCTATCGATGGAAAAACAATACAAGCGAATAAGAAAATTATTATGGAGTCTCCGTATAATTTTTTTAGAAATATTCAAAATACAGACGATATAATTACACTAAAGGGAATAAATTATCACGCGTTCGAATCTCTATTAGACTATATCTATTGGAAGAAAATAAATATAACTATAAACAATGTAGAAATGATATTGGTAGCTGCCATAACGATTGATATTCTACCTGTAGTAGATTTGTGTGTTAAAACCATGATTCGCAATATCAATTCCAATAATTGTATGAAAATGTTTAACTTTTCTAAAAGATATGGGATCAACAAACTATATAAAGCCTCAATTTTAGAAATAATTGATAAAATCATTACAGTGGTACATACTCCAGAATTTTACAAATTATCAAAAGAAGATCTAACTACTATATTATCTCATGAGGACGTTAATATAAATCACGAGGATGTTACAGCTATGATATTATTAAAGTGGATTAATAAAAATCCCAACGATAGAGATATTATCAACATCTTACATCCTAAGTTTATGACTAATAATATGCGCAAGGCTATATCATTATTGAACTTGAAAATTTCTCCGTCCACAGGTCCAATAACACGAAATGGCATAAAACACAACGTGATAGCTATCAAACACTCTGAACACCGCATAGCAACTATAACACAATACTCTCCTAGAACAAAATACTGGTCAATGATGAGTAATATAGACAGACAATATTATAAAGCTAATGTGTTACATAATTGTCTTTATATTACTGGGGGAATGATTAATAATAGACGTATGTATAACGTTGCTATATTAGATCTCAAAACGAAAAAAATGAGAAGATTGATTAATATGTCATCATTAAAATCCGAAGTTAGTACTTGTGTTAATGATGGAAAGCTATACGTAGTAGGAGGACTAGAATTTTCTATATCGACAAGTACTGTTGAGTATTTGAAACATGATACAACAAGATGGATAAGACTTCCAAACTTGATTACTCCTAGATATTCTAGTGCTTCAGTATTCGTAAATGATGATTTATATGTTATGGGCGGAGTCTATACCACGTATGAGAGATATTCAGTATTAAACAGTGTGGAATGTTTCACCAAAAATCGTTGGATAAAAAAGTCACCTATGCCTAGATATCATAGTATAGTTTATGCTGTAGAGTATGATGGGGACATCTATGCAATTACTGGAATCTCACATGAGATACGAAATCATCTTTACAGGTATATAGTTAAGGAAGACAAATGGATAGAATTATATATGTACTTTAATTATGTTGGTAAGATCTTTATGTGTTCGTGTAGCGATTATATTTTGATTATAGCGGATGCCCGATACGAATACTACCCAAAATCAAATACTTGGAATTTGTTTAACATGACCACATATAATGTTGATTATTATGATGTATTCTATAATGACGAGACACCGAAATGTAACGTTACTAAATCATCGTTGTTATCATTTTTGAACAAATGCGAAAAACAATTACTATAATGTTAGTGAACTTTTTATTAGTTTTAATCAATGGCTAAGATAACTTTTTTAGATACATAAATATGAAGGTAGAGAGTATAACATTAGTTACATTGTTGGGAATTGGGTGTGTGCTATCATGCACCGCTCCTACGCGTCCCATTAATATGAAATTTAAAAATGGTGTAAGTGCAAGTTACAATGTAGGAGATACTGTAGAACTAACATGTTTACCAGGATACAGAAAGAGTAAATTGGGACCAATATATGTTAAGTGCACTGATAATGGATGGATGCAGTTTAATGGTTGTATTAAGCGTAAATGTCAATTACCAAGAGATATTGATAATGGACAAGTTGATGTTACAAGTACAGATTTTGGATCTAATATAGTGTATTCTTGTAACAGTGGATATACAATGATTGGAGAACCTGTATCATATTGCGAATTAGGATATACTGGATCTTTGTTTTGGAATCCTGAGCCACCTATTTGTGAGTCAGTTAAATGTCAATCTCCTCCATCTATAACCGACGGTAGTCATAACGGATACTCTGATATTTACACCGAGGGAACAGTAGTAACTTATACTTGTAATACCGGATATTCACTAATAGGTGAAGCGAATATCATGTGTATGGGTGGGGAATGGAGTGAAGCCCCAACTTGTCAGATTGTTAAATGTGCACATCCTACAATACGCAACGGTTTCATGATCAGTGGTTTTAAGAGATCATATTCATACAACGATATAGTATATTTTACATGTAAAAACAAATATAAACTGAATGGTTCTTCACATTCTACATGTTCTCCAGGAAATGAATGGAGACCTGCGCTTCCTACATGTGTACGCGAATAATGATAAAACATAAAAAATATACGTTGGTTATACAATTGCAATACGCTGCTTTAACACGTGGTGATGATATAAAATGGGTACTGTTAAAATATTCAATCGTGGAGAATTTGACAATATTAGAAATGATTTGCTTGACGTGTTGAAGTTTATAAAATGGAATACAATTAATTCCAATATATCCATTTCGTCTACGAATACAGTAGACGCGTCTATATCTATCAGTGAGATATTATATAAACAGTTGAAAAATGTACAACGTGTAGAGGTAAGTAGTGGCATAACTTTTATAAAATACAATAGGTTTGATAGTGATGACTATGAATTGAAACTATCAGATAATGATATGGAATATTATTTAGTAATTTGTTTGGATAAATTAACTACTGTTAAGACAATAATATGTCCCACTTCGGACACCACCGTAATATCATCTGATGATATCATGTTTTCTAAAACTCTCGATTTCAGATTTAGTAATTTAAAGCGTGGATATAAAATAGTCGTATGTTCTGTATCTATAACATATAAGCCATCAATATGTAGAATTAAGTATAATGATAGTAAGTATATAGATATTGGCACAGATCAAGAAGGAAATAATTTGTGTTACTGTAGTATAACCATGGATCCCCATCACTTGATAGATTTAGAAACAATTTGTGTTTTGGTTGATAGATCTGGAAAGTGTTTAGTAGTTGACGAGTTTTATTATCGCTTTAGGAAAAATAAAATCTATGATAGTTTTACTGATCTCTGCATGGATCATATATTCGAACTATCGGATACAGATGAATTATTTACAATACATAATGCGGATGGAAAGAACATTGCCTGGGATACCAATAAATTAGATAACAATTGCAAGACATGGATTCCTAGTTCGGACGATGATTATAATTTTCTATATAAATTGATGAATCTTAAGTCGAAAGATAACAAATTCGAATACTATGTACTAATAGGAGATACAGAACCGTGTACAATCTTCACTTTCAAGGTATCAAAATATTACCTTAATATCAATATGTAAACGAATTGTTTTTAAAAATGAAAATGGATTTTTATTTTATGCTGTCATTATAACGTAGCATTAATAATGAATATATCATATTTTAATGAACTAAAAAACGAAAATATCTTTTCTAACAATACTATAGAGGATGCCAAAGAGTTTATTGTTGGATCTAGAAAGTTATACACTGATTCTGTAGATGATCTGATAGAGATATTTAGTTTGGCTAATTATCTTAATCAGCAAGAACTTAAAGATGCAGTAATTGATAGAATGAATTATGTCTCTAGATACATAAGTAAATATGATTGGAACACTATATATTCGTTTTATAAAGAAAACGGACTAAGTAATAGTTTTGTAAGACAATATATTAACAATAATATAGAAACAATATATAATACTGAATCTTTTCTAAAATTGGATTCTGATTCCGTATTTGATATTTTAGATAACGATGATATCGTAGTAACTAGTGAAAATAATATATTAAAGATCGTCTTACATTGGCTAGATAATAGAAAAGTTATTAACATAGACGACTTCACTAAGGTTATGTTTGCTGTCAGATTTAACTTTATAACGCGTGGTGAACTCAATGATGCCGTAGAGCGAATAGCTCCTGAATATAGACGACATCTACTAGATATGTACTATATAAGATTCTCGCGTCCTAAACGTTCATCTTAATATTAGTTATAACAAGTTTTTATGTTACTAATTCGATAATAATTAATGAAATAATAATCATTAAAGACTACAATTTAACTCGGACAAGAATATTAATTTTTATTGTTCAAGTTAAAAATGGATACCTATATTAACACAGATTCATTTTCATTAGAAGCTGATTCTGTAAATGATGTTATAAAAGAATATATTTGCTGGCTCACTATGAATGATGAATCTAGACCATCTATCGGATGGGTCTTCAAAGCAATGGAAACATTTAAAATTGATGCAGAGAGATATTATGATGATGACATATATGAACTTGCCAATAATATAAAGTTGATCACGTTCGATGGTTTTATACGATCTGTACAATTGATATGTTCAAACAAAGATAAACTCACTGTTTATGGAACTATGGGACTATTAGCCATTGTCGCTGATATCAATAGAGGTAATACTTTATCTAGTCTTAGGTACGCGGCCGGATTAATTATGTTAATGGATTACGTATTTGACGAAATAGATCTAAATCATATTAAAGTAGCACTATATCGTAGAATAATAAGACATTCTAATAGATTTGATAATTTGGATAGATAATTTTTCTCGATAATCGATTAGTTCTGATTAAATTCGATATGATATATGTAAAACACCATGTAATTAATAAACACTATAGATATACTTTTTTTAGTCATGTGTTCCATATTGAGATGGTTGTCTTATTCTATAGTAGCCTGTGGTATTCATAAACTTATGATGCTACAACTATTATATCCTAATTTGTAAAAATGAAATTAAATGAACTATATACACTGCGTGTTCTTTTTCACCACTATGGGGATACAACACGAATTCGATATCATAATTGGAGATATAGCATTAAGAAATTTACAGTTGCATAAAGGAAATAACTACGGCTGTAAAATAAAAATTGTGTCTGATTCATACAAAAAAATAAAGATTAGATGTATTATACGTCCAGATTGGTCAGAGGTTACAGATGTCAAAGGATTAATAATACTCGCAAATGGATACATAGTGAAGCCTAGTAAAGTTGAAGAATCATTTAATCATGTAGTATACGACGCGGTTATAAATCTCTATAACAAAAAATCTGATATTATGATTTCCTCCGATGATGATCCATATCTCTTCAAAAACTATTATCCACACATCAGTCTAAATCTAGATAATAAGAAATTCAAAGTTAACGAAGAGAACTATTCATCACCATATATAGAATATCCACTGATTCCATATAGAGATTATGAATCAATAGATTAAATGCATTTTTATTAAATAGTAGGCTTACATTCTTAAGAAGTAACCATGAGGATAATTGGATGTATTTCGTGTTTGTGTCTTATTTCCGTATTCGGAACATGTCATTCGGCTGATCCGTATTATGTACCATTCAATAAATTTAATATTACGCTTGATATCGATACCAGTTATAGTGTAGAAAAATATACAGTAGAAAATGATGTATCAAGTAACCTTGAACCAACTACTTCTTATGTTAAGATCTATTTTGACCAGTTTTGGATCACGGTTCTAACTAAATGGTGTTCCACTTTTATTGATACAGTTAGTGTATATGCAACATTTTACGATAATCTTAACATACAATTTTATAGCAAAGATAATTATTCCACCCAAAGCAAAGATAAAATTTGTACTGTTACAGCTACACTACAATGCAAACATCCATCAAAGCCACCACTAGTTACAAAATACGAAGAAGCATACAGATATTCATTATCTTCCGACTCATCATGTATTAATTCCGTAGAGTTGGACATTGACTTGATCCAATATAATGAGACTGGTTATCACTTACTGAAATCTTACGAACTTATGTCGCCAGAAAATACTTCCAAATAAAATGAAATGAAATGAGACGAAATAGTGGATCATCGTTAGACTATAATAATGGTTAACGATAATAGTTATAGCGAGATTCTCTACAACAGTTGTAAAGCATTTGAAATAGACGCCTGTAGTGTACAATCATTAATAAAAAATGGCGCTAGTCCATTATATCAATATGATGGTAAAACTCCATTAAATGTATACGTCACCAAGGAAAATGGTAATATAAAATCCGATGTTGTTGTTTCGTTATTGTCCGCTGTTGATTATAAAAATATCAATGACTTTAATATATTCGAATATATACATTGTGAAAAGGTTGATATAGATTTGTTGAAAATACTAATTGATAAAGGTTTAGAAATAAACTGTCACAAAAACAACATTAATATTGTAGAGAAATATGCAACGACTAAAAATCCTAACGTGGATATATTTAATTTATTCTTTGAACAAGGAATTTCTATATGTAGTGATATACAGTATGGATACAAGATTGTATTCGACAATGCAAAGTTATATCCGTCATGTTATGATATTGATGAAGATTATGACTATGTCACCGATGATGATGACAAAATGGGTAAAACGGCTCTCTATTATTATATTATCACTAGACCACGTAATGGAATATCTTTGGATGTGTTAAACTGTCTATTATCTTATGATACACGTCATTTCACATATCGCCGTCATACCACACTATATTATTATGTTGGTAGAAATGACATTAAAAGAGAAATATTTGATGTATTATATGGTAATGGTAATTATCTAATAGATGAACGTATTAATATTCTAGTTAGATATTTACTCAAACAATATAGGAATAAAAACTATGAATTTGATAATTATATCATTGATCAATTATTATACAATTGTATTAATTACAATATTGTAAAATTATGCAATTATTTGCGAGATAATAGAACCATACTATCAATTATTCTTAAAAAATACAAATATTCTATCCAAGACCTATTAAATGAATATATGCTGTCATCTACAATATATCTTAATGTTATTAAGTGTATGGTAGGCGAAGGTGCTGTATTATATAGATTTAATCATATAAATAAATATTTTCTAGACATTGGAAATATAGATCCTAAAGTCGTCGAATATATTTTGAAAAATGGAGTCGAGACCGGTCCAGATGATAATGAAAGCAATGCTAAAATAGATATCATGCCATTGTTTTCTATATTCATACCTAATGAGTTAGCAATAATAAAAATATTAGAACTTTGTATGCCATATATAGATGATATAAATAAATTAGATCGCCATGGATGTAGTATACTATATCATTGTGTTAATGGCAATAATACCAATATAGTAAAGTGGCTAGTAGATAATGGCGCAGATATTAATGTGGTGACAAAATATGGCCATACATGTATTACTATTTGTATAGTGATGTCACAACGATGTATATACGAAGTGTCAAAAAAATATATCGATATATTAGAAATTATTTTGCGTAAATTACCAACAATCGAATGTATAAAGAAAACAATGGAATATTTTAATAATAGTGGATTACATATATATCACACTACATCGATAAAGGAACTATGTATTAAATACTTCTTATTAGTAGATTACGAGTACGTATGTATAACCTATCCATCATTTACAAACTACATAGACAAATGTAAAAATGAATTAGATGATATGTTTAAAACTAAAATATACAATATTAATATGTATACATTGATGTACAAAATAAATAAGCATATGAGAAAAAGATTTGTAAAGCATCCAGTCTTTACAGAGTGGGCAAAAACTCAATATACAATTTATACAGAAATAATAGATGAAGCTAATGACTTTATAAAAAGAAACGAGGAAATAGAAAACTTGATAGAAGATGTATCCATGTATAATAATAATTGGATGTCAAAATTACCATTAGAAATTAAAGATTTGATATTTTCATACGCGTTCCTATAAAAAATAGAAACTTTAATCATATAATAGTGTTGTGTGGTAGATAACAACGATTAAAATTTAATCATATTTAGGTGTCTAGTATTAATCAGAAACTAGCTAGTGGTCATGTCTTCAAAAGGTAGTAGTGGAGGAATGTGGAGCGTGTTTATTCATGGTCATGATGGATCTAATAAAGGAAGTAAAACTTATACAAGTGGTGGAGGTGGAATGTGGGGAGGATCCTCTAGTGGTGTAAAAAGCGGAGTTAATGGCGGCATCAATGGAGGTGTAAAATCTGGAACAGGTAAAATCTAGATGATTTTTTTTGTTTTTATTAATAGTTTATAATAGTACAAAAATGATATTTAATGGATTTTATTCATGATATATGGTTACACATCAATCTCTATTCATTGTAAAAATGTATGACTATCTAGAAAACGAAGATGTAACAGTTGAGGAGTTGATCCGATTGTTGCAATATATGAATCCTAATGATACTCAAAACAGATTCAAGAACAATTCTCTTCATTCTTATCTTTTCAATGAGAATTGTGATAATGTAGATGTGGTAAAACTACTACTAGATAGTGGTACTGATCCATTGCATAAAAATTGGAAACAGCTTACCCCATTAGGAGAATATACCAATAGTAATCGTGGTAAAATTGATTCTGATATAGTAATAGCTTTGTTAGAGGCAGTTGAATATAGTAACGTAAATGATTTTAATATATTCAATTATATGAAATCTAGAAATCTAGATGTTAAATTAATAAAGGTATTAGTAGAGCATGGCTTGGACTTGACTGTTAAAAGTACAGACAGCCATACAGTTATAGATAATTATGTAATGACAGATGATCCTATTCCTGAAATAATTGATTTACTCATAGAAAAAGGATGTGGTGTTATCGGTGAGGATGGAGAATACTTTTCCGATGATACACAGAAAGATCGTACACTATTACATTTATATATTATTTCTCATCTGTATTCTGATCCAGGAGTGCGTATAGAAGTTGTTAAATGTCTAATCAATCATAACGTAGATCCTTCTTCTATCGATAAAAATTATTGCACAGCTCTTCAATATTATATTAAGTCGTCTCATATAGATATTGATACGGTTAAATTGTTAATGAATGGAATTGATGACGTTGCTTATTCATACATAGATGAGGATACCTGCAGTACTCGAGGTATTATTGCAGATTATCTTAATAGTGATTATAGATACAATAAAGAAATAGATTTTGAATTAGTTAAACTGTTTTTGGATAATGGAAAATCACACGGTATAATGTGTAGTATTGTCCCATTATGGAATAATGATAATGAAACCATCTCTCTAATACTGAAAAACGTAAGCATAGACGTTCTTCAACAAATTCTAATAGAATATATTACATTTAGTTATGTGGATATAACTTTAGTAGAACTTATGTTGGAATATGGTGCTACATTGGATAAAGAGGCTATACATGGGTATTTTAAAAATGTTCATGTGAATCCTTACATGATGGAATATCTGTTGAAAAAGGAAGGAGGAAGTTCGGTTAATGATCTCGATGATGGAGAGATACCTATTGGACAATTATGTAAGCCTAGATATTTATATAATTGCCAACTTCTTAGCATTATAAACATTTGCTTACCTTATATCAAAGATATTAATATGAGGGATAAACGGGGAGAGACTTTTCTACACCATGCTGTAAGATATAATAAACAATCTCTTGTAGCCTTACTACTAGCATCTGGTGCAGATATTAACATCAAGTCAAATAATGGATATACCTGTATAGCTATCTGTATCAACGAAGCATATAACGTTGAGATCCTAAAAATGCTATTGTATAATAAACCCACGTTAAATTGTATGATAGATTCGTTAAATGGAATAACTAATATCATAGATAATGCATATGCTATAAAACAATGTATCAAATATACCATGATTATTAATTACTGTTCGTCAAAGCTTCCAGAATCTATAACTCAGCAGTATAATAGTTATATAGATCGTTGTAATCAGGAATTGAATGAAATGAAAAAAATAACGGTAGGAGATAATAATATTTTCAAATTAATATTTACTAATTACGGAAATAAAATTATACATAGATATTCCAATAATGCAGAATTACGTAAGTATTATGAATCAAATCAAAATAAAATATATGTAGAGGTAAATGACATTATATCACGCGCAATAGATACTCATAATAAAATACATAAAACAATGATAGACCATAGATGATACATACATTTCTAGTTTGCCTTATGATATCAAATATAAAATATTTGACCAATGATGATTTTTCTATTATGTAACTAATTCTTTCAAATTTTAGTATATGTCTAGTCATAGAAAATAGTTTTTTTTTTAAAAAAAAGAATACGTTATATAGTGTAGTTTTTGACTACACTTTATTTAAAGATGATCAATAATAAAAACATAATTAATGATCAGCTTTTATATCCGCCATGGATCAAGGACTGGCGACATTATTTTGGCAAAAACATTTGATGGATGTTTTAAGGATAAAAATCACGAATCTCTTCTATTATCGATATCAATAATCTAGAAACTACACAATCAAAAATTTATGATGTTGAACTAAATAAGGAGATAATCGATACACGACAACGTAAGTCTAGACAATATATTCATAAAAAGGATAACAAGACAGAACCTATCTTGTCCGATATTCATAAAACATTAACAGAATCTCTATGCTATTCTAAGGTCGACAACATCATACTGGATGATTATATAACATTTGTCTATTACGATGATGGAGACTTTTTCGATTTCCATAGAGATTTTGTCTCTGTTACAGGTAAGGGAATAGTAAATTATCATCTGATATTGTATCTAAACTATCCTACAAGGTGGTGATACCCAACTTATCATTAATGATTATACAACTTTATCTATTAGAGATGATCTATTATTTGACAAGACCATAATGCATCGATCTCTTACCACAAAAGGAAAGAAGATCATTGCCTTGATAAATATTCTGATGGAATATAAACTCGATACGGATATATGGTTTACTATTCCATATGGTAACGATCTGGTAAATTTCTATCAGGTGGAGGGAAATAGAGAACTATGTTATTGTCGAGTTCAAATACATGATCCATTGATTGATGATAGTATTCTGGGTATTATTACAGATAGATCAGGGAAATGTTCTTTGGTTAGTAGATATGATGAACTACTAGAGGAGTTTGAGAAGAGTTCATCGTTCAATATGACTTTTTCCGATGAATATGAAGACGATTTCTATGATTTTGAAAACAAAGAAGATAAAAATATAGCATGGAAAAAAAATTATTAAAACAGATAAAAATGTGTGGGACCCAAAATCAGAAGAGGATCGTAAATTCGTAGATAACATAGTTAACTATGTAAGTGATCAACATAAACTTGATAATATAGATTACTACGTATTGTCAGGTAGCTGTAATTCGGAGATTAGATATGTTAGTTGTAAAATTATCAAATGTTATTTTACATTGCCTAGTAAATAGGTTTTTTTATTTTATTAAAATGAGTATTTTGGTGTTTCTTATTGTATTGACATATGGATTAACCAATCCATATGTCTATGCAAAGGAATCTGAATGTCCTAGTGAATATAGTAACATCCACTGGAGGATTTAGCTGCTCGGGGTGCGTGAAATTTATGCCTGAATTTAGTTACATATATTGGTTGGGAAAGAATACAAAAACTACTAATGAAGATGCTAAATTTATAGAACATTTGGGAGATGGTATCAACGAAGAAGAAACAGTCAGTACCATAATTGATGGAATCACACATAAGAGTAAAGTTCTTCATGTAACGGATATTGATAAATTTGGACATTACATGTTTACATGTGTCTTTGTGACACTAGAAGGTGCTTCGAAAAAGAATATTTGGATAAATTAAACACTGTTTTCTCTGAATAATAATACTAAAAAAATCAAGTCATTTTGATAAAATAACCACGTGTGGTAAATACTTTTTGTATCATTTGATTAATTGACACGTGTATAGAACTTACTCGATATTATGGATCTGAAACGAGTGCGACATATAGGACAGTTTATTTCCTCATTATTAGATCTTCGTGACATAGTCCATGTATTAATACATTTTATACAAAATGTATGATCGCATGCATCTAGTACGCCGAAATATCGATCATTTTCTAATGGTTTTGAATAGACTAATTCAAAACAAATTCCACATTCTTTTCCCTTGCTTACTCTATACACTTCCTCGTATTTATCCAGTATTTTAATGATACCCAATTCGCTAATGCTAATAAGGTTTTTATTCAATGTAATGGTATTATCGTTGTTATGTTTAGTACCATAAATATCACTGAACATGTACCAAGATAGCAATTCTAACAATATTGATCGTATATTTTCATCCAATATAAAATCAATAATCACATCAAAAATTATAACATGGTGAACATATAATCCATGGATATCTATATTTCGTCGACATCGTCGTACAGTTTCTGTAAGTTCTGATTGTTGTATTCCTGTATTTATAGATAAGTTATTCATATATTCTCTTCCAGTTGTGCGTTTTTTCCAAGACCGAAAGTTATTAACTAAATATGGATATATTTTTGTGATATTGATATAGTTATTTTTGTTGATATAATTTTTCATAACACATACTGTTAGTCGTATATTATTTGGTTCATCTGTATATCCTAATATAGTAACATGATCCATATATGATATGTTGACATTAGTGGCATCGAATTCCATATTCTTTATAGTGAATAAAGTACTTTTTAAATTTTAAGCTTTTGAATATGTATTAAACATTTTATACATTAATCCACAAAAAATACTGAACATCAAGTCATAATTTATAAACATAAGTGGTTAACAAATACCATTACGAAATATTATATACTGGCGTAATAGACGTTTCTATTACGCCTGCCAGTGACGTCCTTGAGGACCTGTAAATAGTGTCATCATGACACCGTATAATTGTAATATAAAAAGCATATTATATTACATTCTATTCATTAATAGGTGTAGCCGTCCATAAAATACCACTACTGATTACGATGTTATAAATCGTGGATGGTTACAACTGATTAATGAAATAGAAAAAATAATTATACGATGAGAGGTGGATCTCTCGGCAACATCGTAATCTTTTTATAAATATGTCAATAAAATATGGTTACAATTACTAAATTGCGTTGATAAAATCAACGTTATAAAGTTACACGCCTAGGAGGAATATATCTGATTAAATATGTATGATGTGTTTTATAACTAATGGATATCTGGTCTAATTAATGTATAAAATCATAACAAAAAGTACGAGATTTACATAGTAAAATAGACATAAATACGAGTTAGTAACTGTTTAACAAAAAAATGCATAATTTTGATACAATGATGATCATATAGTGATAAAAGCGGAAAAAATTATGTATTGTTTCATAACAATAGATGACCACCTAGTTGATGTAGAACTGTTGTTATAGTCAATAGATAAGGTAAATGTTTGTAAATACTTGAATTGTTAAAGATATTCGTAACGTAACAGTTTCATCTATGTATGAGTTGATACAATTAACTTTTATGAAGCAAGAGATTTACATTTAACGATGGACATGGCAATAGAATATAACATGGGATACAGATATGGATACGGATACCGAAGCCAGTTATGATTTTTTCTAAGCTCTTGTTATAATATACAAAATCTCAATAAGATATCGTTATTATGTTCTCGCTATTGATGACTATATTCAAAGAACTATGTTTCGGTTTTACTTTAACATTTCAACAAAAGTATTATCATAGCATGATATAACTGTCAATGAATGACAAAAAATAGACAAAATGTTAATCATTTTTATAAAAAAATATTAAGGTAACAAGATCTCTTGTATAGGTAGTTTGGTTTGTCTCGTGAATCTATAAACAGACAACATGCAAAAAGTGATAACAATACATACTAATAAAATTACAACACTTGGAGATGTAGCTGTTTTATTATCATCCTTCTCTGAACGTTGATAATCGATTAATAATTTATGGTGGCATCGAATACCAATATATCCATGATCACATATACAGTGCATATTTTCATCTACATCGCTGATGTATATACACTGGCCATGGAAACAGTACCCATCTCCTTCTATATCACATGGTCTGATAGGCGATATCAACTCTGTAGTGTTTGTGTTATCAATATCAGACGTAGATGTATTGATTATAATAGCAGCAACGCACATGATTAGGTAGTTCATATTGAGTTATTAGTTTTGTAGTAATTTTTCTGCGTGATTTTAATGATGAGGTTGGCAAATATATACTATTACTTCAGTAATATAACTAATACAACAAATAATATAAAAATAATATAGAATATCAAAACTAATTGGTTAAAGTTCATATTTCCTTGTTTGGAAGATGCACGTATTCTGTGGGATAGTAGATAATACCATAGATTTGAAATGGTTAACGTTAAATAAGGGAACTGAATACGGATGTAAGTTACGAATGATATCTAAAAATATCAAAACAGTGAATATCAAATTTATACTATATGTATATCACTCAAGTTATCGTTTTAACAATTTAATGGCATTTGTTAATGATGAACGAGTGCAACTAGATATTAAACAAATAAATAACAGGACTGTATATTCTATTAATCTAACATTGTTAGATGAAGTGACAACGATGATAGTTTGTTCAACAATGGATCCAACGATTATTGACAGGTATTATGCTCATATTAATTTACATTTTGATAATAATGAATACATAGTCATAGACAAAAACTATACTAATGCAGTTGTAGTGTATCCAGTTTGTAATTTTAGAAGATATAGTGAAAGTGAGAGTGAAAGTGAGAGTGATGGTAACAGTAGACGCAATAACCACAGTAGTGACTATAGTGATAGTGATGATTATCTATAATGTTAGTAGATTTTTTCTATGTACTTAGTAAATATGATAAAAAAACTATGATATTCTTGATATATACGTATACTTTTCGTTATAATGGAGTCATTAACGGATAAGACTATAAACAGCGTTCGAAAAATATTGTATACCATACATTTTGGTAATATAGAGCACGCACCAATTATTTCTACATCACGAGAATGTGAGAATTGTTATGATAGTTATGACATATATATTAGATTCACATATAAAAATAATCGCTTTCTACAGGGAAAATATTATGATATTATGAATACTCTTATTAATAGTACTGTTAGACACACTATTAATTATGATAATCAAACATATGATAATAATGTAAAGTCTTTACTACATATATCAACAAGATTTATTCGTAATTATGTAGTTACTTTGAAACGTAACGGAAAATCATTAATTGATATTAATAAATTATATGTTGTACAGATGTACAAACAATTTATTAAAGATATTTATAAAGAACTAATACATGAACAAGAACCAATAAGTATTCTTGGAGTAGACGTGTATGATTTATGTTTACTCGACTTGTTCTATAATCGTGATTGTATTATAAACATACATAGTGAAAATGCTCTACATAGTAATATATTTTCTGTATATTTTAAAGCATATGATACCATAAGTATTGACATAGAATTGGTTAAATGGATGATAGATAAAGGTATAGATATTACTTATAAAAACAAATATGGATGTGGTATCTTACACACTTATCTCGCTAACATGCATGTAGATGTAAATGTATTAGAATTGTTATGTAGACATGGGGCTGATATAAACGAACAAAATAATAATCGAGTTACTCCATTACATACATATTTACGCAGAGATGAATCATCTATTTATGCATATGTTTTAAAGAAGGCTATAGAATTAGGCGCTAATATTAATCATAGATGTTGCAATAACTTAACTCCTATTATGACATATATATTATATCATGCTAATAATATAGATACAGAAATGATAAAGGTGTATATGGAGTCATTAAACGATGACACTGATATACCAGAGGTAGTACATCTATATATACGTATGGCACGATATGTTGATATTGAGGTTATAAAATATTTTCTAGACAATAATATAATTCTTAATTACAAGGATGGCGTCGGACGAACGTGTCTTCATTATTATATGTTGCGAAATTATGTAGATGTTGATATCATTAAACTTTTGCTCGATCACGGTGATTATTTAAACGAGGCAGATGATTTAGGGAATACAGTACTACATACTTATCTATCTAGACTATGTATTATTAATAAAAACTTGTCATATGATACAAGTGTCGGTAACAATATAAACATTGACGTTGTTAAATATCTTATACTTTCAGGATCAGATACATCGTTAGTTAATAATCTAGGATACACACCTCTAACAACTTATATACTTACATTAGAAAATTATATATATTACGATATAATTGATTGTTTAATGTCAGATAAAGTATTAAACATAGTAAAGCATCGTATAATTCAAGATTTATTAACTAGAGATGATATTCCCGTAAGAATCTTCCATTATGTTATTACTAAATATGATGTACCCATAGACTCTTATACTGATGAATATGAACCATGTAATTATGGAACAGTTGATCTATATCATTATCAGATGATAAAGAATTATAATAAGAATATAGTACATCTTTCTGGAATGACGGCTATACATACATCGGTTGTATTACATAAAGATATAGTATTGAGATATTTATTATCTATTGGATATAGTATTGATAAACCAACTAGAAAAGGTTTAACTGTCTTGATGTTAACATTTCAAAAAGATAACAGACGATACAATCATCGTATAGCCAAGACATTACTAGATAATAGGCCTTCTATAACCAATATTATAGCATTCTTAGATAACTGTCATAAACACGAATTATTGTTCTCATTACTTCATTCCAGAACAAATAGCACATATTATGTATTGTCTTTGGCTTTTATGTTGATAGGAACGAATTGTAACAAATATATTGAGTATTTAAAGAATGATTTGGAAATGACAGATTCATATAATAAATATATTATGCTAAAAAAAACTTTATACGTGTTGGTAGATATTCGAGATAATATTAATCTATTGATGTCTACATACATCAACAGTTATTCGGATGTATCTATTTACGATATACTAGTAAGTAAGTCATACAAAATGGATCTTGTTAGATATAAAGACATCTGTAAATCATTTAGTAGCGTCAAGTATCCATTAAATAATATTATAGATAGATGCATTAATAAGGCAATATCTTCTCGTGAAATGGTAAAATATATAATTAACTATTTACGATTATATCCAATTATGAACATTCCTATTAATTTACTTCGTAGTTGTATTGTTGGCATGTATGATTTATCAGGATTTAGAAATACGTTGTTAAGTAAACAATTCTAATGCGTAAAAAGTACGATGCGATCAAGATTTTATTCTTGTATTCTCATTCAGTAGTATAGTTATTTATTAATCATATGATACTATAAAGTAAGTAGATAACGATGTATCTACAGTTCACTTTTTATATATTAACATCTCTTTATCTCGCTAACTGTGACAAGCTATCGTTCTACTTTGATATGGTAATAAACGGTAGTGATACAACTACGACAGTAGATGTGCTTCTAAACAATGAACACATTATAACGTTTGATGGTTACGATATCTATCCGACCATCCCTTATATGATAGGCGATAGAATTTTCTTACCATTGTACAAATATATGTTTACTGATTTTTTTCGCCAATTTCGATTTGTTACTAGTGATATACATGAAGAATTAGGATATAATTATTCATGTGACTATACAAATAATGTTCCTACATTCGCACAATATTGTCTTTATAACGGTGAGATATATACTAATGAAGATTCTGGATCACGTATTACTAATAAAAATATGTGGTTAAGGAATTCAGGTTTCAGATTTCAAAAAACATTTGATGACGACGATTGCATAATTCATCTTAGATCTCTAGTTAGAAAAATGGAAAATAGTAAACAGTAATTCTAATTAACAACCGATGTCGTAATTGAGAAAATGAAAAATCAAGTATTATTAAACGACGCTAGTCTCGACATGGATTCGTTCGATTCCATGGTAGTTGACGAGCATTTTCATGAAATCAGAGCATATGATCTCAAATATTATATTTTAGAACCAGTTGTTGATAGAGTAATATTCGATTCAATACTCGTTGAGAATATAGAATTAAATCATGATATAGCACATATTTTATATGATTATATTAAATCTCATCAACATAATATAGATACATATATAATAGATAAATTGTTGCCATATATAACAAATAAAGATATTATTAGGCTAGTGATTTCTAAAGAGTATAACAAACATATAATCTCTATAATTATTAAATATGTATCTATTCAAGAACTACTACTATACTATCTATCTAATGAAAATGTAAATCTATGTATTATAAACTATATGGTAGATAAAGGGGCTGTACTATATAAAATAGATTGCATAAATGCATATTTTAAGGGATTTAATAGAAAGTCATCGCATGTAGTTGATTTTATTTTAAAGAATGGAGTTCCAGATAACAACAATAATGTCAAATTGGATCTGGCTATAATACTCTATAATAACAGAAGATACTTTGTTGATGAACATACCGCATTAGAAATATGTAAGCTTTGTATATCACACATTGAAGATATAAATCAACTAGGCATAGATGGTAATAATTTGCTTTATCATGCTATCTCTTCAGGTTATTTAGATATTGTTATATGGCTACTGGAAAATGGAGCAAATATTAATACAGTAATGAGAGATGGAGATACATGTCTTGGAATTGCCATGAATAGGGGATCTGTTATCTACCGCAAGGAAATCTATCTTAAAATTTTGGAAATAATTCTTAAAGCGCTGCCATCTATTGACTGTATAAGAGCTGCAATAAGTAGTAACATGTGTGAAAACTATAATGTAATAAAAATATGTATAAAGTATTTTATGATGATTGATTATTCTCTGTGTGATACATATACATCATCATTCTTAGATTATATAATTGAGTGTAAACAAGAATTGGAAGACATTAGACAGATGAAACTTTGTAATATGACCATATATGAGTTGATCTATAAAAACAAAAACACATCTCATATTCTACATAGATATTCTAGACATCCATCTTTGACACAATGCATTAATAAAGAATATAAGATTTATACAGAAGTAAAAGATAATATTGCTAATGCAATAAACAGACGTAATAGAATAGATGAGATAATAGACTATGTTTCAACTGATGATAACCTCCTATCAAGACTGCCATTCGAAATTAGGGATTTGATTATATCTCAATCTATGAATTAAGGGTAATATCACTTTCATCTCTTTTTATACAACATATAGTTATAGTTTTAATATATAGATATTGTATTTTAAAAATGAATATTAACATAGTTTTTATCGCATGATTTCTAATACATGGTATAATGGGATCGCTAACTGATGCGGCTATTGCCAATGTTAGAAAACTATTATATACGACGTATCTTATTGATTACAATAATACAATAAGTACTAACACGAATAACACATATGACTTTGACGATGATGACTATGACATCTACGGAGACATCTATAGTTACAATAACCTATTTAGGATTAAAAAGATGCAACTCTTTAAGAAAAGATACTATTGTATCAACCATATATATTATCAACAATATACAGATAGCAAAAATGCATTAATTAATATTGTCAGCAGTATAATTATAACACTAAAATCAGAAAGAAAAAAGTCAATAATTAACCAGTATAAAAAATTTATTAAATTTATTAAAGGTGCCAAGAATAAAGATTATGTATTTGAAATTCCATGTAACGATGATATTAATAGAGATATTCTCTATATGTACTTCAAATCACCTAGGACAAGTAATATAGAAATAAATCTAGTCAAAACTATGATAGATATAGGAATCGTAAATCTAAATTGTGTATGTGAGAAAACCGGATACAGTATTCTACACGCATACCTAGGTAATATGAATGTTGATACAGATATATTAGAGTTGTTATGTAAGAATGGCGCTAATATAAATATACGTAGTCATGATCATGTTACTCCTTTACATACTTACATGAGAACAGGAAATGTTTGTCCGAATGTTATAAAAAAGATCATCGAACTTGGTGGAGACATGGATGCACAATGTGTTAACAACACAACTCCAATGACCATATACATGTATAATGTATCCAATGTTAATCCTGAAATAATAAACGCATACATAGAATCACTTAATGATTATATATTGAAGATACCCAAGATACTCCATTCGTATATAACATTATCGCTGAATGTTGATATAGAAGTTATAAAAACATTCTTGAAACCAAATAATATACGACTGTATTATAAAGATGAAGCAGGAAGGACTTGTCTGCATCAATATATGCTACGTCACAACATTATAAACACTTCTATTATTAAACTTTTGCATGATCATGGTAATTCTTTAAATGATACCGATAATATAGGTAATACGGTACTGCATACATATCTATCTATGTTATCTATTGTACATATCATAAATCCCGAAACGAGTAACGATATAAAACTAAGCGTTATTAAGTATCTAATATCTCTAGGTGCCGATTTGACGGCAGTTAATCATTTAGGATATACTCCACTAACGTCATATATATGCACAGCACAAAACTATATGTATTATGACATTATAGATTGTCTGATGACGGATAAAGTATTAGAAATGGTGAAACATCGTATACTTCAAGATATATTAACTAGACCAGATCACTCTCCATATATTCTCCATCATATTATTACTAAATATAATGTACCATTAGACTTATTCACCGAAGAATATATATCATATGATATGGAAAACATACAAGATGAATATCATATTGCCATTTTAGAAAGACATAATGATTTTATATGTGAAACTTCCGGAATGATTCCATTACATGTGGCCATTATATTACGAAATAATGATTTAAAATCGTTAGACTACTTATTATCTATCCAATGTAATAGTATTAACACATTGACAAAAAATGGTTTAAACACTCTACTATTGACTCTAAATGGAGGCCGGGATAACATGCCTTGGCGTATTATACTTAGGTTACTCGATAAGAGACCTAACAAAGATATTATTATATCGTTTTTAGATAAGTGTTATGCTAGCGGATTGTTTCCAATATTGTTATTAAGCAAAAATGATATAATCACAAGACCATTGACATTAGCAATTATGTTGGCAGGAATAGACTATTGTAATAAATGTATAGGATATATGGAAAGGGATATAGCCATTCTTGATAATAGAAATGTGATGTATGTAGCATTAGGTAATTTAGTCAAGGTAAGAGATAACATCAATAAATTGATTAATCTATATGTTAATTCCAGATTGAGCGTTTATGATATAATAGTTAGCAAATCATATGATACAGACTCGATGATATATAAAGAGAATTATACGCTTGCAATATGCTGTTTTGGAAATGATCCACTTTGTGATATAATTAATTATTATATCACAAATGCCAGGTCTACATATTATATAGTTAAAGATATATCAAAATATATAACAGATACATATCCTATTATATCCATGATTCCTACAAAACTTCTATATGATTGTATTATCGGAATGTACGGACTAAAGTTTTTAAGATTATCAACGATGAATGAAAAATATAATGATATAATACAAAGTAAATATTAGAAACACAGCCTAGTATTTTTTGTAAATTTATAACTTGTGTACTCCTATTATTATGCGTCTCTAAAACTTAGAATTTTTAATAGTTAATAAATAATGAATAAGTTTATCATTGTATACACTATTGTATCTTACCTAGTTTATACATCGTTTGGTAAGACATGTCCTACGGATTACTACTATAATAGAGAAGATGATGGTTTATGTACTGCATGTGTTACATGCTTGAAAAATATGGTAGAGATACAGCCATGTGGTCCCGATAAACCAAGAAAATGTCAATGTGCTCCAGGTTTTAAATGCACTGTGCCAGCAGTTAATAGCTGTGCTAGATGTACTCCAGATAGTACATATAAACCGCCTATACCCAAGCCTGCATCTAAACCAAAATCGCCGGATGATAATTGTTGCGTAACTACTAGTAATATAAAGCTATGCTATACTCAGTTAAATTAAATAAAATTAGAGAATACATGTCATAAACAAGTTGAAATGAGGTATCGTTTACTACACAATGATTATTAATACATAAATTCTTTCTACGTTGTTACATTAGTAAAATGGAAAAATAATAAACACTTTTCACGACAATCATGTATAGTTACGATTTTATTGAGGATGATAATCGCACTAGTTATGAGAAAGAATTGTGTATGCAGCATCTATATTCCCAATCTAATAAGATGAAAAAACTAATGGAATCTAACACGTTTTGTGATATAACATTCCACACAAACGATAATATGGATATTAATACACATAGGGTGATCGTTTCAGGATTTTCAACATACTTTGCCGAAATGCTACGTAGTTCAGATAAAAAAATCTTCAACATTGACTGTTCATACTCTGTACTAAAACTAGCCATCGATTACATTTACACTGGATTCATGGAACCACCAAAGGTAGAAGATATAAACGGATTGTTTAATCTTATTGAAATCGTTGACTCTGATATCTTGGGTCGTGAAGTAGTGAGTAAAGTTAACTATATAATGGACAATACGAATTCACTCGTCATATACGAAATATTGAATAATGTATTCAAGAAAACGGAGGATAAATATGATGCCATGAATATGGCGGAAGAGACAATAGCAAAAAATATCGACATATGGTGGAAAGATCCTAAATTTAAGCAAGTGATTTCTTCAAACTCTATGATCAATATAATGAATTATGATTATATATCTATCATTGAAGATGATATTGTAGGTATAATCATTAATTGGTTGACTGATTTTCCTAAAGAGAATAATGAATTGATCTCAACTATACGATGGTATCATGTAAGTACAACAGTTCGTGAAGACTGTAAGAATAATCCATTGTTCAGTAATATCAATATTGATGAACTATCAAAGCAATATATAGGAATAAGGAATAGTAGTGGATTTTACGCTAGGTATTAAGTTTTTTTAATCTAATTTCCTAAAAAATAATAAAATATTAATGTGGTACAATGGAACAATTTCTACTAAGTTACCTAGAGTACCAGGATGTTAAACTGTCAAGAGTTAAAGAAATATTAGGTAAAGGAATTAATATTCCAATAGATATTAACGGAAACAATGCATTACATTGTTACTGTTGTAATATACATAAAATTGATATTAATATTATCTACTTGCTTATAAAGTATGGAGTAGATATATTACATAGGAATTATAAATCTTTGACACCTTTGGGAGAATATATAAATCATCACTCAGACATTGATAGAGATATAGTAAATATTCTATTACATGAATCCAACATAAAAGATGTTAATCCACATCGATATATACTATCCGATAATATAGATGTACGATTATTAGATAAAATAACAAAGAATCACAACAAAGGTGAAGTTTCTAATAAGTCACTAGTAGATATATATCTACAGATTAGCTCACCAAGAGATGATGTATTACAAGTTCTTATAACTAATGGAGAATATAGAGACGATTATACTACATATCCGTATTATTATACGCTTGTTAGCAATACTAAGAACGCACTACATAACTACATTATATCACATATTGACATGTCATTATCCAAAGATATAATTAATATTATTAAGCATCATTATAAAATGCATACTCGTAGCATAGATGGGTATGGTTATATGCCCATACAATACTATTGGAAAAACTCAGTCATTGATATAGAAATAGTCAAATTATTAATAGATAATGTAAATTGTTGTGCTATATATGAAGACAATATACATCCGCATATTAGAGGAGTATTAGCCGACTATTTAAACAAGAAATTCAGGGGAGAGTATATTGTAAATGATGATATAGTTGACTTACTTATGCGTACAAATTCTACAATTAATTCTCTACTCGATTCGTCCTCTTATGAATCGAATAGTGTAAATAGTAATGTGGCTGAATTTATACGTAGTATTACATCATATGATTCTATAGATTATAATTATGATATCATCGATAAGATACTAAAAAGATTCGATAAAATAGTTGTGCAGAAAATAATATGGTGTTATCTACACTATAGCGATAGTATATCTCAACGAGTACTTAAGTACATGTTGGATAATGGGGCAATAATTAATGGAGACATCATACACTCATACTTTACAAATTTCGATAACATCGTTAATCATGATATTGTAAGGTTCATACTAGAAATAGATGAAGCTGTTACTATACAGACGATATCTAACAATGGATGTTATCTATTCAACTGTCTATTAGCTTCTCGATGTAATTCTAAAGTTAATTATGAAAACGTAGTGATAGATATCCTACGTGTTATGAAAAAATACATAGATGATATCAACATGACAGATGAACACGGAAAGACTCTATTATATCATGCTGTATGTTACTCATACAATGAAATAGCAAAATGGTTATTGGAAAATGGTGCCAATGCCAGCATCATAACGAGTAACGGTTCTACTATACTCAATATAGCCATTAGGCATATTAACAGCGTATCTTTAACGGATATGTTGATTAGTTATAAACCTACATTGGGATGTATGTTATCTACAATCAATAACTTACATGTTAGAACATACACGCCATCATTACTCAGATGTATACGATACGCATTGCTTCTAGATATTAATTTTCCGTATCCCGATATCGATGGATGCAAAGAAGAGATTGATTCGTATATTAACGACATTAATAGGATGAAAAATGAAAAATTTGCAGGATGGTCGATGTTCGATATATTCTTTAATAAAAAATTAGAAACTAGTAGAATAAATTATGCTAGAAATCCTAGATTTTTAAAATATGCAGATACGAGTCTGTACGGAAACGAGATTCATTTAATAATTAATGATACAGTATCTAAGCGCAACTATATAGATAGTTTAATAGAAGAATTAGGAGTATTTTCAAGATTACCATCGGAAATACTATATAAAATATTTTCATATGCTATTAACTAACTAATTAAACAAGTACAACTAGAATATATCTATCAGAGATGTTAAATATATCCTAAAAAGGACATAAAAGGTAAAACCATAGTCTAAATCACCAATTTAACCATTCTCGATGATCTTAAAATTACTTTTTGTTAGAAAAATTAAAAAGCATTACGTATTAATACAGGTGGTCCAACATGAAACACTACGCAATTGATTTAATAATTGCCATCACGACAATATCATCTACTACATCTTTGGAATGCTATAGGAAGTCGGGTTTCTATAATCTGTATGGATCTAATGATAATGAATACGAAAATGCTGTTCAACTTTCAGTATCAGAGAATTATGACTATCTATTAAAGACTGAAACACTGAATATAGATAATAACATACCATGGAAAAATATTACAGATTATATATATGACTCTTTTATTACAAGCAAGTGTAATAATTGTTCAGATAATACGATATATAATGTCACTATACAGTCTTGGACCAATTATACGTTAGTGAATGTTACAGAAAATATCTATTTAAATGTATCTAGTGATATATCAATGGACGAAAATGGTACTACCAATAATACAGTTAATGGCGATTTATCTATTAATGTCAATAATAATCTAGTAATTATTAATCTGATGAATATATCCTTCATCATCAATTCAACAAATTGTGAGGGTATAACAGTTAAAAAGGCTATAGTGACATATGTCAATAACACATTAATCGTGTATACAGAATCAGAACCTGTATCTGTAATAGATCCATTTATCACACTTGATGAATTATACAACTGTTCTTTCTCCAAGCCTATCAATTATATAAACAGTTCACGTATAGAAGAATTTAATAAGACGATTTGTAAGAACAATCCAGAGTATAATTCAATGTACGAAACATATACAATTGGCAACAATATTACATTTATCCGTAATATTACATCAATTACAAAATACATTAATTCATGTGCTAATTCGTCTATAAACTTACAAATATTGGCCGTTGGAATACCTGAAATATTTAATGAGACAATGAAACATTTGGATATCGATCCCGGATCCGATTCAGACGCTTATTTCATGTGTAGAGTTACCGGATATAATTGTGACTTAAGTATTCTATTGAATAAGGCATCAAAAAACGTAATGAATAAACTATCAAAAAAATCAAAGAGACAAAGGAGATCTACTCATACAACAGGAAATCATTTCTGTTTACATAAGAATTATGGACTGGAAATACATGATTGCGACTCTTATATTGATAATAGAGATACTACAAAAGTTATTAGAACAAGGAGATCGCCGGTTATCAAATCATTACCTATTGATCCTAATGATGTCTTGGTGTTTAAAGCTATGGATGAATTGGGTGCCAGGCCAAAAATACCCAGACATGTAACAGATATCCAAGTAGGTTATAGTGGAACAGATAGCAGTGTGATGGGTGCTAGAAGTATATATGAATCTATACGTGGTAATATATATCACCAAATTAGAAGCAAAGTAATATCTAATAATAGATTAGACGCTAGTCAACTACCTATAGCCACGAGAACAATTCTTGAAAATGTTATAGAATCAAAGATGGATACAGTGGATGCCGCTAGACAAGTTGTTAGCAGTATTACAAATGTAGAAAATATACCAAATGTTATATATGAAAAGATTGCAGCAACTGGTGGACTAATAATTGATTCAGAAAAATATGCTACTGGATTATTGGACATTCCTACATCGACTAGATTATCTTCTAGAGAACAGGATGATAAATTAGATAACAATAAACGAAAATCAGGGCATTCGTTAATTGCATATAGCGTACCTAATAAAGGCAAATTAGAAACTATATATGAGGAAGATAGAACAAATTACAATGCGGCTCTATATAAAAAGAATCATGGAGGTAATCATGAAAGACGACCGGATTATAATATTTATAAAGAACCAATGTATAAATATGGAACTGAGATCCGCAACAATCGACGACCTGATCATATAGGAGTTCGTAGATCATCTTCTGGTAGTGTTGTAACTAGATTTAATAATCATCGGAAAAATATAAACGTAAACGATTTTACGTATAAACAATATAAGAATACAATGAAGGGATTCAGAGAAACAATTGCAGATAACTCTGAATCCACCGTGTATGATGTCGTGCGACCACCCTCTAAAAAGGAACCAATTTATGATGTTGTACGATCACCATCTAAAGATGAACCAATATATGACGATGTTGGAATATCTGAAGGTAGAAAATCTAACTTACGGAGATCTAACGCATTTAAGAGAACGCCTGGTGACATACCACACGTTAATAAGAGAGATAACACAATAGATTCTATCTGTTCATCTACAAGTAGATCACTTATTTGTAATATTAGAGAACAAAGTAACACTGCTGGTCGTACATCCTTATCATCACAATCATCATCATCTGATAATAGACCACAGATAAACAACGAAAACATCTATGATAGAATTATTCCTAAAATCAGCAATAATAATAATAAAATGAATACACAACTTAATAACCTTGCTGGGAAAAATAATCGCATGAATACAATGATGAAATCCGTTTCATTATCTGCACAGTCATCGTTTAATAGTGCTAGAATATCTACTATCAATAAAGATAATACACCTAAGGCACAAAAAATAATTTCATTAGTCGCAACAGCACTTAATCAGATAGGAGGTTCATTAGCGATAGCTGGAGGTCCCAAAGGAGCAGTAGCAGGTGTCGCCATACAAACTATATCTGGTCTAATAGATGTGTTTTCATCTATTTATTTTATTTTAGCAGAAGGAGAACCACCGTTAGATCCTGCTATAGAAAAGTTTTCAACATATACACAACATATGGAAACAAAGGAAGCGGGATCTATATCATGTTTAATGCCTGATTCACAGCTAACAATTACATTAGCATATCGTCATAAGGAGATGAATGTTGAAGCAGAAAAAAGTAGAGGTGAATATACAGATATTATTCCAAGCAAGGTCTATTATCTGAAAAATAGTTTTATAAGTTATACAAGTAGTGTGAAATTGATTTGTCCATTTGGTAGACTAAGACTATTTGAAGCTGATGTAAATGCATATGCAAGCCTTATTACAGAAAAGAATGGAGTAAAACACTATATTGTTCATGGTATTATGGAGCTATTATCTTATCATTCTACGGCAACATTTACCTGTGGTAATGAACCTGGTGTCATATTTATACCATTTGAACAAAAACTTAGCGATATGCAGCTTCTAAAACTAACTACGCCAGGCGAACCAGAGTCAACAAAGGACATACCATCAAATGTTTGCGATCTTTATCCACTTAAGAGATTATATCTTTTGGCTGGAAACTGTCCTCATGATATGACACAAACAGCTATTACATATGTCACTTGTGGTACATTGCTTAGAATGACAACCTATCAAGAAGATAGAAATAGATGGGTACTTATGAATCCATTTCATACAACAGAAGGAGAAAATATTCAACTGTTTACATTTTCAAAATATGACTTTTCAGATATACAAATTGATGTTAATAAAATACAGAATGCTGAATCACTATGTACTCAAGTAGAAAACAATAACTGTTTTTGGTCAGAAGCTATGATGTTGGAGGATGTAACAGAATGTGCTTCCAGGATTAGAAAAATGTATATAACTCTGTCAACAATCAGTGTACCTGGTTATAATAGTTTCATATTAACGTGCCCATCGGGATCAGCTCCATTTGTGATAAGCAATAGTAGTATATCAGCAATGCCTATGAATACAAGAAGAACATCTATGAGATTTGCATCAGACAAGGATGCAACTGCGTTGGTGTCATGTATGCATAATTCAAATCCTAGTTTGAAATCTGATATAATCCATCTAACATTTACAAGCAAACGATCAATTGGTACAAATTATAAAAATTATAATAATGAGTTAGATAAACTACATCTGTTCAAATATACATCAACTGGAATGCCATATAGATCAACTCATTGTAAACGATTATTTGAGAATGCAAGCTGTAAATATCATCGATATCATATAGGTAAATGGAAACCTGCAGAATATAGATTTACTAAACACAAATTACCAATGATCAGATTGACAACTAACTATCATGGAGAATTAAATAATAATATTGTTAGCAAGATGAAAAAGTATTTCTCATCCCCAATCCGTATCAAAATAGATATTAGAGATATAGACAAAGTATACGACAATCCAGATCGGTTATGGATATTTGCTAAAAAAGGATTGAGAACATTTAGTGCTATAACCGTCACAATGTTTCCATGTTCCGTTATTGCTGGTAATATAAATATTGTAGATTTTTCACATTTACCAATTAGCGATACAAAGGATAGTGATGGTTACTACGCAAGATATATTTTTACTGGTTCTATTGAAAGACCTAATGGAAATCACATAACATTTACCTACAGAAAAGAACATAAAAATAATGCATACGCCCCGTATGGAAAATGTGAAGTATATATTGATATTGATAGTAAAGAGTTAAATATAAACTGTCCAGAATTCACAATTCCTATAGAACCATTCAATAACGAATCTGTCAATAATTTCTGTGTTGCTACAGTAACTTCTAGAGATCATTGTACTGTAACAACGACATGGGGTGGTGGAGGAAAATGGGGTTATACAAGTAGTGGAGCTAGTTTAGAATTTAATTCATGTTATTACCATAGCCAGTCTGAACCTACTGATAATTTCTGTTATTATTATCACCTTTCTACGTATTATCCTCCTGAATATGACGCATGTGGATCAGCAATGATCGTGGCTCACGCTCCAATATTTGTAGAAAGTAGAATCATATCTCCCCCTTACATCAAGGAATTTGTGTATGATACATCAAATAATGAATATGTTAGTAGAACAGTATATAATAAAGTTAAGACTTTATATGATGAGTATAATAGGTTGATTGACATGACGTCTAATACAATCATAGATATGAGTAATAATTTTGGAAATGGTTTAACTGATAAAGGCAGAGAGATCTTTAGACTGAACGCTGACTATATGATGTTAACGGCCCTAAAGGAAGAAAACAAATACAAAATGGAGGCGTTGAAAAACGAAATAGAGGATACACTGAATGATATATTTATAAAATCGATGACATATGATGATATAACATCCATACTTAGATCTGCCATAAATACTAGATGTTGTGTTATTGAAGGAACAAATGTATACAAATATTATCACTTTGAAAAATATCTATGTGGAGAATACAATGATTATATTAAAGTAATCGATGATAACAGATATTTACTAGTTAACAACACATTGATTGATGAAAAAGTATATAACGTCTCAAATGTTCCAATAATTGCATGTTTTGAAATATCATTGATTCCAATCACCAAATCTGAACAAAAAGAAGAACTAGAAACAATATTATTTAAGACCGCGTTAGAAGAAGTCATTACTGAATTATTTACGGAATATGACAGGAATCTTACTAGTGAACTGGAAGAGATTGTAACATATCAAAAAGGTGATAACATTGACCCTACTATTACCACCACTACTATTATTAATACTACTATTACCACTACTGATAATACTACTATTACCACTACTGATAATACTACTATCACTAACACTATTATTACTGATACAGATACTGTCACTAACACTATTACCACTACTGATAATACTACTATCACTAACACTATTACCACTACTGATAATACTACTATCACTAACACTATTATTACTGATACAGATACTGTCACTAACACTATTACTGATGCTAATGCCAGCGCTAGTGTTATGTTTCACATAGCAAATCTTAATATTGTTAATGTTATCTCTATTATTATACCGCTAATAGCGTTGATTATTTCTATTATCATTATACTATTAACACGTAGGAAACGGAAATCTATAGTTAAAGAAATAACAATTCCATATAATAACGACTCTGTTTATGTAAAGTTAAATACTGTATCAAACATTATGAATGATATAAACATCTGATATGGATAATCACACAATAAGCGATTCACTATCGTTTGGAAACTCCTATACCAAAATGACTAATTTAGATTTTTATCAGTTATAATTGAAGAAAAAATTTTAATTAATAAAACATTTTTTCCAATAACAGCTGTATTAATTATTATGGAGATTAAAGTATTTGCGATTATCATCTCCATAATAATAGCAGTAACTTATTCATTTAACGATAACGCATTTCAATCCGCTCTTGAATATTATGAAAGCGATAAAGAAGAACTAGAAACATATCAAAGAAATGCACTTAATGAATCATGTCAATATGGAGGAACTTATCCAGCCATTGGTGTTGAATACGAAGCATTGTTAGAAGAATGTTCTATTGTAAGAGATCATTTACTAAGTTACTGGTATGAGAATTTGGAAAGTATTGAGTGGAAAAAAATAGGAGATGATCATCCACTTGATCATAGCTATATTAAGGATGATAAACTATGGCTACCGATGTTACAATCTAAGGATATACCAGAGGAATTTATATGTACGTTGTATGGCAACAAGGGATGTGTTCAATCAGTCGTTGAAGTTGCAAAAACACGTAAAAAGTGTTCAAATGAAAATTATGAACTTGGTATGCAATCATATATTACTATTTCTTGTCGTGTGACAAATGGTTATTACACTATTGACTGGTATAAAGATGGTAAAAAGATAAAGGATGTTACAGGCGGTAAATATCTAGCAACGAGTAATGGTAGATGGCTTACCATTAATGAAGTTAGTCTAGAGGACGCTGGTAAATACAAATGTAGAGGTTATTATCATGACACAGGACCCGATGATGTTACCGTGACTAAATGTATTGATGTTATTATTCACCAACCACAGAGTCATGAATTCACAGTGACTGTAACCGATCCTATACTCAAGGTAAAACTAGGAGAATCCGCGAAATCAGAATGTACAGCCGTAGGAGAATCTAAGCTAGAAACACCATATGTAGAATGGCAAAATAGCAATGGTAGGACATTACCATATGATGAAAACGTAAGTAGTATCAATGATGACATTAATCATGCAACGTTATATTTTGCCAAAATTACAGAAGAAGATATAGGTAAAACATATACATGTAGAGCTTCGTATTATGGTGATGAAAAGACTACAACGACAACATTGGTGATTCATAAAACATAATCGAGGACACAATCTCAATATACTCATATATCTACTAGACAAGTTTGATATTCATACAGATGAATATTATAATACGATGACTCCTCTTCATATTGCCTTTCAGAATTGTAACAGCGCTATAGCATCATACCTCGTATATATAGGGCACGACATTAATCTTCCTACTAAAGACGGCAAAACAGTAATCGACTTAGTGTTTGAAAATAGTAGTATAATATTTAAAGCCGATAGTATTAATGATATCATAAAACACAGACTAAAAGTATCACTATCCATCATCAAGTCATTATTATACAAGATATCCGACTTTGCTTCGTACGACGATTACTACTTAAAAAAGATAATAGCATACTGTGTATTAAGGGATGAGACGTTTGTGGAACGATACCGTAAGAATTGTCTGAATACCGAATATAGAGAATCGTTTATAAAAAATATATCGTTTGATCTAGTGGATTCAATAATCACAAGATGTAGTAATGAGATAAGTCGTCTAAAAGATATTCGATTAGGAGACGTTGATCTGTATACAGTATTGAGAACGGACAATATCAGATATTACTCACACATTGAAAGCATACACTTGAATAGACACATTTCATTTCCAATGTATGACATCATTGTAGAAGAGTGTTATATATCAATGAGAAATAAGAATAAACTCATTAATGACGCCGTGCACAAAGTACAATCGATAATTGATGGTGAATCTAGACTTTCTAAATTACCTCCTGAAATTGTGTATGAGATAATAACAAAGTTAAACGAGTATCATCTAAACAACATATTATATGGAAAGAAGCATTATAAATACTATCATTAAAAAAATATTATAAAAATAATATCCTATAATTGGAGGAAAACTGTAGTGAGAATACACATATAATATGATATCTTATATCTTGATACTAACGGTATTGTGTGTAGTAAACGGTAACACAAATACCGGTAAACCATACACACCAACTAATGGAAAGTGTAAAGAACACGAATACAAGCGAGGTAATCAATGTTGTATCAGATGTCCAGCGGGAACATACGCTTCTAAACAATGCGATGGTTCCACCAACACTATTTGTGCAGAGTGTGACAATGGTACATATACGGCCATCCCTAATTATGCACCCGCTTGTCTGAGTTGTAATGGAGCATGTGGTAATAATCAGGTAGAGATACAACCGTGTAACAAAACTCAAAATAGAATCTGTAAATGTTCTCCAGAAAGTTATTGTCTGTTTAAAGGATCGGGACCGGGTTGTAAGCTATGTACTCCTAAAACAAAGTGTGGAATTGGATACGGCGTAACCGGCCACACAGACCAGGGTGACTCCATCTGTTCACAATGTGCTTTGAACACGTATTCGAACACGATATCATCAGAAGATAAATGCAACCCCGTACCCAAAAATACATTTAATAATATAGATGTGGAAATTAATTTGTATCCAGTCAATGACTCGTCATGTGTTTATACCACCACTACAGGCGCCAGTGAATCCATTAGTACGTCTGAACTAACGATTACCATGCATCATACCGATTGCGATCCCGTCTTTTACACAGAATACTTTTCTGTTCTTAATAATGTGGCTATGTCTGGATTCTTTACTAGAGATGATATTTATCAGGACCCATCAAAAACATGTAAACTGAATATCGAGATTAAATGTAATAACGAAGATACGGATGTAACAGATTCCATAGAACTAACAAAAAAAGTTAATCAATTAATCACACCTCATTCAGAAACTGTTACCGTAATAGGGAGCTGTCTGTCTCGAATAAATGTATATATACTGTATAGTAATACCAATACTCTAGACTTTGACACCGACACTGTCTCGTTTAATATGGGTAATACTCTTGATATAGATAGTCACATTCCAGCCTCATGTAACGTACGTAAAATACTTCCGCATCCATAGGATACGAGATTTTTCTAACAATGTCTGCCATCATCATGTCAACTTTTTTTAAATAATAAATTACAAGTATCATAAAAGTAGAAAATATATTCCAATTATAGTACTATAAGGAAATATAGTTAACACTAACAGAATAGCTAAACGAAAGCAAACATGAAACAACAAATTATTATTCTGGCATGCATGTGCCTAACTGGCATGTCATTGCCGACTCTTACACAACAGCAACAGGCATGTAAGGAAGAAGATAAACACCACATGGGAATCGATGTCCTCGTTAAAGCAACACGGAAAGATCAATCTCAAGCCCATGATAAGGTTTGTCAATCAGTAACTACTGTTACAGAATCTAATGAAAATGATGATGTAGTCACTGGAGATAGTACTTATTACACAGTCGTTGGTGGAGGACTTGAAACGATAGTCGGTTTCACAGGATGTCCGCATATCAAATCCGTATCAGAATACTCCGATGGAGATACCATTTACACCAGATTGTCAAGCGTTGCTCCCTGGAACAAGGAATCGACATCTACAGCAATCAGTCATGAAGAAGCTCTATCCATGATCAAAGATTGTGATGTATCTCTACATCTCAAATGTAGCGACGAGGACAAAGAAAGTAATGTAGTCGATGGTCCAGTACTCGGATCAAATCTCTCTTATTCCAAGAAAACACACGGTGACCTTATCGGATCTACAATTGTTGATACCAAGTGTGTCAAGAATTTTGAGTTGAGTGTTACTATCGGTGACATGTGTAAGGAATCCGATGTTACTGTGAATGACATAATCAAATTGGTAGACGGATCAGTGACTACCAGTGGCGATACTTCCGTCGATGAAACAAAACTTAAATCGTGTGTCTGAATTCTATAATCACTCATCTAATGAGTATGATTAGTTGTGGGATTCGGGCATACGTTTAATTAGAAGTGTAACCGGACGCTTATTCCGGTTTTAATTTTGAAATGTTTTCACATCATCAATTCTTTTTCTAACTAATATAAAACATTTTTTTGTCCCACTAAAAATGTTTCATCTCTTTCTCTTATAATGTTCCCACTAAAAATGTTTCATCTCTTTCTCTTATAATGTTCCCACTAAAAATGTTTCATCTCTTTCTCTTATAATGTTCCCACTAAAAATGTTTCATCTCTTTCTCTTATAATGTTCCCACTAAAAATGTTTCATCTCTTTCTCTTATAATGTTCCCACTAAAAATGTTTCATCTCTTTCTCTTATAATGTTCCCACTAAAAATGTTTCATCTCTTTCTCTTATAATGTTCCCACTAAAAATGTTTCATCTCTTTCTCTTATAATGTTCCCACTAAAAATGTTTCATCTCTTTCTCTTATAATGTTCCCACTAAAAATGTTTCATCTCTTTCTCTTATAATGTTCCCACTAAAAATGTTTCATCTCTTTCTCTTATAATGTTCCCACTAAAAATGTTTCATCTCTTTCTCTTATAATGTTCCCACTAAAAATGTTTCATCTCTTTCTCTTATAATGTTCCCACTAAAAATGTTTCATCTCTTTCTCTTATAATGTTCCCACTAAAAATGTTTCATCTCTTTCTCTTATAATGTTCCCACTAAAAATGTTTCATCTCTTTCTCTTATAATGTTCCCACTAAAAATGTTTCATCTCTTTCTCTTATAATGTTCCCACTAAAAATGTTTCATCTCTTTCTCTTATAATGTTCCCACTAAAAATGTTTCATCTCTTTCTCTTATAATGTTCCCACTAAAAATGTTTCATCTCTTTCTCTTATAATGTTCCCACTAAAAATGTTTCATCTCTTTCTCTTATAATGTTCCCACTAAAAATGTTTCATCTCTTTCTCTTATAATGT